GTGTCGTAACAAGATTGACCACACAGGTGGCTTCAAGATTCTCACTCAGCCTCAAGTGTTGCACCTCGAAAACAAACACGTCTGCAATGGAGATTGCGATCATGGCCCAGAAGCTGTCTGAGCAAATCAACCGCTATTTCAATCTCATGGAGAAAATCCGTGAGCAACTGTTTCGCGTTATGCCTGTATCTGACCGCTATTTGTGTATTGTCAGTTTCAGCACGAACCATCAGGCGATGATGTGTGATCTCGTTAGCAAAGAAAGCCTCATGCCCGCAAAGCTGCTTGATGGTCTTACCGGACAAGAGCTGGTGACGTATGGCAGTATCAAGCAATCTATCGAAGACTGGGTAGCTGATGGTATGCAAGCTGACTTCCCTCTCAGTCAGAGCGATGACGTATACGCTGAATACAAGAGCTTAACACGCGAACCTGACATAAACTAAACTCTGCAAATAGCTGGACGAAATGCGGGTATATAAGAATAATCTTATGTGATATAATAGCGTCAGACAAGTAGTGTCTGAACTTGCTAATATCGAGTAGTCTACGCTACTCACTCAGGAGAATACCAAAATGGCCAAAGCGCCTAAAGCCGCCAAAGTTAAAAAGCAAACGGGTGACGGTTCTCAAGAAGGCTTCGTAATTGCCGAAGGTCTTGATGGAATCCGAATGAACCCGGGAATGTACTTGGGTCAACGCGGTGCCGATATGGCTTATCGCGGAGTTAAAGAGCCTGTCGATAACGTTTATGACGAACACATCGCGGGACGTAACAAAGTTCTGGAAGTTGTGATTGACTACGACAACGACCTGAACGTAGTAGCCGACATGGCGAAAGGTATTCCTACCGACTTCAAGAAACTGAAAGACGGTACGAAAGAAACGATCATGACCGCAGCGTTTAGCCGTGTTCACGCTGGTGGTAAGTTTAACGATCAGGCGTACAAGACTTCTGCTGGTACACACGGTGTTGGTGTTGCGGCACTGAACGCAGTGTCCAGCCAGTTACGCGTTTGGTCAATGTACAAAGGCAGTTGCTCTTATCAGATGTGGCAGTGCGGTGTCGCCAAGTCAGGCAAAGACCCGAAGAAAGTCAAGTCTGTTGATAAAGACGTAATGAGCCTGCTGCGCGAAAAGAAAGCGAGCAAGTACGGTACGATTGTTGCGTGGACGCTCGACCAGACTGTTGTGTCTGCTGACGTTATGCGCGGGAAGAAGCTGCCGAAGGGTTATCGTCACGCTGCACCAGACCCTGCTCAACTCGGTACGTGGCTGCGCAATATGTCGCTGCTTAACCCAGGCTTCGAAGTACGCCTGACGCTTATCAAGAAAGGTAAGCGCAAAGAGTTCACGTTCCACAATAAGAAAGACCTCGCGCACGTTGTGAAGACGATGGTAGAAGAACGCGAGCTTGGCTCAGTCGGCAAGCCGTTTATCTTCAAGAACGACAACATCACCGCAGCGCTGACGTGGACAGATCATCCTGACACTGACAACTTCCTCAGTTTCGTTAACACTAGCCCGACTGTTGATGGCGGCTGGCATGTAGTAGGCTTCCGTGATGCGTTGTTTGAAGCAATCAAGCCGTACATGAAAGAAACGAAAGGCAAGAAGAAGCAGAACTTCAAGCAGGAAGATCTGCTTATCGGCCTGACCGGTATGTTCGACTGGCGTATGCACGGTGCTCAGTATACCTCGCAGGTTAAAGACAAGCTGGCGAGCCGTGTCGAAAAAGAAGTATACGAGATGCTGAAAGAAGCGTTCGTGAAATACTTCAAGGACAATAAGAAAGTCGCAACGACGATCATCAAACGCGCCGAAGCGATGAACAAGGGACGCGAAGAACTCAGTGCTGTCGTGAAGTCTATGGCGGACACGAAGAAGAAGTTGAAAGGCAACTCGCTTCCTGCTGACCTGATCTCTGCACTCAAATGTAAGCCACATGAGCGTGAGCTTATCGTTGTAGAAGGTGACTCTGCTGGTGGTACTGCGAAACACGCACGTAACCCTGACTATCAGGAAGTTATGCTTGCTGGCGGTAAGCCGCTTAATGGCCTGAAAGCAAGTCTGGCTGATGTACTCAAGCACAAAGAAGTGCAGGGCATGTTAGTGTCTGTGGGCGCTGACCTGAAATCGTTAGACCCGAAAGCAGAAGCGCCGAAGCTGAGTACAAAGAACCTGCGTATCGGCAACCTGCTGTTCTTGATGGATGCTGACCCTGACGGCTTCCACATCGCAACGTTGTTCTTAGGTGTTATCTATCGTCTGCTGCCTGACCTGATGAAAGAGGGTCGTGTGTGGATTGTCGATGCACCACTGTATAACGTGATGCACAAGGGCATTCACTATGGCGGCATGACGTTTGAAGAATGCCGAGCGAAAGCACCGTCTGCTGTAAAAGATAAAGAAATCGTTCGCGCCAAAGGATGGGGTGAAGTAGAGCCAGAAGTTCTCGAAGCGATCTCATTCAATCCGAAGACTCGTCGCTTGATTCGCGTGAACCCGTTCACTAGCGTCGAGCAAGAGCGTTTCTTCCGCGGTGTGCTGGCAGAAGATGCAGTTCATCGCCGTCGTCTGTTGGGTCTGGAGGATTAAGATGGACTTCAATATAGCTAATCTGCCTGATGGAACTCAGATTCGTTTTCTGGACATGCCGTCTATTCAACATACGCCGATGACTGCCAAACAGCAGGCTGAATATGACAGACTGATTCCGAAACTGCGTGAACTGTCAAAGGATTGTATTGTGCCTGCGCACACTGTAGTTGACGGCCAGCCGCATGAGCGTGTGCTGGTGCAGATGAAGCGAACTATTCTCGCTAAGATTAACGCGATTGCCAAAGGGGAACAGTAATGGCAGTTAAGCCGAAGAAAGTTAAAGTCGAAAAGAAATCGACTGCGGTAGCGAAGCCTGCAAAGGTTAAGTTGAAGTCGAAGTCGAAAGCTGTTGCTGTCGATGACCTGCCGAAAAAGAAAAAGAAGAAAGGCGAAGTAGTTGAGACGAGCACAGGTACTTCACTGTACCCGATGCTGGGTCAAGACGAGTCTCTCATTCGTGACGAGAACCTCGCCGACTACACACGACGCGCTCTCTTCCAGTACGGCTCATACGTTGTTGAAGACCGTGCTATCGCTGACTATCGTGACGGTCTCAAGCCTGTGCATCGTGCGCTACTCTGGTCGCTGTCTGACTTGGGCTTACGTCCTGGCGGTGCGTTCAAGAAAGCTGCACGTACCGTAGGTGATGCGTTAGGTAAGTATCACCCACATGGCGATGCTGCTTGTTACGGTGCGATGGTAACGATTGCAAACACAGTGCCTCCTGCTGTAGCCGGCCAGGGTAACTGGGGCGACCCAGTAGCGCCAGCCGCTGCGATGCGTTACACCGAAGCGAAAATGAGTAAGTTCGCGGGTAGCTTCTTGCTTGACCCTGACTATCTCGAAGTAACGCCGATGGTGGATAACTTCTCGAACGATATGAAGCTGCCACTGTATCTGCCTGCGCTGCTGCCGTACATGCTGTTCAACGGTAGTGTGCCTGCGCCAGCATATGGCGTTAAGTGCGGTAACCCATCGTTCAGCTTTACGTCGGTTGCGAAAGTCGTGTGTGATATGCTTAACGGCAAAGAGTACACGGCTAAGAAGCTCGCTGAGACACTCAAAGTCAATCATGAGTATGGCTGTCTCGATGTAAGCTCCGACGAAGATTATCTCGCGCTGATGACGACAGGCAAGGGTAAGGTCACATACGAACCGCAGATGAAGGTCGACGAGAAGACGAAGACCATCACGATTCAAACGTATGTGCCTGGCGGCATGTCGAACAACGCAGCGATAACCAAGAAGCTGGAGAAGATTGCAGAGTGGTCTGGTGTTGTGTCCGCATCGAATGCCAGTTCGAAGAAGAACAAGGACGCAGGCCCATGGGGCGCAGCGTTTGCTATCAAGTGTCGCGGTAGCGAAGACCAGTTGTATGAGATTGCGACCAAGGTGCAGCGTGAAGTAACCTCGTCAATCAACTACGCGTTGGGTGTGACAGTTCGCCGTGCTGACGCATCGAACAAGTTTATGTACCTGTCGTATGTGAACTACTTCAAAGCGTGGGTTGCATATCGCGTCAAGCTGGAAGTGGCGATGCTCAAGAACAAGATGGCCAAAGCAGAGAAAGCCTTACATCTGCAACAGGTCTACTTGTGGGCAGTGGACAACATGGACAAGTTGCTCAAAGCGCTGCCTAAAGCGCTGGTGGCAAAAGACCCGGACGAGACGCTTGCGAAGCTGTGTAAGATTCCTCAGGAAGATGCGAAAATCATCCTCGATCGTCAGGTGCGTAAGCTGGCTAAACTGGAACGCGCAGGCCTGGTGGCCAAGATTAAAGAAATCAAGGCCGAGATTGCCGAGTATAAAGCCGGTCTGAAAGAGCCGGGTAAATATGCAGCAAACGGTACAGCGGCTAAAGTTAAAGCGTATCTCAAGTCTCCCGACGACAAGATGCCTGTAAGTCTCTGATTAATCTGTAAATACAACTCAGCATATTCTTGGATGAAACGCGGTTGTATCAGATTAATCTTATATGATATAATGGTACTGTTGAGTAGCGCTACTTAGTGGGAAATAGGTGGTGCTACTCGAAGCATAACAGGAGGGTAAGGTAGCGCAGCACAAACCAATTCGGAAACTCAAGGGTAAAATAATCCGAGCCTAAAAGGCCAACTCTGGCGAGGTATTCTCTGGGAGAGCCCCTCGACCTATACTATAATCGACCCATGAAAATACTAATATGCACAAGCAGCATTTGGTATTTCGAAGTGTCGCTAGGACTGGCAACAATGGTCCTCAACTCTTAATGAAGTTTGGAAATCCATAGATGAAAAATCAGGTAAGCAACCTCAAGGCTGGGTTAGAGCAAGTTAACACACTGTTGACCACGCTCCGTTCAGGAACTAACTTGAAACGCCAGCACGTTGTTGATTCATTAGGTCAGCCTTCCTCAATTTTAGCTGATCTGACCAAGGCATTAAAGAGTAATACCTACAAATCGTACCCCGATGTACTGCAACTGCGTGACTCTGTACGCGCAACTTGCACCACCTGCCTCAGCCTGTCAGAACAAGTGGCCGCTAAACGCATCAAGCCACGCGATCTGATGGAAAAGCTCGGTGAGATTGTGAAGTCGTTTCAAGCTGACGTATCGTTAGCTAAGTCCTGTTTGGGTTATCTGCCTGAGTCTCGCAAAGTCGTAACGCTCGACGATGTGAAGATGAATGCCGACGGTAGCACCGATTTGGATTCATTCCAGAAAGTTGCGGAAGAGATCTACGAGCAGGAAACGAACGACAAAGCTGTACGCCGTGAGCAACGCGAAGATGCTGCGACTGCTAAAACAAGTCGTGTGCTCAAGCGTCTCAAGGACACGTATGGCCACAAGGTCCCGAGAACGTTCAAACACGCTATTCAAATAGTTCAACTTCCTGTGATGGCCCGATTTGGTACACTCGCCATGAGTCCTGAATCGCTTTCTCGCATGGGTTTCAAAATCGAAACTGCCGGTCTCCACTCAACCCCCAGCTCAGACTTAGGCATCATTTTTGAAAACCAGCTCCTGCTTTTCTTCCGCATGTCCGACGCGAAGGGAATGGCAGAAGAAGCCGTGAAAGATCACAAGATGCTTGATGGTACTCTCGTAGAACGCAAACGCCTCCAGAAAGAACGCAACGCAGAACGCCGTGACCTCAAGAAGCTCAATCAGCTTTTGGATCAGGCAAAGTCTCTGAAAGCTCGTCGTGCGCTTCGTGAACAAATCGCAGAAGCTCAGGAAACGATTGACGAGATCACTGCGAAGCTCGACGCGATGGACAGCAAAGTGCGTGAGAGTAATTCCAAAGAGCGCGTATATCGCCAGATGAAGACCTCTAGCGATCATGCGATGTTAGACTATCTTAACCCCATTGTCGATATGCTCAACGAGAAGGGTAGTTCCACGCTCGGTCTGTTCACCACCATGCCGTTACGCGGTGTGATGAAGGACAGCGATGTGCATTGTGCTTGGCTTATGGAGAAATCAGCTATCAACCTGTTGCTGCGCCACACTGGCGGTGACATGAAGTTGCAGAACTGGTTCCTGCCTTGGACTAATGGCTAACAACGATAACCGACTGCCGGCGGCAACGAAAGGTGAGTTGTCACAGTGTATCATTTGCTTGAAGTTTAGCAGATCGATTCACTATCACCATACCGTGCCCCGCTCACTGGGAGGCGAGCTTTCGCTTCAAATCCCAATAGACGGTGACTGCCACACAACGCTTCACGCAAAAGCAGAAGCAGTGGTAGCGAAGTTAGCAGGTAACCGTAAGCAACCTATCGGTACGTTCTGGGACGACCCAGATGCGGAACGTAGGGCACAAACGTGGCTAGACATTCTGGTAGATGCTATGATTAACCCACCGGTTCAGCCTGGACAGAAAGAAGTCCTGCTGCCGATGATTAAGGTTGACATGGAAACCAGACATGCTCTCGAACTCTTAAAGCGCGACACGCCTGGCATTACTAATATGAGCCAAGTGTTGCGTCTCTGCATTGAGACAACATTAAAATCAAAGGGGTTAAAAAATGGCGAATCAAAAAGTACGCACTCTGGACATCAAAGCACTCGTAAAAAGCGAACTGACCTGTGGTGATTGTCGTGGTCTGACGCGCGATGCTCTGTTACCGACTGCTGAAAAGCCGTGTGCTACACAAGGTCAGTTGGCTGATTCTAAGATCTGCAAACACTATCGTTCAGACAGTCAATCACTGACTGAACTGATGACCGAGCATGGCGATACGCTGGTGGCTCTTTTCAATACGTTCCGTAAATTCTCTGACAAAGACCTGCGCGTTGTTGCTGGCATGTTGCTGTCTGAGTCTAAAACACGTCGTCATGGCGTGAAGATGGGACAAGCTGTATTTGTGCGTTACCAAGGTCGTGAGACTCGCAACTACCTGAACAACTTCATGGCAGCGCGTGTGCTCGACGTAGACGACGATTCGATTCGCCTTATTTCCGAGAAAGGTGACATTGTGTTGACGTATGCGAACAACGGCTTTAACGGTCCGTCCGTATATACGAAGAAGCAATTTGCTAAGTTGCGCACTGAGATGATCAAAGCTGGTAAGCTGATCGACCCTGAGCGCGAGATCAAAACTGCGAAGCGTAATCTTCCGCAAGAAGATAACGTTAACTTCTCTGCACCGAGTTCACTCGATGGCTTCACTGTTCCGCTGATGGAAGATGTGACTAAAGGCCGTGGCGGTAAGCGCAAGGGTCGTAAGACTCAGACGCTGGTGGACATTGTGTCAATGATTGAGAACGGTCATGACATGGGCGCAGAGCAAGACGAGTCTGGTGTAATGAGCCTCGGCGGTAACTCCTACAAGTCGAAACAGAAGAAGAAGATTCGTGTCGGTAAGAACGGCGCTATCGAACTCGGCGACCTGTAATTAAGATCTAGTACCAAGCAATAACTTCAAACTATACGAACAGGATCTCGGAAAACATGATCACAGAAGAATTAGGTCTTAATGCTTATCTGGCACAGCGTCTGGGAATTGAGGAAACCTCAGAAGCGTTCCAACGAGTATACGCTGCGACAATTCGGTATATCGGCAGCGGGTATAAATCTATTGCGGGTTATCACCGCGACTTGCAGGCAGCAATCGACTTTAAGCAGTACGAGTTTACTGCACCGGACTTGCGTATTGAGCTATCTTCTATTTGTCGCTTCACGTTGAAGATGCGTTTCTTTGTGTTGGCTGTTTGTCTGCACAAGAACCCGAAAGAAACAGTTTTGAAGTACGCTGCGTATGGACTGTCTAAGCGCGAAGCCGTGTTAGCATGGAACTTAGTGCTGAAAGACGAAACGAAGCGTACACAGATTCGTCGTTGTGCGAAAGCGCGAGCGAAGTCCAAAGGTGGTCTGGATATCACTATGGTCAGTAGCAATGAATTGCGCCTTCGTCTCGATCAGTCGGCCAGCCTGTTCGGTGAGATTCATCGCAGTGCGAAGCGTCTGGTCAGAAAGAAATTGCAGTGGGTGTCAGTAAGCCATAACATTCCTATCGCAGACCTTACTTGCGATATTATGTGCAAGGTGTTGCTGTCGTATTATCAGTCTCTGCCAAATCGTTTTAGCGAGGGCCACCAGCTTAACTATCTTCGTGCGTCACTGACGAACCGCATTAACAACATGAACAACTACTACGGCGCTGAGAAGCGCAAGCGTATGAAGAAAGTTGGCGAAGACAAGTATGAGATCGTAGTCATGTCTGATAATCAGATGTGGCACAATCCAGAAGACGACTCGTCCAACTCATACGAAGATATGTTGGGTGAGGGTGCTCGCGTACACACCGAGCAGATGGAGAATACTCTGACCATCAATCGTCTGCTGGAAGATTCAGAGGGAACGAAACGCCACAAACTGTATCAGACAGTGCTTGGCCGGGATTGCGCTGAGTTCACTGACTATCTACGTGAGAACGGGATGCTCAAACAGACCATGACGTGCGCCACACAATGGCTCATGGCTAAGCCCACGAAGTTCATACGCAAGACGTTGGCCAAGTGGCTAGACGTTAGCGTTGACGCTGTGTCGGGTGGTCTGGAAACATTACGTGGTTCATTACAGGTAGCATGAGAGGTCACCATATAGTTATGCAAGCAGCAATCATTAACACTGACGTAGAGCGTTGTGCTCTCGCCCTGTTCACTCGCCCGCAGCTGGACGAGGACTATAAGCGTACCGTGTTGTATCTCGTGTATAAGACTGTAAATCGTAATGGCATGATGCAAGTCAATCGTCTGGTGTTCGAACTGAGCCAGAAGTATGGACTGAACAAAGAGGACGTGAAGTCTGCTATCGGCGCGCTCAAAGCTCCGTCGGCATTCAACTCGCTTTCAGTGTTCGTGCCTCGTGCAGATTTGAAGGCTAACCGTGTATGCCGAGTGAACTCGAATGCAGCCATTGAAAACTGGATTGCAGAAGTAGAGACGACTCGGCCTCATATCACTCGCTTGTTGCAGTAGGGGCGTAAATGGAAATGTTTTCGCTTGGCCTGGAAGTTCGGGCCATTCGAACAGTAACGAACCCAAAGATTAAAGAAGCATACCGGACGGCCATGATGGGTCGTCTGGGTCCTTCTCACTTTAGTTCGGAAGTCACTCGCAAGGCATTCCGCCGCATAACTAAGCTGGTGGAAGTCAAGAGCGAAATAATTGAATGGGACGACTTGCTGGAAGACCCTAACCTGAGTGAGGAATTCAGGGATAGTCTGCGTGAAGCAGAAGAAACTCCAGCAAAGACCATGAAAGGCTTTGATAAGATCTACGACAGTCTGGAGAAGTATCGCCAGCGTCGTGACATTATGAACCTGGGTAAGATGATTGCCAAAGACTTCGGGGAAGCTGACCCGGAGGAGTTCGACGAGCATGAGTATATGCAGGGTCTGGCTGATAAGCTCGGGCAAGCGCAGCGTGGCACACGAACGACTGAGAAGGTTTGGACGTTTGGTGGCAAGAAGTCGAACGCAACAAAGTTAGCGAAGCAAGTAATCACTAACCCGAAAGAAGTGATGTACAAGACTGGCTTCTCAAGCTACGACAAGAAGAACGGCGGCTGGCCGACGACTGGCGTAGTGCTGTTGGCCGGTTCGACGTCCGGCGGTAAGTCTGTGCTGTCAATGAACATCGCAGATCGCATGGCGAAGATGAACGGCATACACTGTTTGAAGGTCACTCTCGAAATGACCGCCGAGCAGGAAATGAAGCGTATGCTGTCCATGATCAGTGGCATCGACTTCTGGAAGATCAAGCAGGGCAAGCTGTCGAAGCGTGAGCAGAAAGAACTGCTGAAAGCTGCGAAGAAGTACGACAAGATCATGAGCAAGTCGAAGGGACGTAACTCGTTCACTTCACCTGAGCGTGGCATGTCGATTGATGACGTTCTGTATATGTCGATTCCGTATGGCGTACACGTAACGTTCATCGACTACGTTGGTCTGCTTGAAGGTATCGACAACGACAACCAGTGGCGCGAACTGTCTACCGTTGTTCGTAAAGCGAAAGTACACGCGTCGGCTACCGGCCAGCTTGTTGTTATTCTCTGTCAGTTGGATGACCAGTCTGGTCGTATTCGTTATTCCGGTGGTATGCGTGAACACGCCGACGTGGTATGGGCATGGAACTACTCTGACCCTGAGATCCGTGAAGGCAAAATCATTCCTGTTCAGGTAATGAAAGCGCGTGATGGTGAACTGTTCGAGATGCCTCTGAAAGACGTGTTTGAGAAAATGCGTGTTGAAGATGCTGACGAGGGCACAGAGGTACCGAAGTCGAAAGCCATGTCTGCTGACGATATGGAAGGTGGAGATTCCAAGAAGAAATTCGGAAAAGGTAATTTCAAGAAGAAAGGCGATAAGATTGAGATTAAGAAGTCTCGTCGTGGTGCTGCTGCGTTCCTTAATTCAGGTAACGATAGCGATGACGATGATGACGACGACCTGCCGAAGAAAAAGAAAAAGCGCAAGTCCTATGACGTAGCTTAGGAGTCTTCATGGACAATATCGAATGGCTCGTCTTTGATGATGAAGCCCGTAATAACATAGACAAGGATTATGTCTATTACGTCCGCACCAAGGAGGGTGCGGAGTACAGTGGTATGTACCCGAACGGTAATGGCTTCCACTGTCAGAACCCAGGTGAAGGTCGTAGGACTGATATGAGTGATGTTACTCACTATTCGGTTCAGATGACCTTTGACGATCATGCCGACCAGTTCGTATTCAAACGTGGGTAAGCAGTTCGAAGGCCCATACGGACTTGTTGAGTCTGATTCCCTTGTCCCGCGTTGGACGTACCCTGTTAAGCATGGACAGGTACGTCGTGTAGAAGCGTGGGAACTAGATAAGTTATCAAACACCACAACGCAAGTGCGTATGGTGAATGATATCCATGCGATTCACAGCACGCCAGTAGAGGACTACGATGATGACGCACTCGACCTCGACGAAGAAGCCGCAGCGCTCTCAAAAACTGAGTCCCGACTTCTTATCAAGCCTCGACTCAATGAAGTCAGAGCCCGTAAGAACAAAAACCACGTTGGTCCAGAAAACGTCTTCACCGTCGAAAGTGAAGTAATTGACGGTACGTTGGATAGCGTCGATGAACACGCTAAGACCTTCCGTGACTATTTGCTGCATCAGGTATTCAGCCCGATACTTGGGTTTGATATTGCGGCCGGTGAAGTGGAAGCGATCTCGAAAGACTGTCTCAAAACAGACCTAGAGATTGATAGCGAGCTTGTGCCTTATATCGAGCGCGTAGGGCTTGCTAACATCATCGGTGTGATGCTCTCAAAGTCTCAATCGGTACCAGAGTCGGTGCGCAGTGATGTACTGAAAGACTGGCTGATCAAATCGTTTGACGATGTACGCGCAGAGCATAAGGCGAAGACGGGCACCAACACGTTACGCGCCCAGATACGTCGATTGATGCACGGCAACGATGACCTTGTTGCTAAAGGCGTTGGTATAGGAACAACGCGCGGTTACACTGAACACAGGAAGAAGCAGAACGAGAATGGCCAAGCCTAAAAAGGGCCCAGCTTTTACCATACGTCCAAAACGAATAGCTGCGTTTGATGCGCTGCTTGGTGATGACGTAAACGTGAAAGCCTCCTCTGACGATGAAGATTTTCTGTCGGAGAATAGTTCGAGTGCGATTAGCTTTCTCGAAAAGGGCGAGGTCAACATTGTCGATCTCGTTGAAGGCGCTTTAGAACAACGCACACTTGTGCCGCGTGACTTGAAGTTTGATGACAGTGCAATGCCCAAGGCGAAACACTTCCTTGAGTGGTGTACGAGTCCAGAGTTCTTGAAAGCAGACCCGTATCTCGAACAGGCCCTTATTGGCCTTCGTCTATTTGGCGAAATTTGTGTGCGCTGTAGTCCTAACTTGCAGTGGATGTACACAGAGAATCATGAGCCACAAGAAACTACAGCCGCGATTGAGAAGCACCTGCACCTGTTACACAATGGTGTGTGCCCTCATTGCGGCGCTCGTCGTTCTGAGATGATTCGTAACGGTGAGATGAACTTCTATAACGAACTGGCGGTTAACGCCGGACAGCGTTGTGTGATAGCGTCAACTCCTGTTCTTACTTCTCGTGGCATCATGCCCATCGGTCACATGATGATTGGACACGACAGTCCTGGGTTCCACAAGCCGCAGCGTAACTTCAATGCGCACAACGGCCGTGAGATCAAGAACGTCAGCCAAGTCTATGTGTCTGATGAAGCACCCACCAAAGTCGTCACGCTTGCAAACGGCATGTGGATTGAAGCAACTCATGAGCACCCCGTGCGCACTGAGCAGGGCTTTAAGAAAGTGTCTAAGCTGCGTGGTGGTGAGCGTATTGAGATTAAACTCGGTACGAACTCGTGGGGCAAGATTCAACGTCCTGTCAGTATCTATGATGCTGGACTGTCTACACGCGAAGAAGCGTTGCGTTATATCTCCGAACGCAGTGTGCCTCTTGGTGAGAAGATGCAGTACGTTACCGAAGACGTTGACGCACTTCAAATGGTGTGGTCGATTCTTATCAATGCTGGACACATGCCGCAGATCGTTCACGGTACGCGTATGTGGAGCTTGGTGTATGACTTGACCGAGAAGCCTGAGTGTCGCTCTGTTCACGTCGAAGTAATGTCAGTTGACGACGGTACTCCGCAGGTAACGTATGACTTGCAGATGGAAGGTCTGCCTCAATTCGTAGCCAGCGGTATGCTGCATCATAACAGCGGTAAGTCCGTTGTAGTAGCAATGATCTCGACCTATCTGACGCACAGGCTGCTTATGTCGCAGTCGCCTACAGGCATTCTGAGCATCGACAACACAACCGTACTGCACGGCACGTTCGTCGCACTGACACAGAAGCAGGCGGCAGATACACTCTGGACTCCATACTTCAACTACATTATGGGTAGTCCTTGGTTCCAAGCATACCACGATGTGATTCGCAAACACGAACGCCGTTATGGTATAGAGGTGATGAAGATTCGTGACACGTTCGTTCTGTACGGTCATCGTAACTTTGTTATCTACCCTGCTGGACCAGATGGTCGTATTCTTCGTGGTCGAACCCGTGTGCTGGCGGTAATCGACGAAGTGGCGTACTTCGACAACGACGCCCAATCGAAGAAGATCAAAGTAAGTGCTGGTGCGGTGTATGGTGCACTTGACCGTTCACTTGCAACCGTTCGCGCTAAAGAAAAACGCCAGGTCGAAGCTGGTTATGATGAAGCGTTCACAGGTTACTTCTGCAACATCAGTAGCCCTGTACACGCCCGTGATAAAATCAACGAACTGCTTCGTATGTCAGTTGGTTCGAAGACGCTGCTTGGGATTCACGCTCCTACATGGAAGATGAACCCAGACATGCCGCGTAACTCCGAGTTCCTGCTAGAAGCGTTTCGTCGTGACCCTGTAGGTGCAGCCCGAGATTATGGAGCTGAGGCACCGTTGTCTGCAAACCCTTTCATCACGCAGCCTACGTTTATCGCAGATGCTATCCGTGCGAAAGGTCGTTCGATGTGTACGTATACCCACCACATCATTCGACACAAAGATGGCGAACGCCAGCGTTATGGCAGTCTCGTCAAAGCAGCAACGACAACCAAAGCGTCGATACTTGCAATTGACGCAGGCTTCTCAAACAACAGCTTCGCACTCGTCACAGGGTCACGCGATGATGCAGGGATTATCAGTGTCGATTGTCTTGTGGAGATCGTACCGAAGCCAGGCATACCGCTCAACTATACCCTCATATTTGACGAACTCCTAATTCCGTTGTGCAAAGCGCGTAACGTTCGCGTAATGCTCGCCGACCAGTGGCAGTCACTCAAGCTGCTGCAAGATGCGAAACTGAAAGTGGATTCAATTGAGGAGTCCGACCAGTATAGCCTGAAGTATCAGGATATGTGGACTGTCAAGACGATGTTCGAGTCAAACCCGAGTCGTATCAGTCTGCCTCGCATGGTTCACGCAGAGACGATTGCTGACACATTGAAATACGACGGCGACGAATATCCTCAGTGCTTCGAGAACAAACCAACAGAGCACTTGATCATGCAGTTGCAGACGGTACAAGATACCGGACGCAGCGTAATCAAGAACACAGGCGCAACAGATGACCTGTGGCGAGCAATGGCACTCATGGTATATGGCTTTGAGTGTGGTGAGTATGACGAGTATCTGACGAAAGCCGCAGAGGTGACTGTTAACCGTGACCCGAATCGCTTGGGCCGCGTAGCACATCGTCTTAACTCAGGCACTGCCGGAAGCTCACGTCCTGCGCTGACAGGTGGTCGAGTTCTTGGTTCTGCTCGTACCCGAATGATTGGCCGTAAATAAGCTAATTTAGTAGAGTACAGTAATCACAAGGAACAAGATCATGAGCAAGCACTATAACCCGTTGCTAAACAATAACTCTGTAAAGTCAGAGTCTGGAGCAAACTCTGTGGAGAGCACAAGCGGCGCATTTGTTGTTGCGTCTGCTAACGTCTGTCCTAAGTGTAGCTCTACTACAGTGCCGACTAAACTGCTTTCCGGTGAGGACGTAATGTTCTGCACCGGTTGCCGCGTAAGTCTCGCAATCCCTTTAGAGTGAGGTAACGATGGGTATTCAGGTTGGTCGTCGTCAATTGGGCGGCGCACCCTCGGAGCCTGCAAAGAAGAAACAAAATTCTCTCGGCGCAGCCTCCTTACCGCGCGAGATAGGCAAAGCGATCCGCAGTGAGAGTTCACGTCGTCATACAGACTTCGTATCTCAATCTGCGGGTGGCGCAGGAATGGCTGCTGGTAACATGCAGATTGGTTCTGTACCTCTGGATATCGACTTAGAGCCGATGATGGAAGGTATGGACTATGATGCTGACGACCGACAGCTATTCAATGTCTACCGCGATATGTACCACTTCGACCCAATCTGCGGTTCCTACGTAGACTTGTTCTCAACGCTGCCATTCTCCGACGTGAGTTTCAGTGGCGCGAAGGACAGTGTGCTTGAGCCGTACTACGAAGTGAACGAGCGTCTGTCACTGACCACCAGCATGCCGAATATCACAACTGATATTCAGGTTACTGGCGCGTTTGTTGGCAGTATGATCTACAACAAAGACCGTAAGAAGTTCATCGACCTGATGACGCACCGTTACGACAACATCGACGTAACGCCTCTGCCGTTTATCAGCCAAGACCCGATGTTCGAGCTGCGCATTCCTCAGTACGTGAAGTCTGCTTTCGCTAAAGAAGGTAAACGTATTGACGCGCTGAAAAAAGAACTCGGCTCTGGTTTCGTTGATAAGTTGATGAACGACGTGACGATGGAACTCGACCCTATCGGCACAATCTATATTCCGCGTAAGACGTTCAGCTTTGGTGAAGGTATCTCGGTGTTACGCCGTGTGCTGCCAATCTGGCTGATCGAAAAGAACCTGTATCGTGGAACGCTGATTGAGTCTGGTCGTCGTCAACGCGGTATCTTACATGCCCAGCTGGGTGATGGTGATCAGTGGGAACCGTCGCAAGAAGAAATGGACTTTATGACCGACCTTCTTCTGTCTGCGGATAGTGACCCGATTGGATCTATCATCACAACTCGTCTGGGCGTGAACATCAGTGAGTTCCGTCAGGGCGGTGACTTCTGGAAGATTACGGATATCTGGGACCAGACCGCGCAATTCAAAATGCGCGCGATGGGTATCAGTGAAGCGTTCCTCAGCGGTGAAGCGAACTATGACTCTGGTGCTGCTGGCTTGACTATCTTCGTTGAAGCGATGCGAGCGTTCCGTGATCATCTGACGCGTAAAGTCTACTACGAGAAAGTCTTCCCACTTATCAGTATGATGAACGGCTTGGCTGTTCAGCGTAACGGTAAGATCATCAAGAAGAACAATCTCATGGAAGGCGGCCTGACCGAAGTAATGTACAAACTGAATGACGGCAGCAAGCTGTTTATTCCGAACGTGCATTGGTCTAAGCAACTGCGTCCTGACGTTGACCAAGCGATGATGGAAAACTTACGTGCGATGACTGAGCTGGGTGTTCCGGTTCCGTTACGTGCTATCGCTGCTGCTGGCGGGTATAACTTCGACCAGATTCTTATGGATCAGGATGAAGACCTCGCAATGCGTCGTAAGCTGATGGCCTATCGCAAACGTCAGTCTGAAATCGACGCTGAGTTTGCTCCGCCTGAGCCTGGTGCTGGTGGGGATGGTGACAGCTTTAGTTCTGTCAGTAGCATGTCTGCTGATCGTGACTTACAACGTCGCCGTCGTCACATCGCGGGCATTGGTCTGTCGTCTGCTGTTCTTGGTGGTGAGCAACGCAAGCTGCTTAACCGCGACTTCGGTGAGCGTTCTGAAATCTTCGAAATCGGTAAGACTGGTAAGAAGAAGCACGTCTTCCGTCAGTCGGTGGCAAACAGCAAAGCGAATGATGCTATCTGGAAAGCCTCAAAGAACTATGAAGCCAACAAAACGATGCCTCTTGATAACGGCAAGGTATCATTCCAGCCGACTCCTCAGGAGCTTCGTGCAATGTCGAGACTTCGTTAATGTACAACGTGTCAACGTGTTCTATTGACGGCGAAGAAAAGGTGGTGGTGTATCGCCACCCTATCTTTACCGATTACGGGATAGGCTTGAAGATTGATCGCAGTGGCGAAATGACTTCCGTTCAGTGTAACATTGTTACTGGCTCCATCGACGGACAGTCTAAGCTGGAGGTCATCACGGACCACACGGCACCTCTCGAAGTACAGGTGTGGTGTTTTACGTGTATGCTGACTCTGCGGGAATCTGTAAATATGCAGAGCCTATCATTAGATGCCCTATTCCCAAACAACGGGGGCATCGTATACTACAACCAAAATCAGGAGAGTACATCGTGAGTGGATTATTCCCGCATCGCGTTATCAGTGAGAAAGAAGGTTTCGTATTCATCGTTCAGCCTGCTGACGATAACGATCCTGATGCCGTGGACGCGGCAAAAGAGGTTGAAGAAGTTCTGAAAGAAGCGTGGCCTACTGCGCCGTCAGAACTGACTGTCGCTGACGTGACAGACCCCGAAGAAGCCGAACTGATCTACGCTGACGTTGCGCAACTGCTGGAAGAAGCAGAGCGTGAAGAAGCGAAGCAGATCGTAATCACCAGCATCGTTATCGTTGGCAATCTGGCCATCGTAAACTGTATGCTGACCGGCGAAGATATGGAAGAAGACGACGAAGACGAAGACGATGATTCCATTGAAGCCGACGAAGAAGAGTTCGATTAACGTCTGCCGTGAGGACCTTCGGGTCCTCATGAATCTCGCAGATACCAACGTTGCTTATGCAGCGAAGTTCCTTACCAACAAGACAGACGACGAAGCACGTAGTTTGCTTGCTGCGCTCAAAAATGAGGAAGTAGAATCACTGTACGACTTCTTGGTGACGTAATGGAAACAACATCATTGGACGAAAGTCCTAATAACGCAAGGCATCGCATCTTTTACAAGCAGCCGAAACGAGTACCTCCCTTCGATACAGCTTTCGTTCGTTCTTCCAACAAAGAAGGTCTGAAAGTTCTCCTATCGGCTGCTCCTGAACATTGTCAGATTATTTTGTTTACGGACGGTCCCGGCGCTGCTTACGCCATGAAACGCCTCTTTAAGCGCAACTTCAAACTCTGTTCGCAAGCTCTCCAACTTGACCTAAGAACTCTCACGTTCACAGGTCAGGTCGTTTTTCAGTTCGTTCGTGGTGGTGCAGTCGTCGATCCACTTTCTCGCTACTTCTGTGCTGGCGAAAGCTATTTGCATGAGCTGGCTCAGACAACGAAGATTGCTCAGGTTGATACAGATACGATTGATTTATTCTGTTGCGGCCTAGGGTTTCATCGTGCGTTACTTGAGCGTGGTCGAGGCCGTTCTCTCGTATTCGCGGAGGAAGAATGAGTAGATCGTTTGCCAGTATCGGAAGGAATTCCGCGCCTGGCTCAGTGCCGAAGATGAAGATCAAGTACGGCAAGCTGCCGATGCTTCACATTGTTGATGCGTCGAACTGGATGTGCCGTGCTTACTTCGCTACGCAGAAAAGTCCTACGTATGCAAAAGATGGTACGCCTACGTATGGTCTGCGTCAGTTTATGTACATGGCGAAAGACCTGATTGACATTGCGGCTAAAGATCCTAATGGCTCCTACATAGCTTTCTGCTTTGACCCAAGCAGTAGCGAAACGTGGCGCTATCGTGCTCTCCAGCAATGGGCCTCAGAGCATAAGAAGAAATACATTCGACAGGTGTTCAAGAAGTCTAGCGACTACAAGGGTAACCGCGACCGTTCTTTGACCCAAGAGCTTGGTCCGCAGATGGCTCTTGCTCGTGAGATACTGAGCATGGCTGGCTACTACGTTGGGCTGAAACGTCCATACGAATGCGATGACCTTGTCGGTACGTTGAGCGACCGCTTTAAGCATGACTATCTTATCAAGCTGTACTCGCGCGATAAAGACTACGTGCAACTTGTTGACCACAAGAACGTGGAGCTTATCATGCAGGCGCAGTCGAATGCTCCAGAGCGTCGATTCGATCTCAAAACGGCACAGGGCTTCTTTGGTGTTCCGCCGGACCGAGTTGTTGATATGCTCGCGCTTTCTGGAGATAGCGTCGATAACGTTCCTGGGATTCCTGGACTTGGCGAGAAGACTTCTGCCGAGCTTATTCGCAAGTGGGGCGGTGCGTTAGGCATACGCGACGCGCTGCTTAGTGGTAAGCTGAAATCAAACGCAGGTTGGGCGAAAGCACTGACCATGCAGATTCCAGCAATGGATATTGAATTGCAAATGGAGCTTGTAACTATCGACCGCAACGTTCCGACGTTACCTCGTAAACTCGAAGCGTTCGCACCAGGCAGACCTGATATAAAAGCGTTGAAAGCTACTAAGAAACGCTTGGCTCTGCCTCAACTATTACACGTCTAGTAGAGGACAGCATGACGGAAAAGATTACGCAGTTGGAGAAATGGTTTGACGCGGCGAAAGTCGCGTTTAAGATGGGCACACGCAATCCTGCCGGTGACATTGCTCTCGTACTCAGCATTCACAAGCGTCTGGCAAAGAAGCTGAACGATGCCAAAGACGATGCAGAGCGCATCAGTGCGGAACGTGAACTCAACGAGTTTCTTGATGACTTGGCTCAACCGTGTGTTATGTACGAGCTGATTCGCAAGCGCTTCAACACCGACCTGTACCCCAACATTAAGATTGGTGAAGACGTTAAGATCTATATCGCGCTTATGGCAGAAACACCAGGTAGCGCAGTAATGGCAATGACGTACCTGTATCTCGCTCGCTGCTATACGCTGCAAGATATGGTAGCGAACTTCCTCCCGAATGGCTATCCTGCCTCTGACGCTCTCGGTCTTACGTGGAGCATTCAGAAAGGAAACAGTTCTAGCTTCACTGGAAATCTGGTGGATGATATTGAAACTGTAAATAGCCTGTACAATAAGATGTATAGCTCGGGAGAGAAGTAATGGATTTATCTGCAATCGGTTACGCCCCGAAGCAGTTTCGAGTAATCCCCGTTGAGAAGGGCAATCTCGTTACTGACTTCATTGAAGGTAAGTTTCGCGTTATTGGCGTTGAATGTAACGCTCGTGGTGCTTACGGTAGTCCTATCCAAAAGAGTATTGCACGTCGCTTCCCCGAAGTTGTGCGCCACGTCGATTCAATCGACTATGAGCACGAACTGACAATCGGTAAGACGCACATGGTACGTGTTAGCACTCGTCATCGTCGCAATCTGTTTGTGGCTAACATGCACATTGCGCGTGGCTTCGGTCTAGGCCTCAACGGTTCTGCTGAGGGTTTTCACAAGCCCATCAATCGTTTCAGTGAGAAGTTCCTGACGCGAGCTTTTGAGGACCTGCTGGAGCAGTGTGCAAAAGAAAACATTGCACCAGACAGGCAGATTGCAATCCAACGTTTCTACGGCGGATTAGGCGGGGTTTCGTGGGAAGAAGTATGTGCAGTTCTGGACGCTATCTGCGAGAAGCACCAGTTCAATATGTATGCCTATCTACCACGCAACTACAACACTAACTTTGTGCGGGGCGTCGCTCAATAACTCTGGGGTGTATTGATGAATACAATACGCGGATTTGATTGGCTCTTTTACGGAGATGGAACCGATAGTGGCCAACACTCAATTTTAAGCGTCGTTGTTGAACAAGCAACGAAATCAGTGCAGGTGGAAGTGAAGCCAGGAATGGCGGTGCCTGTAATTCAAGCGATTCAGGAAAATGAAGTCCTGTACGCTCAAACGGACTCTGGCCTGTATCGCATTCGCTATACTTGTTCGTTCCGTTCACTGGATGCTAACGCATTCCCGAAAGACAAAACAACCTTCCGCTTGAAGCTGATTGCTTGCGATTTTCTGGCGGACGTAACAACGCACGATAAGCTGTCGGAGTACGTGCCATGATCACTGTACAGAAAATTGAAGCCCGTTTAAAAAGACTGGACTATACTCGGCCCTCACCTTCGCGTGAGATGCTTGAGGGACTTATGCAAGACGGGCGCACTCGCATTCTCAAGAAGTCTGAGACTGACTTGTGTGCCGACTCAGATCGCTACTTTGAGTTTTGTCTTTCACAGGTCGGCTCTTTCTGTACTGCCGCATACAATGCTGTGGAGATCGGTCTGTCTCTCAACATTCAACCAATCTATATTGCGGCTGCTATCAATCTGCATGGCGGCGACTGGCAGTATCGCTTTCTTGAATTGAAGCGTTTCGGCCTGTTAGACCGTGGCGATAACACTGTGTGGCGTTCTGCTGATTCGTGGTTTGGGTTGGGTGAAGCACGTCGCCGTTTGGTACACGCTGGTGCCTCGTCTGAAATCTCTACCGGTCAGTCTATTCTGCGTATGGCCGTGCGTAAGGGTGATATGGAAAAGATTCGTAAGATTGCAGAAACGAATCCGCATCGCATGATGTCCATTCTCAACATCCGCAAAGAGCCTATGTACAATGACCCTCGCACTCTTGCCGCAAAGAAAGCGCGTGAGAAAGCGAAATCGGATGCTGCGGCTGCGGGTAAGAAGCTGGTGGAGAAAGGTGCGTTCAACGATTTGGGTGGCGTGTTCAATAAAACGATCACAAAAGCAGACCCGGCACGTCCTCGCACCGCTGATGAGTACACAACTGCTGGTGGCAGAAAGTACACCATGTAGGCTACGATCCAAGGAGAAGATTTTGAAAATCGAATACATAGTTACGCAGATTGAAAAGCTCGTACACAATGAGTACGATACCGTCAATAAATATAGCGGTATGACGGCTAGCGAAATCGCCAAGACAGAAGGCAAACTTATCTTCATTATGAACAATACATTTGTTCACGATAAGCTCTTGTGTCTGCCTGATGACCATCGTGGAGCTTTTCGTCCTGTAGAGAATATGGAAACATTGCGCACGGGTCTTCTCGGACATGTGCATAACATGCCTATCTACAGTGACTGGATGCACGAGCCGCATTCGAGAACCGGCGTCAACCGGGAGCCTCGGGTAGCTGTTGTTGATCTGGAAACCAACGCAATTTTTCGAATTGAAGCAGAGAAATTTGTTTGCTGATTTTCTGCGAACGGTAATTTCGACAGGTCAAAACAAATAACGGAAACATAATCATGAGCAACGTTGATACAACAATGCCTGAAGGTAAGTGGGAGTTCAATGAGCCGGTTGCTGCTGTGTTTGATAACATGCTGCAAAACTCAATCCCGTCTTATGATCGTATGCGTGACCTGACGTATCGTTTAGGTCGTCAGTTCGTAACTCCCGGTACTGCTATCGTTGACTTGGGTGCAAGCCTCGGTCGTGCGATTGAGCCGTTCTGCAAAGAGTTCGGTCCGTACAACTATCATCACTGCCCGCACTCCGATGACGCAGATAGCGAAACAGGCAATCACTACAGCCTGTATGAGATCGCTCCTGCCATGCGCGAACGCCTGATGACCAACGACGTACTGGTTGCTGCTGGTGCCAAGTTGGAACGTGACTCTCTAACTGACGTTGATACGTTCCGCTTTGATGGGCAAGTCGAATGCTCATTGATTCTGTCTGTGCTTACTCTCCAGTTTACGCCGATTGAACATCGTCAGCACATTCTGGAAAAAGTGTACGACAGCCTGGAGAAAGGCGGCGCGTTCATCCTCGTTGAGAAAGTACTCGGTGACGATAACTTCCTCGACCGTCTGCTGGTAAGCACGTACTATCAGATGAAAGGCGATAACGGTTACTCTCAGGAAAGCATTGCGACGAAACGTAAGTCACTTGAAGGCGTACTCGTTCCTGTGAAAGCCGCATGGAACGAAGAACTGCTGCGTAAAGCTGGCTTCGACCGCGTAGAGTGCTTCTACCGTGACCTGAACTTCGCAGGTTGGATTGCAATCAAGTAACCGTGTGGGTGGCTTCGGCTGCCCACTGCTTTTGAGGGAACAACCATGGCTAATGTACGCCAAGAACGCTGCGCACGAATGATACGCGAGTCACTAATCGCAGAAATAAAAAAGGCTCGCTCTAAACGTCCTTACGTCTTCCTCAGTGGTGGCGTAGATTCAAACTGTATTCTTTTTGCTGCACTGGCTGCTGGTTGCAAGCCAATCACACTGAGCTTCCACATGGAAGGCGTTAACAGTCGTGACTTCCGTGCTGCACAAGCTATCGCTCAGGAGTTTAATCTTGAGCTGATCGAAGTCGTTCTTCCTAACAGCTATGAGAAGTTGAAGAAAGATGTGCTGCTCATGGCAGAGCGTTATGCCTGCATTCAGAAGAACGAATTTGAATGTTCATGGCCGATGCTCTACAGCTTCTTCCACGTCCGCAACCACGCGGCAGAGAATGGCATCAAGAATCCTGTGACGTTTACAGGACAGGGCGCTGACCTGATGTATCTCAGTAGCAAGAAGGCGAGCATTCACTATAAAGATCGTCCGGACGAATGGCGCAAAGAAGGACGCGCTAATCCACATCGTACTCAGGGTCGTATCTTACCTGTGATGGCGCGTGATGCTGGTGTGCGCAACATCAAGCCGTGGGATAGCGAAGAAATCCTGCAGGCGTTTCTCGGCACAAGCTGGGAAGACGTTAACAAGCCTCGTCAGAAAGAGCCATCCCGTATGGCTTTCGAAGAAGACTTCAAACGTATTCGCGTGTACAACCATCAGAACTTCCAACTCGGTGACACAGGCATCGCAGAGCATTTTGAAAAGCTGCTGGACGACCCTGAGATGAATCCTGATCTTAAATACAAAAGCGTCGTCGGTGTTTACGGTGAGCTTGCCCGTAAGTATCAGGGAATCGAATCATGATTCATATCATTGATGGTGGTGTTGGTTGTGATTACGTTTCTGAAAAGCTGCGTGACGCTGGAATCAACTGTCGTACTCATGCGCCAAACAACCCACGCATTCGCGCTGCATACGCACCTTATGCCTCGCTGTCCATGGGCTTTAGCGTAGAAGAAATTGAGAAGCATATCGGTAACGTGCTTGGCACATATCGTGGCCTATTTCTGATTAGCAGTTACATAGGCTCGCTGGTGGCACGTAGCATGATTGACCAATGCGGCCAAAGCCATAACATCATTTACTGCGATGACTTCAAGTGCGGTTCTCTGCCTGTCGTTGCTTCTTCTATTTCTGTAAACACCTATAAGAAGCAACGGCAACTCGGACGTATTGCTGGACGCCTCAAACACTTTGACCTTGACCACGAATTTATTATTGCAGATAAGGCAGTGCGATTTGCGGCAGGCTCAGAGTTTGATGAACACGAAGCGCGTAGCGAACTGAACAACCATGCGAAGTTCCTGTCGAGTCCGTCCATGATTGTTGCAGCACACAAACTCGGTGTGCGTAGCAGCATGTATCATAACTATGCAGGGCTGGTGAAAGAGTTCATTGAGAATCGCCAGTAGCAGTAACGAGAGGGCACGATGATTAATCGCTTTCAGTTAAAACGAGTTCCAGTGATTGAAGCCTGTCAGTGGAACGGAGAGAACGTTGAGGAGATGAATCAGTTTCTCAACGGAGGTGGTTACGTTGTAGGTCGTTATGTCCAGATTGGTGTGACGGACAAACAGGGTAACCCAACTCTGGCTAACGTAGCAGTAGGCAACTACGCAGTGAAAGACGAAGACGGCAAGTACGGCGCAATCACCGCATCAGAGTTGATGGACCTTTACGTACTGGCGGATTGAGGAACACATGAATCTTTTCTCTATTTTAAAACAGCAAGTGAAGAAAGCGCTGTCTACCGAAGCGAACCACGAACCAGAAATTCGCGCTTTGTTTGACTGGCGTTACTCAGTTGAAATCAAAGGTCAGATGTATATCGTCGGCAAGACAGGAGCAAACACCTGCTTCTATATCGAGCCGGGAACGTCTGAGCCTATCGCCTGCTATCCCGATGCGTTGCTGGAGAAGATCGACCAGTGGGGTTCAGGCAAGTATGTGTCGTATGCGATCTACTTCAAACGCTTCGAAAGCCCTGTTGCTGAGAACATCAAAAGTCTCGAAAAGGCAATGACAGGCAAACCGAAGACCTTTAAGAAAGGTTACTTCATCTGTGGCGTTACGCCGAAAGGCAAGCGCGTCAAGCTCTATCGTCTGCAACAGGGATTGAGCGGAATGCAGTGGGTAGCAGTGGAACCTAAAAAGTAATCACGGGCTGTCCGTGTGAGGAGCAAGTATGATTAGTGACATTACAGTCGGCCATATCTATAAGTCACCTAGTGACAGACCATTTATTGTTGACTGCATTGCTGCGCACGGACAGGATTGCTCTCTACCTATGGTCGTCTATCGTAATCTTGAAAAGACGTTAGACAAACCGGCAGGTACCGTATGGGTAATCCCTGAGTCGTTGTTCACAATGCAGTTCTCTGAGTATGAATGTGGAGAACATCATGAACACAACGAACTTGTATCAGCATCTGGCGTCAAGGGGGTTCGATCCTTCTTTTTATCATTGCTGGGTGAGTGAAACACAAATGACCGTACCTCTGTTTGCGTTTGACAGAGCGATGCGTGGTCTACAGGTCTACACACCAGATGCACCAAAGCACGACGCTAACCCGAAAGCGTGTCGTTACTTTACGCGAGCATTCGGCGGCAAGCAGTTGGTGTGGGGATCGGAAATTAAACCTGAACGGGTCGACCGTATTCTTAACTGAGTCTGTGTTCAAGGCATGTGCATTGCATCGTCTTGGACTTAACGCTTGGTCCGTTCTTGGTTCTGATGTTAGTGACCATCTTTATCGTCAGTTGCGTCTTCTTGGTCTTCGGTTCGTCTGTCTCGGCGATAACGATCCGGCAGGGCAGAAGTTTAGTCAGACGTTTGGGCTAGGCGCTGTTAGTCGTGACCTTGATGAACTTACTGACGAGGAACTTCTCGACCTAACTCTACCATTCGTAAGGAAGTAAAATGGAAAACAAACACAAGATCATCATTCGCATCCTAGGTGATGTGGGTAGCGGTAAGTCTGCTGCATACTGTCGTATTGCTGCGATGCTGAAAGACAGCGGTGCGACTGTTGTTCATGCTGACGAGAAAGCGTGGAACATGTTGCAAAACGCAGGCGAAGCCGACCGCGCTAAGGAAGACCTATATACCTTCGCGCCTCAGGTTACTCTGGAGGAAGCCTGCATTCGCTCAGACTCGTCAATGTCGAAAAATCAGATCATGCAGTATTTCGCATACGCACATCTGCCTGCCCATCTGCAACGTGTCAGTAAGCCGTTCGCGCTGCTGGCGCAAGAGATGGATCTGTATCTGCCCGACGGCGCTGAGAAGTCTGCTGGTCTGCGTAAACTTCTCGAAGCGAAAGACTGTGCCGTCCGTGCGTTAGTTGCAAAATGATCGTACTGTGCTTTCGCTGTCTCAAAACATACGACATTCTGAAAGCACCTTTGACCAAGACCAAACGGCTGCGCGTCAAAGAGCCTGAGTGTCCTCATTGTGGGTGTAGGGTTTACTTCTCATAGGGAGGCGATCATGAACGATTGGTTCTACGACTGGTAATAACTCAAAGGGTGGCCTAATGGCTGCCCTTTTCTGATCTTAGACAAGTAAAATAAGTCATTAGGGATAGCGAATAACCATGCGTAAGGCATATAAAACCATGTGTAGGCAGCGTAGAAACACCACCTTTTTCTTGAGCAGTGGGAAGCGCTTAAAATCTGTAAATATAGCTCAGATACCAATAACTGCTTCTGAGAAGAATAAAAATGAGACCTGAGACTATTGCTCGTACATATAAAGTCCCAAGCCAAACTTTGGAGTCCGTTCATAACATCTGTGAACGGCAGGGCGTGAAGCTGTCTGACGTTGTTCGTCGATATATTCAATTCGTCGTTCGCACTCGCGGCGAGTCTTTGCGTTCAGCGCCTCGTCCTGAGTCGGCTCAGCTTAACGTGCGTATGCCTTTTGACTTGGCGCATTCGTTTAGTCATGTGTGCAAACAATCTGGTTCAGGCACCAGCACTACTATGACCAGTTTCCTGAAGGAGATCGTTCAACTCAATCGTATTCCTGATGAACTGTTGCAGGAGACCGAAGAAGATGTGCGTGAGTATATCCGCAAAGAACGTGCTCGCCTTGATTTACTGGAAGCTCAATTCGGAAAACAATAATGACAGTAATAAGTCCAATCCGCTATCAGGGCAATAAGCGAAGTCTTATCCCTCTCATTCTGGAGCACACACCTTCTGTGCAAGATTGTCCACGTATGGTCGATGTGTTTGGAGGCAGCGCTACTGTGTGCGCTAACATGCCTCAGAAATTTCGTGTCTACAACGAACTGAGTCCGCAGGTATTTGAAATCGTCAAGATGCTTGTCGAACAAGACCCGAAGAAAACATTGGGTCAAGTCAAGCGTCTGGTAAAACATTGGTGCCTGACAAACAGCAACGAAGAAAACTACGATGCGTTCCGTGAAGTTGTCCAGAAGAAGCGCACGGCTATTCTGCATTACGTGGCGCACCGACATGCACACTCGAACATGCTGCGCTTTAATCAGCAGGGTATCTACAACGTGGGCTTTGGTGATCGCGGTCTGATTGGAAAGTTCGACGAACTGGAAGACGAACTCACTACGTTCCACAGTCACATGCAGGGTGTCCACCTGACGAACATGAAGTATGGTAAGTTGTTGAGCCGTCTTGGTAGTCAACTGAACTGCAACACGTTCTGCTATTTCGACCCGCCGTATCTTGCCTCAGGTGCTATGCAGTATGGAAAGTGGACAGAAGCGAACGAGCGCAACCTGCTGGCAACGCTTGAGCAATTGAATCGTTTAGGCGTGCCGTGGATGTTGAGCAACGTTACTGAACATCGACACTTCTCAAACGACTTGTTGAAGCGTTGGCTAAAGAAACATGCAACGACTGTGCTCTATCCAAACAAAAGCTATGCGATGAACAACGGCCAGAGCGGCTCGCACGGTACCGTTGAAATTCTGGCAATGAACTACTGAGGTAATCATGGAACCACCAGTCGGTACAAACATGAAGTTGTGGAGTATTCTCGGCTCAATCGTTCGTGAGCTTGAGAAGATTAACGCCACTGCTTGGTACTTGTCGAAAGATCCGAAAGATACCTGCGGCGTTATTTGCTGCGCTATCCCTGATTACACGGACGCCACTCTAATCAAAGAGATTGAGATGCGTGTCGGTCAGATTGAAGAACGCAAACGCTACATCGCTGGTCTGCAAAATGGTGAAGCTGGCCATACCTTTGCCTGCGAGCAACGTGCCGACGAACTCTACCAGAAGTATTGCGGCAAGCGTTAATCTGTAAAACAATAACATAACAATCTTTTGACTACACACAGCAAGGATATAAAATGAAAGAGTTCCTGTCTAAGTATTTCGATCTGGAAGAGTACGACCGTTGGCCGCTCGCTCTGCTTTTCGTGGGCGCTGTGTTTGCAATCGCAAGTGACTTCCTGTTTGCCTACGATGCAGTCTGGCCGATGTTCGTCGTCTTCGCGCTGTATACCGTAGCGGTCATTCTCGATGTACGCAATATCATGGAGTCAGGCAACACCGCTCCGTCGTGGGGCTGGCTGTTGTTCATTCCTGTTTATCTGTGGAAGCGCGACACTCTTACGCAAAAGAAGAATCGCAACATCTTCTATGCGTGGATGATTCTGTGCATTCTCTCATTCGGCAGTAGTTATCTCGCAGGCAACCGTGACAACCACCAGCTGGTGGAACAGGATGTGTGTCGTGTGCTCGATACGATTGACTCACTGCAATCCAACAACATCACCTGCGTCCGTGCGTACAACATGGAAGAGCAGTATGACGGGTACTGGAAAGGCAGTGCCCATCTGTCCAATAACCGCGACGTTAATGTAAGCGCTGATTACAACAAAGATAAAGACAGCGTGTACGTTCAAATTCATAGCCTGTTAGGAGAGTAACGTGGAACAAGAACAAAATCCCCTCGATATGCCTGTTCATATCGTTAACGGTTTTCAATTCCGAGAAGAATCTGCAAAGCTGATGGCTTATGCGCTGGACATGAAACGTCTCGGTGCTAACATCGACGCGAACTTCTGGGACACGCGCATTCTCGACGACGACCAGAATATTGACATGATTCAACGCCTGTCTACTACTGGTCCTGTGATTAATCGCCGTAGTTTCGACCTGTTCGAATCTGCTGACCGCTGCCGCCGAAATGCCGCCGTTGTGTTCGAAGCGCTTATCTACGGCTTTGACCTGATGATGCAGGAATTCCGTGAAGCGTTCCTCGAGGAGTCCGGCGTATCGCCGTGGATTGATCGCCACGATACCAACATGTTCAGTCGTGAACTGTTACAATATCTGACTCGTCCTGCAGAAGAATCAGACTTACTCGATGTGCCCACGTATCGTCGTCAGGCGGCTGTCCTGTGTGACGTTGAACCTGTGCTGCTTACGCTGCGTGTGCATAACGAAATTCAGTACGTCTGGAACGGTGAGTGGCGAGCGCTGACGAATGCGCCAATCGAAACACGTCGCCGTCAATGTGTTAACTGGTACTACAACCACGCGTTCACAATTCATCGTCTGCGCCACATGCTGTCACGCTATCTGTACCACAAATTCCCTGAGCAGTTCGGAGGCAAAAGTGCGTAACATCATCGCTGTACTGAAAATGCGTTTCATCGAACAACTGCGTGACGGCTACGAAGACGGCCCGATTTTCGATATTGTTTACTTTGACGGCGAAGCGCGAGAAGCACCGCACTTTGTGCGCACTCGTATTGCCGATACGCTGTTCCCAAACAGTGTCGAAGATTCCGCTGTTGGTGGTTACGACTATTTGGTGCTGAGTGTGCGTGACCACGACAACGATGTTGAACTCAAGCCGGGTGACTTTGTTGTGTTCCGTGAAAACAGCAGCTTCACAACTCTTCGTGGTTTTGATACAGCAGAGGTGATTGATGGAAAACTCCGTCTTAGTTGATCTGCGTGGGCGTCTGGTAAAGGCGCTCGGCTTGACTGTGGTGAGCAGCGGCCAGTCTGCCTGTTACGTTGACCCTGAAGGTAACCCTATGGGTCTGGTGCGTGAATGGCGTCCTGAGTCGGCAGAGAATATTCTGCTGGTGATTGAACGTTACGGCTTGTGTGTTGAACGCACTGTTGACCCTAAACATAAACCACGTCCGGGCGAAGAAGATAAGATTGTGTGGCAGTACAACGTGTGGTCGCGCAATCCAATCTACCGAACGTTGTCCGTGGATAACTTTGCTCGCAGTCGTGGTGCGCGCATTGTCGGACCCGACTTGAAGACGGCCGTGTTTACGTGGGCAGTGCTTCGAGCCGAGCGTGTCGAAGAACTGCGTGAGTCTAAAGTGGACGCGAAGCTCTATAACTTCAATGTGCTCCAGGAGAAGGTGTATGTATCACCAGCTCAGTGATAATCCAAGTTCCGATGAACTACGCCAGTATTATGAGCAGGTCCACAAAGAAGCCGAAGAAATCATGCAGCAGGTGTGGGCGCTTCGTGGTTGGACTGTTCGCTGGGAATGGCATAACGGTATTTGTGATGATTGCCAGTTCCTGTTTGACGCATCAGGCAAGTGTCTTGGTGAGAAACATGCGGCTATCCCACAAGATGCAGGCATGGCAGGCAAGATTGACTCACTCAAGCTGTCTGTCTCTCATACCAAGAAATCTGTAAAGATCAGTAACAAGAGCGCTGATAAGCCAGTTGAGGGAAAAGGTCGTAATCTAAGGCTCGCCTACCTCAACTGGTTGCTCAACATTGAAAAGCAGAAAGCTGAGGAGAAAACGTGCGCTGTCCCTTAAACGAATTACCGATGAATCTCGATCAGGCTGAACACATTATGGCTAGTGTGTTTACGCTCGCCGGTTCATCGAAGTCCAAACGTCGTGCCACTGCCGCTATGCTCGTTCACTTTCATCACGGCTTCCCGACTGTCATCAGTAGCGGTGTGAACGGTACGCAGCCAGGTGAAAGCAACGTTATGGAGAACGATGACCTAACGCTCTCGCTCGACACTGTTATTCATGCGGAGGTGAACTGCCTCAATCGCATGGAAGAATACAGCATGTGGGCTGACGAGAAGGACATTCTGTTCTGTACCGATTCGCCGTGTCCTAACTGCTTGGCTGATCTCGAAGCCGAAGGCGTTAAGACTGTCGTATATGCGCGTGAGTATCGTCTGACTGAACATCTCGACGCATCGAAGATCAAGATGTTCTGCCTCGACATGAAGTCGGTAGAACTCCGTATGCTTCGTGGCATCGAGCGCATGAAAGAAGTAATCGCAACAACACCAGTGTCTAACTAAGACCAATAACTGAGAGGCTCTCAACATGGAAAACAAATTCGAATCAGGTTTTAAATGCCACCCGCTAACTAAAGAGCAACAGGACCAAGCGTTCCGCGAGTTCGATAGACAGCAACAAAAGTCGCTGGAGCGTCTGGTGCAGATGATTGAATCTGATCCCGTGTTGAGGGCCCAGCACGAAGAGGCGCGTCGTCATGAACATCAGCAGAAGTTCGGTGACATGGATTTTTCCAAACTCGAAGAACGTGTAGCTGGTACGTTTGAACATTCATCTGGTGTAGTTCGTGGTGTAGTTCAACGCTATCCACGCATGTCCGACAATCTGCCTCGTGACGGCCGCATTAAAGTTGACGTAATACCAGGGAAACGTATGCTGCAAACTGATATTCATCTAGGTGATGTGAAGACAGAAGACCTGTCGCTTGCTATGGCTGCCGTTGCATTCGGTCTTAGTGGTGAGCAGCTTGGCGTTATCCCTGCTCCTGGTGGCGGTCAGTTCGTTGAGCCAGAAACGCAGTTGAGTTACATCGACGAAGCTCCATTTATTCCAAATCATCTGCCTCAGCACTACCTGCAATCTGATACAGGTCCAGTGCCTGCGTGTGGTCGTGCTTTGCGTATAGTTCCGAAAGATTCATGGTCTGCCGAGCGCCGTGACCGTGCTGCGACGTCTGCACCTGCTCGTAAGAAACTCCGTGCCCGTACACGCGCCCAGAAGAAAGCGCGCCGTAAACAACGCTGAGGTAACAGCAATGAGTAATGAGATTAAACAAGCCTCGATGGAGAGCTACAACGCGCTTGGCCTGCCGAGTGATTTTATGAATCTCGTATCAGACGAAGATGCCGCAGACTTTGTGGCTAAACTGTCTGACGAGAAACGCCGTAAGCTGACTGTCGGTCTGGCTTTGCTTCATCTGCAAATTCCCGATGCGATTCGTTATGAGTTGTTGACGAACCACATCGACGAAACTGAGCGTCTGGTTCACAATGCGTTCCAGGACCTGAGCGCTTCGCTGGTAAACAAGCTGTCGCATGAAGGTAGCGCTGAAACTAAATCAACACTCGGTAGTGTTCGTCTGGCAATGCTGATGAACATTCTGGGCTTTGATGATGCTACTCTTAGTGGCGTCTTGAACGACCCTATCCTGACACGCCGCGCGAGCCTTGTTGCTGTGACTGGCTTGAATGAGATGGGTCAGAAAATCCAACAACTGTACGACGAGAAAAACAATGAGCCAACCTAACGTAGCAACTCAATCAGAAGAAATGGATCTGGACGCAATCCCTGGTCTGGACCCAGATGCAGTAGCACCGAACGGTGTTGATGCAGCAGCATCTGATGAAGGTTGTGAAGGCGGCGCCTGCAAAATCTAATTCATGGGGCCTAGTGCCCCATTTTTCGTTTGAGGATAAAAACGATGCAAACAGCCTATCGCTGCAAACACTGCAAGTATGTCCACATCGGCAAAGTGTCCAGCTGTGATTGTCAGGGCAGTAAGAAATTCGAATACACGTTGGTGCAAATCATCGACGTGCCTGAGAACGAAGACCAAGTGCCTCCGTTCAAAGATCTCAAACACTCTCGCGCTCAACGCTACGTGAACGTTAAAGACGGCACGTACGGTAATGGCATCTATGAACTACGTGAGAAGCGCGAAGGCCAACGTTACTGGTGGACGCATCTCGGTACTATGCAGAGCGGGTTCGATAGCACTGATATGTCTTACCAGTTCTGCGAAGATAATTGTAAGGCGAACGTTCTGCTGGCAGCGGCTGGCCCTGTTATGCTCGAAGCACTGTACATGACCTATCAGTATTTCCACCGCAAGCGTCTGGTGCAGGGATCTACGCCTCAGACAGATATGCGCATCTCGATCATCGCTGATGCTATTCGTCAAGGCACTGACTTGTCTGTGTTCGACACCCTTCAAATACCTAAGGAATGACCATGTTGATTGATATGTTGAAAGCAATTCCTGCGATCATACTCTGCTACATAGTGTGGCGCTATTTTCTAAACAAACGTGACCACGATCGTCATCTGGTCAAAGCGCAAGAGCACTACAATTGCGGGCGTCTTGACAGCGGTAATGTCTGGATTCATTTGAAGTCCGGCCGGCCTTACACCGTGCTTTGTCTTACCAACACGGGTACGTCTAAGGCGGGCTGGGAAATCAACGTCATCTACACGAATGACTTCAAGCAGATCTATAGCAGACCGTTCAGTGAGTTCTGTCACAAGTTCACGCACGTTAGTCGCGGCAAAAATGAAGAACACTTCACTACAACGCTCATGGGTTTGCAAATGAAAGCCAACACTCGCATCCTTATCCCTCGTGAAGGTGAGATTTGGTTTGAGGGTACGGTTCATGCAACACCACCAGAACTGGTGAAGCAGGGTCATGCACCTCAAGTCGTGTCTCAACGTCGTGCGCACATTGATATGGTGCTGGCTCTAGGTGAGGCGCATCCAGTCGTCGTATTTACTGTAAATGAAAAGCAGACAGCAATGTTGCTTTCGCAATTCATTTTCATCTATCGCAAAGAGGTGTCCTTCGATGGAACAACCAGCTCTTGTGTTTAAATACGTGATGTTCGTCCGTACGCGCACCAAAGAGCGTGACGACGGCGTTTACTTGCCTGTGATATTCCCGACGCATATCATGCACTCTGATATGTCAGACGAAATGCGCGGCTACGGTATGTCCAACGGTTTTCGAGAGAATCGCTATCACCAGCGTATCGATCCAATCTCGGCAGGCTTTATCAATCTGCGAACACTTCAATGCTTCGGTGAGTCTGAATCTCTGGAGCTGAAATCTCGCCCAGAAGACAGCACCATCATCGCAGAGTACATGAAGACTCAAGGTAAAGGTGCAGAAGCTCCACCAGAGGATGACGCATGATGGACCTCCAGCAGAAGTCGAGAGACATTAGGCGCAGCAAGCGTCGAGCTGTGATCAGCAAACAGCATGAGTTCCGTAATGCCTGCAATGAAATGCAGCCGCGTATTGAGCAGGACCTGATTGATATTCTTGCGGAGTTTGCTCAGGCCGGCTCCGATAAAGATATGCTGATATTTAGACGCCCTGCCTACCGCATAGGCAAGCACAAGTTCCAGCTACAAGTTACTGTCAGACTCTTTGACACGCGCAACACGCAGTTCAACGTCGAGCTTGTATCTAAAGGCTTTACGACTCTGCTGGAGAAAAACGTTCGTCGCCGCATTTGGTTCCTGCCAGACACCGTTCTCGTCGAGCACAACATCTATCTCAGGGATATGATGTATCGTGCGCAACAGGCGGTGTTCACAGGTAAAGAGTGGGAATTAGAGTATGATCCAAACATAAGTATAGACGATTCCGTATTCACTCACATCTATCTCGTGGAGTAGTAATGGACATTCTGAGATCAATCTGGGCAAGCCCTTTCTGGGACAGTCCTGCGTCTGCATTTGTGCCTACGACGCTTATCATTGCATTCTTTATCTATACTGAATGGCGTGAGCGTCGTACTCTGCGTCTGTCTCGTAAGGCATTCGCAGACGGCTGGGATCCGAAGAAGAATACACTCTTCCGTCACAAGTGGTTTCCATTCATGACGTGTCGTGTGGACTTTTATTCGAATAGCCCGAATGATAAGTTCACGCCGTCAGTGTTTGTGCAAAGGAATGGTGGGCGTTATGTAGAGATGCCTGCCTATGTGTTACGTTACCGCTATAATGAGATTAAACAATGACACCAGCAATCCGCTTTAACGAGCAGACCTGTGAACTGCTGAAAAAGATCTTCGGCAACAACAAGCCCTTCTTTGTTGTGCGCCGCGACACAATCATCGAAAACGATAAGCAGTTCGGTGAGCGTGTGTATCTGGCCAATGGCACGCATGTCATTACCGTGCCTAACGTACAGGGCCTCGATCTCGGAGATAAGCTCTATCTCGCAGAAGACAATGAGGTGTACGAGTGGCATCCTCATTTCGACCGCCCCAAATACGAAGCAAGCAACAATCAAAAGGAAGCTCTCGCTTTTGGTCTTCATCCTATCGTCCATCATAAAGACAGCCGGAACTCTTAATGAACAATCAACCTCTCGATCTGCGCGATCCCAATCAGTACGAACTGTATTCTCTGCATTGCGTGGATGAACAGTACATCAATCTCGGCAATGCAATTCTGATGCACGGTACTGACGAAACAGATCCCGGTCGTACCGAAGACACGTGGCGCACTCTGATCGGTATTGGCTTTCAATTGACCAACACGCTGATCGCTTTCCCTGCGTTGCTATCTGCGCGTAAGAACTGGTTCGCAGCCGTTGATGAAATGTGCTGGATGGCTCGCGGTGAAACAAATATCGGCAGTCTCAATTCCAAAATCTGGAACGAGTGGGCGGACGAAGATGGCGAGTGCGGTCCTATCTACGGTCTGATGTGGCGCATGTGGCCTGATATCAAAACCTTCCCGACTATTGAGTCGATGAAGGAGCGTCAGATTAGCGATGCTGAAATCGAGCGTATCTCCAAAGAGATCAATCGCATGAAGGCCGCTGGTTACACTGAAACGGAAATGGCTGACGGCCGTGTGTGCTACGAAGGTACAATCGATCAGTTTGCTGATGCTCTGCGTCAGGTAATGAATCGCAGTCGCTCACGTCGCATCCGTGTTCAGGCATACAATCCAGCGTATCTCAACATGCAGGGTCTGCCGCCGTGCCACACTGAGTTTGAGTTCAATGTGACTAAGCCTACGCTGTATGAAACGGCTCAGATGGAAGCACGTCAGATGGCGCCTGCCGAAGACTCGCTGCACATCACGGTGACCATGCGTTCCAACGACACGCTTCTGGGCAGACCGTTCAACATCATCGGCTACAGCGCCATGCACCAAATGATCGCGAAGTGGGCAGGCATGAACGTCGGCAGCTTTACGCTGAATACTACCAACACGCATCTGTACACTCACCACTTCGAAGCGTTCAAAAAGCAAAGTGAGCAGTGGGCAGTTCTCGCAGACAACATGAAACGCACTGGCGAACCTGTTGTCTATCCTATGCTGGAAATCAGCGACGACATTCTTGGCCTGACGCCGGAAGAGTTGCTTGATAACGCCAATGCTGAATGGTTCCAGCTTCTCGATTATGCACCAGCACAGGCAGTCAAAGGACGGGTCACCAAGTGAACAACAACATTCTTCTGATCAAGCACGTTTCTTCTTACCTGTATGTCGGCTATTGCGAAAATGCAAGTGACATTCCTCGTCGCGGTATTGAGCTGCTGGACATTGTTGTGCCGAGCCCTGTAAGTGGTGACTCAGACAACATTCTCGATATGAAAGCGCGTTGCATCTATCATTTGCCACACAACTGTTTCCTGCTGCAACATGTAGATGGTGAGTTCGAGGGCAACGAATACCCGGCGTGGACGAAAAAGCATTGTCGGGATAACATGGAAATCTTCCAGCGTTCGTCTCATGGCCGTGAGCAGGCAGCGATTGAACTCATGCTGAATGAACTGCGTGATGCGGAAGTTGAGCATCCGGAATGGCCAGAAGAAGCAATTCATGCAGGCTCCATTCTCGTAGAAGAAGCGGGTGAGTTACTGCGTGATTGTGTGTCGTTCGATGAAACTGGTGACGACAAGCTGATCGTTAATATGCAGATCGAAGCAGTGCAGACAGGTGCAATGGCGTTGCGCTTCCTGAAGAACCTGGCCACGTCGCAGAAGCGTACTATCCCGCATAATGCTCTGCGTACTATCTTAAACTCAACGATGACGCCAGAAGAACAACTGGCGGAGATGCGTCGTCTTATCGATCACGGAGTACGCTAATGCGTTTACTAAAGTATATCCCAAGTGCAGGCATCTCACACACGCCACCAGCCGGCGGTGAATATGTGCGTGATATGGTAATCGACTTTGGTGATCATCCGAAGCCTGACGTAGGTCATCATGACGAACTCTGTTTGTTTGATTTGCGTCTGACTGATGTAGATGTGTATCACGAACAGGACAGCGTTCACATTTGTCTGCCGGACATGAGCCACATCTACGCCAACTTCGATATGGCTATCTGCCAAACGCGCGAGTATCAGTTCTGGATGGGCGACAACGCACCTGCACCCTCCGCGGACGCTATTGTTCACGCGCACATCGTTAAAGGGCATCTGCCTAATCTGCACAAAGACTTCGACACATTCGTCGAATGGCTGTTTGATCGTATGCGTGAGATTCCTCGTCTTAACATCGATCACATGGTGCTGAAAGGCAAAGGTCAAATGTACGATGCGAACACTAAAAACTCGTATGACCTTTGGGGCATGTTCCGCTACTGGTTAATGCTGGGGCGTAACCTGACTATCGGGTACTCGCTCGACAATCAGATAACGTTCAACGATACACACATCTCGGAGAAAGGTGTGCGCTGGTGGCTGATCGAGCACAACAAACAACTGATGGAAGTCGCGCGTGAGAACGATCTGCTGGCTGCATTCATCACGTTTGGCTCCGATAGCCCTGGCTCTGAGGACGAGTATGCGTATACGTTCGTTGGCAAAGACGGCAACTTCATGCGCAGCCACGTAGACGTTAGCGAGTTCATGCACCTCGCTGTTCACGGCCACTTCCCTGAACTGGTCTGCGATTCGAGCGGCAAGAACTTCAACGTGACGTTTAACTTCGCGCAGTATTTCCCGGAAGAATACCACGCGTACCAAAACTATCGCGGCGGTGATTATCATCGCGCTCTGTCTCGCTTCGTCTGACGGGCTTCGGCCTCCTGTCAGTAATTTGATTGTCTAACAGGAGAGCCGACATGAACTACGATCCAAAGAAAGATTTCCACCCGTTTCAATATCTGGGCGCACCTAAAGTCCCGCACACAGGCTTCTTAGGCAATACAGTGAACTTGGTTGAGAACGACGTAAACATCGGCAGCGATGAATGCACGTTCGAGTTCACTGTAGCTCAGATGAACGCGATGGACAGAGGTACTGTTACGTTCAGGGCGAAAGACTCTGGCGGTGGTATCGACATTAAGAAATGCTCAGTCTCAGGTTTGAAAATGGTAATTAAGCTGGACAGAAGGGTGATCGAGTTCGGCAAAGTTCAAGTCGAATGGCAGACCACTCCTCGCCACTACTATTACTGAATCTGTAAAGACAGAGAAAGAGCAACCGATAAGAGATACGACAATGGCAAAAACTGCTATCAAAACAAAGGACGGAAAGAAGAAAAAGAATGATGGGCTAAAGTTTGAGTTGAATAAACTCAGCTCCGTCAATCAATTAAAAGGCGCAGCGTATAACCCGCGTTTCATTTCAGACAGTCGCCTGAAAGCACTCGAAGGTTCTTTGGGTAGCTTCGGCGACTTGTCTGGTATCGTGTTCAACAACAACATCAAATCTGGTGTGTTGATCTCAGGCCACCAGCGCTTGAAGTCAATCGAAGGCTGGAAGACTCGTATCGAGGTCCAGAAGTCTGTTGATAAGCACGGCACTATCGGCCTGGGTTATATTCACGCAACGCATCCGAAGAAGTCTGATAAGGTGATCAGCATTCCTCTGCGTATCGTGAACTGGACCGATAAGAAAGCAGAGTACGCTGCAAACATCGCGGCGAACGCCCACGGCGGTGAGTTCGATAACAAGAAACTCGCCAAGCTGGTTGAGCAACTCGACCTCAACACAATCAAGCCGCAGTTGCTTGGCCTTGACCCGTTAGAGATTCGCGGTCTGCAAGCCAAGCTGAAAGTTCAGGCTGTTGTTCAGGACGAGAAACGTGCGGGCAAGACAACTGGCCAGATGAACGGCAGTACCGGTAAGTTCAATGAGTACAACCCTGATGATGTGGGTGAAGCTCTGAACTGCACCTGCCCGCGTTGTGGATTCAAGTTCGAGGGATAATATGATCATCAAGCCGCCTACGATGAAGGAAATCAACAAGCTGGATAAACCCTGGCGTGGTATGAGTTTCTTCGCAGGTTGCGGTGGGTCTTCGACCGGTCACAAGATGGCCGGTATCGACATTGTGTTGAGCAACGAGTTTGTTGACTCAGCACGAGAGTCCTACGAAGCGAACCATCCGACAACTAAAGTGCTGCCTCATGACATTCGCCGCTTAGACCCAGGCAAGCTGTTGCGCTTCGCTGGTCTAAACAAAGGCGAACTGGATTTACTTGACGGTAGTCCTCCTTGCTTTACCGAAGACACGATCATTCATACAGCAGACGGCATGAAGTTCATTTCGGACATGAACGTCGGCGATAGAGCAATGACCAGTGTCGGGCAGTATCATCCCGTGTACGACACGATGGTGCGACCTTACGTCGGCACGATGCACAAAATCGAAACACTGATCAGTAGCAACAAAGCAACGCCTGAGCACCCGTTCTTTATCAGACGTCCACTTGCTGCGGGCGGTTACTCTGAACCATTCTGGTGTGATGCTAAAGACGTGCAGGAAGGCGATCTGCTCGGTACACCTCGTGTTACGCCTGACCAGACTGCTGATGTGTACCACAATCAGATGAATCAATTGCCGAAGATGATTCGTCAGTGGGTAAGCATTCCTGAGTTCTGGTGGATGGTAGGTCACTGGTGTGATCGTGGTTCAATCGAAACTATCGGTGGCATTGAAGCAGTTAGCTTCGAATCGCATACCAGTATTGAAAACGCGATGATTGAGCAGGCGTTTGACGCGCTTAAACTCAGTAGCCTGAATCGCATCGAAACAATGACAGCGCAACGTAAAACGTTCCGTACTGTGATTGATGTTGAGCTGGTGCAGTTTCTGCGTCGCTTTATCAGTCACGGCAACAACACGTTCTCTCGTCGTCTGCCTGCCATGTTGTTCCACATCAACGCGGAACTGAAACAGCAATTCATTCTGGGCTGTGCTGGCATGGATTATGTGACTGCTATGGGCACAGGCATTGCTATCACTTCTGCAAGCAAGCGCTTCCTGCTTGAACTGAATTACCTGTGCTGCTCTGCATTCAATCGTCCTCTGTTCGACGGACTGACTTGGGGCGACCTGTATTTCGGTAGTTCGTTAACGCCCCGCGAACGAAACAGTGCGCGTGAGCACATTGGCTACCTGTTCCTGCAGGACGAGCACAACTTCTTCCACGAGTTTAGCAAAGAAGACCCGCATCTCTGGACAGAAGTGATTGAGAACCTCGCGTATCAAGCAACCTGTGACGTCTATAACTTCTCTGTTGAAGTGGACGAAACGTATGTGGCGAACGGTGTTGTTGTTCACAACTGCAAAGGCTTCTCTACTGCTGGCGTGAAAGAAGAAGGCTGGGGCAAAGAAGTTAAGTACAGCGATAACAAGTATCAGCAGGTTGATGACCTGTTCGATCAGTACTGCCGTATGCTGAAAGGCATGATGCCGAAAGTGTTCACTGCGGAAAACGTTAGTGGTCTTGTTAAGGGTGCCTCGAAAGGCTACTTCCTTGAGATCATGCGAACGTTTGACGAGATTGGTTATTACGTTCGAGCGCCGCTGCTTAATGCTGCGTGGCTTGGTGTGCCTCAGTCCCGTGAACGTATCATCTTTATGGGTGTACGCAAAGACGTAGCACACGCTCTCGGTTATAAGAGCAATCAGGCTGCTGTGCCTGACGTAGTGCCCTGCGATACGATGGCCTTCCTTGCAGACGCACTGCCTCACATTCAGCGATATAAGTCCACGAAGAAGGATATCATCACGTATCTTCCTGCGATGAACGGACCGATGCCGACAATCACTGCGGCTGATGCTATCGCGTATGAGACAGCCCGTTTCTCGTCTGCTGGGTTCGTTGAAGACAACAAAGGTCATCGTCGTAAGTTGACCATCGACGAACTAAAAGTTGTTTCTGGCCTGCCGTCAGACTATAAGCTGAAAGGTAAGTTTGAAGAACAGTGGGAGCGACTCGGTCGTATCTGTGTTCCGGCAATGACACAGGCTGCGTCGAAAGCTCTTATCGAACACGTCCTGCTGCCTTATGCTAAGAAGCGTAAGAAGAAGCCTGGCGAAATCTTTAAGTAAGGGCGTCTATGTTCTACGTAGTATTGGGTTTTGGTATCGTGATTGGGATCATCCTCACGCTATTCTGTCTGTGGTTTTTCTTCCTGAAGGACTTCGCGGTATTCAAGTCGTGATCAATTAGGACAAGGACGTCCGGGAGAATTGAAATGTCTTATTGTTTAGTTCGTGCAATGATGGTTGCTCATGTACAGGATGGACAACTTGTTTGTTCTAAATACAAGATCAAACTCAGTGCGAGTAACTCCACGCAACTGCATAACTTCATGCACCGCATCTTCTTTGAGTACAACGGCCGTATTCTGCTAGAAGATGAACAGGACCGCGACGTGCTGCCTACACTTAACTACCGCAAGCAAGCCAAAGTGCTTGAAGGTAATGGCAGCGTGTTCAGTCGCATCACCCAACTCGGCCAAAAGCACGGCATCACCTGTCATCTGGTGAACACGTTCAAGTCGAACCTTGACGAAATTGCTTACGTGTTCTATCTGGTGCAGCCTACTGGCGTTGCATGTCAGGTACTCGATACTGACAAAGAAGAACTCTGGGGCAAGACGCTGCTAGTGGGCGCTGACTCTGACGTTGACTATGTAGGGCGCAACGTTGTGCCAATCTTCTGCGATGAAAACTACAACGTTGACGACGCAGTGCTGGGCAACAACCTGTTCACCCTGCACGACGATACCACCAAACTGATGGTGATGGTCGGCAAGTAAAATGATACGCTACCCGATAATATTCCTCGCTACATGGATTCTGGTAGCGTACTCATTATCGACACTGGATGTTTCATCTGAGTGGTGTGAAAGAATAGGCATGGTATCTGCCGCTATCATCACTCACATCGAAATCAAATGGCAGCGCTTCATCAAGAAGCATTGTCAATATCCCGCCGAGTAATCGGCATATCGGTGTGCGGCACAGACGTGACTGCACCCTCTACCTAAAAGGTATGTACTATGTCCAAGAAACACACTTCGTATACCAGCGCGTTCGCAATCGGTGAAATGGCTGTTCTGTCTCTCGATAACTTTGCAGACTGCGAACTGCCTTACGGTGTAGTTGAAGGCGTTCTGTTCTACGGGCCTCAAGTGCGCTATCGCTTGTCGCTGTTTGTGAATGATGGTCCTGCTTCTTCACCTAAAGCATATCGCCATTCAACATTCCTGTTATGATCACTGGTGTGCGCTACGAAGAAGGCAAAGTGCTGTATGACGTGAGCATTCAGCGCAAGCACTACGAAGATGGTTCCATTCGTATCGACACTTCGACAACGTATGGCCGTTTGGTGGGTGACTCGCTGCATAGCGTTGACTCAATCTTTCTGAAACCTGTTGGTGGTTGGCGTAACCCTATTACCTCGGGCCGCTTGGACAGCAACGCAGAAAACAAAAGCAATGTACCTCGTTCTGAATAACTAACTGATGGGTAGCTACGGCTGCCCATTTTTGTTTTTATGTGTAATTTTATTGGACATTCCTTCGTTCGAGGTACGACGTCCATGCAATTCGCAATAGCAAATACATTAGGGCTGCCAGCAGACGTTCTGGCTTCGGCAAAAGCACGGCTGCTGTTATTCGATGCGTCTGTAGACCCAAGGCTCGCAGTAAGAGATTGGACTCAGTACGCCGTTCAATGCAGAGGAGTAATAGCAAGTCTTGTTGGCAGTGTGTATACCACAGGACAAGTTCAAGGTGTGCGTGACGGAAAACATTATCCTGCGACTGGAGGTGTTCTTACACAATCAGCACAAACAACACCTCTGGCCGCAACTAACTATACAACTCTGGTAGATTTTGATACAAGCAATTCCAGTCTTGGCATCAAGTACGGAAGTCGAATAAGACTGCCGTCCAGTAAAGCCACACCATTCACCTGGGATAGTGATGGTTACGGACTTCCTCAAGATCTGATGCTCATTTCTTCTAAAACAGGTGAGTTGAAGGCTGAGGTGAGTGCAAGCGTCAGTTGTTATTTCACCAGAACGTTCAAGCCCGATCCGAATCGCACCATAACTCGAACGAACACTATAAATAGCTATTCTGTTCTTCGTGGTATCAAGCTAAATAAGACTGCGGTCAACTTGAATTTTCGTATAGCCCCCGCAGTGTGGGCACAGTCTAAAGTCGCAGATCTGCCTGCAGGGATCTTTCTTGCCAATAGAGCAATTCAGGGAGTCTACTACGAAACTGAGTATTACAAAACAAGCTATGCACCTGTAGATAAATTTCAGAATGGTGATGCTGGATATATTCCTCTAGGGACCGTTAGAGAGATTCCAGTTTATCTGGACTCAACAGAAGAGGATGAAACCGTGGTGCCGACTTGGGCAGCGCTGCAAGTTGACTCAATTAGAGGTGAATCCCTTCTGACATTCACTGTAGGCGAAGATGGAGATTTTATTCCTACGTCCTCGTGTGTCCCAGGTAAATATCTGACGCTGGTGGAAAATCCAAATAAGATGTTGCGCGTCAGTCAACATCTACAGAACCTATGAAAATAAGGGTGGCTTCGGCCGCCCATTTTTGTATCTATAATCTGTAAATATCAGACAGGAGGATAGCATGAAAGATGATATGTACGAAATTCGGAATTTCATCAAGGGCCGCCTCGATGAAGAAACGAAGGATATCGTTATGAGTGATGAAATGGTACTTAGCCGTACTCGTGACATTGCTGGTGGCGTTATCCGAGCTATCACGCGCAATATGCGTAGTGATGGATTTAGTATCGTGTGCGACAGCACTATCAACACACAAGCGCTGATTGACAACAATGTTCTGGCAGTTGACATTGTGATCAGTGACTCGCGTTTGGCCAATCAAATACTTAGAGGGAACGACAATGCTAAAACGTCTATTAGCTTTGTTCTGGCGGAAGAAGAAAACACCACCGGTCAAAAAGAGCTTTGAAGAAAAGCTGGATGACCTAAGTGACCAGATTCGTCGAGATGACGAACATCTGCGCCGCGTATTGCACACTGGTCATCAGCCTGTGCGTAAGAAAGAGCGCGTCACGGTTACCGTAGAGCCGCCGAAGAAACGCTATCAGACTAAGCCGACGCCTATGCCTGAACGCAAGAACTTCAACGGTCAACCTCGTCGCGGTATGACAGTGAATCATGCTTCTTCTAGTCGCGCTCAGACAGACGATTTAATGCTGGCTGTGATGATGCAGCAGACCTACGTTGCACCCACACCAAGTCGTTCGCACGATGATAACTGTCGCGTAGATCATACGCCGAGCTATCGACATAGCGACCCTGACCCAAGCCCCTCATACGAGGGCGGTTCTGATTCTGGTTACAGCGGAGGTGGTTCCTGTGATTAAACGTCTAATGAACTGGATAGGCTTGATGCTTATCTCTGAATCAAACAAGCGTAAACTCCGTCAGCACGAAGCAATGATGCGCGCCTGTACTGACGTTTACGATTGGTGCGGTGCTGACTTGCCTCAGACGGCCGAAGCTGTCGAGTACGTTCGCACACGCGCATTAGGCTATGAGAACCGATTGAACGTCCACAACGGTAAAATCATGACGCCATACGAAGCGCACACAGGCATTAGCAACTGGCGTGATGCGATGCGCAGTAAGTATCTGCATAGCGAAGTGGACTTTGACGGCAAGGCGTTCGCAGCACCAAAGGCAGATTCTGTAAACTAAGAACACGAACAACATATACCGAGAAAAATATGGAACGTAACTCAAACGAAAAGATTGTGGTGCTGGATGTAGATATGTACCGCACTCTCGTACAATACGCAGAGTGCGGTGAACGCGACTGCGGGCCTAACTTCTTTGGAAAATCCGTGAAAGAACTCGAAAAACATGCACGGCACTTTAATCCACATCTACGCGCACCGTTTGAGCAGATGTTGACTAACGAGCGTTTGGGTAAAGCCGAACGTCGTCGGCTGGTGAAGAAAGCACGTCGCCTTAGTTCCCAGCGCGAGCCTGTACGCTTCCTCGTTGACCACCAGCACAAGGTAATCTATCCGATTATCATCACTGGTGTGTCGTCTGACAATCAACTGCGTTTGAAGTATCACGCACTGTCTGACGGCTGGGATTCGGCTGCTATGGTTGATCGCATCTTCGAAACACCAGAAGAGTTGCCTCAGTCCTATCGTATGCTCAAGGAAGGGGAGAACGTCTGATGAAAGCACTGTCTATTCGTCAACCTTGGGCTTGGCTGATTACCAAAGGTCACAAGAAGATTGAGAACCGTACGTGGGACACAAAGAAACGCGGACGCTTTCTCATTCATGCAAGTTCGAAACGTCCTAGTGACGACGACATGCGTGTGGCCAAAGAGATCTGCGACGGCCTGAACATCAAGCTGCCTGAGAAGCATGAGTTCGAGCTGGGAGCTATCGTGGGCTATGCTACTCTGTGCGGTACGACAACGCAATCTGACGACCCGTTCTTCTTCGGGCCTGTTGGTCTGCAACTGAAAGACTGTCGTGCTACCGAGCCTGTTCGTTGCAAAGGCGCTCTCAGTTTCTTTAACACACCGTACTGTGTCGTAGGCGGTAATGTGATCTTGTCTCCACGATGAGGCCCATACTGGTTGTTCATGGAGGCAAAGTTCTGCCCGCTCAACTGGTAAATGAAGATCGTAAAGACGTGTACTTTGTTCGGCACATGACGATCAGAGGACAAAACGTGTACGTCGCAGGATTGGCACCAGTTGCTACTGTTGTGTTTCTCTATGGATACTCGCCTACTGTTGATGACTATGAAGTTGTAAAACAGATGCGAGGCAAGTAAATCAAGGGTGGCCTGACGGCTGCCCTTTTCGCGTTTAAGGAGCGTTATGTTACCGTTTGCACCTAAGACCCGCGTAGTCAGTATGCGTAACGGCAATAAGGACTATGATGTTCGTATTGACCGGGAAACGAAGTGGGGCAACAAGTTCTATATGACCAAAGAGACTGTGGCCGAACGTGACCGTGTGTGCGATGGACATGAGATAGATCTGTGGTTAAAAATCTACAGTGGTGAGATACGCATAGGTCATTTGCTTGAACTCTATGGTAAACGTCTTGGCTGTTGGTGTAGTCCCAAACGCTGTCACGGAGATGCGTTAGCTAGAGCGGCTGAGTGGGCGTACAATGCAAACTGTAAATGGGAGCGTATAAAAGCCACTTACAGGAAGCGCCGACGTGCAGCAAACAAAGCCAATAGCAAGAAAGGTAGGAAGAAAGTTTCTCGGAAGTAGCCCGTCGATGAAGGCTATGAATTGGGAAGTGTATATCAGTGCATTCAGCGGCAGAGCTTACGGCCAGTTCGCTGTTGCATGGGGCGCTTCTCACATGGTGATTCATACACTCGATGTTACCGAGTGTGTGCGCAATAACTGCGACCAGTTATACATCGACAAACTGGACAAGATCATTGAGTGTCTAAATGCGTTCAATGGTCTGCTTGGTACGACCAACATAGGTCATTGTCGTGAGTGGCTGAATCCTATTGAGACAGGCGCTACAGGCAGTGTGGCGTTCTGCCACTACGTCACTGACAAAGAAGCCAACATCTATTTCGAGCTGGCATCCTGTACTGAGAAGGTTCGCTTCTATCCCGCACCAGCAGGCAGGCACAAACTGCGTAACCTGAAAACCAGCCTTGTTCGTTTAGAGCAGGAGCTGATCAAACACAGGCAGGCAATGCTTGATACCATGAGTGTGGTCAACGAAACACGCGCTATGCTAAATCTGTAAATATAGCGTATACCACATATACCTAGAATAAGGAACTTGGCATGGCCATGACTCAAACGCAGTACGCTCTTTCTAAGGTGGCAGAAGAAGCTACCGAGATCGCAAAAGAGTGCCACAAGATCATGCACTTCGGGTTTAACTCATTTGACCCGAATGACCCAAAGCGCGTTAAGAACATTGACCGCCTGATTGCTGAACTGCATGATCTCGAAGGCGCCCTCCTGTTTCTGCGTGATAACTCAGGCGGTGAGTTCGAGTTTATCCCCGATACCTGCACTGCGTTGGCTAAGTACGATAAGATTGCACGGCACATGGGCTACGCGATTGAGTCTGGTAATGTTGAACCTTTCGATTTAGAAGACGAGGATGAATAATGAGTTACTCTTTCGTTGTTGAGTGGAACATCCGCTTAAAGGCCGATACGCCTAAAGAAGTTATGAGCATGTTGAAAGCGTGGCACAAGCATCCGCACCGCTTCGACGCGTTTTTGAATCTCGGTGTTGACGTTAGTGCTGCGTTGGGTTGTGGTCTGGATTCAATCGCAGGTATTTACTACGAGAGTAACTTCATTCACGGCTCCGGCGTCGTGCCGTATATCCGCACCTGCGCCAACTTCACGCGACGTAGCTCAGGCACGGATCGTCTGGTAGGTTTCATCAACTGGTTGGAGCCGTATATCGATCATCGTGATGAAGTCATCGGCATCGTTCGTGGCGAAGATGATCTCTACTGCTATGACGATACGCGTGGTTATGGCTTCGGTCTTATTCCTGAGCCGCCTCCAAGCAAAACGTTCTACGAAATTCGTATCATCAACAACTGCGCACAAATCGAATATAAGCGTGGTGATCTTCATAACCTTTATCCGTGGGTATCTTATGCTTACTAACATTGCTCGTCTCGTTGCTACACAGGCACACTCTGGTCAGGTACGCAAGTACAATAACGAACCGTACATCAATCACCCACTGCGTGTTGCACAGTGGCTGTCTCAGTTTAACGTTGGTGAGCTGATCGAAGCAGGCGCAATCTGTCACGATGTTCTCGAAGATACCGACGTCGGCTATAGCGCTTTGGAACTCACTGTCGGTACACCTGTTGCTGACCTCGTTCGGGAAGTTACTAACGGCGTCTATCCGGCAGGCACTTCTCGCGTTCAGAAGTACTGGGGTAATATCTCCAAGCTACTGACCTCCAGTCATCAGGCGCAAACGCTCAAGTGCGGTGACGTGTATGACAACTGCAAAGACGTGTACGATCTGGACCCGTCGTATGCAGCGCGTTACATCGCCGAGAAGTTCTTCCTCGTGCGTCTGTTCACTCGCGCTCAGTCTGACGTGCGCAACGCAACGTTGAACCTACTGTCGTCTGTATACAACGGCATGTCTGACGGGCACCGCATCTACTGTCTGGATTACATGCAGCAACTCGAACGTGAGTGTCCGGAAGAACTGTTGATTCACTTCCACAACGCGCTGGTAGAAGCCAACGAACACAATGGCTGTACTCTGCGTATCGGAGATGCGTATGGAACTGAAACTGCCGCCGTTTAAAACTCGCAGCGTACTGGTAGAGAACATGGAAGTTCGAAACAAACACGCCACAGCCGTTGTTGCCGTCAGTGAAACAAGCTGGTGGGGTTATCGCAAACGTAACCTGCGCGTTGCAATGAAGTGCGACAAGATCACTCGTAAGGAGATCGAGTGGTCAGCGCTGGTCAAATGGGATGATGGCTATATTGTTGCTCCCATCTGCGAAGACAGCGACGTCCTTACAGCCGCAAACAACACACTCCGCGATATGCGCAACATGAACTTGCAGCGTTACGAGCAACTGCTTGCGCATCGCCTGACCATTCACATGAGGAAACATCATGGCCGCACATGCAGTTTATCTGTTTGAGAACGTGGAAGATGAAGTTGCTTTCACCGAACGCCGCTTTCATAAAAGCATTCTTTTCATGAAGGGCATCAATAAAAACTTGCCTATGGTGGAAGAAAGCAAAGAAGTAACGTTCGCCGTATACGAAGTGGGTGACACCAAAACGTATGCTGCAACTGTCGGTCAGCCTCTTCCTGAAAATCTGCGTCTGGCACTGAACCTCGAACCGGTTCGTGTGTGGCGTCTGATTCGCCGTAAAGACGATGTGTTCTTTGTCGGTGAAAACTCAGAAGCTATCGTTGCAGATAGCGTGGTGCCTATGGAGATTCGTGTTGAAGGAGCACAGGATGCAGAACGTTGCTGGTCACGCGCTTGAACTAACAGCGAAGGACGTTGAGGCTTATTGGCGGGGACGTGCGTATATTGAAGCGGCTCGTATTGCGCACAACCATCAGGAAGACCCGACTGCGTACACTCTGACCTTTCAGCTCATTGAGCCGTATCTTCCTCAAGGCTGGGAAGTCATCAACCCAATACGTGAGCAGCACGAAGGTGAATTGCCTGATGCCGTGTTTGAGCCTGGTGAAACCCTTGAGCCGCGATTCGTCGTCATGCTTGCGTTGATGATCGATAGCGATAAAACTCAGGTGGGCGGCAAAACAATTAAATCTATGGCGCATCTGTCTTCTGTTGCGCGTGACAAACGAATCGTGTTGGTGCTTAACGGTCACGACACAGCACTTGCGCGGCATCTTGCGCTTGAAGCTGGGTACGAAGTGAGTGAAGCAGGTCTGATTGATATGGCCAAAGCTATTGGCGATAAAGCTATGCGCCGTGCTGAACACACTGGCTTCTTTGAACTTGATACTCCACGCGAGCGCAAAGAGCGTGACCCGAATCTCGACGCTGTACGACACAAGCATAATCGTGTGGGTCGTCATTCAGGCAATCAACGATTTAATGCCAAGTCGCAGCGTCAGAATTTCAAAGGCCGCGGCCGATGAAAAACGAAACATATGCGATTGAGTATGTGGACAACGTACCACTGCGCGTCCATGTCTTTCGGCCAGAGGCAAGCCCTGAGCAGAGTGATTATCAGGCTCTGGTAAGCATTGACGCGTTCGATAAGCGTATGTGCCTTGCCTGCAAGAAAGACCCAGCAGTTCGTCGCTTCTGGCTTCAACGTAAGCACGAATGGGAACATCTCGTGGAGTCTGATCGACGCATGATGCGTTTGAGAATGTCTCCTACATTCATCAATCTTCCAAAGCAGATACACGAAGACCTCTGGACGTTCTACCGTGAAGTCGGCTGGGACTATAAAAGCAAACGATTCATTTGACCAAAAATCCACTATCTCTGCCGCTGTCTGCTGTTTGCATTCTTGCGGTATCGACGCGCACGGGAGTCTTTCTCGATGTGCTTAATAATGAAAAGACACCAGCAGGCCAATGTATCAGTCGTGTTGTAGATGCTGTCCTTGCTGAGGGGAGTTCTTATGGACTTGAAAGACTGGTTGATCACAACGGAGACAATCGTCCACAAGATGGTTGTTGACCCCGTTGAAGGTACGGCTGCTGGGCTAGTCGAAACTGTTTACTACGGACCGAAACGTCTTGGTCGTCGTCGCATTCAGGGCATTAGTCGTTCGTGCATCTGCCACGATATTTATCGTCGTCAGGCAGTTTGGATGGACGTCAACGGCATGGACGAACTACTGCCAAAGCACAACACGGCCAAGTCATTGTGTCGTAGACTACGCACAGAAATCAATAAACTCGTAGCAGAGGGTAAAGTAAATGGTGAGTCCATTAGCAAAAATCAACATCGGCAGCCCATTGCCTGATAGCGGCGATCTGATCTACAAACAGATTCTTGATGGTAGTATTGAGATTCTGGACAGCACACTCGATCTGCATCGGCAGAGCAATGTGGTGCTGCGTAACACCAAAGAGCTGGGTATTGATATACTCAATGGAGTCTGGACTTATACTCCTAAGTACACGTATGAAAACAGACACCCTCTGGCGTATACGTTCGGTCAAATGATGGCTGATCCAAACAGCACGTATCAGGACCTGGCGAAGGAGCTTACAACCAAAGCGGAGCAAGATATGTTCTACGCGCCGCTGCGCAAGCTCCGTGCGTTCATAATCAACCATGATACAGTTACGGGTAAAACTGATTTGCGTATGCCGGACGCGTGGATCGTAAACATCGACGCTGCGCTGACAATGCGTGACTTCATGGGCGTAGTTGAAGGCTACGTTCAATCTAAGCAGCGTCAGGAAGTTGCGGATGTTGTCTTTGAGAAGTATTACGCCACAGGCGAAAGCACAAAGAACTCCAAGGCACGTCTGTTGTTCAGTGGTGGTACGGTAGTTATGGTCGACCCGGATCGCCATACAGCTGGGACCGCCAATATGTTCGATATGACGCCAATCTTCAAGTTCGTGTCGCGTCCGTGGAATCACGGCCTGACGCAGAATCATCTCCGTACCTATCGCAAGTTAGTAAATCTGTAAATACTAACTGCTAAAGTTACTCTATCTTATTCAGACTATCTTTCAACTAACATAAGGAAACAAGCATGGCTTCTAAAGAACGTGCGGGCGTTGTGGACAATTCTGCTAAGTCCGCTAAATCTGGCGGCAGCGCGGGTAGACGTGTTACTGCTCCGATCTACAACGGCACCCAAACTTCTGCGCATGTCGCATCCGCTGCATCTACCTCTGTGCTGCCTGTCTCTGGCGTGTCTCTCGCTGCGCAAATCTACAGCCGCGCGGACAGCCTGCGTTACGCCACTTCTGAGTTATCTGAAACGTTGCAGCGCCTGGGCCTGTACGAACCGGCTCCTTCGAAAGGCGAAGATCTGGCGAGCGCTGCCCACGATAACGTGCTGCGTGTTATCAACGAAGAACTCAACGGCGCGATGCGTTTCGCTAACAACGTTCTGTTCTCGTCCGTTCACGGCGACGACGAAGAAGAAATCGGCGAAGATTGTGACACTGAAAAAGAAACCCAGGGCGCTATTCATAAAACGCAGTTCGGCCGCAGTATTTACGGTGACGCACAGGCAGCCATCTCGCGTCTGCTGAGTATTCAGAGCCTGGCCAATCGTGTCAATCTGTCTCTGGTTGGCGTTGAAGGTCCTGCTGACTGCCGTGCTGCTCAGGTGAACGATAGCGTTCACGGCTGCCTGTGCAATCTGGCCGATCACATCGACGACACCGTCACTACTCTGCATCGCGTTAATGCAGACCTGATGACCAACCTGTTGGGAGTTAACGGGCAATGATCGACTTCAAATCTGTTAAGTTTGACGAAGACCGTAAGCCGTACATCGTTGAACGCGGCGCTAAGGGTAAGTTCCAGCGTCGTTATCTGACTGACGCAGAACAGCAGGAGCACAAAGAGTGGGACGCCAAGCGTGTTAGCAAACTGAACGCAGCCGCTGTTCGTCCGGCTCGTGGCCAGACTGAATCTTTCCAGCACGTCGATACTGTCGGTACTGATCGTGCCTCAGCACGTAACTCTACTCTGCGTACTGGCTACGGTTTAGCTGACGGTCCTACCGGTCCTGTTGGTCCGGGACCATGTCCTGTCGGCGCTGACCCTCTGATTCCGTATTCTCTGGAAAGCGGCTCAGAGCAGGACGTCCCGGTCGGCCAGCGCGTAGCTCGTCGTTCTGTTAACCTGATGGACAGCCTTGCGCATCTGACGCTGGCTTTGTATGAGTTCGGCGCTATCGACAATGCGTGTGTTGCTGATGTTCGTTCGCGCGTCATGGACCTTGCAGAAGGTCTTCATGAAGACGAAGACTGTATGCGCATTCAGGCAGAAGACGAGCTGGTGGAGCCTTACTACTACGTTAAGTCTATGGCTGCGCTGCTGCACGGTTCGTATACTCAGTCGCGTACTCAGGCTCCGTTGAAAGTTGTTGGCTACCACGCCGCACCGGTTATTACTCTGACACAGTACCTGATGGGTCTTGTCTTCCCCGAAGGCGATATGGCACGTCGTGCTCAGACCGGTAACCTGCTGCGTCGCGGTGACGAATCCGTGCGTGATCTGGCGCTGGACATTATGACCGTGTACAACAACATTCAGGCTGACATTAGCGAAGCTGGTATTCGTCTGCTGGGTGAGATGCCGGAAGAAATCGGCGGGTTGAATGTAGGTCTGGGTGAGCTGGCGTCTCTGGACGTCGTTCGCGCCGTTGACGAAATGCTGGAGTATCTGGTGATTCGTATCGACGGCCTGACGCAGATGCTGCGCGACCAACTGTAATCTGCTGTAGAAAGCAAAAAGGGCGGCCCTCGTGATTGAGAGTCGCCCTTTTTCGTTATAGCGCTAAACCTATGCCGATAGCTGCTGCAATGCGTGTCAACCACAATTGAAAATCCGCAGACTTCTGATCTTCAATACGTGCCTTACGCTCTGCTGCCAAATCATCGGATAGTCCATTCGCTCTCACCTCTTCGGCTTGAGCCAAACGCAATAGCTTGTTGCGTTCATCAATGGTCAGATTGAGCACATCGAGTAACTTGTTTCGTTCCTCGGTGCGGTCTTTCCCTGCCTGATACAGATTAATCAAATCAACCATTCCCTTGTTATCAAGCACTGCAACCTTCTTGTCTTCTACCACTTTGATAGTGACAGTAGGCTTGGCAGGAACGGCTTCCTTTTCCCACTCAACTTTGTTGATCTGCTGAATATCTTGCATGGTTGTTTTCTTGGTTGCATCAATCCCAGATAACGAACTGCAACCAGTCACTAGCAAGCACAGGAGTAACGTGATTATTTTCATAGCTTATTGTACCTGTCCACCAGCTCGTCCATGCTGTCATCTTTACTTGGAGGCTTAACGTCAGTCTCAGGCTTCCGCGTATTCAGATCTTTCACCGCATCGTTAACAGTCTTGCTGTCTTGAACTTGGTTCTCGATTGCTGCCTCACGCGTATTGTCAGCGGCTTTCTGCTCACCTGTAGTAGTCGATGGGCTTGCCTTTGGGCGACGGAACAACAGCGCCGTTACGACGAGCACAACAACAGATGCGAAAACCTTCCAGTATTTCATAAACACTTCAATAGCCTTAGACATAATCACGCTCTCCACTATTCTTTATCTGTCTCCTGCTTCTCTGCTTTAGTCGTCTGCATGTTGACAAGGTTCTCAACAGTAAACGCAAGGGAGAAGTAGGTAAGATGGTCGGTCTGACCATTCATCAGCAAGCCAATGAACATACCGGTAGACACGAACACTGCGGCGACGGAGGAGATTGGATTCAGCGTCCAGTACTCCTTCCAGTTTAAGCCTTCTCGCTTAGTCTTGACCACGTAGTTCATCAAGACACCGCCGACGTATGAAAGAAAGAAGGCTACGATTTGGATTGTCGGCATTTGTGATATTACATCACCCATGTTGCAATACTCCCTATTTGACAAAAGAAAGGGAGAGCCGAAGCCCTCCCTATAGATCAAAGATGGTCAGAGGTAATCTGACCATCTTGATACAGTTCGCGCTTACGCGCTTTCCACGTTGAAGAAAGTTCAGAGAAGAACTCTCTCGCACGATCATCGTCAAGCTCAAACGGTTGCTGTACGCCATACTTAGCGCACAGGCCATTGAACGTTGCATTGTACTCGGTCTGCAAAAGCGATTTGTCCGCGCTCTCGCTGATATACTGCTTGGCCGACATTGCTACTGTTAGTTGCATGATACCATCCTCTTATTATCTACTCGCATAAATTATCATGCGAATTTCAAAACGAGGTCGTTCACGATAACAGCCTTGGACTGGTCAGTAGGCGTGGTGTTGTTTGCATACACTTTACCCCCAACCAGGCGTAAGTCTGCATTCGACACCTCGCTGCCAACACTACACACAGCAAGAAATGCAGCGCCTGCATCGTTGTTGCCTGTCTGCAAGTTGATCGTGTTTGAGTACGCACCGACAACAATACACCAAGTAGGCGTAGCGTCTTTCAGGAAATAACTCGAACGGTTATCGCTGTACGAGACAGCAAGGCGCATGTTCATCGCAGACGCAAGCAGCACAGGCACGTTATTGGCAAGCAGTGATATAGCAGCCTTGTTGCCTGTAACACCACCAACATAGTCAGCAACGCGGGCATTCAACAGAGGCCCGATGCGCGTGTACACTGCGCTGTTGCCTGCCAACTGAGTGGCCTCTGCAAGCATTGCTTGCACTTCTGCTTTAGTAGGCATCGTGCCAGTATAAAACAGAATTGAGTTGGTAGTTGTGGTGAACGAGGTAGGTACCGAAGTTCCAACAAGACCGTTGTATGCACTGCGCATCATCGCATTCGCTGTAGCAGGAAGCATTCTCATTACGCACCCTCCACAAAGTTGTCAGCTATACGAATGGTAAGATCAGAAACAGCCATCATGCCATACTCGCCAATAGAAGTCGTACCCAGTGTAATATCGGTACCTACATCCAGCACCATGCCGAAGTAGTCCTCAGTTGTAGAGCCTAGGTAGGCTTGAGTTGTACTCGGCACACTTCCCGTCAGTGGTACAAGCACAACGTGCGTCAGAGCAGCAACAACAAAGTCACTGCCTTTCTCGACATACGGAGTGAATGACAACTGGTTCGTAGTAGACGTACCGTTCATGCTCAAGCGTAACTTACGCGCCAGAATATTCAGACCATCATTCATGCCTGTAGTGACAGTGATACGCGTCCAGGCCAGAGTTGTCGGGTCTTGATACTCAAGGCGAATGTTACCAGCATTGATTACGTTCGCATTTGGAATAAAGAACGAACGGAAGCGTAGAGTACGGCCGTAGTCGTATTCCACTGTGTCGTTCGCATCCCACGCAGGAGCAATACCAACAGTTACGTCAGAACAAGCAGCAACGTTGGCCAGCACCTGCTGCGGTGTCTTACTCCATCCTGCGCTTGGAGTATAGCGAGAGTATTCTGGGAACACCGCATACGTCTGGATAGGCTGTTTGGTAGTCGGGTCAATTGTAACACGACCCTGACCGTAGCCGCCAATCGGCATAAGACTGCGTGCCTTGCTGTACTGACGGCATAAGATACCGTTAGCATCGGCGACCTGAGTCTGGTACTTGATCTCCACGGCAGCACGAGACGAAGCGACAAGGTCAACCAACGTCTTAGGAACGTTGTTGCTACTACCGTTTCGAAAGAACGCTGCCCAGCCACTTGCGTTTGTAGAAGTGCCTACAGTTTGCAGTAGCTGGTAGAGCGCTTGTTTTTCAGAGACTAACATAATGCCTCCTTAGAGTTTGATACGCATATCAGCAACACGCAGAGGCTGACCAGCAACAACAGCACCGCCCAGGATTTTCATATCAGCAGTAGAGTTCTCGTCACCAACAGTACCGACGATGCAGTTATACAGGTTAGTGCCTGTAGTAAAGCCTGACCACGTATCAATGGTCGTACCAGCAGAACACTGACGCAGCATGAACCACGTAGGCGTACCAGAAGCAGCGATGTTGAAAACGTTAGGCTGGCTGCTCAGTGGCAGATTCAGTACGTTGTTATCGTAGTCCATGGTAGGAGTGAACGTACCAAGAGATACGTTGCCTAAGAAGTTTGCTGTGGTTGCGAATGCAGAAATGGCAGCGGCCGACCACGTAGTTTGAGTGCTCGCAGTCGTCAACAGAGCCTGTAGTTGTTCATCAGTTGGCGGAGTACCTGAGAACAAAGCAAGGTGAGTCAAGTTGCCGCCAACAGATGCACCCGGCAGCATACGAGTGCAGATAGCAATCTGAGACTGTAGTGTGTTGTAGGCTTTAGAAACGCGCATGTTAGTATACCTCAGTTGCGACAGGTTTATAAGTTACAGTGAACGAGCTAATAGCCTGTTCCTGCGCAGGGTAAACAGTGGCGTCGTTAATAACGAGGTCGTAGTTCGCTGCCTGTTTCAGATCGTCAGTGATAGATACGCCATAGTGCGCAAAGTAACGACCAAATGATATAGCCGCCAGATTGACGGAGAAGGATGGTGTTGTCCACACAGCTCCGTAGGCGAAAGGTACCATGACGGCGTGCTGAATCTTGCCCAAAACACGCGGCGAAGTACCAGAAGCATAATCACCGTAGAAGTGCAGAGCGAATACACCGACGCCGTTAGGGAATGGGTTTGCCGCAGCTTTCGATACGATGCGGAAGCGACGGGCCTGAACAGTAGCTGGAAGCTGGAAGAACTTCTCTGAGTTCAGGGCAGTAGCAGGCAGATTAACAGACAGGTTAGTGACGTCTACCCACGAACTGCCTTGCTGCATCTGTAAGAACAATGCAGTGGCTGCGCTGTTGATAAACAGGTTATTCGAGCTGTCTGTTTGCGTAAATCCAGCGAGAGAGTTGATAACCACTTCGGCGCCAAAGTCATACTCAGCAAACGTCCAGGAACCATCAGCATTGGCCTGCTTCACTGCCGGAATAGAAGCGGTCTTAGCCAGTGCAGCACAAGAGGTCAGCGTTGCGTTTTGAGTAGACGCACAGCGATGGGCCATGATAGTGGCAAAGATAACATCCAGCTGGGAACCGAACTGAGACAGGTTACCTACTAGATCTTGGTAGACCGTGCTGTATGTGGCGAACGTCACTTTTGGCAGTACGCGCTTGCCGCGATAGCCCTGAACTGTAGTCCACGCAGGAGCAGGAGATACCTGATAGTTGGAGACAGTTGTTGGAAGGGCCTGATGTTGGGAGTTACCCAGTTGAGTCTGCAAGAACGCACGGCTGCTTACCATGTTGTTCAGAACGGTTTGCAGATCGTAGTTCAACGTGGCGGGAAGATTCCCTTCCATAAATGCGCCGAACACTACTAGAGGAGTGTTCTGATAAATCGGTAGAATTTTCATATTCATGCCCTTGGTTTAAAGACAGTTCAAATTAATGACGTGGCAGCCGAAGCCACCACGTAAGTATTACAGTTGAATGGTAAGATCAAGGAAGCGATAAGCCTGACCCGTCTTAATCGTACCACCAATGAACTGTAGTTCCGCATCAGACCCTTGATCGCCGACAGTGCCTATCCAGAAAGGACCAGCTATCGCAGTATTGTATGCAAAGCCAGCCCACGAGGCCACAGTGTTCGAAGTAATGCTACGCGCAACATAGAACGTAGGCGTGCCGTCAGCCTCTCCGGTCAATGTCGAAGATAAACCCCCAAACGGCAAAGTCACGGTACGAGCAACCGCATTAACTATGGGCGTCATTGGAGGGCAGGCCATATCTCCGAGATAGTTTGTCTGGAGCAGACCGAGATTTGATACAACGCTTGCCCAGTTGAGCACACTACCTACACCACCATGAGGCATCAAGTCCAGCGCTTTGCTGATCTTAGGTGCAGTGCCTTTGAATAACGCTATGTGCAAAAGCCCGTTGGAGATCTGAACCGCAGGAAACGCAGCATTCATCTGAGCAAGCGAAAGACCTTTATTGCTAATCATACGCCCCTCCCAACGAGTGCATCTTGCTTAATACGGAACGTCGGCACAGGTGCTTCACCGAACGTTATGCTGTAGCTTGTGTCCGGCATAACGATATCCGTACTGGCACCTAACTTGAGATCGTCAGTGACAGTAAGGTGTGTCATTCCAAAGTAACGACCGGCAACAGTCGCAGCAACCGCAGGAAGATTGAAGTTCCACGGCGTACTGTTTGCGTAGCTCGCATTCGCCATCAGGTTCAGTATAGACATATGCTTGTACTTACCTAATGTGCGTGGCTTCGTTCCTGTATAGTTGCCGTAGAACTGCAAGCTAAACGGATAGTGCCCTGTAGTAGACCATGGCCATGCTACTGTTTTGTTGATCAGACGCCACTTCTGCGCTTTAATTGTCGCAGGTAGGCTGTAGGCAACAGGCGAGTAGTTGCTGTTGGTACGAACGTTTGCGTAAATATCTACAGCATCAGTCCAGACATCTCCGATAAGAGCTTGCAGCACAGTGCCTTGAGTACCGAGAGGCATAAGTGAAGCAACACCGGCACCTATGTTCACACCAACAAGTCCTTTAAGTTCCATCTCAGCGCCGAAGTCATACTCGGCCATCAGCCAGTTACCTGCCTCGGTAAGACTGTATTGAGGACTCAGATAGTTGCCTGTGTTTACTGAGAACTGCGTCTGCGTCGTGCCCATCTTGTGCGCGAGAATGGTAACAGCCACGCTCTCATTGTACGCATTGACGGTAGTGGCGAAACGCGCATCAAGCGCAGGCAGTCGTACCTTAGGCACGATTCGCATCAACGCATTAATAGCGGCACCGTAGCCCAAAGAGCCGCTAAACTCTACCCACGCAGGATAGAAGTTCGTGCTGAGAAACGTCGATGCAGTTACTGGGTTGAACTGCCAACGAAACGGCGCAGTGCTTGCAGGCTGCTTTTGAAACAAGCGAATGGCAATAGCATCGTTGAAGGTGCTATGAATACCACGCTCACCATTTGCAGGCACATCGGTGTCATACAACAGACCCAGCGAGAACACCGAAGCAATGTTCGCCGCTTGGTACGGGAAAAGTTCCATAGCGCGTCCTTAGCTGAATGTGATGTTGTTAAGAATGATAGTGCCATTCAGATTGAACGTACCATCGTTATTGTCCGTGAGAGACGCACCCATAGCAATCAGATCCTGAGCTGTGAACTCAACAACCGTAGCAACTCCAACAGTTGCAGGAGCGAGTGTAGTGGTGGTCTGACTAATGAACAGATACATGCGATTGAAAGGCTTCGCATAGGAGAAGCGACCAAGCAGACTATTCAGGTCAAACATGCGCTTACCATTGCCTGCGTTGACAACACGCAAAGTACCTGTCGAGGCATAAGCAGTGTCCATCACGCATCCTGGAACGTTAGCTGCCAGATAAGTACGCAGAGAGTTCAGGCTAAACAGAGCTTGCGCTTGGTTAGTCCAGGTGTTATCAGGCACCGCATCTCCTGAGGAGAACACAATCGCGGCAGCAGGCTCAGCAGAGACATGCGTACCACCAGCTTGCATCGCATTTGCCGCATTGTATGCAGTGACTGAGCTAGGCAGCCACGGAGCTTCAACAACAGCAGCCGCAGATGAACCCAAAACATCGCCACGCATATTGAGCATCGCTTTAGAGATATACATCAGCTACTCCTTTGAGTGAAGCGAAGTTTGGGGCAGTACATCATGTTCTTCTGATTAGGATAAACCTGATCAGTCAACTTGAATGGACCCTGCGTACCGACAGCACCGGCAGTAAACATGATGTTGTCAGAGTAATCAGTATCGCCATGCGTGAACGTATTACAGTGTGCAAGAGCCGCCCACGAAGGAGAGGTCACGGCGCTGGCTGGTGGCGTGTCTACAGAACTAAGCAGAATACGCATAGCAGTAACAGAGGTCGCAGTAGAACTTTTATAGCGGTAGCGCTTAGACGCAACAGGTGCAGATAAAGCCAGACACGTAGAGTCACCAGCAATAGCAGCCGCGTTGCCCAACGATACTTCCTGCCCCTGATCATCAACAGCAACAAGGGAGAAGATAGAGTTAGGAGTTGTGTTGTACTTAACGTGCGTCACAGTCACCGGAGTGTCGAACTCAAAGTCAATATCAACTCCACCCATACGAGCAGCAGGAACGGTGCCGCTACCTGATCCCATAATCAACGTGACGTCGCGATCAGTAATGCCTGAACGAGTGATACGGTGAGGCATAAGCTGAGATACCACAGTAGCAGCAGTACCAACGGTCCCATAGTACGATACCCCTTTGGGGATGTACTGAGATTGGAGAGCAAGTGCAATCACGTTGCCATTCTCAATTCCAGTAATAGGGTTTCGCACAAAGCCGATTGCCTGATTGTACATATCGGCAAGTGACTTATTGTTGAAGGCTGCATCAAAGCCTTCTTTTGACGTAGGCAGCTTACCACTAAACGCAAACAGATTCCAGCCCGCCCCTGCATTAGGGTCATTGAGCATGGTTGCGTTATTCGCGTTTGTGCCAACGACTGACTGCGCCATGATGCGTGTGTTAATGATCTTCATTAGCTCACCACCGGTGCAACAGATTTATTATTCGCTTTCGTGTCAGACAGATCGAGCGTAGGAACAGACACACGGAACACAATGTTGTCGTACAGAGGTTCAATCGTCTGATCTGTTACGAACGCACCACTGACAAGAGGGGCATCCACACGAGGTGCTGCTGGGTTCGACACGAAAGTACGTGGCGTAAACTTCGACTGTACCTGAGTAGCAGCAGGACCGTTGAGAACAATCTGGTCTGCGTCAGATACGCGCTGGTTAAGAATCTGCGTCCACGTATAGATAGGCAGGTAAGCAGACAGAGAAGACGTAACACGTTCCTGAGAGAATGCGGAAACTTTCTCGTTGGTCGTCGGCTTCACAGGCTGAGATGCAGTGCTTATCTCAAGCTGAGACATAACGAACACGTAGTCAGCAAAGAGATCTGGGTCATACGCAATAACTGGTACGAACATTAGTAGACTCCTTGACGAATGCTGTAGTGATCGATGATGGCCGTGCATGAGGCCGACGCACCAGAACCGTAACCACCAGTAACAGTGAACGCAGCGCTGTTGGACATTTTCATCACGTACACAAAGGTATCAACCTGAGTGCCGTCAATGTAGATAGTGTGCGTACCAGTAACTGCATCATACACGTACTTGAAGCGGACAGGCACGGTAGTTTTTAACGCAGCATACGGAGCCATGTCACGCACGACTTTCGTTGTACCGCTATCGCCAACGTTGTTTCGCACTACAAAGGCTTTCTCTGTGGTGCGGTCAAACGCTAAGATGCTGCGGTTGGTCAGAGTCGCATAGTAACGCAAAGGCTGCCATTCAGCAAAGTCCGTGTCCGACGTTTGAGCATAGTCACACTCAATGGTGAATGACTTGCTTACGTCAACGATGTTGCTGTTATTGTATTGCAGCACACCGGTGGTGCCCATGTTGATGCCATTAGCCACAGGCTTAACGTCACCAGACATGCCATATTGGTTGCCGATGTAATCAAAGAACGAACCAGTATTGAACGCGTTGGCATCGAACGCAGTTACTTCATTTCCCGGCAGCCACGTAGCGAGCGAGTTCTCAACCCACATGTTAGCAAGAGGAATGTTAAACGACAGGATAGAAATCTGCGTCTTATATCCGTTCGGGTCGTACTTAACGTTCAGGTCAGGATAGAGCAGAGTCACATCCGTTCCTACGGTCAAGCACACAGGCAGAATGCCACCGAGAATTAGATGCGTAGGTACACCCTCAGCCGTAGCAGTAAGAGCACAGTCAGACACTGTAATCTTCTTACGGTCGATTGTGCGGACGCAGTTTGTGCCTTTAGCGATCACAGTGCAGATGCCAGTAGAAGCAGCAAGCGCCGCGTCAAACATATAACCTGCACCAGTCTGAGGCTGGAAGTTCAGGCACTTGTTTAAGTCTGCTTCGACGTAACCTGCATTCAGCTTAACCAAGTAGCAAGACTTATCGTCCGCAGTTGATTGAGCAAACAGACGCGCTAACTGAGGCACAGCAGAAGTACCAAAGAGCTTGTAATCCATGTTATACCTCGGTAGACAGACGAAGCTGGGCAACCGCAGCGAACTCACCTGGGCCGAGAGATGTGGTCATCAACTCGATAGGCTTGCCGCTACCTATAGCACCAACTTCACAGGCAAAGTAAGTAGGAATGTAGTTACCGTTAGCAAGAGCACCGTAGTTAGTGTCCTGAATAAGAACCATAGCCCACTTAATTGATTTGTATGCAGCGTTACGGCCAACATCAGAAGCAGTAACAGGCAGCACACGACGAGTACCAGAGGTCTGAATGAAACGGTAGCGCTTAGACTGCGGAATAGCGGTAGCAATCACGTTACCTTCTTGGTTCGCAGCAATTGACCACGAAACAGCAGTGCCTAAGATACCCAGCTCGTCGATAGGTGCAATCGTACCAGCACATGCAGAGCTAACGTCACCAACGTCAGACAACACGCCGTCAATAGTAATAGCGAAGTCATACGTCAGGTCAGTAGATGACAGATGGATTCCCGGCATAAGTGCATCATGCGGAACACCTGCGTAATCCCATGGACGATAGCCAGCAGGACCGATACCCCACAGTGCTTTGTTGCCTGCGTCGTTACTCGTAAGGTATGCAGTGTTAATCTGCACAGCAGACGCACCGTTATACCCGACAGGACGCGCCTTTGATGGGTAGTGAATGGTTGCACCGTTCTTGATCTCGTATACATGACCAGAACGCGCTTTCCAACCTTCCTGTTGATCTAAGAGAGGCAACAGACCTTCAGTTGTAGGACGGAGCACAAGACGCGTAGCAGCAACTGCGTTATCGAACAGGTTGCGCATGTCATACAGGTGCTGCGAGAAGTTACCCTGAGCGGCCAAGTCAGTATCGAAGAAGAACACGTTAACGGTCTGCCCGTTAGACAGGTTCGACGCCCAACCTGAACCCAAGTTGAGCACACTGAACGGCAGTAAGTTGTGTCCTAAGATGCGCATTAGAACTCCTTAGAGTCTTTAATAACGGTGGCGAGGAACTTACCGTTACGCAGGTTAGATGACGACAGAATCAAGTCGGCGCCTGAACCCGCACCACCGATAGTCAGAATCAGGAAGCCACCATAAGGCGTGCTTGCAATATCTTTGTTGAAGACAATCACGTTGTACGTGTTCAACAAGTCGGCGATAGAGCCAGCAAATGTGCCTTGCAGTGTAGCGCTCAGACGGAACTTATATTTGTTATCAGAGCCATGAATCCAGCGCACAGGGTTAACGGTAACAGAAGTCAGATCAAGCACCGCAGTTGCACCGATAGCTGTCTGCACTGTAGTGCCATCGGCAACAACAATGTTTGCAGGGTCTGGTACTTTAGCGAGGCAGATTGTCTTCTGCATATTTGACAGGCCGTACTTCAACGGAGGATCAGTAGCTGGACGTTTGCCTGCATCTGGAATCACAATACCGTTGGCGACCAAAGGGAACGAAACTATTTCCATTTTGTATCTCCAGTTAACTCGCTATAAATTACTGACAAGTCGAATCGCATAGGAAGTCAAAACTTGTCTTACATCAAAAACCGTCGCTTTATCACCACAGCGTCGTAGGCATTCAATGTTGCAGCAGGCACTTCATTGGGATTTATGTCTGAGGCCGCATTGAAATCAACACCCGCTTTGGATAGAACAACGTACACTGGAGCGTCACGCTCGAATGCTATCGGCATCGCTCCCCACTTTAGTGCATAGGCAGGAGTATCGTCATGGGTGCCTTGTCCGAAGTATGCCCCGTCAGGCTCTGAGGCAGAACTGCCGAGAGAACCCGCTGAATACGACGTGGTGTAAGACCAGCCCCCACCGGAGAAGTAGTACGAGCCATAAGTTGATGAACTGAATGGTTGAAACAGTCTCGGGAAGATCGTATCAGGGAAGGTACTCTGATTGTACGGAGAACCCGCATACAACGAACTCAGAGTCTGCACGTTAATCGTTACGGTGGCTATATCGGCAGTTACATTCAACGCAGTGATTCCCACGTTTTGCAGATAAGAAGATCCTGTCCGTGTCCATCGCCCTATGCCACTACCCCCGCCTCCAGTGATAGTACCTCCATCACTTGAAGTCACACTGGCAGATGTTTTAGGGACAGAGTAAAGAGACTTCGTAAACGCTGAGCCGTCGAATGCAGGCAGAACCATATCAGAATAAGCGGGTACGCTAGGACTTCCGTTACCGTACGAATCCAGCAGACTGCCTGTACCTTCCTGAGCTGTACCGATGCCAGAGTCTAACGTACCTATAGCATAGTAACGACGGAACATGTCAATAGCGCTGACAACGCGATTACCACCAGTCTGAGAAAACCCAGACTTACGGACAGAAGGCACGTAGTTATAGAATAGGCGATTACCTTTCCAGCCAGCACCACGAACGCATTGCATTTCATTCTGAGCATTAACAAGAGCGCAGAAGGAGCGAGACTTATTGATCTTGTCAATCATCTCAGGATAAGACGACTTACTCGTTGGAGGCTCAACATCATCAGAGAAAAGGAACATGCGACGACGAGCCGTCTCAATCTTCTTCTCTAAGATTTGCGCTCCGTTTGAAATGAAAAGCATAACCACTCCTTAGCAAAACTTTATTCGGTTCACATAAGATAAAGTGTCTTGGAACCGAAAGGGTTTTCAGCTTCGATGCTCAATACTGCAACATCACCAGTGTCCGCGGGTGCGGTCTGTATAATGTCTTGGCCAACCTTGGCACGAAGCATATACCCTTGACCATTGCACTTGAACATCATCATGCAAGAAGTCAGAGTTACGGCAGGCGTGTTTGTCTTGCCAGTAACCGCAGTGCGCATAGAAAATGCGTCTGCACCACGAGTGTAACCACTAACACCATTTGAGGTGGTCGGGGCTTCCCACGCAGTGAACTGATTTAGCCCACTGTAGCTGTAGCGTTTGCCTACAGGTCGAATGAACGTAATGTGAGGAGCATTCGCATCTCGATAGATAGAAGGAATGATCTGCACAGGAGAGGAGGTAGTTTGGATGTATGAGTAAGATTGAGCGCCGGTCTCTGCTCTTGTTGAGAGGTCAAGAGAAGCATTCATAAACCCAGCATCATAACCACTGTACGTTCCCCAAAAGCTGTCAACATTTCGAGCGTACTGATTGCCTGCCTTAGAACTGTATGATTCAATCTGAGCGGACTGTCTCATATTCTCAGGAAAGACAAGCATACACGAAGATGGCCAATAGTACCCTGTCTCACATGTGTCTCGACTCACACCGTTCCAGCCGTTAAACACGGGGTTGCCGTTAGACCACTGCTGGCCATTGCCCTCCGCCGTGTCGTATACACATAAGTAACGCTCGGCAACAGCTTTATACGTCTGCACTGCCGTATAGCTATTGTGAGGCGCAGCGTTGCCTGAGATAAGATTGGCGCTACGTGCTGGGTAGAAGTAGTTGTCCTTAACACCACTCATAGGACTCAAGGTAATCTGGTCGCCCCGTGTGTCTGAGCTATTACCCCAAGCACGAACAGACTGCACCTTTGAGATGTAGTGTTCTTCGTCCAAATGAGCGTCAGATATATCCGTCTGATCGTCAAAGTAAAGCGCACGATGTACTGCCAGCTTGGCTATCGTGTTCGCCTTGTTATTGTGGTACGTTGCGTATAGCATAAACTGTCCTTAAGCCCTAATGTGTGGCTTGCTAAAAACACCGCCTGATGCGGTCACGCCCATGAGGATTATTGTTCGCTTACACGCTTATCACTTCTTCAAATGGCAACTCTATCCGTGACATGCTAATCGTCGGAGTATTCCCAGCCTGCTGCGTCGAAGCCGTGTAATCTTTCGATTGCTCCGGCTTGAACAGCTTAACTTCATTTCCCCACAGCATTGGGATAACACAGTACGACAGATCGACACCTGACTCAGGAACACCGATAGCCGCAGTTGGAACCGTCGGCAGTACAGTGCCAGATTTGTAGGGCAACTGAAATCTACTGTTACCTGAGATAACCACATGTCCACACCATAACAGTAACACCGAGCCAGTATCAGCATTGATGTTGTTGTAGACAGGACGGGTTGTAGGGCTAGAGTCAGATTCGTGTTGAGATACTGTCGGGCTGACAAACACGTCCGTTGTTGTGCGCAACAGAGCTATACCTTGCGTCATGATTCCGCTGTACGAAGTGGACTGCCCTCGTGCAATATCTGAATACATTTGAGGCAGTACCCAGTTAGCGTTAGGTATAGGTGAATTACCAACACGACTAGGAATCAGACTCGCAATGGTTCCGTTTGTAATCCACGGCTTACCCGCAGTGGACATGGTAAACGGAGTAACACTGTCATTGCCTACAAGCCCTTCGTTCTGACCGTTGCATCGACCACTAGCATTGAAGCCAGTAGGTATAGGCAACATAGTCTGAGCGAATGCGGCCTCAGATTTGAAGTCAGGGATAGCGCCTAAGTTTGATATGCGTGTGAGTTTTAATTGACTGCTTGTACCTACCATTACAGGCGTCAGCTTCACCTGATTGTTGTCAACGATGGTCTCCACGTGAGTTCGTGCGTTACGCATATAGTCCATGATGCCTGCAACAGTCATCGTAGAAAATGGACGCTCGGAAAACATCGCATAGAGTCTAATATCTTTCCTCTTTGGTATGACGAGTTGCATACAATATCCTTGATAAAGAACTTGTCTTTGCGGACATATGCAAAAACAGAGCGAAAACTCTGATATAAGGTAAAAGGGCCCGTACCATTACGATACAGGCCATTTCAGTTACACCAGCAGACGACCTGCGATAGTGATTGCTACACCATTGAGAGTGGTGTCAGCAGTGTCCGGTGCAACAACACGAAGCTGATCTCCAGCAACCAGAATGATCTCTTGGTCCAGATAGGCAGCAAGAGGAGCAAACACACCAGTCTTAGAGCCAGCGCCAAACGTAACAGTACCGAGCTGAATAACAGCTTGGGTGGCACTGTCATAAGCACTTACTTTGAATACAGCCTGAGCCGTAGCAGCAACATCAGCAACAGCCATAGAGCCGACAAAGTTTTTGATGATTGCAGTAGTACGCACAGATAGGTAACGAGCGATCTCTTGTCCACCAGCGTAGCGCTTGAGAACACTCATACCCACGTCATATGGATTTACAGACTGTAACTGGTTAACCCACTTGGTGCGCACGGCAGAATATACATACAGACCTGGCTGATTAGAGCCAGATACAGCAGTCAAGTTCCATACACGACCGTTAGTTGGGTTAGCTGGAAAGGTTGGGCCAGATGAATTAGGGTCACCTGGTGCGCGTGTAATCTGAGACTGTGCGCCTGCGAGCTGAATACCAAAAGCGTACATATTTTTCTCCTTAGGCGATTCGCACATGACCCGTAACAGCGTACGGGAATGTTACTTTGACCGTGTTCTTGTCAACAATGATAACGTCGAGCGGCAGCACTTGATGGAGTTTACCATCAGGCATGTTCACGCAAGTAGTCACTGCGACTTCACGGCCGAAGTTGTGCGTAATCGCCCATTCAGCGGCAGCCTCTTCCTGTAGGAAGGTGCGCCCCATTGAATAGTTGATCATAGAGACCTCGTTATTACAGATTATAGAGTGCCGCGGGTCTGCGAACTAGAGAAACGGTGTCTGCGAAACTGCCTTGATAGACATTTCCTGGAACCATGTCGCTGGGAACTGTGAAGTCGTTTGCATCCAATAGATACATCAGAAGATCGTTTGTACCTGTAGAGACAACAACAGCAGCCCAAGACAGATTCACAGATTCATCGGTTGAAGCAGTGATCGGCAGACTTGCAGTACGTTTGTCCGTAGGTCCACTTGTGACATTCGGGTAGCTTGTCGTTCTAGTCGCATTGTTAAACGTAATGCCCCGCAGAGTTTTTGTGCTTACTGTAACACCTGCATTTATGCTATAGTATTGATACCTACCGCTAAAGTTTTCGTAGGTTTGCCCAAAAGCAGCAGGCTGTGCGTTTGATGCGTCAAAGTGGCTGACTGCATTCATGGCCATAGTGGTGTATGTAGGATAAGAGCTTGCATAGAAGAAGGATGTTACTCCCACTGTGGGTATCGAGACACGAACACTTATATCCAAAGCGCGAACGGCATCAGGAACTAGATAGATCGCGCTTGGTGTATTAGCACCGAAAGTAACTCCATAACCACCAGCCCAAGAGGGTCCAATGTCAGTCAAGAATGCACTGGACCCTCTGCGCGTGGACTCCTTCTTACCGCCCTCCATTGGAATAGCGGTTAGAGAGAACAGATCGTTTGAACTGAAATCCACATCACCTGACATGTATGACATTTTAGTTAGGTAGTACGTGCTACCCAATCGACCTCTGATTGGGTTAAGCCGAAATGTTCTCCCTGACATATCGTACACTGTAGTGCGGGCCTCTCCTTGCTTCGCTCTCCAGTCAGCAAGAGACCTAATGTCCTTTGTCGTTGTTTCATCGAAAAACGATGCGTATCGCAGAACATTATCAGTAGACAGGAGTGCCATCTGCATATGCCACCTACCTTAGTACAGGATGACCGTACCAGATTGCGGCGTATCGAACGTGATAGTGAGCTGGCTGGTGCTGTCGTGTACGATAGACTTCGGCTGTACTTCTTTGCTGCCCTGATAGATACGAACAGCAGGGTTATAGCCTAGGTTATGTACAACAACCCACTGCGCTTCATCGGTGAAGGTAGCGGTGAATGCGACGGTAGGAGTAGGCAGACCGTTTTCAACACCAGACAGCAACACGGCAGTACCGGCAACTGGCTCAGGGAACAGAACCACCGTAGTGTTCGCATCCTGAGAGTGAATGGAGGAAGGCTGAACAACGTCACCATTTTCATCGTAGCATTGTACGATTGGCGTAGCGGTGTTCATGTTGTGCGTAATCTCCCAGCGAGAAGACGCGGAAGGTTTCGAGTAACGGTACATCGTCATCTGTTGAGTCAGAGGTACCCAAACAGGCACATCGCCAAGTTCGACGCACAGCATCAAACGCTTATCCATAAGAATGGCCATGCCTGGCTTAGGGTCAGCAGGCCAGTCGGTAGCAACGTCGAACACGAAGTTCTTAATTGAGCCGAACGTTAAGTCGAGCGTCCCGAGGACTTTCATAAATCTTCTCCTGAAAGGTAAAAAGGGCAGGCAGATGCCCACCCTTTCATTATGCTACTGAATCGAATTACGCTTCTGGTTCAACGTAGGCGTTAGTACCAGTTACGAATGCGATTGCGACTTTCTTCGCAGTAGTCAGCTCGACGCGCAGGCTGTTTGCGTCAATGAACACGACTTCATCAGGGATGATTTGATAGCCGGTATCATCAACAACGGTAACAGTACCGTACTTCACACCAGCGTTGTGCGTGAAGGTGTGCGCAGTTGCAGCAGCGTCGCCGCCAGCAGTTTTATCGTACTGGTACAGTTTAGCAGCAGCGCCGCCAGCAGAGCTGGAGATAGCATCGTCAACATATTTCTTGTTGACAGCAGACTCGTCGGTCAGCGGGTCGGTGCCAGTGATGGTCAGCGCAGCAACTTCACCACCAGTAGCGTCGATGAAGCCGCCAGCAGTTTTAACCGCAGCAACGTCAACGATGATTTTGCTGTTGGTAGTGTCCTGTTTCAGGCCGTTACCCAGGGCAGCAGCAGCGATCTGCTCGTAACCCACACCGCCGTCAGCAACTGCGATACCGTCTACAGTGCGAGACAGAGTAGTGCCATCCAGTTTAACGCGAGTAGAACCAGCGTTATCTTCCAGACCACCAGCAGCATCCAGCTTCGCAGTAACAGCGTTAGAACTGATCTGAATACCAGCACCAACTTTAACGTTAACGACGTTGCCAGATTTTTCCAGACCATCACCAGCGTTGAACTCAGAAGCACCGCCGAAGGTAGTCCACACAGTACCGTCAAAGCGACGATACTCTTTGATCGCTTTAACCCAGGTCACTGCACCGCCAGCTTCGCTGTCAGTCGGGTCGAATACGATTACGAACTTGGTGCCGTCGTAACGCACGATCATGTTATCAACCAAATCGGTGATAGAACCAAAGTTCGGGTTGATCTGGTCAGCAGCCAGAATGATGTACTGCTTGCCAGCTACCAGCTCTGGGTCGAGAGTACCATCTTCCTGAATCGCGTCGGAGTCGTGCAGCCAGTCGATACCAGCAACGGCGTTGTCAATATCGATCTTACGAGCAGCGTCGTTCGGGTTAGCAGGAGCGGCCAGGTTAGCAACGGTATGACCGTTAGCGTCGAGGTCACCAGAGAGCTGGCCGTTAGCTGAGTCCAGCTTGCCTGTCAGACCAGTTTCAACAGTACCGACTTTACCGTCCAGTGCAGTGATCTGAGACTGAATGTTAGAAGTCGCGCCAGACACATAGCCCAGCTCGGTAGCAGTTACGTTGCTGGTGGCCAGTTCGTTATCAGCACCAGCGATAACAACACCGTTTTCAGTCAGGCCAGTGATTTTGTCTTGCTTGGTAGCAGCAACGGTTTCGACGTGTTTCTTAGAAACAGCAGCGTTGTCGCCAGAAGCAGACTGGTCAGGACCAGACAGCAGAAGGTCAGCAGTCATCGGCACAGAGCCGTCAGCCAGAACAGCACCTTCTAAGGAGCCGCCACCGCCGCCGAAATCTTTGATTTCAGTACCGTCGAAGTATTTGTACTTCGCATCAGTGCTGTTATACCAGATACGCGCAGTTTGCGCAGCAACCAGATCGCCTACAGCCGGGTCGGCGGTCAAAACTTCTGGACGGAAGTTCTTAATCTGACCGCTAAGCATCAGTTCAATATTACCAGTACGCATTATCTTTCTCCTGAGTGCGTGGGATTAGAAGAAGTTACTCTCGCAGTCATCAAGGCTACAACGCAGCGCTTGGTATGCAGAGATTCTTTCTTCCGTTAAATTGATATATTTATCATCAATATTGTACTTCACTCGAATAGGCACATCGTACCCATCAAGCAAGCCGTGACGTTGGTAGACTTCAAGGCGAAGTACGGGTGAGCTGACCTGAGCACGTTCCATAATGTTCAGGTCAATCTTGTCGGCGTAGATGAACGGGCGTTCTCTCTTACACAAGATGTAATCTATCTCATGCAAATTAAAGAGTGTGAAATTCATATAGCCAATAATAAACTCGGCAATGAGTTTAAATGACTCGCTCATGTCCGACCGAAACTGTTGTGTGAGAATCTGATCGACGTGTGGCTTGACTGCCGTACGCATCTCATACCAGCTCTCACAAAACAGTGCGGGGAAATCCTCAGGGTGGTGGGCCATAAGACCCAACACGTCTTTTTCCGTATCTGCGAAAGAGTTTAAAATGTCAGTGGCATCAATATCCGTCTCGACGCCACGGCCAGTTGAAATGAATCGACGCTCAATGTCTCTCAACCAAGACTCTGATGCAGATAGGTATTGAAGCAGTGTTTCTCGTGCGGCAGCCGTGAACTCATGCCTGTTAGAGTCTAAGACTTCCCCAAGCATAAAGGCTTTCGCTTTGTAGAAATCACTATAGCGTTCGGCAGTGAATCGTCTGAACCCTATGTTATTCTTCAAATAGCCCATCATCGCAATGCCCTCAAATCATTCAACTCCGAGTTGCCTTGAGCATTCGGAGTTGTATAAAGAGAACTGGATATGCTCTGCAAACGCAGACCGAGCTTCTCAAGTTCCTGTTGGCTCCCACCTAACTTCTCAAGCACTTCGCGCATAAGCTCGACGGAAACTTGATGGTCCTGGGATTGTTGAGAGATGATTCGTTCGAAGCGCTGCATAGCACGGAGAACGGAATTCAATCCCTCTTTCATATCCAAATTATCCACTGGCGCAGAGTCAGAGATTGATTGAAGCATCCTCATCATCTGCGCCAGGTCAGCTTGCAGTACGTCGCTGTCGGGGTTGACAACGGTGGCAGCCGCTTCCAGTTCTGCGTTCCGCTCCTTCAATTGTTCCAGTTCTTCAAGCTGGGGCAGTATCTTCCACCAAACATAGGCACCGCCTAGGATTAGTAGAACAACAGAGAAGACAGTCGCATAGTTGGACGCAAGCAACTTGTATAAAATATCCGCCCACATTATATTCAACCCTTACAGGTGTTATCGTTCAGATCAACAATAATCCTCTCGGCACCTGGTTCGTTTACGTCAGTGGTTTTGTACGTGTGCGCCATCCGAGGCTTGAACTCTAAGCAACTCTGTCCATAACGTCCATCGACAACACAAATGGCAGACAAGCAGCTCACATCTTCCTTGAGTATCAAGTTTTCAGGAGATTCGTTGGCACTCCTAACAGCAGTGATCACGAAACCAACCACAGCGAGGGAAATGGCAACAGTAATCGCAATCCTAAGTCGCTTGGCTTGCATTTCGGGTTATACCTCATGATCCTTTTATCTGCTTGAAATTAGCGAACCACTCGCATCTAGGAGGTTATTCCTCCAAGACACCACTAATTTCCGCAAACATGTTCTTGTAGACCAAAGAACCATCCAGCTTGTCTAGGCGTTCAGGAAGAACGTATAGCTTAGGTGAAGTACGCATGTTCACCCAAGTTTTCTCATTACGATCAAGTCCACCAAGTATCGGAACAATGACCATACTGAGGTTTCTATTCGCTCTAACAAAGCCAATGTCAATATGCTTCCTGTTAATGCTTATGAACAGCTTGTTGATTGCGTCCAAACCAACAGGCCTATTGAATTCCGTATCGCTAACTGTATTGACCAAGCTAATGAGAATACCCCTGTCTCTGCTTTCTATATCAAACAAATCAGACTTCAAATCAGCAACGGTCGATGCGGAGAAGTAGGAGACGTCATGCCCATAGTCTTTGAGACAAGCACCAAGCGCACGGGCTGATTCAATATGTGCTATGTTGTCGTCTCGCAGAATGTAAACTGGAGCGTCGGCCTGATACGTTCTCTGAGTCATTAGGTTGATAAGATCGCAAGAGGGCTTGCCAACAGCGGCCAAGCCCTTATTCGCAATGTAAAACTTGTCGCGGTACACATCGTACACGTTTGGTGGCATGTACTTCATGTAATCGTCGTCCAGACTAAGTATCATGCGAGGCTTAGTGAGCTGGACGACAAGTTGCATACTACGAAGCGATGCTCTATATTCCGTGTCAGACAGCACACGACTTATCGGAAGATATTGCACAACTACGAATCGGTCATCAATGGAATCGACAACCGACCGTATTAACGTACTGCCTAGCGTTGGCCCAGCAGAGAATTGGGTAACGATCATTAAGCCATTTTCAACTAAGCCTTTCGACTCAGATAGCGTCATGCCGTTACCCGTCTGCTTTACCGCGCGCTCCCACGTTATTGAGGGTTCGTCTCGCTGATCGGCATGTACATTAACTGCGCCACCCCAGAGACAGGCTCCAAGAAGGTAAGCAGCAATACGTTGTCTGGATCGGCTTCTGCTGGATTGACCGTGTCCGGCCATAGCACTTCTCCTCTCTCGTCAGTGACGTAAGGAATGCCGGAGCCCTTGCCCAATCCATGACGCAAAGCCCATACGGTGTCGGCATTCTCCTGCACGAACACTAACCCTTTAACTGTTGCTTCATCTGTAGCCTGTTCCAGAATCTCAACACGCGCACTAAGAAGCTGAGTGTCAGACTGGATGGTACGAATCGCAGCAAGGTTAGAGTTAACGCGCTGGTTCATGTTGTTAAACATGGTGAAGAACGAGTTGTTCATCGAAGTGCGAACGCCGTCCGTATAGGACTTAGGAATCAGTTCATCGTTGTCGTAGACGGTGACGCCTGAGCGCACGAGAACTTTACCGGTAAGACGTCCACCACTTGCGCTGATAATCTGAGGCGCAGGCAAATCAGCTTCGTCCCAGACTTGAACAGTGGTCATCACCGTATTGTAGTCAGTCTCTTCCTGCCACGTATTTTTGTATGGAGCAGTAGCAGTTTTGGACTTACGGCGCATCACTTTTTTATAGTTAGCGCTCGTTCCGTCCGCGATGATCCAGAGACCGTTTAGTGGAAAGACGTGAGTAGTAGGCTCAGCAAACGCGAGAATAATCGTAACGTCTGCACCAACCTTATACACAATGTTGTTCGACGCTGACAGACCTTGCTGCTGGGCAAGACTAATCAACGTGTCCACGTAGTTAGTCAACTGACTCATCCGAGACTCCTAACGATTGAAGAATTGTAGAACTTACATCGGAGAAGGCTTTAGCGATCAGTTTGGCCGCAGCCTTATCGACGACGAGTGTGCTGATTTTCCCTTTGGTGTTACACACAATAGTTTGTGGTGCGTATTGTGCGAGAGCCAAAGCGAATAGCAGATGGTTGCCGAGATCACCAGTGATACTTACCTCTACGTCAAGTTCAGGCACGTAGATGTTCTGATTGATTCCGGCAACAAACTGCGCCAGCGCAACAGGGTCGAAGACAGGAGGCGCTGTGTCGTAATCCTCAGCAAGATCAATTTGACCCGTCTCAGGATAGAAGCGAAAGGCCGCAGGGTCACTGATGATTCTGCCAAACAGTTCATCACTGACTTCAATGCAATCGTTGCCTGTCACCTCACGAACACGACCAACAATAGCGTTGGTCGTTAGGTTGATTCGAATTATCGGCATATTAATCACCTACCGCAGTATACCAGAAGTCCCAACCAGCAGTGTTCGTGCCAGTAGACTTGATGGTGAAACCGCCTAACAAGGCGTTCTCATTCATCGCGCTCGTACCGTCCAGATTGTAGAGCTGGTAGGTCTTCGCTTGGTTGAGTGCAGCGTTCACGAAGGTAATCTGAATGCTGATACAACGGTTGATGAATGCCGTGTTAAACACAACGTGGATTGTATCAGTAGTTGACGCGTTCACGACTCGACCCATGTTCTGAGTAAAGCCAGTGTTCATATCGCGGTTACTACCAATCCATGCGTTCGGTATTACAGCGCCGGTCACAGGGTTAAGAGCTTGTGCTGTACGATATTCGTCGATAGCAGCATCTCGACCAGGACTACCGGTAGGTCCTGTGGGTCCAGTAGGACCCACAGAGCCAGTATTACCAGTAGCGCCGACAGGCCCAGTGTTACCTGTCGGTCCATTACGACCCCGCGGACCACGAGGGCCCGGGCAGCCATCTTCACCGTCACGCCCATCACGACCGTTAGCACCAGGAAGGCCACGCAGACCTTCTTTACCCTGTTTACCTTCGCGTCCTGACTTGAGCTGGTCGGCAGTAGGCAGTCCGATAACACTAGACTGACTACCATCTGGCCAAATGACTGTTAGAGTACCTGTAGTTGTGTCGAACTCCACACCCTGAGAGCCGGGAATCTTCGCAGCTTCTGTAGGGTCAATAAACTCTACAGATGTGCTAGTCTTCTTACCTAACACTTTACCGATAGGGTAGGCACCGCCGTCGATAAGTGAAGGATTAATCTTTGTAAGAGACATGGGCTAAACTCCTAACCAGTCAGTGTTGTCCAATCAGGTTGGCCCGCCTGTCCGGTTTCTGGATTCTTGACTTTCGTGTTATTGACTGTCATACGAATCCAACGCACACTTCCGTCTGCATCTTGAAACCGAACCTTCGTTCCACCGTAAGCTAAATTAGCTACCCATCTGTCTCTGCTCGGGTCTTTGAATGCTAATCGTGCATAAGCAGGCATATGAATCTCCTTAGTGCAGAATCTCGTCAGGTTCCCAGCACAGGATAGGTCTGCGCCATACTTGGAATACACCGATTGGCGCTGAACGTGCGTCATCAATGAATGGGTCGAAAGTACGACCGCCACTGTTGCCACTTTTCATCAACGTCCGCAAGTCCTCATACCAAGAAGCACGACCACCTGAGTCAGCCTCGAACAGTCCTTCCCAGACCATATCGAAAGCTCCATTCCATGCGTTGAAGTGGTGTGAGGAGTATGCACCGTCGCCAACAGTACACAGCACCATGTATTGATAATCTTTGACGCAAGGAATCATATAGTTGTTTCCACGCGGCACAGTGGTGCTGTTATTGTTGAATATACATTCCCAACCGGTACGGTCAGCAGAACCTGTAGTGAGATACAGAGGTCTACGAATAATCATCATGATACCGTTTTCACCGCCGTGATCTTTAGACGTCTCACAGTACGCATTGCAACGCAGCGAGCGGTCAACGGTGAACGTGGTAGAGTTCGAGAAGTCGCGGGTGTAGTAGTTCGATCCCCACTTCGGCAGATACTCTGCTGGTGGAACAAAGAAGTGTCGCTCCGCCAATTCAATGCCGCCGTAGCGGTCATACGCAAATACAATGTATTCGTGACCTGCTTCAATCTGAATGTTGTGACCCTGAGATCCAGGACCTGTCCACTTCCAAACTACTTGCCAGTCATTCGAATCACGCGCAGGGATGCCTGTAATTAGATTGTACTTGCGCTCATAGATATGCCACACTTTACCTTCTTCCGTCGTTTGAATGTACAACGAGTTCGGGTCATTGATGTTACCGTTTTCAGTACCACAGTAAATCTTGTGTGACGCACCAGACGAGTTATAGATTGTGCCTGAGCCAATACCGCCAAACATGTCCCAGTTCATCATCAGGTGAGAGGTACACATTTCGTTCTGGCCACTACCATCGGAGGTTGTGATCAGATACTCATTCAAGTCTTTGAACGGGTACTTAACGTAGCGGTTGTTCGCACGATTGACGACATGTACCCAATCGTGAGACTGAACCAGAGGCTTCGGCGCGCATGGGTTTTCGACAGAGATAACGAACGTCTTTGTCTCATACATCGGCAGCTTCTTGAATCGGTTGTCACGGAACGTTGACGTGTATTTGGCGCCAAAGAATTTGCTCATGTCAGGCACGTCAAGAGTCTTACCGTAGCGAATGCGCATACCACGTCCGTTCTCAAGTGCAGCTTGGTTAATCTGCGTCTGAGGAGTGATAGCATTCGTGCCTGTCACATACGGCCAACCATTACCGTCGAAGTCAAACCCTACATCGAACGTAGCATTAGGGTCATTATCCTTTTCGCCCTTGAGCATCTCAACTATGGCGTTACCTTCTCCGAGTCCAGGACTGCCGAAGCAGCAATAAGCAGCACGATAGTAGAAGTTCGGACCGTCAAAGATACGGCGTGAGGCACCGATGCGATACATAGCAGCTTCAAGGCCACTAGCTTTGCGGTTGTAAGACGCTTCATCGAACATCGTGATCAGCACCCAATAGGCACTGCTAATCGAGTTCAAGTATGCAGCCATCTGACCGGCATTAACCAGACCACTTCCCTGGCCTTCACCACCATCACCATGCACATCAAACTGGCGACGCTCAACAACCTGCAATGACACTTTATCAATCTTGTAGACTGAATAGCTTCGCGCTTCTGCGTAGCGAGTACCGTTGATGATCGTATAGCCTGGGTTGGTCTGAGGCGTATAGTTGGAGCCTGAGCCGGGCACACCGTAGCCTACAGCGTGGAAGAAGATACGACCACGATTGACGAGCGACTGATCGGTGTTGTTATACCACGAGATACTATGCGTCTTATTTGCAAGGCCAGCAGCCCAGTTATCAGGCTTGGACGGGAACGTGTACGCATCGAAGTTGGCTTCGTATCGCGTCCCTGGGTCTACGCAGCATACGTCACTAAAGAACGGAGGCGTATATGCCTGAGTGTCATCGTTAATATCGACAGTACCACACCAGAACGGAATCCATGTGCCTGGCTGCCCCGACATTGAAGTCTGACGAGCACCACCTGTATCGGTGAAGCGATAGCCCTGAGCACTACGGAAACCCTGCGTAAGATGAAGCTGACCTACTTGGTTCCACGCAATATGATCACCGTACTGAGAGACTTGACGGTTACGCGCGGTCTTGGTGGCAACAATGCTTGTGGTCTTCTGCGTACTAATGCCAATCTGAGAGAAGATGGCGTTAAAGTTAGCAGCACCTTCACCAGGACCTTTTTGAAGCACAACAAACGAGATACCCTCTTTGATGGCATTAGCAATCGCGTTGCACATCTGCGCAGGCATCGTCTGAGAAGTCGCCGATAAACAGAAAATGGTGAGAGCAAACTGTTTAAAGTATTGCTTATCACCATTGTAGCCGAATGCACCGGCCTGTATTTCTGCGAGTGTGTGACTGTAGACGTTGTAACGCTCACGCTCAAGATAGCGAGCGAATTGGCCCCAGTTGTTATAGGCTTTCGTCTCAGTCACAGAAGCACCGTCGGACATGAGTAGAATATCGTACCCATGAGTGAAGTTGCAGTTCATATCCATCATCAGGCGGATATGGCGCAGCGCACCAACAGCTTGGTTGAACTGAGTGTTGTTGAAGTTACCAATCCAGCCGTAACCCTCAACGATGTTAAACGAATATGGCGTAACGAAATCGCCGTTCATGAATGCACTACCGAAGCCACAGATGTAGCCTGATGCGTGTCCATCAACTGCGATACTCGTTAGCGTTGAGAAATCTGGGCTCATGCCTGCGTCAGCGGAGCCAGGGTTATTCGAGGCTGACCCCGAATAACCGCTGGTGATTCCACGCAGATATAGACAGCTTTGTTTCAGCATATCTTCTGCATCCTGTTATTGATATACGACCTCAACGTTGATACGAAGGTCGATGTACTGCTCGCCGCTTTCTGGCGTGTACACAGTCACGATGCCAATCCAACCGTTAGCCGCTGTTGGTACTTGCACAAGCTCAGTCTGATATACGGAACCAGTCCAAGTGTACGAAGTCTTAGCGCTTACGATTGTACGATCACCAATGCTAGTGCCCCACGGCTCATACTCAAGCGTACCCCACAAGTCGCCGTGTTTCGTTTCGTTCGTCTTCTGGAAGTAACCACCAGTTGCTGCAACACGAGGCGTAACGTCACGGCCGTAGCCAGAAGTAACGATACGAATACCATCGTCGGTGCAGATACGGAAGTTGAAGTTAACGGTGTGGTCAACGTTACCGTAGTAGCGCAGAACACCTTTGCTCAACGTCCAACTGCTGGAAACATCATCAACGGACAGACAGCGATATGGAACAAGATAGTCAACCACGTCAAACTTAGGCGGTTGAATCGGGCAGTATACAAAGTAAGACCAATCACATCCGATAGGCGCTGTCGCTCTGACTGTTATGTTAGAGCGTAACGTGTGCTCTGGGTACTTCCAGAACTCAAGAGTACCTGTCTTACCTGCCGCTACATATTCAGTATCAAGCAGGTTCATGTCTTGGTCGAACACCTCAAACTTGGTGTCAAAGGAGTTCGCTACGCAGACAACAAGGACAGCGCGTTGATCAGTTTGTGTTCCTAACGCAAAATTATCTTCTGTCGTTGGGTGGCCGGCAGAGTAGACGCTGTAACTTTCACAAGGGTGCATGTATTCACGCGCACCACGTTCACCAGGACAATACAGGCTGTAGAAGCAACTCGCAAGTGACGCAGCGTTACCGAAGTCTTTGCTGACTACGCGCACCATAATGTCACAGGCAACTCCCTGTGGGTCAAAGTAGAAGTACAGATAACCTTCACCCGTCTTCGCGTCAAGCGTTGTTGCGATACGACGCCCTGCCTGATACACCTCGATGAAGTCAAACGTTTCCCACGAGGTGTAGTCGAGATACATCCAGCCTGCTGTCCAGCCAATGAAGTGATAGTATTCAAAGGCGTTAGCGTTCTGAATACGTTCAGCGATAGGCCAAACAGTAGCGTGACACGGAGCAGGGAAGATAGGGCTGCCGATGTAGTCAGGATGAATAACGTCAGGGAAGTTGATAACGTCATATGATGCCTGACTGTCGAGCGCTAACCCACCACGATCAGACGGTGCTGCAAGACGAGGCGGATAGACTTCGAGACTCCAGCCATACCCCTGAGTTGTACGCACACGCACCATGATACGCATATCAGCAGCATCAGGGTCAAACTGAAATTTGATACGAGAGCGTCCAATCAGTTTACCACACGTTGAAGCAACACGCTCCCCCATGTGATACACGTCAACGCTTGCTCCAGCAGGCGCATACGAGGCAATCATCAGCTCAACGTAGCCCTCAATAGCAGGCATCGCGTATACTGTCTCAGTAATCGTTGCGCCACGTCCATGAACAGACGCATACGGCACGTTAGGGTTAGCATAGGTGCCTAGCCCTGCGCGAGAAGCAACACCAGAAGGGTCGTATGATTCGATGGTCTTGATGCCGGGTCGGTTAATAGATCGACCAGTAGGAGGAGCAAAAGAGTTGACGAGACCGAAGCCAGTGCGACCAGCATCAGGTAAGTCGAACCCTGCAGGATAGCCTTTGAGTATATCGTATTTCTCACGACCTCCACTCCCTATCCCGTTACCAGAACCCTTGGTTGTTGATGTAGGACCGCCTCCACACGCGCCCGTGTCAAGATTAGAGCACGGGTCATCGTATGTAGGGTCGAACGAGTCATCAATAAGATGCCAACGCTGACCCCATTGGTTACGCACACTAAACTTCTCTGGAGTTAAAGGCGTCCAGTCTCCCTCTCGTGTGCGTATGAACATGGGCGTGTCCACACAGTCATGCCAACCGTTATTCGCAGCGTTACGAACGCGAAAACGAGCCATGATTTCTCCTTATGGACGTACCCAAATTGCGCCGGGTTCGATCTCTTGATCCATTGACGGGTCGGTGTCTTGAATGAAGATTTGCAGTACACCAGGATTACCCGGAGCACCAGTAGGACCCGTAGGGCCTGTAGGACCAGCAGGGCCTCTGTTACCTACCCAGCCTTGCTTGCCTTGCAGACCATCATTACCACGAGGGCCAGGACAGCCGTCAGTACCACGACGACCATCGTTACCCATGAGACCGTCAATACCGTCACGACCAGATGGACCTACGCCACCAGCAGGACCGTAACCGATACTATGAATCGTAGGCAGCCCAGAAATTTGCAGCTTGCCAATATTGGGGATGTTGATTGCTAACAGACCGGTAAGCTGATCAAAAGAACCGGTAAGCTGGCTGTCGTTTTCTGACGTATCAACGTTAATCCCACCTTGAGTCGCAACAACAGGACCAGATGCGTTGGCCTTGATAAGCGATATATCAACCTTCTCTACCATAACAACTCCCTTATGGCCAAGTTATATTCTGATCTTTGGTCGGGTCTACCCAGATGGTGCCAGCAGCAACGTTCCCTGGGTTCGTAGCACTTACGATGATAGACAGACGACCGGCAGGACCCGCAGGGCCAGTTGGTCCGGTAGGGCCTGTAGCACCTGTTGCGCCAGTAGGACCCGTACCGCCACGAGGGCCAGTAGGGCCTGTAGGACCCATTGGGCCAGTACGACCGTCAGGGCCAGTAGGGCCAACAGGACCCGGTAGACCATCACGACCATCTGGTCCGGGAAGACCCTGCTCACCGTCAGGTCCGATATTACCGTCACAGCCTTGTTCGCCCGGACTACCATCACGTCCATCACGACCATCTTTACCATCAGCGCCCGTTTCACCTCTGCCACCCTGTCGTCCTTCAGGTATATCAGCAGCGGTCGGGAACCCACCTACTTTAATCGACTGCCCGTTAGCGAACTTGAGAGTAAGAATACCAGAAGTCGCATCAAACGAGGAGTCAGCAGTTACCTCTGAGGGCACATCGGCATCGTTTGGGTCTATCGAAAGAACTCCAGACTGAGCGCGAATTGCAGCAGGCGTAGACGAAGAACCAGCCTGAATGAGACCGGTCTTAACTTTAATCAGACTCATTACTTTTTCTCCGCTTTCGCAACAATATCCGTGTTGTGTGCGAGTACATCACCAACGAAGTAGCAGTCAAATGGATCGACGTCAATATCAACAGTCTGCACCAAATCGTCTACACGTCTGAACTCGTAAACAGACACTGGGCCTTTACGACCAAGCACTGTATGTCCTGGCTCTACTTCTCGTGCAGGAACGTAACGCCACACGGATTGATCATATATCAACACTGGATGCTCATGCGTGAACTTCTGTCCGTTGATAATGAAGTAGTGGTCTTCCTGTCCGTACTTGAGCGCAGTCACGGTAGCGTTTACCAGATTGCCTTTCAAGCTCTTAGAAGACCAAGCACGGAACTCTTTTGGCTGATTAGAGAAGCTACGCAGGCTATCACCTACACGCAAGTTCTCGACAGCTTTAGGTCCAGTAATCGTTTCTACCTCAGAACCAAACACGATACAGCCAGATGTTGAAGTGTTGACAGGGTTACGTGCAACAACGGTCAACGCAGAACTCACGGTAACAGTTGGGCGCGACGTTTGACCCATATCAGTTACTACGCAGCGGATAGTGCCTTTGATTGTACGATCAGCACCAAGTCCGAGACGCAGATAGAAGTTAACAATACACGTTGAGGTAGTAGTCGCATCGAGCGTTACGCCCTCTGTGGTTGTGATAGACCATTGATACTTATATGGACCCACACCTCCACGCGCATTGACAGGAAGATATGCGAGCGAGGTAAATACATCAGACCCTTGCACTGCACGTTGACCTACCATGTACAGGCTCGATACTGACGCAGCAAGAGGTGTTATCGTAGGCAGAGGCGGGGCAGGTGTAACGTTAGCTGTTGGATAGAGCCACACGAATACACGCCCGTCTGTAGGCTGCGCGTTAGACAGAACAGCAGTAGTGATAGGCGCAGGGCCCGTTGGGCCAGTAGCACCAGCTATACAGCTTGCACCAGTAGCACCACGAGGACCGAGAACGCCCGGAGGCCCATCAGGACCGTCGGGACCAGTAGGGCCTGTAGGACCCTCTCGTCCAGTATCACCCGTCTGACCATCAGGACCATCACGTCCCGGTTCACCTACAGGGCCTGTCTTGCCTCTATTGCCAACAGGGCCAGGACAACCCGGTCTGCCTGTTTCTCCATCACGACCATCACGCCCGTCTCGGCCAGGAGCACCGGGAGCGCCTCGACGCCCCGGTTTCCCTTCGCCAAACATTGCTACAGTCGGAAGACCAGGAACATTAACTACTTGCCCGTTCTTCTTGATGAAAACTAACACACCTGTCTTGCTGTTAAACCTTACGCTGGCAATCTGAGTATCTGTCGCCAAGTCACTCGACTCGAACCCGACACTACCATCAACACCAACCAGCGATTTACCTTCATCGTTAGCCGTTGTTTCGATTTGCGAAAGTTTTAACTGTGTTGTCATTTCGGTTCAACCTTAATGCACAAGTTACCAGACAGTTTCGAACCATAGCTAGTGATCTGCGCATTGGTGATACGCACCTTAGCTATAATGTCGATGAAGCCCTGAGGCTGGTTCTCTTTCAACACGGTGAACATCTGCGTCAGGCTAACGTTTGAGTAAGCAATCACCTCTGTGAGACTTGCATCAGAAGTAACAACGTTAAAGCCAGCGCTGCCCGTGCCTTTAAGACCACGACCATATTCAGCTTCTGAGGTGCCCGGCGTTTTGAACGACAGGACATACTCGATATGCTCTTTACCGCTGGTGGCCGCAAAGCCTGGGCCCAGTTGACACTGGAAGTCAGCGATACAAGTAAGCATCACACCCTTTGTGAACTCGATTCGTTGAACGATGGTCAGTTCTTCGGAATCGCCAACAGTCTGCTGGATGTTATACATGTTCTTCGGGTCAGCTTCTTCGGCGAGAGCCTGAGTGTTACTGATCGTAATCTCTGGCCACGTGCCTTTAATCTGAATACCTTCGCCTTGAATGATAGCAGGAGTAGCGATAGGCACGTCGATGGGAGGCAGACCTTGACGCTTGAACATGTAGCCTGTCGGTGTTGGGATAGCATCAATAATGACACCATCCACCGAGCTGTCTTTCGAACCCACAGCCATAACGTTCTCAAAGATTGTGATCTCAATGAGTGTATCGGCAGGGATAGGAGTCAGCGTTTTCAGCGCATTACCAGCAACGGTAAACTCTTGCGTGTGTACTGTCAGGCCACTCATTGCCATAACGCAGTGCGCTTTATTCAACGGAGTAGTAGGCAGAACAAATGTATCAGCATCATAAGGCAGGCGATACTGAGCAACACGAATACGAGTAGACCAGTTGGCGCGTTCTTCATAGCGAGCTACATAGAAAGTGTATTTCTGACCAGATGGGATTGCTTCTGTAAGCGTGACGCTATTACCATTCGTGAGTTTATACACGGTGGTAGGCTGCCACGTACTGCCGACAACGCAGAAGATCATATCGACGCTTTCAATCGGCTTGCTGCCAAGTTTAAACAAAGCAGTCTGGCCGTCACCGACACCTTCATACGTTTCAAACAGGACAACGTGACCCTGCGACGGCTCGATACGGAACTGACGCATATCAAGCTGCATACGTTGCTCAGGGTAGGACGAAAGCAGAAGCTGATCGTCTACTACGCTATATGCCGTGCGCGGCTGGAGAACACCAGACGTACCAAGCAGTAAGTCAGTTGAGCTATCGAGAATCTCGGACAGCGTGTAACGTAACTTATCAGGCGTTGCAGTAGTCACAACAGAACTGAACAACATCTTACCAGGAGGTACAAACAGCGTACCGGTAGTCTGACGAGCACCACCAGCAACAGGTCCCCAATATGGCTGCAAGTCTTTACCGCGATACAACGCCCATGCTTCTGGTACATCGTTGTTGAGCGGCCACGGTATTCCAGCAGTCGGAGTTGTTGGGTTAGTGATACGACGCCAAACAGCAATCGTTGTCTGAGCACTCACGAAAGGAATCGGGTCGTCCATGTTAACGAACTGACCTTTCGTGTATTTAAAGTGACGACACGCACCAGAGCCTGTGCCTGAGATTGTTTGAATCAGAACAACCTCACCCTCTTTCACGCTGGTGATACTTGCGATCTTGAAGGTGTTTGCGTTGATGAATCCAGAGGCAGTAATCTGTCCGCTGAATACACGGTCATGTTCGCTGAATGCCCAGTAGAATGAGCCAGCACCGTAACGATAGGCAATACCCGGAGAGCGAGTGCCGTCAGAATTAACGTGCATATCAAGAACCGACACGGCGTTGAACACGTTATCGTTCAAGCTCGGCAGATTCTGGAGTGTGGCGGCACTTGGAATTGAAGTGTAATCCGCCATCTTTACAGCAAGAATCTTTTGAATGTCCTGCTGAATGTGTACGAGAAGGCTAACGCGGCTGATAGAGTTTGGTACTGCGATGATTGGCTCTTCCAGAACAACGTGACCAAAAGGTCGGTTGTCTTTGAGCATAATCAATAGCTCACCAACACGTTTCAGCGACTCACCTGCAACGTAGTTGACTTTAATATCGAAGACAAAGCGGGCACTGTTCTCGGTAAGAACCTGAACATACGACAAAGCGCCCGACGCAAGCTCGTTGCCAAGTAACTGCTCTGGAACCACAGACGGGTTAGAGCCTACAAAGTCACCTGCTTTAAACGACACTGGCTGAACTGCAAGTCCACCAGAGTTAGCGTTCGCAACGGCCTGTTCTCCCTGAGGCGTTAGACGCAATGCGTCAACGTAGATAGATTCAGTGGCCATCAAAGAACTCCTTGGGTTTTAACTGTTCTAAATTAGCGTAAAACAAAAAGGGAGCCAGGAACATAGCGCTCCGGACTCCCTTTATTTTACTGATAGCGCACTGTGATAACTGAGGAGCCAAATGCACGAGCGTTGGTGCGATAAATCAAGACGTTTTCTGTCAGGTTATCATACACCACTTTCCCTACAATCGGACCCTTCTTGCCGTTATCTCCAGTTACAGGCCACTGAGCACCGTCGAAACCCTGCCACCCTTTGTTTACTGTTCCAGTACCGTCTGCGGCTGCTGAGAATACAGCGGTACCGTATGACTGTCTGACAACAAAGTAACCGTACTCGTCTTGTTTGGTAGACAACACGAACTGGCCACCAGTCTTAGAACGTAAACGCGTTGGCAACTGAGCAAGTGCAATACTCACGCCAGTAATGCCGAAAGGCGCAACACCGAAGCGTGGATAAGATGACATGGCTTTCATGAAGTGCGTCTGCGTAAGCGTCTGCTGTCCTTCGATATAGATAGCTTTAACACCAAAGTCGGTATCGTTAAGCAAAGAGGCTATGGTCAGTCGCCCAGTTTGAGCATTGATAGTGATGCCTTGAACATCAACCACATCGCCCTTACTGTTGGTGATCTGCCACAGACACTTGGCACTAACATCATCCTTAACGAACGTACCGGTACGGCCGAGTAATGCGTTCATCTGCATTGAACTGTCGTCTCGCACATTCGTATATCCGCCTACTGTCAGGTCTTGTGGGAAGCCAATGCCTGGGCAAGTGATTTCCTGAACGAGACTGATTTCAGTACGCTGCTCGGTGATGATACACTCCACTTTAACCTTCTGCGGGTCTTTCGATGCAGGGAAGCGGAAGGTACCGTCTTGAGCCAAAGTAAAGCCACTGACAGACTCAATGATGTTCCACTTGAACTTCACGCTGTTTGCATCAGGCAGACGACTTGAGCCGGTAGCACCAGAGCGGCGCGTATAGAACGCAGTGAAACGATAGTCAATGTTCGGACTGATATTGCCAGCAGGGTTCTCGATGTAGCCGTTGAGAATCGTGTTCTGCGTTTGAAGCTCAATGGTGCGCGTACCGATAATGGTTTCATCAGCAAGTGACATTGGGTTCTGCTTGGTAAACACAGCGCGTAGATTAATAACACCGTCCGACAACTGCGACTGACCAATGAACAGATGACCGTTCAGTGGATCGATTGATACGCCGTCAACGTTTGTCTCGTCACCAATAGACCAGATAGCGTCAGTGGTTGTGAGTTCGTCATCAGGCTCGATGATAACACGCAGGCTGTAAGGAACGTACCAGCGCCCGTTTTCATATCCGATAGTTGGGTTACGATCAGACACGTCCCACACAACATCAGGTCCGACGATGCCAATTTGACGGAGATAAGTGTTAGCCTGCACAAGGAACACAAGCAACGTCTTCTCAATCTGATACTGGTCGCACGTAAAGCGAGCGCGAAGAAGCACGGCACCATTAACGTTCTGGCTCGGTGTGAGTGAACCATCGGCATCAATCTCTGCAATACTGTCTGTTGTTGGGATAAGCACAGGCGTATTGTTTGGTCCATCTTGCGTGTAGTAGCTCTGCACGACTGCCCATTCAGAATCGACTTCTAGGTCAAACGTCTTTGGTGTTTCCTCAGCGTAAGAGCCATCAAGAGTGCGCATTACGCCACCAGTCTTATACGTGTTGACCAGAGTGTATGACTCGGACAGCACATCAGCACTGATTTGCGTTGCACCTTCAATACGGCTGTTGACGATATTGTTGATACTCTGCTTAGGTGCAGGAGAAACGACCAGGTCAATCTTGTTGCTCACTCGGAAGAATGAGGCAATAACCTGAGTGTAGGTGTCGTACTCATATTGCAGCTTGCCCGTTTGCAGAATAGCACCGTCGTAATACGCTTTATTCAGGTCAGCAATGCTACCAATCGCGTTGAACATCGGCAGTTTGCTAACGTCCATTGCACGGAAGTCTTTGTAGTCGCTTGGTGTGCGGCCTTCGATGATCTCAACGATAGCCATACCACTATAGCGACCGGGCGAGAACTGTAAGAACTTATACTCGTCCGTGTCTTTGTCCGGCCAGTTGCCTACCCACTCAGCAGCAGTCACATACTCCTGACTACCATCAGCATAAGTCGCAAGCAAACGCACAAAGGTACGCGTCTTCTCATACATCACGTCAGGGCATTCGATGGTAATGCTGTCCACCAGCGCTCGCGTTGGAATGAGTTGCAGGTCACGGTAGTTTGAGAGTTTCGTTCCGTCGTACTCATACTCCATGCTAATACGCGCAGAACCATGCAGGTCTCCCTGATAGTAAAGCACATACTCTTTCACGCTTCTGCCCATGATTGGGTCATACACCGTGTTGTTGCTCAGGCTGACGTTCAGCGTTACCCAGCGAGCATAGTCAGGATGATCAGGGTCGAACTGACTTGGGTCTTGCCCTTGCTCTACTGCCTGTTGTTGCAGCCTGATTGTGCGCTGTCTCGCTTCCTCAATAGCAGAGTCCGATGGGATGTACTCGACTTTCACAGCAGCCGCAGCAGCATACGACAAGCCGTTATTCCACAGACACACAGTAGGCAACATCAACGTTGCGCCACTACTGATAGTAGGTGACGAGCGCAGGTCAATCGACTTCGGAATCATGATCGTATCGTTAACGAGAATGATTCGGTTAAACGTGACAGTAGAGTTACCGTCAATGAACGTGAAGTTCAGGGCGTACTTAACAGCATCACCACTGACCAGAGGCGCTTCGAACTCACCGGTTTGCGTATTAACAAAAGGTATAGCGTTGACCGATGTTGCTTTGTCTTCGCTACTGAACCAGATGCCAAACACTTCGGTATAAGCAACCACGATCGATGGGTCACGCGCATCAATCTCTGCCTGAGTAGCAGAAGCAAGAACATAGAGAGCCATTGCTTTTGGTCGAACAATATCACGCTCAACAACAGTCGCAGGAACAACGAGGTCAATCGTAGCCAGTTTAATCTCTGGCGCCCTCATCGTTACTTGCTTTACAGCCTCAACAGGAGTAACTTCACCAAAGACAGCGTAGATAGACGTCAGGTAGTCGCCACGCATAATCTTGGACTTGAGAACGTTCTCAACTATCTCCGTATGCTCGCTGGTGGTACGAGCCTGAGCGGTACCCAGCTTGGAAGTACCGTCATTGTACGTGATTGCATACTTGAGTTCTACTTCTTCGCCTTGAGGCACTTCATCATCCACGATGATACGCAACTCGGTTGGCACCAAATCTTTAACACTGCGATTGACGTCGAACTCCTGAGTCTTGGACATATCGAACTGTCCTTGATAGGAGACGCTTATATCAATCTTGGAATCTGCTTCGACACTAGGCAGAGACAGCGTTGTGCCGTTAAAGATGCCCAGCGTAGAACTGAGAGCGATCATACCACTGTCAGTTAATTCTTTGGTTGCGCCGGTAGAGAGATACTTACCGTATACACGAACCTTAGCGCTTGCGTTACCGTATAGCGTTGGGCACTCAATAGAAAGCTCGTCAGGATCAGGCTCAACCCCCATAGGGTAGATGCGAGACTCAAGCGCCTGCTGAGTACCATTGTAGGTAAGAGTGAGGTTGATAACAGAGATGGCCAGAGGCTCATTGAAACGAACAGCATTACCGTCACGCTCTGCAATCCAAGTAGAGTCTTCTACCCACACCTCAACTGTCTGCTCGGTGCCGTCGCTGTATTTGACGATAGCGCCAAACGTAGTCCACTCACCGCCGCGAATAAACTCAGGCTGAATGAACGATATGGACTTCTGCAAAGGACGGCCGACGTTGAAACGCTTAACAGGCTCAACAACAACGTGAGCGCCAAGATACAACTTAGCACCCAAGTTAATAGCAGCGTACACACCTTCGAGAACTTCTTCGATAGGCGCCCATTGATAAAACAGGTCTGCGATTCGGCGGTAGAACATTGCGCTACGTGCGGTGTACTGCTCAACGTCGTTGTTCACAGGCTCAAAGCCAATGTGATTGTTGAACCAGTCTTCCGCTTCCTGTTGCGTCATGCCTACTTCTTGCAGTGCGTTAACAACGTCTTTCTCTGCATCTTTGGTGATAGTTAGATCGAGGCCGCCGTCAATCAAATGTGCATCTACTTCGAGATTGACCTTGTTCGACTTATACCACGTACCGCCGTCTTGAATCAGAGTACCAAGAGGAGTAGGCACAAAGGTCTGATAGTCAGCGGTATACAGGCGAGAAGAATCGAACTGACCGCCGAGTAACATACCCACGAACTTAGGCCACTGAGTTGTACCAGAGACTTGCTGCCAGTCAGGCAAGCAGTCGATAACACGTTTCAACGAAGGTAAACGATACTGCATCAGGTCACGCGTGATATTGATGCCGAGCTGGCGAATACTTGCTTCGGCCAACTCGTCGTTTGTGTCACCGCTGATGCGACGAATATTCAACAGTTGCTCAATGGTCTTGAGGTTCTGCTCGTCGTTGTGTGCATCGAGAATCTCGAACAACTCTGCCCAGGCTTCGTTAGCTTCAAGGAAGTCAATGTTAAAGGCTAGAGTGTTTGATTTCACTGGTTCATCTTCCTTTCGCTATAGGTGATATTGATGCGAAGGTTACGCAGCGCAACATATTCCAGCACGGTGTTAGGGATGATATCCTGAACAGGGCTTTCAATGTTGCAGTAATCGACTTCTGGTCGACGCGCAGGACGGTCTGGGTCAGTCCAGTCATACAGAACACGGTCTGTTATGTCAGACATTGCGAGACGTTTACCCAGCAGACCTGGACGACGTTCAAACAGTTTAAGCACCGATTGCTCAAGAACGGCCTGATTAGACTCACGCGTACCAGGAGCATCGGCATAAAGAGCCACATTCAGAATGCAGTCGATTTGCAGCTTATCTGGATTCCATGCCTGCACATCAAGAGGGCTATTGAATTGAGCCAGCCAGTTCAGGAATTTATTCCATTGCGCAGAGCTTGGGTTAGGATTGATGCCCCCCCAGGTGCTTGTGTTACGAGGCAGAACAGCGACGCGCACAACACCTTGCCACTCTTTATCGTTTGGTGCAATCTCTGCCTGACCCTGAACGACCACATCTGCAACGTCTGGATAGAGTGCGATAGCAGCTTTCCATTCATCACGACGAATCAGCTTCTTGCGACTGCGGCCAACGATAGGTGCGTAGTTGCGGTAGTAGTCGACAGGCGTTTCATCAGAGCCTCCTAAGATAGCGCTTACTGTTTTACCCTGCAACTGAGAGTTAGACAGGCACTGTACCTTCAGGCCGATACTGTCTGTGTTACCACTAGCGCCAAGCGACTTGATACCCTGCACCTTCATCGTGTAGCCTGCTGGTGGCTGTGCGCCCCACTGCTCACCACCAAACTGAATCTCAACGTCACCTTCATCGGTTGTTACATCGAGAAAGATTTGCTGTTCTGCGTATGCTTCGAACAGGCATTTGTTGAAACGCTGATACTCAATCTTAGTGCCAGTCGGATGCTCAAACCAAACACGTAAGTCATCAGTCAGTTGGAAGTTCTCAGTGCCTAGCTTAATCGACATATAATCAATTGGCTGAGGAACAATCTGGCTGAACGTAAACACTTCACCAATGATGAAGTCCACGTTCTTTATTTCGCCTGGTTCCCACTGCGTTACTTCTGCCAGCAGTGCATTGAAGTTACCGATAGTGAACGGTGTGTTTTTATCGTATGACTGTTTCACTGAACTCAGGTTAACAACAGCCGCAGTTACCGTAGACACAGACTTGCGACCAATATCCACACCAAGATAACGAGCGTTAGCAAGGATAGAGGTGTTGCGTCGAGCCAAACGACTAAATGCTTCACGCGCAGCAATCAGGGAAGCATAGGCATTCGTTACACCAAGGTCACCCAGTGCGTCGGCAAGTAACGCAGTCAGTGAGCTTACCTGACTGTCCGTCCAATAGCTGGACTTATTGATACGACTCAGGAAGTCTTTCGCAAACTCCTCATGAGTCGTGTATGTGTTAAGCATGGACATGTTACTGTGCCCTCATTGCAAACGTAATTGATTGTTTGTCTTCGAGCTTAGGACAACGCCATGTGATTACACACACGTAGGTCTGCTCGTATTGATCGCTCATGGTGCAGGCTGTCTTGACGCTGGTTACGTCCTGCGTGAGACCGTTGTATGGGTCTTCTAGGGCAAGACGCATGTACGTTGCAATCCAGTCAGCCGTTGTTTGATCGAACGGCTCAAACAGATACTGATATACATCGGCACCGAAGTTCTCACGCCATTTGCGAGACTTCTTACGCGTACCGATTACCATCAGTATCTTCTGGACGATGCTGTCCATGTTCTGCACGTTATCGCGCGGTTCAAGTTGAATCCACGCATTAATATCACAATAGATGCGCTCGCTAATCGGCACATCTATCAGACGAACTCCGATTCCAGCCATTAGCCAAATCTCACATTAGAACTACCACTCGAAGCTGTGTCGCCGCAACTGTTAGCGTCACCAGCACGTTGCGCAGGCTTACCGTTGACACGCACACTAGAACTTGAAGTAGCTTTCCCGACATGAGGAGGCTTCTTTGGTTTCCAGTGAGGACGATAACTATCGCCTTGACGAACACTCCCTTTTCCATTCACAAGCACGTTAGAAGATGCCTGAGCAGGGACAACAGGAAAATAACCATTGTGTCCAGTAGACAGATCTGTGCCTAAACGAATAGCTTTCTGACCCATGTTAATTCTCCTCTGTTAGGCACAAATTAGCTTGTTATGCAGTAGAAACGAAAACGGGCAACCCGAAGGCCGCCCGTTTTCTTTGCTTGGATTTGTGTCGCTTAACTCCCTCACACCCGAAGCGAGTGCTCGGTAGCCGAAGCCACTAAGCCGGAGTTAATGGCCGAGAGTGAAGCCGCACGGCGCGGCAACAGCATGTGACTCTCGGGACCAGATAGCAAGCGACCAAGCATCGCAATTGCTATCAACGACACGAAGAACAAAATCATGTTTGCTCCTGTGTCTCTACTGTAAGGTAAAACATTTGCAAATGTCGATCAAGTTACTTCAAGTTGCCCTTCGCCCAACTTCACTAGGGTTTCAACTCTCTTTCTCTCGTTACCGCCTGGGTTGCGGAGACCGCGCACAAGAACAACGCTTCAACGATACGTGGGCAGGAAGACACGTACCGTATTCACATCGCTCAAGCGAAGGAGGTTACCCATCGGTGATCTGCGGTGGTTAATACACTCTTTAACAATCGCTCTTGTTGTGCATTAGATCGTGGTAGGAACGCGATTGACCGCTAACAAGTCCTATACGATATTTCACTACCCGAGAATGGGTATCAGCTATGGCAGCACGTCAACAGCAGCGGGGCAGCGGACACACTCCATTAAGCATTGTTAAGGGCAATGCTCAACAGGCTGTGAACAGCTTTGACCAAATGCAGAGTCGCTCGTCGCCCGACTTCACTTGAGTATCTCGTCTGCACTCTTTTACTCCCTGAATACCGTACAAGGAAGACGGCACCCATGAGGGTCTGCGGATGTTTATCACATTAAGACTCTAGCCAACTTAATCCCGTACGCAGTGTGTTGAGTCGTCCGCTGGATGACACACTACATACCCCCTCACGTTCGTGCATAAGTGGGATATAGCTGGTGGAAGGTTGTCATGAAGATTGCATCGCCTGGAGGCCTGCCGTTCTTCCCAATGCACACACGGTGAAAGGCATATGTGCATCAGGCAGCGTAGCTGCAAACTGCTATCCCGATAAGAGGGGCCACAACGTTGAGAGTACGTTCCGCCTGTCTTACGCGCCTAGAGGCAACTGCCGTGCCATGTCTGAAAAGAATGAAAAACGCTGGGCCTTGTGAGCGTCAGCAGCAGAGCAGCAGTCTATCGCGTGGGTGCTGGGGTTAATCCTCACGATTACAGAGCATCACACTCTAACCAGCTGGAGGCTTGCCTACTGTGGAACGCAGCGACAAGTTTACAGTCAAACAACGTCCGCTAAGTACGCCATCTGACTGGGACAAGTTGATATTACTATCTGCAATTTTTATTTACAGATTTTAGAACGCCTTACGCTCAATATTTGAATAAAGAGTATCGTAAGGTTCTGAGTACAGTTCAGGTCCGCGTTGTGCGCGAATCGTCACGTAGCCTGTGTGACGGTTGAACGCTGTGATTTCGACAGTCGGCTGTTTAGGCTTGATAGTCGCATAAATCGGAGCATTCAACGTTGGCTCGTCTGTCTGAATCTTATTTACAGATTGCAGTGCAGCGCCAGAGATAGCAGGCAGATTAAAACGCAGTTCAGCACGTTTCTGGCCGAATGCCGCGCGAATCATACCGTTCTCCAACTCTACACCGTTCTGCTTGAGATATGCAGCGATGCGACGTCCGATACCAGTAAGCTGATCGCGAGTGCGCGGGTCAAACGTGCCTTCGAAGCTGATTGCTTCTGCTGGCTGACGTACAGACAAGTGCAGGCCCGTGTTGAAATAGCCTTCGGTAAGCAGACGCAGGATTTCTTTCACGACCTCTTTGGTGTTCGTCTTGATAGCAGCGATACGCAGCTCAGGAACGTCCACTTTAATCGGGTCACGAAGCTCGGTCTGGTTGTCCATATAGCCGAGTGAGATATGCTTCGCATTGGCATACGTGTGTTGCAGCACACCAGTCGCGCGAATCAATACAGAGCCACCTTTTGCGAGGTCATAAAGTTCATCGCTGGTGGTTGTGCTGAACAGGTAATAGTCCGTAGGTACGGCCATGCGATTAACAGCTTCAATCGCTTTGGTCTGAGCTTCTTTGACAGTTGAGCCAAAGACTACGCGACTACGATTCGGCTGGGCAGCAGATACAGGGAAAAACGCACCATAGACAACGCTAACGTTTTTCTTAATCGGACGCTCAGACTGAATCTTCTTACCGCCAGGCAGAGACGGTAGCTTAACGCCCACCAGCTTACCTTTGACGATAGCTTTGTTCTCTTTTACCGGCTTGAGGCTGTCAATGAGTTTCGCCAGATCAGCACCGCTAAGAATCTTCTCCAGCGGAACAGCGAGGTTCTGCGGCAGATAGTGTTTCTTGCGGAACATATAGATAACGGTGTCTTTCTTGATCTGCACTGGCGTAGCCATGTTGCGACCAACAACACCGACCGGCTGGAACGTGTTTGCTTTGTCATCACCGATAGAGCCGAACTGCTTAGTGAACTCAGTCTGGCCGATGATGTTAGCAGCACGTAAATGGCCACGAATGATGAACACGATTTTCGGGTCATCTTTCATGCGCAACTCGTAGCGGTCACGGTTCAGATAAACCATGCTGTACTTGTCGCCTTTCTCCAGCTCCAGATCGTACTCGTCGTTAGCGTCATCAACAACGACTTTCTTACCTACGTAGGTACCGTAAGTGCGCGGGCCAGCAGACTCAGAAGCAATCTGCAATGCTTTGCCACTGTTAGACAGAGAGGCAGCGAAGTCCATAACAGCGGGCATCAGGTCTAAAGACGATGCTACAGCGTATGGCTTGCGCTTCTCACCAAGATGCAAATGAACAGCGCTACTGCTGGACATGAATACGGTTGTGCCTACATCTTCGTGTGTACCAGCGAAGTGCATACCGCTAATACGTTCGATGATGTTTGCGTTGAGCGATTGGAAGTTTACTTCGCTGCCTGCGGTGAAGTCATAAATTTCACCGTTACGCCACGCATAGGCAACGTTGTTTGAGCTTAGACCCACGAACGCATCACCCAACTGACGCACGGTCAATGGCATGATGCTCAGGTCACGAATAATCGAGGACTGCTTTTGAATGAGGTTCATATAAATCCCTAATACGAAACAATGCGGAAGGCGTTCTGCTTGAGCAGGTTGAGATTACCCAGCATCAGGCTATACGCAAGAGTACCGTGCTGTTCAATCAGACTGTCAGGTACAATTGACCCGAAGTAAAGAGCTTTGTCTGGCCGAACATTAATCTCTTCGCCTGTAGACTTCATTGCGTCAGGGACAACGAAGCACCACGGTTCAGCAACGTACTTACCTTTGACGTACTGAATCCTATAACCAACAGCCATGTGCTGGTCTTTGGTAGGACGGTACGCGAAAACATCCGTGTTCTGCTTACGCGATTTGCGGACCGAGAACAGAGCCATAGTGAGGAAGCGCTGTTCGAACTGCGGTATAAACGCGTTGTCTTCGCAAATCTTTTTTAGTACCGCCTCTTGTCGTGCGCGAGGCATCGACGCGTAGAGGTTTAAATTCATGACAGCTTGGCGAGAATTTGACGAACAACATCAGACACCGAATTAACCTCAGTGTCGATAATCAAATCGAAACCACCAGGTACTTCGAGGTAGCGTTGGTTGTATTGCTCATACACTTCTTTGGTCTGACGCTTCTCAATACGGTCTTCACCGCCAATGCGAATCTTCCGACGTTCGATAGAAGTTTCATAGCTACACGTCAGCAGCACGGTCAGGCGGTTCTCAGGAGCAAGTGCTTCCCAAGTATGCTGATAGATATGCGCATTAATGTCGGACTCACCCGCCTGATAAACGTAGGTTGATGGGTACCCGCGATCGGCAATAATGATCGTGTTTGGTTGATTGTCGAGGATGCGCTCATACGCAGTCATCGTTGAGGAGCGCGCGGCAAGGAACAGGAGCAGTTCAGTACGTGGGTCCATGTCCTCATTAAGAGGATTTGAATTGGATAGCAGAACATCACGAATGTGTTCAGCTAACGGCGTACCGCCCGGCTCACGTAAGCGCAAAGTATTAATGCCACGCTGCGTCAGTATTTCAGAAAGAGCAGTACATACGGTAGACTTACCACCGCCTTCGCCGCCTTCGATTAAAACATAGGTTGGTTTCATAATGCGATTCCTTAGGCAAATCGCCCACCACGCCATGCGGCCTTAATGAGCAACTTCGCCACGATTTCGTTCTTCATTGTCTTTCGCTTGGCATTGCTTCTGACAAATGCAGAGCCGAACTTATTCACGACAATCAAACCGCAACCAAGGTCCTTGATACGGCCAATGATTTTATCGCCATGAGATTCAAACAGCCGTTCATCAATGATGAAGTACATACGCATACAGAAAGGCAAATACTTGTGCCACTTCTTATCGGTATTGAAGTCAGCCCAGCAACTCTTTACCTCAGTGATAATCATATCGCATTTGGTATTCAGGCAGAACACGTCAGCCCTTAAGTTACCGTGCTTAATCAGCCCAAGTTCAACGTGGCATGAATAGCGTTTGTCAATCCAGTAGCGTTGTGCAGCTTCGGTAAGAAAGGCCGTCTTATCAGGACGGCTCATTGATTTAAATACAGCGGTCTGAATGGGTTCAGCTTTGCGCCGCTTATAGGCCATACGAGTCGATAATGTCCAGGGCTTGCTCTACGATAGGACGAAGTTTCTTATCCAATTTACGCAGAGCCTTATCCGCTTTGAACCATTTGCGTTCACGCGTCAAGGCTTCGTCGTACTCGGTCAGCATAGTCTTGACCTTCATGACGTACCATTCAACGTGTTGCTCACGGCCGGTCTTGCCTTTGACGTAGCGCATAATGTCTACGAAGTCTTTTGGCTTACCGAGGACACCAGCTTCTTCCATGGCCTCTTTCAGAGCACTGTCCAGTGGAGTCATTCCCTTCTCCACCCCGCCTTTCGGCAGACCCCAGTTACCAGCGTGAGTGGTACGAATCAACAACAGCTCAATCGTACCATCACTTCTTTTTCTGTATGGAATAACGCCCGACTGTTTGCGAGGTTTCTTCTCGCTTGGCAGTTTAGCAGACAATGATACGTTGATCATCATAATGAATCGAGTCCCCGTGGCAGGTCAACATCCCAGCTACCGGCATTGTCTTTCCACAGGCCCTGATCTTGCAACGTTCTGTAGGCATCAAACAGAGTTGCACGGGCTTGCACAGAGACTTCATTTGAACCGGCGGCACCTAAACTATAGCTGTACATACAGCCAGGGAAGTATTGTAGACGGCAGGACTCAAACGTGTCAAACACAATTTGGCCCTCTGCGTCAGCTACAACGCAGTGCGATGCCATACCACCTTGACCCAGAACAACGATCTGATAGTCAGGATGTTTGTTGTAGACTCGCTGAATAAACTCGGCTGCTTCTGCAAACGGTCGGGCTACTTGCGCAGCACGGTGACAGTTCTGTTCTACCGCAGACTCAGAAAGAGAGCGAGCGCCAGTCAGATTCATAGCCGAGGCAAAGATAAGAGTTGTGAGCGCTTCAGGCTCAACAGCAGTGGGGAAAAACTTTGTGCCCCACGCTTGAGATAGCGAAAGCATGGACGTCTCCTTATACGATAGTCTCAGCTAAATTAGCGTCAGTCGTGCGGACAGTTAAGCACTTGCTTGCGATTCTGCATAAAATCACGCGGAGCAGGGCCAGAGATTACGACAGCATGTTTAACACGATGCTTGGTCGGTTTCTTTGATACATTGCAGCCCGCATGAGACAGCGCATCAAAAGCGTCAGTAGCGGCAGGACCAGAAATAACGAGCATATGAGCAAAGAAAGGCTTACCAACTTTCTTCATTGTTCTGCCCATCAGTTCGTAGATATGTTGAGCTTCTGCAACAGACGGCACAGCACCACACCAAATATCGAACGTCATTTAGTGTTCTCCTTAATCAGAAGGACACCATTGAAAATACCGAACTTATCAGTGAAATCGCCGAGGACGTTATAGAGACTGCCGTTATCACCAGGGCTGCCGTAAGGATCAAAAGTTGCGACGTCGATTTGCAGATGTGATGAACTGACGGTATCGCGTCCCTTTTCCGCAAGAAAGATGGTATGGTCAGAAAAGCGCTGCTTATCAGTAATGAACACACCCATGTTATGCCACGTACGGGAAGAGGTTTCCAGCACAAAGACAGACGCTTCGAAAAAGTTGCATCCCAGCTCAGGCTTGATCTCTTCGATGTAGTGTGCATCTTCATGATCAGCAACAACAACGTCCACCGTAATGTAATCAATCGCATCACGGCGGTTTCGCAGCCAGATTTGCATACAGCGTTCAAAGTAGTCAGCCATCGCACAACAGATGCAACTAAAGTTGGTCGGGTTTTTCTTGGCGCGCGGTATGGCTGTAATGCTGCGTTCATCAAATTTCCAGCTAATGTGATCGGTAACAAGAGTACCGCCCTGCATCTCAACGTCTTCGTCGTTAATGAAGAAGATTTTGGTGCGTTGCATAGCGATGTTGGACATGACGTGAAGTGCGCTGCCCTGCAGGCCCAACGGGTGCTGAATCATAACACGAGCAGTAACGACACGAGGAACTCCGCCGTCCAAATAAGCGAAGTTCATTACACGTTGTAACACGGTGCGCATAATGCGTCCTTTAGTTCAGGTTGATTGTCTGTCCATTTACAGATACATCTTGACCTGCTTCAATGCTAACAGCACCTTTCACATCAAGCACGTCATCGCCTTTAACAGTGACCTTGCGGCTACCGCCAATCTCAACAGTCTGGTTGCCTGTAATCTTGGTGTACTGATTACCACCATCACCCTTCGCAGTACCTTTAAACTTGATACGCTTCTTGGGGTCAGGCTTGAGATTCTTAGGCGTCATTGTTGGGTCATTCAGAATGTAGTCCGGAATATCATTCTTCGTGCCTGTGATGATAAGCTGTTGGTTGCCAACAATCGTTTGGTTAACGTCGCCCATAATCGTCATGTGAAAATCACCAGACGTCACGAGGAAGTGTTCGTTGGTCATACGATCAATGATAAGCTGGGTACCGGTGGACAGACGAATACCCATGCGATGTGGATAGTTCACCTGAAACTCAGGCAACATGTCGGCTTGCGTCATGCGCACGTCAGTAGTATAGATACCTTCATGCAACTGACCAGTAGGAAATTTAACGCCGACCTTACCTCCGCGAGTAGGAATGAACTGAGCGCCAAATACAACACCTTGACTCCCACCTTTGAGTCCTTCCAGATGACCAACAGCCGGGCGAATCCACGGAATAGACTCGTCAGGAATATCATCAGTCAGACCCATAATACGCGCACGAATCTGGCAGATTTTCTGAGGGTCGTTATTGTCGATAACGATAGCCTCATACACCATCTGCGGGTCGATGCCTTTCTTTGAGTTAACTGTATTGAGTGGAATCATTTGTTCACCCGTGGTAAATACATTTCAAGTTTCTCACCGTCAGGCGTACCATTCTTACCAGAGCCATCAACAGTACCGTCGCCTAGAGAACACAGGAAGTTACGCAGGTTCTCTTCCTGTTGACGAATGAGTTGTGCAAGGTTGGTGCTTGGTCCAAGCAGCTTGCTAATAGAGAACGCGTCGAGACACTTATCAGGCAGAGCGTCATCGAGCATACGGTTCATGTCCTCCAGTCTGTTACTGACACAGCGCTGGTTGATCTGAGGACCGTCGAGATACTCAGCAGGAATATCACCGTTAGCTATCAGGCCGTTCACGTCATTAGTGAAACCACCGAGCATGTTTTCCATGCTATCAATACGCGAGGCAAGCGCACCAAGTATGCTGCCTTTGTAGTTGATTGCCAGATTGACACTCAGCTTCTCCAGACTGTTCAGAGCGTTACAGATGCCAGTAAGATACTTGGCCATGTTGAACTCTTGCATCAGGCTATTCAGATAGTCAGCGCCTTCGCCATACTTCGCCGCCAGCTCAGGGAACTTGAACATCTCACTATCAGTCTGGAACTGGTCGAGCATAACGTCAAGCTGTAGGCTATGTGTCTGCGCTAGCCAGTCGATAGGGTTCGAGCCATCGAGCGCCTGTTTGATGTTCGAGTTGATCTGGAATGGACGCAGAATATTCGCAACAGTGGACAATGGCGTTTGAATGATGTTTGAGCCACCACCAATGTTTGACGTGCCTTCAACAGGAGTAAAGTTGCGACTCAGCAGGAAGGCTTCACTGTACATGCCACCAACGTAAACGCGTGTACGACCAATCACAAGCCACTTGCCTGACAGCTTAATGTCAGTCTCAACTTCACGCTTACCGTTTATCACACCAGCAGATACGTCAACAATATCAAACAGGTCTACCTCAGGGCAGCCGCCAAGAACAAGAGCGCGAGCAGTCTCGGTATACGCCATAGACTGACGTTTGTTCGAGTAGTATGCCTGCATGTACTTGTCATGGATGTTTATATCGTTGGTGGGCCTGGCATACGCTTTACGTGTCCCAGCAATATCACCACGAACGTCGCTGTTAATGTTCAGAGGATCGCGGCTCTTAACGGTAACGGTTGCAAGCTCATTCGTCTTGCCACTCGAATCAGTCCACAACAGCTTCTCACCGTAGTTGGACATACCGTTAAAGATACCACTCATTGACTTCGGACGGAACTCATGCAGATTGTACAGAGGAGATTCGCCAATAGGCTTATGGTTGAACAGCCAGTACGCCTTAGGGTCTTCGTCAAAGAGTTTGTTTATGTCACGCACGACCATGCGCTTGTCTGCCGTAATGAACATCTTCGGCAACGCTTCTTCCGAGATCCACATATGCTGTTCGATCTCATGCGCAAACTTCTTAGGCGAGCACGTTGCAGATACCCAGTTCATGATATCCGACGTTTGCACATCACCGAAGTCAGGCGTTAAGCCACCGAACGAGGCAACTTGTTTCAGAGCGTCAATGGAGGTTCCGCGAATGCTAAAGCTACGCGTATCGAAGATGAAGGCGGGAGCGTCGAGAATACACAACACGTTAAGCATTGGTGTTCCGCCTTCACCGTACTCCCTGACTGCATAGACAGAGAACGTAAGCGTAGACGCTGACTCCTGATCAGGACCCATCACCATTGTTATCTTCGTGCCGTCTACAATCGCGTGAGTGGATCGTAATACGTTCGTCTGGTCAGAGAATATGATCAGAGCGCAGGGCAATGCAAATGTGTTTTCGTACACATGAACGGAGCGGATAAGGTTAGGCATAGACGGCGGTGCTTTGCCGTCTAACAGAATACCGAAGTAACCTTGATCCTTTACGCCACCAGAAGTAGCTTGATCAGACATGATTAACCCTCAGCGTCAAGCTCAATCGCAATGGCTTTCAGCTTCGCAGCGAGCAGCTTAATATCGGCAGACTTCGCTTGCATGTTAAAGCCACCACGACCGGGCTTGATTTCAGAATCGTTCTTGGTGTTGTACCACTTACGCACTTCCACGACACGGTTACCGGCATCGTCATTGACGAGATCTACAGACAGGAAGCCATGTGCGCCAATCTGAATACGAAACAGCTCAGGCTCAGAAGTCTCTACACGAGTTTTCTTCTTGGCCTTTTGCGGCTTCTCTTCTTTCTTGGCTTTCTTTTCCTTAGGACGCTTGAGTTCAGTGTCTTTCTCGGTAAGAGGCTTAGACTTCTTTTTCAAACTGTCTTTGATCTTCTTTGCCTTAGCGCCTACGATTTTGCCGTTAACCATTGCCATTAGATTTGCGTCCTCTTAACTTTCTTGATAGCAGAACTCGGACGCTTCTGAGGTATCGCCATGAGCATCCCTGCCTGCATCTCAGATGGATGAAGCAGAGCGTTCGCAATAAGCAACAACACCCAGTTAGCGTTCGAGCCGTATGTAATGTGCGACAATAGTTGAGGATTGCCCTCCATTGAGGCGTCGATTCGAGTTGGCGTGGTATACAGCGCCGTGTCTGCATCCTCAAACACCTTCATACTTAGAGGGTCAATTCCCCACTTGTCGATCACGCCTATTGTTTCAGCCATTTCTTCAAGTCCTCTCGCGTTACAGCAAAGTAGCTACTGACCTGCAGGATGAAGTCCACGCTGATAGGGTTACCAGTACCATCTTCCCACACGTTATCGAAGTTAGCGCTCACGCTATCAACAACACACGGACTCATGGAGAAGAAATTACCAATATCAACGAAGAACGCCTCGCTGTCCTCTAAGATGTTACCTATTGCAGCGTTAGCCGCATCAGCACCCCCGCCACCAGCAGCCAGTGTGAGTGTTTCCATACTGACTGATTTTAACGGGCTTGGGCCAGGAGGCATCAACAGGCCGCCGTTCTCAGAAGGTGCACATAGCGACAGCAGGTTGATGGTCGTATCAACAACTTCGCTTTTAGTGTCAGAGTAGGCATCGACGAAGATAGGAAGGTCGATTGATAGATAACTCGGACCTCCCCATACGCGAGCACTCGCCAACTTGTGCATAGAACTGGCGCCAGCGAATCGCAGCGCTTTATCCATTGCACCAGCATTGTTGCCGATGAATGCACCGGCGGCACCCAACTTACCACCTACAGTTGACAGAGCATCACCGCCTTTAGCGGCAACGTCAGCAAGTGAAGTGTTAGCAAATGGTGCGTCCCACTGAGAAGACAGGCTGAACGAGAAGTCTGGTGGAATGAAACCAGTGAACTTGATTGTACCACTCTTGTTGTAGATCTTCACACGATACATGTTATCGACAGAGATAATATCGTCACGCGACCGTGTGCTACCTACAGCAGTGGCTTGCCCACCATCGGCAGGCATTAAATAGTTAGCCACACAAACTCCTTATCACATGTAGCCCATAGTAATCATGTTCATCATCGGATCATCCATAAACACTGGAATTGAGTCGAGCGAATGTGAGTTACTAGGACTTGCGTTGCTTGAACCGCTAGAGCTTGGACGAGACACAGCGCCACCTTTCGGCATCTCAGGCGCAGGTGCTTGAGCTGGTGGTGGCGGAGCAGGTGCTTCTGTACGAGCAATATCACCCTCAGTAACGAGTGGCTGTCTCGCAACAGTTTCTTCCGGCTTGACTGTAGGCTCAATGCGTTTAACATCAGGTGCAGCCGCGGCAACAAGGTCATTCAAGCGACGCTCATGCTCTTCTGGTGAGGACTTAGGTGCTACAGGTCCTCTACCTGTGAAGTCAGGCAGCGAATTGGGATCAGTTTCAGAATACGTCTGAGGTTCACCCTTAGGCAGGTCTGGGAATCGAGCAGCAATACGTGCATCCTGCTCCGCTTCCGTTTCAGCCGGCTTAGGAGTATTTACAGCTTTCTTCTGACGATCTGCCTCAGCTACCTTGAGCAATACGTCCTTCTCGTTCTGCGCTCGCGTGGCAACGGACTGCCTTGTCTGAGCATCAGAGGACTTGAAGTATTTGTCAGTCGTTGCAGCTTTATAATCCTGGATGGTCTTAATCAGTTCATCGTCGGACATGCTGTTAACGTCTTTGCCTTGCAGCGCATTCGAGATAACGCTGGTGCCTGCTCCGTACTGAACGGCCGTGCTATACATCAGCTCTTTAACACCTGCACCACGCTTCGTCAGGTCAACACCTACTTCGTTCTGCATCTTCGCAGCAAGCGGCGCATAGTGAGTACGCGTGATATAGTCAGACTGCGCTTTATCAAAAGCCTCACCCTGAGTGTTTGCCACATCTTTATATACGGAGTTGAACTGAGACGTTCCCGGAGCAAGGCCACCGAAGCGTTCTAAGAACGGTTTACCTTCAGGGCTGTTCAGGAAGTTCATCATACTGCCGTTGTTTGTGGCTAGCTGGTGCTTACCATACGACACACCGCCGTAGTCACCTTTACCAGTAGATACAGTGCTGACGCCTCGACCACCAGACTCGAACTGCTCACTAACAGAACCAAGACCGCCCTCAGCAATCGCTTTGTTGGCAATATCAGTTACCTGTTTGCTGTCATATCGCTTGGCAGGCTGCGCTCGCATCGGTCCTTGATACTGACCACCACCGCCTCCGACACCAGCACCCATTCCCATCATACCCATAAAGCTGAAAGGTGAGACAGTGGGCTGCGGGAACTTGGACTTGTTCTCGTTCTCGTCAGTGGTCTTGTTGTAATCCTCCATCTTCTCTTTACGGTCTTTCTCGCCGTCAGCAAGCATCGTGTCGGTTTCATCAGTTATCTTGTCAGCAACGTATTCGCCGACAGAGTTACCGAAGTAGTCACCCAAGATGCCCCCCAACAGACTGCCAAGAGCAGCACCGGCAGCGGTACCAACGACAGGAACAACTGAACCCAGCGTACCGCCAATCCACGCACCAGCAATAGCGCCTGTTGTACCACCAGCAGTACCGCCAATAGCTCCGCCAGTCGCTTTCTTCTTCTCGTGCGCCTTCTCAGCGTCAGTAAGAGTTTCGTCTGCGTCGATGTGCTGCATATCATTCGCAAGGCCGATACTGTTACCTAAAGCAGGACCGATGACAGGAATCTTCTTAGACGCACCAGCCAGCAACATTGAAGCGCCAGCTACAGCAGCATCTTGTGCTTGTGAAGGAGGCTGAGGCGTATCACCCTTAGCAGCTTCTTCGGCACGTTGAACTTCTTGGGGCTGTGCTACAGGCTGAGGCTGGGCCGGAGCTTCTGGCATACCTGCACCAGAGTTCTCTGCGTTGTCCTGCTCAAACTTCTCTTGTGATCTTTCTTTCAACCACAAGCCACCAGCAGTTGCAGCACCAATACCAACCAGTGCCATTAACGCACCAGCTTTGCCTCTCAGTCGCGGGAAGCGAGAACGTGGGAGATTGCGTCCGGGTCCTCTACGATTACCGGCGCCTCTACCGTAACGTCTGCCACGGCGATTACGACGACCGGTACGGCGACGACGATTATCGTTACCAGAATCACCGAGATCACTACCGCTATCATTATCCGGGCCGTTGTCGTCATCATTAGCACCCGTGTTAGGACCACCAGCACCAGGCTGTTGTCCATGTGGATCTGACTTAGCGCGATTCTTCTCTTTGAATGCCTCGCGCTTTTCCCACTCAAGCCAATCTTCGAGAGCTTTCTGCGTCTTGGTAGAGACTGCATTGCCTTCTTTGATTGCCTTAACAATATCGTCACCAGACTTCTCGCCTGCAATGAACAGGTCTTCGAGTGCTGACTCTACTTCGCGGGAATTAGGTTGTTGTGCTACAGGACGAGGAGATGTTGGTATCGCTTCGCTATCATTGACATAGCGCACACGCTGATTGGCCATCTTCTCGCGCATAGCTTTCGCTGCACGGTTCTTCGCTCTTGATCCAGGACCGACGTAGACAACTTCTTCTTCGTACATCTCTGGGTCGTAATCGCGTTCGTAATCAGCCTGCGTAGGATAATCATTCGCAGCCTTACGTTTGCGACGAGCTTTAGGCATACCCGCTACAGAAGGACTAACGCTGTCCGCATGTTCGATCATTAGTTCGAGTGCGGACAACTCTTTTTCTTGTGGCTTAGCCATTATCCACCTCTACGGCCTCTCTGCGCTGCTAACGCAAGTGCTCGCTGTTCTTCGGCTTTGTTCTTATCGTGAACATAAGCACTATGCCAGTAAAGCAATTTGTTGATCGTTATATCGTCTGGCACGTAGATGTTCTTGGCGCTGGCGAGGTCAAGCGTCATGTTCATCATTGACGTGTCAGAGAACACACGGAAGTAGCCGAGAATATCAATTGGACTTTTGTAGGTGTATGTACGGAAGCAACGGTTGCACTTGTGGGTGGTCTCCAGTTCGCAACTCACATACACGTAGTTACTGGCGTTAAGCAGTTCGATTGGGTCTGCATACTCAAGTGTCTGCGCAAGAGGAATATCGCTGTCGATATACATCGCGTTCATTACCTGAGTACGGTTCTCATGCTCAGCCAGCAACTCTGCATCAATCCAACGCTGAACAGTAGGATGGCGCAAGCCCTTTGGAAGGTCGCGCCATTTGTGCTGAACTATTCTTTGTCGCATGACTTCTTCGGTGTTGAGCAGGCCGCAGTCTACTTCAACGAACTTGCAGCCTCTTGGCCTATCGTAGTAACGCTCACCACGCATATCAACAAAGAAGGGCGTGGTGCATCGCCATTCATACAGACGATGCGATTGCGGCCAACTATTTCTGTCGAACATTGCCAGCATATAGCGGAAGTCTTCGAGGTACATCTCTCTGACCTTCACGTTGGTGAATCGCTGCAACGTATCAACAAAGAGTTCAGGCAGTTTGTGTTTCTGCGCGTTAAACAGACTCGACATTGCATCTGCCGTTATTTGGCTGATACGACAATCTGACCTGCCTGAAGGGAGATAGATCTCTAACATTAGTTGACAAAGACCGCTGGGTTAAGATCCCATGCGCGTGTGCTGCGGCGTTGGCAGTGCGGGCACAGAAGTTCAATATCAGTCAGCAGTCCATGGCGGGAAGCACGTACCCACTCAGACAGTTCAAGCCAGAGAGTTAGGTCGGACTGTTCTTCCAGACGTGCTACGTTGGCATCGAAGTTACGACCCATGTGAGCTACGTGCCAGCTAAACATATCTTCCGATGCACGTTCATAGTGACGCATACGAGGAAGGTCAAAGTGTTCGTGCTCTGCGTTAAGCATTGCGATGGTCATTGACGTTTCATCAATCACGCCAACGTTGTTTGCATCGCAAGGGAACGTATTGATAACGCCACCTTCAGGACGCAACTCATTCACAATGCCGTCGGAATATTCAAACAGCGGCTTCTTGCAGTTCCAGTATGTACGCAGTGGCATAACAGTGTTCATCCACATACGCTGCTGGAAGACCAAAGCAAACGCATCAGGCACGGTCAGTTCTTCGAGTTTGATATTGAGACACGGCGCCAGAGCATCGAGCAGGATGTACTTCATATCCTTTGCATCAATAGCCTTAGCAATAGCACGGTTCTCTTTACCGCCGAAACGACGCATCTCAAAAGCTGTAGGCAGTTCAGCCTTATAGCCACGAGAAGGTAAACTCGCTGTTTGAATTTCCATAGTTGTTATCTCACATCATTGGTCGGGAAACATCAAGAGCCATTTGCACAGACCACATGCCTCTACCGCCGGTGCCGTTAAGCTGAATGCTTTGACCACCGATAGGCCAGCAGTTGCGTAGCTGTTGTTCGCCAACCATTTGCCCTTGGTTGTCGTATAGCTCAATGATAAGGTTTTTCTTATACACAGACGGCAGACGGAAGCCACCCGTGTACGGATTCTGAATCAGACTCTGCCACGCATTGAAATATTTCATCACTGCGAGCTTCTGGTCGATACCAAATAGCAGACTGAATCCGTCAACGCTCGAACCATGTGGCCAGTTGATTTGCACCGTGGCCACTTCTTTTGATTTCGATTGATAGACGGAGAATGGCAAGTCTACTTCTTCACACGCGAACGGGCTTAACGATATATTACCAATAACAGGAAATTCTCGCACACGCCACTTGTCTTGCATGAAGGGATCGTCAAGGCCAGGAGCAGAAGAATCATTCAGGTCATCAAGCGTCGGCAGCGGCATGATTAGTCCTCTACAATAACAAGCACAGGCCTAACGGCATCGTCGAACTTGAGGAACGTAGCACCAACCAGATAGCCACCACTCTCAATCTGCTTAACGACTGCTTTCTCGTAGTCCGTTTCCCACTTGTCACGCTGATTGGCTTTGTAGCCATCAAACGTTTCTGACGCGTCGTAGTAGTTATACGTTCCGCCAGTTGGCATTGGGATTCGAGCAAGGAACTCAATACGACCAGCGTTCTTAAACTTGGCCTTACGTAGCTCTTGAGTCAGCTTCGTGTTCTCTGCTTTAGAGCCAGGAACAGCTTTGAATGGTTTCTTTGGTTGTGGTTCTTTCGGTGCAGCAGGAAGTTTCTCACGCGCTGGAGTATTCTTGTCACTCGCCTTCTTAATGCGAATGCCGGACACTGTACCAGTGAACGGACGACTGCGGCCAAGCAACGAACGTGCTGTAGGCGCATCGACTTCAAACACTACTGACGGGTCATCCTTATGCAGCACATAGAACTTGTTGCGCTTTGCAGCCAAGATACCGAATACATCTTTTTCCTCGATATCGGCTTCATGCTCCTTGTTCTCAATGCTTACCTTGCGCTTACCTTCGAAGCGATACCAGTCGCAGTCTTGAATACCTACGGCAGGTGTCTTACGTGCGCTTTCGCTCAGTAGAATAAGCATAGTCTCTCCAAAACGAAAAAGGGCCAGAACGAATCTTGGCCCTTGTGTTTCTTACGATGCGAGTTCGGCGTAGTCGAAGGACCATTCGATTGATACCGGAACAGCCTGTGCAGCACCAGAGAACTGCAAATCAGGAACCTGTTTCGGCCACACACCGTAGATGTTGTACTCAGCAACTACAGAACCGTCCATATCGAAGATACGGAAGATTCCTTTCGTTGCGTAGTCTGCCTTACGTGCGCCCAGCTGGGTTTGAGTGTTACGCACAAACTGGTGCCACTCTTCCAGTTGTTTGTACACGGCCATCTCTGAGTTTTCGTTGTACTCAGTGGACAGAGCGTGAGAGAAGATCTTACGGCCAGCGTAGTTAAGCTGGTGGCCGAACGCTTCTTTCAGAACTTCTTCGAGCGTTGAACCAGGCTTAACGCCAGTCTTACAGAACAGACGCAGAGTACGCGCATAGTCCGTACCACCGACAGGCGGGTTAGGGATCAGGAACTCGAAGTTGTCATCGAGTAACGGATCTTTCGTAGACGCAAATTCGTCAAGAGTTACCTTTGGCATCTAAAAGCTCCTTAGAGTGCACCAGAGTTAATCAGTTGCAGCGCGTACTGAATATCACCGACAGGCGGTACGATAGCAGTTACGTGAATGCGTTTAGTGTAGCGAGTCGGGTCAAGGAACACGTCGATGATCAGATCGCCACGCGCTTCGTCTTCTGCGGTGTTGTTCTTGTAGTCACACTGGACTGCATACCAACGCAAACCACGACCGGTCTTAATCGGTTCGAGGATTGCTTCCATCGCAGACTTCTGGCGCTGTTTCAGAATGTCATCGTTCGGTTCGAACACGGCACTCAGGTTGTTTGCACGAGCAGAAGCATGAAGCATTGCCAACAGGCGACGAATACCGATATCCTGCAGCGGGCTCTTAGTGGTGTACGTTGTATCAGCACCCCACATGAAGATGCCTTCGCCGTCGAATACAGCAATCGGGTTAATCTGGTTGTCTACCAGAACGTCGCGGTCGCCTTGTTTAAAGCGATAGCGCACGTCAGTAGCGAAGTCCAGCTTACCACGATTCAGACCGCCTGGTGCTAACCACGATGCTACTTGGTCGGCAGTCAACATGCAGTATGCCATACAGACAGATGCAGGCACGTAGTAGTCACGCGCATTGTCGTTGTCACGGGCCTTAACGTCAGCATTCGAGATAGCCGACCAAGAACCAATGATGGAGAACTCTGCTTGCTGATACGGTTTGTTGCCACGGCGATACGCCACAGCATTGTCACGCGCTTGCAGGCTGACAGGGACGCCGTGAGTAGCGATACAGTCCATGCGGCTCTCAGCCAGTTCATCGATCTTGTTCGCAATCACAGGATGCTCAAGGCCACCAGCACACAGAATGCCTGCCTGAACGTCTTCCCAGTCTCGGTAGTTATCCCACGCAGTCAACACAGCAGACAGACTCTGGTTAGCGATAGTCGCATCAGAATGATCTACGTCGATAACAGCGCCGTCGCTACCGCCAGTGAACTGACCATTAGGAGCAGTCGGGTTCGTTGGGTCAGCCGGGCCACCGCCGATGGAGTTGATAACCACATAGTTCGGGTCTTCCAGCAGCTTATAGTGGTTTTCGTTCAGCTTAACGCGGATGTACTTGGAGTTAACGTTGATCACGTCTTCGAGGAAGAACTGATTGCCCGCTTCGTCTTTGTAGTAGCGCGTAGTCACGGTATGAGACTCAAGAGGAGTCAGATAACCGATACGGTACACTTTGATGATGGACTTAATGCCCAGCGCATCAGTCACGTCAGGTTCAAACGTGATGTACATATCGTTCGCCGCTGCGTACTGAGACATTGCATAGACCAAACAAATATCACGATCAGAGAAGGCAATCTGCTCAGGGTCTACAAGTCCAGCGTCACCCAGAGGGCGGCAGGTGGCGAAGTTGTTATAAGTTGTGATATACACACCTGCGTATTTCACGGAGAGAGCGACACGCGTAATGTTCAGCTTGGTTGCTTTCGTCATCAGAAGTTTTGCGTTCTGGACGTTGTTAGCGTACTGCCCCGTTGCTGGACCAAAAATTGCGTCGATCTCATCCTTAGAGGTAACAGTTGTGTTAACACCCACAGGTCCGCGAGGGAATGGCAGAACCAGAGTACACATGCCGTACTGCACAAGTGACGCTTGGTTGCTGCGATCATTCTCCTGCGAATAGACCCCCGGAGAGGGGTGATTAGGTTGTAACATCGTGAATCTCCATAAGAATGGGCATCGTGTAACGACTGTATGAAATTAGCGAGAACTCAATAGCAAACCAGATTAACTCGCTGATCCACGTCACTTACCAGAACGGATTGTGCCATCTTTCCTGTCAGGGTGAATTGCCCTTCGATAATCATTTGACCACCAGCGAACTGGAGAATGATAGGCTCTGCGGTATCAATGTACAGCAGACCTTTAATCTCAGGCAGCGCATATCCTTTAGGGCCGACGATGATACTCTGCATCTGATATTCACCACAGAGGGGAATACCCACAGCGTGTGATTGTCGTTTTAGGATAGAGTTCTGGTTAGAAGTGACAGCACGTACACGACTATCAATGACCAGAGTACGATCCAGCTTACGATACTTCTCGCGTGTGTACATTAGTCTACTTCCTCCTCGTCTTCGACAGCGTTGGCGCGAGGACCTAAGTCCATATCGATCTCAACGTTATCAGTGATTTCACCGTAGTTGTTGATCTTCGCCTGCTCCATATTAAAACCAATCTTGGTATGAATCGTAATTGGGATCTCAAGCTCGAAGCTACCTGGTGTGCTGCCGTCATCGAGGTCATCAATGTTAGGCAGAGGGATAGAGTCATCGAGTTTAACACGCACAGTCCATTTGGCGGTAGGCATCTCGATAGAGAAGCTCATGAGATCAGTCAGGCCTGCGATAAGAGCCTGCTGCACAAACAGCAAGGCATCGTCGATGTTCATGAACTTAACGAACAACGAACCAGTGAGTGTCACAGGAAAGTAGTAGTTCGTCACAACGATGGCGTTAGTATCATCGTTGCCTAATGCCCAGCCTGAGCCGTGTCGTGCAATGTTCTTGATCGGAACAGACTCGTCACGGTTGAATGCCATTGTAGGCAACTTGAACCATCCATACGGATAGTCAGTGCTTTGATTGTTCGTTGCACGAATACCCTGTTTCGGGTTGTTATGCACAGACCAAACAAAACGCTTTAAGTTGAACCCTTGGCGGAACTGACGTTGAAAGCCAAACAAGGTAGCTTTCAGTGACGTACTGTTCTTGAGCATACCTGCAAGGTTAGCGCTCATTTTCTTGCTCCAGATACGAAAAAAGGGCGGCCGAAGCCACCCTTTTGGTTACCCTTAATCGGGTGTTAGTCGAGTCGTAAACGAATCAATGAGGAAGGGGCGGATGAATCGGATTCGATTGCATCATCTGCATCGTCCTCTTCTTCATCACTAAGCTCGTCCTCAAATTCGTCTTCTTCGTCGCTATCAGAGTTAAGGCTGATAACTTCGTCGTCGCACAACGACACGGCTGTTTCTTCCTCGGCATTAAGCTCTAAAGCAGCGGATAACGCAGCGACGGATTCGTTCAGTCCAGACGCGTTGCTCACAGAGTTTACCAAGCAAGAAGCCTGGAAGTTATCCGCGAGTTCGCATTCGAGAAAGTCCTCAGCGTCCGGCGCATACGCAGCTTGCGAGAGCAAACGCGCAACGTCAGTCCACTGTCCTTCACGCGCCGCGACGATTGCCAGTGCAGCTAAGGAACCAGATAAAGTCTTCATGCTTGGTCCTCAGTAGTGAGGGCAGCATAAGCCACCCTCGGCAATCAATCGTTAACCACGAACAGCTTTAGCTACAGAGCGCACGTTCGCCAGAGTGAAGGAGAAGGTGCTAGACAGCAGCCAGCCGCGGTCGGTGTTACCCTGGTTCGCACCGGAAGTCGGGGTAGACTGGGTGCCGCCACGAGTGGTGTACACTGCGTGGTAGTCCTGGTCGGCCAGAACGTACAGTTCGCCGTCGTGCAGTACGCGGTGTTCCGGAGCGCGGAAGCCGTCAGTTACCAGTTCCATACCCAGCAGGGTACCCAGGCGACCAGTGGTGATCAGGTCGTATTTGCTTACCGGGTCCAGAGCAGAGGAGAACTGATCGTTACCAACGATATCGTTCCAGTAGTCCTGCGCCATCACAGCGGTGCTAACAGGCAGCGGCCATGAAGACACAGAATTTTTCAGAGTAGACAGCAGACGCGGAGTCAGGTCACCGTGAACCCAGGTGATCGGGTTAGCAACACCGACTGCCTGGTCACAAGCGCGTTTCCACAGACGGTCTTCTGCAACCATGATAGAAGACAGGCCGTCCTGTTGAGCGCGGTCCAGCAGATCGCCGTTGATTTGGTCCAGGTCCATTTTGCTAACACGAATGTTAGATTTCAGTTCGAACTCAGCAGGCGTGTAAACACGGCCGCGGAATTGACGGTAACCGAAGTCAGTAGGACCGGTCGCGATTACAGCTTCTGCCTGGTGGATTTTCAGTTCGATACGAGCAATGTCGCCCTGACGAACGGTAGCGCCTTTACAAACTTTGCGCAGCAGGCCCGCACGTTCAGCACGGTCTTCGATAGATGCAACGATAGAAGCACCCAGAGAAGCCCACTTCTCGCCGCTGCTATCAGCAACAGCTTCCTGAATCAGCTCAACTTTCTCAGCGTCGGTCAGACCGTTCTGAGCGCCGGAGTGTGAGTGAACGATGTTGCCGTTGGCAGCTTCTTCCATCAGACGGCTGATGTTACGCAGGAGGTCTTTGTTCGAGTAGGCGTTGATTTCGCCGGTGCTCTCACTCAGAGCCAGATCGCCTTTACCACCGAAGCGCAGGTCTTCGATTGGGGCACCGTTACGCAGAGTTACTTTAGCGCCGCGCATTAAGGAATTGTTCATTAGTTGCTCCTGAGAATAATCTCGTAGTTTCAGTTCAAACAGTTACGGTGCGCGACGATTAGGCGCCGTAAGAGGAAGACATTTCGATGACAAGGAAGCCGCGCTCAGAAGTAGGCGCTTCTTTGATGATGCAGCCTTTCAGCTCGGTACCAGCACCGCCGATAGTCAGCAGGCCGTCCGGACCCAGGCTCGGGTGCATCACGTTGTCAGCAGACCAGTCAGCAGTCGGGTCAAACATAGAGGTAGCGATGTTACCCAGTTTGATATAACCGATACGACCAGCGATGTTAGAAGCCAGGCCGCCGATAGGGGCGTCAGCAGTGTAAGAACGCGCTTCGGTAACAGTCAGCTCGTAACCATACTGGATGCGAACTTTCTTACCTACGTCGTCAGCGTGGAAGTACAGGTCAGCGCCCTGCACACCAACTTTACCGGCAGCAGAGGCAGAAGCGGTAGCTTCCTGCTCGGCTTTAGCGCCGTCGACTTTAACCAGCATAGCGCCAGCGGTCGGTACGCGAGATGCAGTGAACTTTTTGGTAGAGTCAATAACGAACTCTTCCACGCGGTTCATGTGCGAAGGAGGCATAGAGCGAGCCAGTGCGAAGCCAGCGAAGACTTCTTCGGCAGCGCCAGTAGACAGACGCAGGTAAGAGTGACCGCCTTCGCGGGCCCAAACCAGTGCAACGCCTTCTTCGTGGATTACTTCGCCCGGCAGCAGGTCAGCTTCCTGGGTCTGTACGATATCGGTAGCATTTTGAAACAGCATGATGTTTCTCCAATAAGAGAGATTAAAAATTAACTGTCGTGCAGGCCGCAATTACATGCGGCGCAGACGGGACAGCTTATCTTCGAATGAGCCAGTGGAAGCTGAACTCTGGGATTGAACAGGTACGTCGCTCTGAGTCAGCAGTTCAGCGGCGTTGACCGGAGCTTTAGGCTGCGCGGCTACAACTTGCTGTTGAACAACTGGAGCACGTTCTGCGGTAACAGTACCAGCAGCCGCGTCGATAGACTCAGAGATTTCGTTCTGCGCGACTTCGGACTTATTCATCAGGTCCATCGCTTTTGACAGCGCGGTCGTCAGGAAGTCTTTGCCGTGGGCGATGAATGCGCGTTCTACTACAGCGCGTGGTTCTTTGATGCCTGCTGCGGACAGCGAGCTAACCAGGCTTTCGACGATTGGGTTACGCACATCACCCCAGAAGTTTTTGGTAACGCCCAGCTGGGATGCAGACAGAGCAGCGACGAAACGATCAGTGTAAGCTGAGGTCGCTTCTTCGATAGTGCCCGTAACGTTCGCAGTAGCTTCGCTAATACGTGCGTCAGATTCTGCCACCAGCAGTGCATCTACCGGCATTTCGATCTGATACGGCATAAAGCCGAATGCTTCACAAGTACCGGTCACGCCAGCGCTGTTAAGCGAGTGTGATACTGCACGGATGAAATTATCAGATGCGAAAGATTTCGCAGCGTTTTCTTCGCCAACTGCACCAGACACAGAAGCGAATGTTGCGCGAGCAATCGGCTGGCCGTCATAGTACATATGTACAGTGTCGAGCTTACCAACAGCGCGGCTCAGGCTAACCAGCTGAGGGTCAAGCGTGCCGTGTTGTGCTTGCGCAGTGGACAGGCTGTTGAAGACGCGGCTGACGGATTTGCTTTCAGAATCAAAATCATCTTCGTCATCGACGTCGAGATCATCTTCTTCCAGTTCTTCCTCGTCGTCGAGGTCTTCATCATCGAGGTCTTCATCGTCCTCGTCAATGTCGTCTTCTTCGTCGAGATCGTCGTCAGAGCTGGATTCTGAATCGAAGTCCTCGTCCTCGTCTTCTTCTTCGAGGTCGTCCAGGTCTTCGTCATCTTCCAGATCTTCATCGTCAATGTCGTCCAGATCGTCTTCATCCAGATCTTCATCGTCGAGGTCGTCTTCGTCATCAATATCATCTTCATCATCGTTAGACGATTCAGAGTCGAAGTCTTCGTCCTCGTCATCAGACGAATCATCTTCGTCCTCGAGGTCTTCTTCTTCGATAATATCAATGTCGCTATCGTCGTCGCCAGATTGGGATGCAATCGGCTCGTCGACCAGCGCGGCAGAACAATGCGCACAGAACACAGGCTCTTCATCAGAGCTTACAGTGAACGGCTGTTCGCAGTTAGCGGAGCAGCTATAGATGTGCGCTTCGACTTCGCCATTGGCCGCGTTGCTGGACAGAGCAGTGATAGCTTCTGGAGCTTCCTGCGCTTCGCAGTTCTCAACGGCCTGGCCGGTGTACGGGTCGAAGTTTACGGTAGTAGCAGCGTTGAAGCTACCAGTACCAGACAGTGCGGTAAACGCGTGTGCGTTGCTCAGAGCCAGAGCGAAGTTGCGTTGTGCAGCTTCGGCAGTCTCGCCGGTAGCAACCAGACCAGCGTGTTCAATCTGTTCGTCAGCAGAAGCGGATTCGGCCAGGAACTGAGTAACACGTTCGTCGGTGATTTCGGACAGGTCAGCAGAGCACGATGGGCAGCAGCCCTGAACCAGCGCGGCAGAATCAGAGATAACGTGGCTACCACAACCATCAAGACAGATGGTGTAATGAGCTTTCACATCACCAGCAGAAGACTGCGACTGGACTTCGGCTTTCTCAACCAAATCAGGATGCTCCACCAGCAGTTCTTCACCGCCGTTCGGATTGTAGAGGTCAGCGCCACTTTGCGAAGCAAAGCCTACACCTTCAGTAGAACCATAAATCATCAGGTTCTGACCGGTTGCAGTGCGGCGAAAATTCTCTACTGCCTGATTATGGTTTTGACCGACACACAGGATACCCGCGAGTTGGGTAATCTTTGGCATGGTTAAAACCCTCATAGAATTTAGTCGTTGAATCGACAGGTTGAAATTAAAATATGCAGAAAAAATTCAGGTATTTTTAAATTTTTCTGCTATCAATGTCAGTTTGAGGAATATATCTGTTTTCGAAGTATTTCGAGACAATTTCAACACCATTTAAGGTATATACGTTGCGCAGACTATATCCCCAAACCATCAGCTCCGCAAGCGTTGCGAAGTGCTCGGCGGGTACCGAACTAATGGTTCGCGCGTTAAGCGAATCTGGATGGATTTTCTTGCCCTTGATAGCCTGATCGAACTTCATGCGGTCAACGTTACGAATCATCGTATGGTCCACAAAATGGGCCAGTTCGTGAGTAATAACGTGAGCCATACTCAGACTATTATAGCCACCAAGTAGATGCACCAACTGCGCAGGATGGATTGAAATAGCGCCATACAGGAAGCCGTGTACGCGATACGTTGCGATATGGCTACCACCACTATCCGAGTTAGCTTTTAACAGGCCAACATACAGACGTTTGAATGGCAGTGCTATGTTCAGACCAATGCCAGGCATGACGTTTTCCTGAATGTCTTTAAGAACATAATCAGGAGGACTAACGCCGTTCTTCTCAAGCGTAACGCCAGGCACACGCAGGTCATCCATACCCATTATTTCAAGATGCACTTTACCGCACTTCTTAACAGGCTTGGTGGCGTAGTTGTTTGGCGTACCACCCGGATAAATTGCTGAGGCATATTGCAGTGGTTTGAAATTACCAAAATCAGGCATATCGCCAACACGGCGCTGAATAGCCTTTAATGAATCAGGTGTGTCTTCCTCAGCAGAGTCCTCAACAGGTGCTTCCGGCTCAGGTTCTGGTGCAGGCTTTTTCTTAATAGAAACTGGTTTGGGTTTTGGTGCTGGTGGCGCAGGCTTCTTCTGCTTCTCCTCATAAGGAGTGAAGTCAAAGCCAGGCTTAAAGAGCGCATCAGGTTTTGCAGTGAATGGGCGACTGTTCTGAATGAGCTTGTCACCGTCTTCTCCACTGATTGCATATGCCTGATCGTATTTAGGATGGGCTATGTAGTACAGGTCGCTGTTCACTTTGAGAAGGCCAATGACCTCGCGCGGTTCCATGTGGACTCCGTTTGAGATCATTGCCGCCTGACCGAGATAGCGATAGTACGAATAGTCAGCTATTGCTAAACCTTGTGACATCAGGCCATCCTTAACAGATGTTCTTTGTATGTTGCAGCACACGCGAACGCTGGGTCGTCCACGCTACTGCACTCAAAGCCTGTCAGCATCTTGCAATCACGATAGACCAATCGGCCAGTACGCGCATCAAGATACGTTGGTTTGTTGAACGCCGTATGCGAACAGAAGTTACGATGTTTAGGCGTAACCAACTGACCACAGATACTGCACTTATACGCACGGTAGGTTGTGCCTTTGCTGTACGTGTTCAGTTCACCGCTCATGATACGATCACAGCGCTCAGGGCAACGAGAACGGTCGAAGGCCAGCAGCAACGTCAGACGCGCATGATCACCACGGAAGTTCTTGAGCTTAGACAAGTTACTGTCGAAGATCATGCCCATGGCTTGGCGGTAGTCTTTGTTGTTGTGTTCGATAAACGTCGGCTTACCAATGAACGTCTGATATGCAAGACGGCCCTGGTCAGGGTTGAACGTTAACCACTCCTGCAGGCTAAACGCATCACCATTCGTGTTCGGCAATTCAGTGATGTTTACCGGAACAGGCACGATGATGTAGTCGCGGATGTTGCGTGACGTGTTATACATCTCAGCCGCTTTAGGCAGCCACACGTTCACGTCAAGATTAAAAGAGCCTGTCTCAATACCGAAACGCGACGCATCCACACGGATAGACTTAGCTGTACGGCTAACATCTTCCTTGTGCATATCAATCGCGTTCAGTCCGACGAGGCCCATGTCCGAGGTATCAAACGACTCGGAGCGAATGGACTGGTCCATCGTGTACTCCCTATTGGAATTTGTCGATATTGCTCTGCGTATTGGTTAAACGCACCTGACCTTCATCTGCTTGGAAGCAGTCGAGGCCATTAACGCTGTTCAGCCAGTAACGTAAGCGGCCATTAGAAATTACTGCACTTTCGACAAATGCGGGAATTTCGAAGCCTTCTTTTGTCTTCACTAATACTTCGACGCCTGGGTAGAACACATCAAAGGACTTCGTGCTGAATATCGGTTTAACTATAGCAGATTCACAAACAGGGTGCTGGGCGTAGCGGCTGCTTATCATATAGATCGCCTCTTCCTTACCGATAAGGATAGAGTTGATAGTGCCACGCAAAATACACGGCGAACACAGCTCCGAAGGAATTTCGAAAGAAACAATGTCGCCTATGTTGTAGGCAAAAGAGAATTGCGGCATGTTAACCTCGCAGCGCACCACGCGCCCACGACTTAGCGAGAGCCAGAGTCATACGCGTCGGGTTATGAAGTTTGACTTCACCTTTGTGGACGGCAGTGAACGGCTCATGAGGATTCTGACTGCGGCCAGAACGATAGGCAGCTTCATTGAATCCATCAAACAGCGTCACTACCCAGCCAGTGGATTTATCAGAGCATTCACCACAGGCTTTGTCCCACGCAATCTTACCGCACACACGCCCACCAGCGTTAATCGCATAACTGACCTGCTCAGTGCCTTTATAAATGTCAGAGGCCTTGAGCGTTTTGAAGGTCACACGCGACGATGACTCAGAACGTGGCATCATCTTTTCTTTGATTGCTTCAACATCAAGCGAACCCCAGAAAGATTCAAACAGCGCGGCAAACTTCTGCTCAATAGGAAGTTCGATTGCGTTGATTTGTGCGATAGTGCTGGAGCTGTCTTCCAGCACACGATTAAGGAAGTAGCCGCCTAAGATCACAGGCATCTGAGTGCCTTGTGAACCAGCAGTCAGGCCAGCCTTCTTACAGTAGATTTCAGACAGGCCGATAGCCAGACGCGCAAGAGTCATGAACGTCTGCTTCTCGGTCGAGTTAGCAATCTCTGTGTAGATACGCGCAGCGATGGCAGGAACAACAGTACGTTTCGCCACGCTCAGAATATCTTCCGGCTTAATAGGCTGGCCGAGCTTTTTACGCGCGGCCAATTCGAAAGCGTTAATCAGGCTGGCTTTGTTCGCTGCCGTCAACGACTCGCCTAACTTGATAGTCGTCAGCTCCGCGCTGCTCACTATCCCCTGTTGAGGCGTTTTCTCCAGTCGGCGTACTCCCGACGTCGATCTCACCAATCGCTTTACTGTCATTTGTTTGTTCCTGAGTAGCAGGCTGCTGCATGTAAGCAAGCAAACCAGAGTTCTGAATTGCTTCACCCAAATCTTCACCACGGTGCATGGTAAGTTGAGCAAGGTAGTTGAGAGCAGGTTCAACCATACCGAGATTACGACAGCCCCAATAAGCTGTTTCGTAACATAGGTCTAAATTAATAGAGGTCTGGTCAAACAAGAAACTTTTTGGATTCTGCTTGGTCGCTTCGATGCCTTGAATGGCCATGCCCACCGCATTCATCATATCGTTGTGGCGATAGAAAATGTCAGCGAGCATACCGTAGCACTCAACGCGATCAGGGCGGAATGCAATCGCGCGGTAACACGCAAAGATAGACTCCTGAGTGAATCCCTGTTTGAATGTCGCTTTCGCCAGTTCAATATTAGCGATAGCCACATAGTCAGCCCAGCGAGCAATGCCAGCGAGGCGATCTACTTCACGACGAGCATCATCAAGCAGGTCAGCACGATCACCGTAGCACACGGCATAGCAGAGTTCACGCGCATAGTAGAAACTGCAACGATCATCATGTGGATAATCACCCACGTCCAGACCAAGCTCAAGCAGATAACCGCGCGGCTTTGTGTTGTCAGGGTAGTGGTCAGTTGCGAACGTTGCCTCTACAGTACGCAGACGCTGATCGGGTTTGCGAGACGACAGGACTTCATGCGCACGATACTTCCAGAAGTAAGAGCGACGACGATACGCTTTCATCTGCTGGTAATGACTGTCACCGTTACGCATCATAATCCAAACAGCTTCGGCATGTTTGATGTGTTTGGTATTGCGAAGTGTCTCAACCCAATTAGGGTCATCGAAACGTTCGTCAATGTCAAGCCACACAACGAGGTCGTCCTCGGAGAACGGCGTAGCGGCCAGTTCACGACTCGCACCTAGATTGCGTTCCTCTGATACGTCGAACACATGATACAGGTTAGGGTGCGTGAACGCCGAGATGATGTTTGTGGTTTGGTCTTCGCTACCAGTGTCAACGATACTGATTGCATCAGCACCAGCAACGTGCTTCAACCACTCACCGATGTTCTTTTCTTCATTACGGCAAATAGCCGCTACGCAGATTCTCATACATGCCTCATTTGGGTTATACTAAAATGTTGCCGCTATCCCACCACTGCTTGCCGTAAATATCAGACAGGCGATAGTCAAGAATAAGTGGCAGGTCAAGGTCGACTTGCGTTATGGTTCGCATCAATGAAGGACTCCAAACTGTTTTCTCCTCAGTGTAGAGTCTAATCTCCAGTTCAATGTCGCCTTGTGAGTTCTTCGGTACGAACGGACTGGAGAAGTCTCCATCAAAGCCCGCACCAAGAGAGTCGTCAAAGTAAGTGTACGCACGAATTTCTTCCGCAGTATTAATCACGGTCGGCGCATACGTCTGACGGTTATAGTAGGACGTGTAATCCGCAACGGTTGATTGAAGAGGTACACGTCGCTTGTAGATACGTGTTACACCTTTGCTGTCTGTCTCTGCGCGGTACTGATTGTAGTACCAGTTTATCTGCGCAAACTTAACAGGCTCCAAAGTCTCCTGACCAGCAGCATACTTCATGAACGGCTTCGCAGTGAAACGGTGGTATGTCTTCTGCGTGTTCAATCGGTAAAGCAGAATCTGGTACGTGTACCACTGATAAACATCAAGGGTAATCGTTCCTGAGTCAGACTGTTGCGTACCGTTAGTCAGGATGTAGGAGAAGCAGTCAGCACCAACGTAACCACTTCTCGGACTGTAGATAAACGCTTCGTTGAAAGTGTTTAGCCGCACAGTGCCTACCATAGGGTCATTGACCTTAATAGCAGAAAGGCGCCAACCTCTTTGAGCTGGCACCTTATCAAGCACACCCTCAGTCGGGCTATGCAGTGTCACCTCATCACGAGCGCCCTGTAAGATCTTTTCGAGTGTTATCTCAGTTTCACCTGAGTTACGCACCCGCACTGTCAGGTTCGGAGCCAGTGGCTTATAGTTACGCCAGTAGTCGAACGTACAAGGCAAAGAGAGCATAATCACTCCAGTTTGTATTTGCTCTTGAACTCCGCAATGCTCATAACAGGAATGCCCTTGTCAATCGCTTTCTGTAGCTTCGCGGAACCAGAGCCAGGGTCTTTAGCGATCAGTATCGTCGTATCAGCTTTCATGCTGTCAGACGCCGTACCGCCAAGTTGGACAATACGCTGCATCAATTCTTTATCGCGGATGCCGGTGAATGCTACGTTAATCCCTTTCAGTTTGGCGCTAACCACCTTCACCTTCTTCGGAGCAACGAGAGTCACTTCCATCTCAACAGCCATCAGATAAGACTTAATGGCCGCATCTGCGATCTGTGGCGCCAGCTTATCAACACCGTGCATACTGCTAATCTTTGTTGCTAGGTCAGCAGTATTACCTTTCTTCAAATAAGATTCGAGGTTAGGCACAGCATCAACAACCTTATCAAACGTTGTGTTAGCGCCGCGCATGAAGTATGAAGCGGTAGCTTTAAGCCACGTATTCATCGGCACGCCAGCTTTCAACGCTTTCAGGTCTTTGGCAAGTTGACGACCACGAGAGTCACCAACGATCTCACGCAGCGTTGCCATAGGAGTCATGAACAATTGCTGAGGAGTTTTAACGCCAGAAGCAACAAGCAGCTTACACGTACTCGGTCCAGTGTTCGCAACGTCAAGCCCTTTCAAGAACGAGCCAAGCATACGAGAGTCAGCAGCACTGGTCTTCGTCTTAGCAACGAACTCAACGCCATTGATCTTGTACTGTACGTCAGGCAGCTTAGGCTTCTTAGCAGGCTTGAGAATCTCCATGATGTATGGGATTACCTTGCCGCTTCGAATCAACTTAACCTTAGCACCTGGGCCAAGAGGACGCTTAGGTCCCATGACAGCACCTTTCTTCTTCGGCTTGAGATAGCCGTGCTCAACGTAGAAACCGTTGTGCGCAGAAGCACGTTCAACCGTAACACCGCCAGGCATAACAGTAGGCGGGAAGATTGCAACAGGAGCCAGCACACCGTACTTGGACTCTTGATAGATTACGTCTTTGACAGTCACGTTAACAGTGTCTGACTCAACGTTCATCTTGAACTTGAAAGCGTGTTTAGGATTGCTCGCAGTAGCTTTCGGCGTAGGAACATCACGGGTCATTACGATGCCGTCGAGTTCATACTTCGCCTTAGCGATGCGTTTATCCAGCCACGGAATGAGTTCTTCTTCCGACTCAAAACGCATAGGGCCGAAGTGGCGAACTACTTCGAATCCCCATTTCTCCAGCAGCTTGAACTGCGAAGACTGTTTGAGCGTAGCACCTTTACCGCCGATGATACCGAAGCACACCATGTGGACGTACTTGAACTCTTTGGCTGTTTCGAAGTTACGAACAAGACCCGATGCAGCGTTACGTGCGGCTTTGAAGCGACCACCAGCAGACTCATGCAGCTTTGCCATAAAGGTCTTGTATGGGATTAACGCTTCACAGCGTAACACCACTTGGCCCTTCTCAGAGATTTTCTGAGGAATACGCATTGCAGGCAGATGCTGCGACACGTCTTTGCCGTGAGTTGCATCACCACGAGTAAGCGCACGAACAGGTACGCCACCTTCGTAGACGATTTCAATACTCAGGCCGTCGAGCTTGTCAGTCAGAATCCAGTCCACGTCTTCGGCGAGAGCTTTTGTTAATTGCTTACCACCAAGTGTGAACTGGTCAAGACTTGCCATTGGCACAGGCAGCTTAACGTCAGAGTCATCACGCGCACCGACTTTACGCGCCAGCTTAGACTTAGGCCAGCGCTTGTCTATGTATGTACGGATGTAATCGTACACCGCGTCCGATATCAGACCTTCCGAATCAGTGTGGAACGCATCATCAAGATGCGCCACAAGTTTCGTTGCCTGCGTCAAATTGAGCGTGTCGAGAATCTTATCAGGATTCTTTTCGAGCCGCTTCAAAGAGATTTGCATGTTATTCTCCATTCGTCAGTAACACTGGTATTTACAGTCTAGCTGGCGATTGGGTCTTTGTTGACGGGATAATCTTCGGCCATGTCGAGCACACGATTGAACAGCTTAGGCGCCATATCCTTCACATGTTCTGCATAGTCAAAGAGGTTCTGTTTACGTGCACGGTTAACACGTACCTGACGCACTTCATCAGGACTGTTGGTAATATCGTACAGCGTATAGATAACGATGTTGTCGGACTTGGAGTGAGTGCTAACACGCAGCACAACCCAATCACGTTTCAACTTAGCGTCAGCGCGGAACTGGAGCACGTCGCCTTCTTCTGCCTCTTCTGCGCGAGCGCTTGGAGTAGATTTGTTGGCAGCAGCGATTTTCTTCGCTGTCTCTTTCGATTCCTGCTCGGCGGCAGCAACATCAGAGTCCGTGTCTTCGTCAGCGGAAGTTTCGTCTACTGCATCAGATGCGTCTGCATCATCCTCGGCATCGGAGGTATCTTCGTCGCTGTCGTCACCTTCTGCGTCATCTTCACCTTCTGAATCAGCTCCTCCGTCGTCGGCATCGTCATCATCCACGGATTCGTCGTCGGAGTCATCTCCCTCATCAGAATCGTCTGTATCGCTATCGTCAGAGTCTTCTTCCACATCGGTGTCTTCCTCTTCTTCGCCGCCATCTTCGGAAGTGTCTTCATCTTCTGAAGGTTCTTCTTCCTCATCCTCTTCTTCGGCCGGAGCAGGCGCAGCTTTCTTGCCTTTAGCACGAACCTTAGGCGGAGGTGTATCTTCCTCATCTTCTTCCGGTTCGTCAATATCAGACAGGTCGAGAGAAGGTTCTTCGTGGTCTTCTGAGTCATCACCACCAAACAGTGAGCCTACAGAATCTTCGATGTTGAACGCATCGCCAGCGAATGGACTGCGAGACAGAATATCTTCCAGCTTCTGCTCGTCAAGATCAAGATCGATACCTACTTCTTCGATCTCGTCATCCAGAATTTCTTCTTCAACCACACGAATACGCTTACCGCGACGGTCGATACCATCTTCGTAGACAGTACGCACTTCGGCTTTAGGTGCTTCGATCTCACCTGACTTAACCTTGTTACGCAGGTCACGCATTTCAGCAGAACGCTCTAAGGCTTTCTTACGCGCTTCTTTCTGGAGTTCTTTGCGTTGTTGCTTCTGCTCCAGAACTTTTGCGTTGTTGGCCAAGCGTGTTGCTTCTTCCTGCTCTTCCTGAGAACGACGACGAGCACGACGCACAACACGACGATAAGCCTTAATCGTATCTACGTCAACAGTGCCTTTCGGCCAGTCATTCATAGGAAGAATATTGGTGTCATGAATCAACAGGTCGTATTGCGCGTCGTCAACTTTCAGGAACATGCCCTCAGAGTTAATGACGATGCCGCCTTTACCCTGACGCAAGAAACGAACACCAATCATATCGTTCTTGTACAGCTTGGTGATACCCTTAGAAGTCTTCACAGGGTATTCAGGACTTGCGACCATGCGCCACTGGTAGTTGTCAAAGTCGATGCCGTAAACAGCTTCTGACTTGACCTTACGCGGGCTGAAACGTGCGGCATCAAACTGAGAGCGCATCAACTGACGCTGTAGCGTCTGTGCACCAGCAGTCTTGGTGCGCTTGCCATCACGATTAACAACGTCTGGCACTTTACGCAGTTTAGATGCGCGTTCCATCAGGAACAGGCCAGTTGCTTTATCGAGCGGGAAGTCAACGTGCGGCATATCTGGGAAAATGAGAGTGTAGCGTCCGCCATTTCTCAGCGGAAGGATGCCGAATATATCGCCTTCACGAATCATGCGCTTATGCGTTCGTTGTGCGACTTCTTTTCCACGAGGACCTGTATACTTCATCCACGCGTACTTCGACACGGCATCCTGATAAGATGCAGATACGGAAAGTACCATGTTATTGTCTCTATGTTGTACAAACACACGATGAAATTAGCTTGCGCAAGGTAAAGCGGGGATTAACCCCCGCTTAAATATCCTCTCGCGGCACAGGACATAGAACCACAAGATTCTTCGCACACGGTAATCTGCGCCCAAGTCCAGTAACCATTAGGCTGCTGGATAGCATATACCACAGAAGGATCGAAGCCCCAGACCTGAGTAGCGTTTTGTAGCGCCTCAAGTTCCGTAGCAAAATAGCCCTCTTCAAGAGGCTTATCAATCGAACCGTGGTTAGGCTCTACAGTCCACGCCTCAACTACAGGCGCAAGAACTGCATAGACTTTACTGTTAGCCTTACGCGTCTTCTGAATCTCAACACGAATAGGCTTAGGCGTAACAGGATTACCTGCCTGACGAGCAACAGCGATGACCTTGCTTGAGTTGATCTGACGTCCCTTCATCTGATCAGTCTTGGCGGACTGACTTGTACCGATGTTCTGACCTTCGATCAGGTGACGATACACGATAGGGTTGTCATACGCAGCAGGACCATACGCCTCTACTTGTCCAGCAATCAGCTTCGTCTGATACCAATCGCCTTTTGCCGTATCTACCTTGTACCACACAGGATGCTCAGAACGCTCAGGCGTCGAAGGGTCCAGATGATAGATTGGTGAGATAGGTGCGCGACGCACAAACGGAATCTCAGGCAAGAACAGAACAATCGGATGGTAGATAGGGTCAACATACGCAGCAATCATTGCGTCTACTTTGTATGTCGGTGACTCTGCTATCCATTGAGGTCTTGCCCACCCAACATGATATACCGCAGCTGGTGGAACATAACGCGCTTCGGTCATCTCTTGTGAATACACACCACCAACAGATGCTTGGCGTGGCACAAGTGGGTCAACATGATTTAGGCCCAGATCCGTAACGTATCTCGGCACAAGACCATCAGCAGGATAAACACCCTTAGGCTGCGTGTACTTCGGCAATATCTGATCAGACTTAGCCTTGATGCCAGAGCGGTACTGAGGCTTACGCACTTCGAAATACTGAGGTGCTTCATCCAGATGCTCAATGAAGTTGTTGATGAACGTGTCACTAACAACGTAAAGAGCCTCAGTGAAGTCAGGCCAGAACGTATCTGAGACGACAGCAGGACCTTCGATTGCCTCGAACAGTGGGAATGAGTCTGGTGTATCAACAGTGCCTTGCGTCAGTTCAAACAGAGGGAAGGTGTCTGAGGTAACGCTCTCGGTCTTATCGACAAACGCAGGAAGAGGTGTCGTTGTAATAACGTCCTTCTGGCCTTGCGTAAGCTCGAACAGGTCGAACTTGTCGAGTACAATGTCCGAGCGAGCAATAAGATCAACCATGCGGAAGTTATCCACAAAGTATTTATGCCCAGTGATGAACTCAGGACCCGCAACTGTCTGACCGATGATAGCAGAATCACTCTCAATCGTACGGCCAGTAGAATCCCCAACGTGCGTCTGCGCGTCTTCGAACTCAAGCCATTGTAGCTGTCTGTCAAGCTCAGGGTCATACACAGGCGTGACAACAACCACAGCGCTGCCTTGCGCTTCATACGATCTGGTGGCGAACGCATCGAATGCCTGTGCTACACCATCGACGTATGAGGCATCGAACTCTTGAACGGAGTGTTCAGCGTAAGCAGTGTACGACGGATCAACCGTCATATCATACAGCCAGCCGAACGGTGCATTACCAAACATTAACGTGTGCGGTTGATCGTGTGACGGCAGCCCGTATATCTTGAGCATTGTGTCGGCACACTCGAACGGACCGATATGCAGGCCCTGCTCTTTGTACACACCACGCGAATCAAGTTCCTGTTCGACACGCACACCATCAACGTCAAGCAACATACCTGCAGGAACGGTGATGTACGTCCAGAAGTTATCTGGGATGTTATCGACAAACAGGTCACCACTATCGCCCATGACATAACGCTCTGCGCGTTTAGTAGGAGCTGGCGTACCAAGCCACTGAGCATCAGCCCACACGTACCATTCATAGCTATACTGGTCAGAATGGAATTTAATCGTGTACTGCTTATTCTCTGTGGGCGTGAACTTGATGTTGGTAGTGCCGTTCACAGGCAGGGTAACCGACTGGCCACCTTGAGCGAACTCTGCATCAGTCGTGTCGATAGTCAACGTCAGAGGGATTGTGCCAGTGTTCTTGAACACATCCGACTGAACTTGCTTACCGACAGGCATATATGCCCAATGACGACCCACTTCAATCTGCGCTTCGACAACGGTAAACAAACCAAAGCGAGAACTGCCTTGACCTACCGTTACATCAATATGCGTGGTGTCGTTAGCGTGGAGAACTTCAAAGCCCAGCTTTTGATTGTTGCGAATGAATACAGGCATTGCTGCTTGCACACCATCCACATAAATCTTAACTCGGTCATAGTCCTCTACACCATCCACCAGCACAGATACAGGCACGGACACGTTGATGCCACTGATGGTAACATCTTCGGTGCGGTTCCATGTATCATTGTCGATGCCTGAGATGTTCTGCCACGCAAAAGCGTTAGGCGTATCGTCAGCTTTCATCTCGAACTGATAAACAGATCGACCGATAGAAATCGGGAATGACGTGCTGGTGATATACGCATGGCTCAGCGTGATAGTAACTTCCTGACCGTCGAACACTTTCGTTACAGGTACGGTCGTGGTAGTCGTAACCTCTTTGCCGTCAACAATATCAGTCGTGATAACATCAATCGTTGCAGCAACGGTCACACCTGCAGGCGCAGTGATAGGAAGACCGATATCAGGGTCACCAGCGTCAACAACCACTTTGAACGTAACAGTCTGGCCTAAGTTGATAGCACTCATGTCAGGCATGTTCACCGTGTAATCACGGATAGCGATATGCTTCAAGCCAGTAGTAGGACGCGCTGCATAATAGAACAGACGGTCATACGTATCTTCCTGACTGTACGGCGGCGTCAGGAGTTCGATATACGGCCAACCAGAGCGCGTCTGAGTAGGCGTATCAGCAGTAGTGAAATCGAACAAAGCATTGCTGCCGTTCGTGTCCATACCAGCAACTAACTTACCACCGGCTGAGGTCCATGATGCAGTCGTGTTAAACACAACGAGGTCATTCGCCACCATAGGACGAGCCGCTACGTTCTGTACGTTATCACGCAGGTTGAACTGATAGATGTTCGTACCATCATGGCCGAATACCAGCAATGAACTTGGGACGAACTGATACCAGAAGACTGATGCAGGTGCAGCGGCAGTGTTACCGCCAATCAGTCTACCATCAAGCGTTGAAAGCACATCGTAACTGTCAGAGCCGTTAACGTAGAAGTAGTCTGACTTAACAGACGTTTCAGCAAACGAGGCATTCAGGTAATGCGCACGTCCTTCCTTGTCAAACGCAACATAGCTATCAACAGTGTTTGAACCAACACCCGCACGACGACACACAACACGGTTGACTTCATATCCGAGTTGCTTAGGTTCACCGAACTGCGTCATCGCTTCATCAAGCACGTCAATCTGACCGGACTCGTGGAAGACAACGGCGCTACGCTTACCTGTAGAGTCGTAACTGATCTTATAGCCTGCAATATCAACGTCGTACATGCCGCCGAAGATTTTCGTATTCGACACGTCACCGTCAGTGTGGATGTAATACAGAGTACGAGCCGCACGGTCGTGGACGATTGATACAGGCTTGGTTAAATCAAAGAACGTGGAATCAAAGTCCGAGAACTTGGCCACGCTGCCTTGCTGCATATCTTGTACGGTAGGGATTCGAACACCCCCACCAAGTACAAGCCCGCCGTAGGTAGGGTTGACAGCAGCGCCCAAAGGCATTGCATCCATACCTTTCGTCACAAGGCGATAGTCCAGCTCTTTCGTCTGTGGTCTGACGAAGATGCGAGACAGTGAATGCACAAGCACCCACAAATCACCGTCCTTGTAATACAGCAGAACAGGTTGCGTTGCAGAGGCAGAGACCGTTACTGTAGCAGCGAGAGCAACAGCATAGTCAGAACCAGAACTCGGCGCGATATCCTTTTCGGTAGTCGAATCAGCAAACGTACCGCCAGACACACGGAACGTTAGTGTATCAGTATGACCTGAAACTGTTACGTTACCAGACCAGGACTGAACACCGGTAGCTGATACAACAGGAATCATTTCAGCCATTGTTCACCTCACGAAACAGAAACTAAAAAGGGCGCCCGAAGGCACCCTGTGAGGATTAGGCTCCGGCGCCTTCTGGGGCTTTATAGCCTTGCAGGAAGAAGATACGCATACCGGTGTTGTTCGGACTGTTAGCAGTCAGAGCTTTGTAGGTACGCTTCTTCGCAGTGCTGCCGTCGTCTTCGGTCTCGTTATAGACCTGAACGTCGATCAGAGTACCGTTGGAGATAACGTCAGCAGACGCATAACCAACCATATCCATTTCGTACGGATAGCTATAGCGCTGAGTGTTGAAGCCAGCAGGCAGACGGAAGTCGAAGTGGTTATCTTCGGAGAACGGAACCATCTGATACGGGTTCAGCACAGCAGAGCTATCCGCGCTGTGGACATGCGCAGGTGCCGGCAGAGTCGGTGCGTTCACATCAGACTCACGCACGGTATAGCGCATGATCTGGTACGAGCCAGGGCTGCCCGGGACAGGACGCACTTCGTCGTTGTTGTTCATGGAGCCACCGCCGTTCACAGAGAACATGCAGAACAGAGGAGCTTTACCATCGACAACCACAGTACCATCAGAGTTGATAGCACGTTGAATTACCAGCCACGCGCCGCGGCAGCCATCAGAGTCACGACCTTCAATCTGAATGTGAATCGCAACGCCGTGATCAGACAGAGCGATGTGGTACGTGAACGGAGTAGCTTCCGGGTCAGCGAACACAAGGCTATCAGAGCTGGTCTGGCCAGTAGGCTGAGTAGTAGCAGGCGGATATGCCATGGTGCCTGCGTAGAACGTGGTGTTACCCTGGTTGGCGATACCGCGATGCCAGAAGTACACTTCGTTGTCACCAGAACTGGCGTTGAACTGGCTGCTGGTAGAACGCCCACCAATCTGGCCAGCGTATTCGTTGATGGTAGTACCACCAACGTTCACGGCACCAGTCTTAGAGATGGTGCCCGTGTCAGAGATCTGCTCAGGCGCAGCACAGAAAAGCTGAGTACGCTTCTCTGAGCCTTTCATCGCCAGACGCCAGCGCTGTTGGCCTGCACCAGTACCAGCGATCGGGTCGATGGTGTTAGTCGCTTCAACAACAAACGACTGGAGGTCAGTCGAAGGGATAGTTGAAGAAATAGTGCCGTTGACACTCACCAGCTTGAAGCCGTTATCAACCAAATCCTGCAGGATTGATTTCCACATTTTCAGGTTGCTGGTGAAGCCAGATTTCACGATCAGTTTGTTCATGAGTTGTTATCCCCTTAATTAAGCCGCGTCGCCCAGGCCGATAGGAAGCATCAGACGCATACCACGGTTGTCTTTACCGTTAGCGTTCATGCCCAGGTATTTGGTTTTGTTCGTTGCTTTCAGAGGGTTCAACTGCACTTCGGAACCAGCGGAGAGAACGTCAGCAGACGTATAACCCAGCATGTCCAGTGTAGCGAAGTACACATAGCGCTGAGTGTTGATCATCTGCGGGAACAGAACGATAGCACGGTTGCCTTCTGCGATCATAACCTGCTGGAGCGGGTTGATGATAGGAGCAGAGTCAGGCGTAGGCTGAACAGCAGACAGTGGAACCGTAGCAGAGTAAATACCCTCTTCGATTACAGTGTAACGCTGAATAGCTTCTGGCTTGATGGTATCAGGGTCACCACCAAGTCCGCCGCCGCAGGAGAAGATGGCGAACAGCGGGCTGTGATCGCCAGGCGTAGTGTCGCTAGCCTGTACGCCACGCTGAACAACAAACCAGCTAAATGCAGTACCGGTGTTGTCGAAGCCTTCTGCGTTGATATGCAGAGCAATACCGTGGTCGGTAGTGATGAAGTCATACGTCAGCGGGTATGCAGACAGGTCAGCGGTCGTGTCCATCTTCCAGTCGTTGACCAGATCGATGAAGAAGTTCGTAGCCAGACCAGACTTGGACATACGGCCAACTTCTACAGTTGCAGAACGTTTAGCGGCAGTGAAGTCAGTCTGATTTACCTGATTGTCAGGCAAGACGTTGATCGACAGGGTTTTACCTGTGTTGTCAGCAGCGAGGATAATGCCCCACTTCTGAGTGTCATACAGGGGGTCAACCGCATCGGATGCTTCCAGATAGAAAGACTTAGCGGTCGGTGTTACGGTGCTTCCGGTCTTGCCGTCAACAGCAATCAGCGTGAAGCCGGCCGTAATCATTTTGCTAACCAGATCGCGAGTCAGAGCTTCCAGACCCACGAGCTTAGTAGCAGTTACACGTTGAATAGCCATACGGTTATCACTCCATTACCAGATAGGTTACAGTGAGTTTCGGTTTCGACGGTGATGTGCCGATGTTCTTCATGCGCCACGAAATCGTAGGCGTATTGTCTTTGTTAGACAGGAAGGAGTATCGACGCAGCTTACGAATGATTGGATTGCCTTCGCTATCTTCATCCGCAAACACACCATCATCTTCGAGAAAATTAGCAGAGGAACGGAATATATACGGGTTTCTGTCGTCTCTCAGTGAACTTTGATATGCGGTAAGTTCCACATCAAAGGCATTGAGTTTAACAGAAAGGAGCATAACCGTTTTATTCATTGCCAGATCGAAATCAAGCTGTTGGCCAGGAGTGATATAGTTGGCGGCTTCGTACTCTACAGTCTTACGCACACCAGCCTGTTCATTACCACTCATATCAACCCAGAACATCGTACCGTTAGCACCAGACATGAGGGTCATACCCGCATACTGAGGTTCAGGCACTTGCTTACTAGGGTCGAGGCCTACAATTGTCAGACCTGTTTCATCCACAGCAGTCACGAACGGCGACTCGAACTTATATTCAGAGCCACCGAATTTCGCTTCTTCCCACGTTACGTTATCTGCACCAAGCTGATACATCGTCTTGGTCTCAGTGACGTAGCACAACATCCCAGGCTTTTTATTGCCGACAGACATTGTATCACGATCATTGAGCGTAGGCAGACAGCGCATACCCCCTCGAAGATATTTATCCTCAAGGAGGTATGGGAGTGCTGCGGATGCTGGCAACAGGAACGAAGTCATGTTAACCGGCATCCTATTCTCCTTACGCGATACCAGAACCTGGGTTCGATGAACCGTAGGTCAGTTTAAACGTATACGCCAGATTATCGAACGGGAAGTCGTTACGATAGATAACGTAATCAACACCGTTGATAGTCACCTCGGCAGGACCAGCAAAGTTGAAGTCATCAAACTCCAACGCACCATCCCATGAACCAGCAAAGCCCTGTACTGACTCAACGAAGTAACCGTAGCCGAGAGACTTCGGCCACGCAACGTAGAAGAACACGTTGTTCGTTGAGGTACTGGTGTTTGCAGGACAGTTCAGGAGCTGTTGTCCAGTCGTAGTCAGCGCGGTTTGCAGGCCCTGTACGAACGCAGCATCATAGCCAGCTACAGATTTGATCTTAGAGTGAGAGCCGAAGCGAGCACCCAAGTCGGAAGACTGTTGCGGTTTGAGCGTAACGTCTTTGGTTGCAGTAACTGTCTTACCGTTCTTAACGTAAGTAACGGTGATAGTCACCACAGCATCAGCAGTCACAGCGTTAGACTTCAACGAACCGCCAGTAACGCTCAGGCCAGTTGCGGTGCCGGACTTCACAGCCACCGCCCACGTTGTGCCACTATCAGCAGTCACGTCAGGCGTAGTGCCGTCAGACAGCGTAGCAGTCGCAGTGTACGCGGTAGTCACACCACCGATGATTGACGAAGGACCAGTGATGGTCACAGAGTCAGGAGTCGCAGGCGCTGGCGTGTTCGTTACAGTCAGGTTCGCAGTTTGCGATTGGCTGTTGTACGAAGCAGTACCAGTGATGATTGCGCTCTGCACGGTGCTTACCGTGTTACCGATGATGGTGTTATTGCCTGGGTACGTGAACGCTGTAGTAGAACCAGAGCTACGTGTGATAACAGGCGTCAGGTCGACAGTGGTACTATCAGAGAACGTCAGGCGGAGAATGTAGGTACCAGTCTCACCTTTGTTCACAGCGGCAGGACCAATCAGCTCGCGCTTAGTGATCGTTGCAGCCTGATTGATAAGCGTAATCACTTTTTCAGGAGCGTAGGTCTTACCATCAACGGTAACGGCAGCAGCACGGAGCGTAGCAGTCTGGTTCTGGCTAATCGAGTTAGCAGGTACGGTCAGCTTCACGCGAGTTGAAGTAGAACCGACAGACATAGTTGCATACGCAGCGCCCTGAGGCAGTGACCACGTTGGCAGTGAGGCGTACTCGTTTGTTGCACCCGACAGGCGAGTAACACGCACGAAGTAATCACCAGATACAGTGCCCTCAGTGATAGAGTCATCACCGATGATTTCCACTTTCGACACGTCATCGGTTGGTCCAACAACGGTGAACTGCACGTTACCGGTCTTCGATACAGTACCAACAGTCGCAGCTACGTTGAGCTGGAAAGTCAGAGTGCCGTAGAAGCCGCTCAGTGCTTTCTTGGTGCGAATGCGCCAGCCAGTTGTTCCACCAGCAACGATCTCAAAGTATTCTTGAGCCGCGGTGGACAGCGTGTAAGACAGTTCGCCGCTAGTACCCTCACGAGTAGTAGAGTCAGAGAACGTCAGAACGCTATGCAGGTCGCGAGTCACACCGACAGCAGTACCGAAGTCATACACAGGCGATGGCGCTTGCGGCTGAACAGACAGCAGGCTGATAACGATGATGTTCTTAACCAGCACGGACTTCTGGGCGTTACGTCCGTCGTAGGTTGCACGAATCAGAACAGTTGTGTCCTGAGTCACTTCACCAGCAGACAGCACACCAGTTTGTGCGATGCTTGCGACTGCACTACCCTGAATCACAGACCACGTCGGTGAAGCTACCTGACGGTCAGTACCATCAGAGAGAATTTCCCACGCGGTGTATTGCGCAGTAGTGTTCTCGTTCATCGAATCGTTACCGCGAATCTCCAGAGAGGTCACAGTCGGTGGGTTACCAACGATGGACACAGGCAGGGTGGCAGTCTTCGTGATGCCGTTCTCAGTGTACGAAGCGTACAACGTTACGCTGGTGTTAGCGATAGGAACAGCGCCAACAATCAGTTCAGACTTATCAAACGTTGCGTAGTTCGAAGCCTGCTGCAAACGGAACTCGTTAGGGCTGATCGTTGCGGTGTGTCCGTCAGAGTAAGTAGCCAGCACTGTATACGGAGTGGTTGTCTTCTCTTGAACAGACGACGGGCCGACGATCTTAATGCTCGACAGGTCAACGACAGGTACAACATTCACGATTGTAATATCGAGCGTTGCGGTCTTCGTGATACCGTTCTCCGTGTACGTTGCAGACAGCTTCACAGGAATGTCAGAAGACACTTTGCCTGCGTTGACGGTCTTGTTCACGATAGTAACAATATCCAGTCGGTCAGCCGTAAACGTAGTCGGGTCAACCAGCTTGGTGTGGCCGTCAGAGTACGTAGCGAGGAACGTATAGTTCGCGCTCTCTTCACTGCGGATAGTGTTCGCACCCTGAATAGCAAGAGAGGTCAGCGTTACCGCAGCAGTCTCTTTCAGGATAGTAACGTTCTTGTTACCAGTGACGGTCTGATCTGCCGTGATGTACGTCGCAGTCAGGACGATGCTGCGGTCCTGCGTTGTCTCTTTCTTCGCAGTCACCACGTTGCCACTGATGGTGGTGTAAGTGGTAGGTGCAGCAACGAAAGAGTTCGGCGTAATCATTTCAGTGTCGCCATTCGACCACGTAATCTTAAACGTGTAGGCTTCACTTTGCTGAGAAGCAATGGTGGAAGAACCCAGCACTTCGAGCAGCGTGATCAACTGAGCCTTAACGGTGACGTTCTTCGTCGCGCTAAAGGTCAGGCCGTTATACTGATAAGTAGCAGTCAGTTTGACAACTGTATCAGTAGAGACTTTCTTCGCAGTACCCTGCAGGCCGACGAGAGACAGAGCGTTCGCGTTATCCACCGTGAAGTTCGACGGCATGATAGTTGCGACGTTACCGGACTTGTAGCGAGCAGTCACGGTATAGGTCTCTTTCTGCTTATAGAACAGCGTGTCCGCACCAACAATAGAGATAGATACCAGCTCGTCGTCAGGGATGAATGCGTTCTTGATCAGCAGGTCGTAGGTAGCAGTTACCCAGTTGCCATACACAGGGTCGCGCTTACGTGCAGTGACTTTCAGCACAACGTCAGCAGCTAGGTCAGGCGCAGACACAGTACCGCCTTGGTCGATAGTCACACCGATAACGTTCTCTTCAATGGACCACTCAACGCCAGTAGGGTTGTGTTCGATGCTGTTAGACCATTCTGCGTCGATGTTCAGCTTGACGCTACTGTTATCCGACATGTAGCTCGCGTTGCCCGGCAGGCTGATACGCAAGTTAATCAAGTGAGGTGATTCCCACTCGACGTTATCGGCGTTGGGCTTGACCCACTTACCGATATACTTGTTCGGGTTAACAGGGTCCTGATCGACAATCGCCAGAACATACCCAGGCTGCGGTTCGTTAGAGCTTGCGACTTCAACGAATGCTGTGGAGTTCAGGCGAATCATGGTACGCGCATAATCAGGATGATCGTGATTAGTTGGATAACGCGCATCAGCCATACGTGGGTCAGAGCTTGACACAGCGATAGGCATATCAGGGTCAGTCGGGTCAGTCTTAGTGACAACACTACCCAGACGGCTGGTGGTCGCATGTGCGATTTCCAGATCACCTACTTCGATACCCAGATCAGCAGCATTCTCCACAACGAAACGGAAGAACTGTTTCTGAGCAAACAACTGCGCGTAGTCAGTCACGGTTACCCATGAGCCACGGTGATTGCCGTCAGATACAGCAGAGGTACGACGCAGCACATACTGGTACTGAGGGCTACCAGTGTTCGCGTCAATCCAAATCAGGTTGTACGGCTTCTCAGAAAACGATGGCTCAGTCAGAGACACAACAACCTGATGCACTTCCGTTTGATCGTTCGCGTTAGGACGGAACAAGAAAGTGATTGGGTTACGTGGCGTCAGACCGCGAGTACGAGCCAGAGCGATATACTGTTTAGCAAAGCCGTCGATCGTGGTTACGCTCATTCATTATTCTCCAGAATGTCGGTCGCAATCAGATGGCCGTATGATGCTTTCACGGACGTATCAGCGATGAAGGTAGAACCATTGTCGCCTACGTCTGCGTCCATGTTCACTTTGTCCTGCACGGTCTTCACTTCGACCAGAGGCTTCTCGGCGTGCATTTCATCGTGAGGCAGTGGTGTGCGCTTATCGGTGTTACGTGGGTCAGAGACAGACACGAACGTAGGACGACCGACAGTAGCAGGCTCAGTGGTCAGGCGAGCAATACCGTATTCGTCAACAGACGCGTTAGGAATATCGCTACCACCACTAATGTCAGCAGGATCATAATACTGCGGAGCCCACAGAGAGTTGAAGTTCTTCACTTCTTCCCACGTATTTTTGTAGCCACCAGCAGGCTCTTTGGATTTACGTGCAAGGAACTTGCGATAGAACGCGCTGTTCACATCCATGCAAAGCCACACAACGTTCATCGGCAACACAACACCAACAGGCTCGGCTGAGGCGGTGATGAACGTACAACTGATGTTGAGTGTCGGGTTAATCTGACGAACGATTTGGTCTTTCGACGTATCATCCATAAAGCCCGTAACAGCCAACAGAGCAGCAGCGATTTCATTCAGTGTAGTCATAACCGCTCCGTTAGTCAGTAGGTTGGCCGAGTTCAGATTCACGCACCTTACGCCATTGAAGCGTATTGTCTTCAAGCACCATAACCTGATTCACAGCAGGAACCAGCTGGTCTTTGATAGGCACATGTTCTTCACCGTAGCTACCGTTGATAGAGATCATAGTAGCAGGCTTCTCAGGGTGCGTGTGGTCTTTCGGGTCACGATTGTTAGACAACGTTTCATCACCCTCAAGCACAACGCGCGACTCAGCCTCTGGGTACGACAGATAGCCGATACCACGAGTAATCGAAGTAGCAAGCGGAGGCAGAGTCTGGTTGATGATTTTCAGATCGTTTGGGTCATACGTCTGGTCTCCCATGGCATCGTCATAGAAGTACAGCGCAGTCCAAACATCTTTGTACGGGTCAGCCAGGTCTTTCGTTGTGCGCTTAAACGCAGTGCGGAAAGTAGGCGACTCAGGGTCGTAGTCAATCCAGATCGCATTGATCGGAAGGACTACATAACGTGGAACTGCATACGAGCAGTAGAACAACAGACCTAACTGCGAACCATCTTTAGGCAGACGGAACATGATTGGGTTTTTGTTCTGCTGGTGGATATTCGTAAGCAACTCAACGTTACTGATGAACTGTTCAAGTTTCAGTTCCATTGTGTTCTCCGTTTACCAGAAGCGGTGGTTAAAATTATACAGGGTCGCCTGACTTAGGACTGGTAGAACCGTATTTAATACGGAACATATAATCCAGGCTATCGAACGGGAAGTCATTGCGATAGACAACATAATCAAAGCCACCGAGACTGACTTCCGCTGCGCCTTGGAAGTTGAAGTCATTGAACTCCATAGCGCCATCCCATGATCCAGAGAATCCCTGCGCGGTCTCTTGAAAATATCCATAGAGCAAACGCTTTGGCCATGCGACGTAGAAGAAGCGGTTGTTATCAGACGTAGATTCATTCGGTGGGCAAGTGATTGTTTGAGGACTCGATTCACCGAGAATAGTAGTCAGAGAACGGAAGAAGGTATCGTTGTAGTCTTGAATCGACAACACTTTATCGTGTATGCCAAAGCGAGGACCATATTCACCACTGAACGGCACAGACACTCTAACCTTGTTCGACGTAGCATTGAGAGTGGTGCTGACGTTATACGCCTTAGCCACAAGGTCATGCTCGCCTGTATCAAAAGGCAGAGTGAAGTCGAAATATGCAGTCGTTCCAGAAGTAGGCAGGTCAAGTTTCTTGAGCACTGTACCCGCTGCATTCTCAATCTGGAGTGTACCACGCAAAGGCGGATTATCCATTGCGACTAAGAATCGCAGTTCTTTATTACGCAGCGAGAAGCAGTATTCCAAGTTACCTTGAATGGTCAAAGTAAGCATAGAACCTCACAATACGAAAAAAGGAGGACCGAAGCCCTCCTCATTGATTACTGACTCAGAGTTGTGGAGGTACTGCCTGTCGGGTTGATGTTGAAACGATAGATCAGACGCTTCGTAGTACGCGTCGGGTCCAACACGATATCCAGAATCAGGTCGCCATTAGCGATAGTCTGGTTGGTGTTGTTGTTCTCGTCACAGACAACCTGATAGCCCTGAGAACCGGAGCTACCGCTACGCAGACCGCGTGCCAGCTTGATTTCTTCGAGGAACTTCTCGACAATACCTTTCAGATAGCCACGCAGGATGCTATCGTTCGGGTCAAACAGGCCAACGCGGCAAGTGCGCTGACAGACTTCAAGCACGTAGCCCACCATACGCTGAATCTGAATCTGCTGGAAAGCAGAGTTCTGATTGTACTGAGTGCTCGCTTCCCACACCGCATAGCCACCGCCCATAATATCAGGCAGCTTACGGATGTAGTTGACCTGCTCGCGCGTCATTGCATCACGGTCGTCCTGATCATACTTCTGAGCGATAGCATGGAAGTCGAGAGGACCTGATGCAGTGATACCCGCAGGTGCGAACCAGCTACCACGGTTGTTATCCGTGTAGGCAAACACAGCACAAATCTGACCAACACACGCAGTCCACAAATAGCGGCCAGTGTCTTCGTCGAAGATTTTGATATCAGGCGTATACAGAGCCATGTTGGTGTCGTTGACGTTCAACGTCTGACGGCGATAACGAATCGCTTTAGACACAGACTGCTCGGACGACGGGATGCCACAAATAACGAAGCAGTTAACGTGCGCAGCAGCCGCAGCTTTCATGCCGCGGTGGATGATGTAATCCTGAGTAGGACTAATCAGCAGCGTCACACGAACTTCTTCCGGGTCACCGAAGTATTCCTGATACGCTTTCGCAAAGTCATCAGAAGTACAAGTGTCACCGTCAGCACCGCCCTGGAAGAAGATGAAGTCGGTGGTGAAGAAGTCGATATCGGTGGTGAAGTACGGGTTGCGCACGAAGCGGAAGTTGGAGCTTTCGTTTTCCATCGCGTGATCGATACGATACTGGCGGTCAAACTCATCCGCATAATCATACAGGCTGCACTGGTAAGAGTTTACCGGATTGCTGCCGTTCTGATAGTTCTCGTACTCGTCGATATAAAACAGCTTCGTGTTATACGACTTACGGTCGTCAAATGGGTCGAGACCCTTAGGACAGGCCGGACGAATCTGTAACGCCATCTGGTTGTTCCAGTCACCTGGGTTTTCCAGAATAACGTAACCGATGATGTTATCATTCAACGGGTCAGTAGGCAGGAAGCCCAGCTGATCAGGAGAATCTACACCGACGATGTTACCATCTTGATCGGTGTATGGGGTGATACGCACTACAGGCTGAACAGCAGACGCGTCATCGACAGTAACCACACCGACCGCGTATTTTGCGTTCTTAGTGATACGGACGAATTTGAGCTGGTTAGTCTGTTTAGCAACAGGCAGCGCGAGATACAGGCCGAGGCCATACTTGGGATCTTTTGCACCGAAGATGTTTTTCAAATCATCTTTATTACGCACATCAACACGCTGGTTTACAGGGCCGCGACGAGCCTGACCAACAATGCCTACTACTGCCGTAGATAAAGACGTTGCACCAACGGAGAGATCCCGTACACCAGTATAAACACCAGCAGAGGAATGCGTTGAGTTAACGGGCATGATTTGTCTCCTTATATGACTGTCTGAAATTATCGTATAAGAGACTAGAAACGCAAAAGGGGCAGCCGAAGCCACCCCTTTGTTTTAACAATCGCAACCTACGGAATCGAAGTCCAATTTCAGTCCCGGATAGAGTTCATTAAACTCCGTCAGAGGCATATTGAAACCTGCGGCACTTGGATGCCCGTCACCGCCACGAGTACGCGCAATGTAGCGAGCACTGCCTTTGTGGCCTTCCGGATATCCTTGAGAACGGCAGCTAACATACACACGGTCCGGGTCGCGGTGACCTTTACGCACCAGCAGCACTGTTTGGAAGTGCGGATAGTTTTCGTAGACGTGTGCGCCAGTTTCAGACGCGATGTTCTTATCGCAAGGCACAACTGCATGTTTAACACCGACCAGCTCGTTAGGCTCAGAGAAGTTGCTGTTCTCGTCGATCATGCGGCGAATCTTCGCATCACGGTCAGAGATTGCAGCTTCACCCTGTTTGATAATCTGCTCAATATCACCAGACAGGATAATCTTATATGCCTTGCGCACGGTGGGCGGCATATCGGTGTAGATGATACCACACTTCTCAACGTCGCTAAACACGTCCTTAGAATAACCTTCGTAGAAAGCGAATGCGCGTTTGTTAGTACGAATCCACAGATCGCGGTCAGACACCAGTTGGGCACAGCGGATGATGTTGCCTGTGCAGGAGTATTGATGCTGCTGGAACTCACCGACATGCGCCATGTAGGCAAGCAGTGCGCCGCTACCGCCGGAAGCAAACGTCAGAGACACAGGAGAAACGTCGAGCGCAGCACATTCGGCAGCATACTTCTCTTGGTCACGAACATCGTGGTGGTCGAGAACTTTAAAGCCACCAGCGCCGAAGCGTTTAGTGAAGATAGCCATCTGCTTTTCAGTCAGAGAGAAATCAACTACGACAACGCGGGTGTAACCTTTGGGATCTTTGATGAACTCACCTTTATCATCCTTGATGCCCTCAAGACCAGGCAGGTCTTGCAGCAGTACACCATTAGCGTCAACAATATCGCCTTGGTTTTCTGCATAGACAGCAGGATAGAAGTGAAGCGTATCATTGGAATACGCAAGTGCTGTGATGGCCGCAGCGAAACTGCCATCAGCACATCCTTGATGATAGACAACAAGTGTAGTCATGACTAAACCCAGTGGTTGTTAGAATTGTTTCCAGTTTGGGCAGCGCGAGCATGTGCAACCATCTGGCGCAAGCCCTCCAGCGTCCGTTCTAAGTGATCGCGATAGTGTTCGTCGGCAATGTTCACACCGTGATGGAATGCTACAGTAAACAATTGCCATTCATTCGATTGGCGCAGTGCTTCCATTTTACGGTAAAGAATTTCACGACGCTCGCGGGCACGTAACAAACGCTGAATTAAATTAAGTGGATCGTGAGATTTTGAAGCAAGTTCAATGTGAATTGCATCTAAACCCTCATAGTCCAAACGAGCCAAAGCCAGCTTTGCGTTCAGGAACAATTCGCGGCGCCGAAGCTGTTCCTCCTGAGGCATACGGCGGCACTTATCTGGGTGCGTCATACGTGCAATAGCTTTGTAGATTGCCTTACACTTCTTAGCGAGGACGGCACGGGACCACTTCTCATGATCGGCCTGCTGGTCTGCATCACCTTCGTTATCACGCACTTCGTGGTCAGTGTCTTCTTCGAAGTTATCGTCCACCAGCTTCTGCAAGTCTTCTGCATTCGCTTTGTCTTCGAGGTCGTCAGACTCTGCCATGTTGATAATGATGGCCTGGAGTTCGGCGTTGAGTCGCTCAATCTCCATAATAATCGGCTTGTTGTTTTTGTTCAGCTTGTCGATTACTTTGGTAACGCGTTCACAATCAGCACTGTAGCGGAGTTCGAGTGCGGCTACTTCTTCGAGGACTTCTTCAAGCGTTTCGCCGCCTTCCTCTTCAAACTGCGCCAGTTCCTGTGTGTCCACCAATTCAGTGGACTGAGCTAACAGTGCTGGAAGTTGAGGGATAACCATCAACTGAGTATTTGTCATGGGCGAGTAAGCTCCGAGATTGGTTTAGCCACCAGCTCTGCAATGCGCGGCGGGCACTGAGGGTTGCGTTTTAAGTTCTTGTGCAACCACTGCAAGTTGTTACCTGACGAAGACACCTCAGCGCGAAAGCTGGGCAGTTTAAGTTCGTCACGGTGTTTGGCCAGCAGCGCATTCAGTTCATTCAGCAACATTGTTTTTCCTTAAAGAGAAGAAGTCATCAGTTCGAGAACATTTGAAACCACATGCGCAGGACCGATAGAGATACCAGTGTGCGCCTGCAGGTGAATACGTTTCGTAAACAGTTCGAGTGGGTCAGGCCCACCGCCTGTCACTACGATTCGAGGTATCTTCGGGAACATCTCAAGGATGTCTCGCAGTCGTTCAATCTTATAGCTGGTGCTGTCCATCGTTACGTTGGTCAACACTAACAATGATGGTCGCTTGCTTTTGAGTTGTTCATAGTCGAAGCGATCACCGTACAACGTTACCCAGCGAGGCTTGAGCGCTGTCTCTACGCTGTCTTCTACCGCAGCATTAAAGATATTCAACGCTGCCATTTTCGCTCGATAGTCATTCGGGAAACTGCTAATCACCGTGATACGCGGGTCAGACTCAAACGGATTCTGAATCATCTTCGCAAGGTGAGTAAGCTGTTTGGCTTTGGAGACAACACGACCTTTGAAGTAAGGCGACATTGGCTTATAGTCCTGCGCAGCTTCAACTACATCAAAAGTCTCACGCTTGCCAAACAGTAGCTGGGGATCTACACCCAGCGTTTGCATTTGCTTTGCCGCAGCAGGTTCGAAATCGAATGTTAACACAATACCCTCCGTTGTTCATGTCAGGTATTTACAGATTTGGGCTGCGCTGCCAAACAACGAATCTGATATTCAGAGCACGATCATCACGCAAGGCTGTTTCGCGTGGGTCGTGGCGATAGGCGTATTTCTGCAAATGCTCAGGTCTTTCGTGGGGTAAGACTGCATGAGCAGGATTGGGCACAGATTCATAGGTGTGACTCTCAATCACCACCAGATTGTCAATACGAAGAACACCAGGAACCTCGAACACAGTCGGCAGATTGCCGGGCGTAGTTGCAGTACCAAGAACTGTCTCATGATACTCCACTAATGCTTTCACTAACGCCCGCCCAACAGCAGTAGTGAGCGTCAGATTATACTCGGTTCTAAATTCCATGGTGTTCTCCTATTATTACATCAGTGGCATTTCTGGATCGACGTAGGTGTACAAGAACACCACGTTCCAACCAGAGGCAGCTTCAGGGTTGTTGTGGAAGCGATATCCATAGAACATCAGGATGCCCGTACTACCTTCACCCAGTGTTGGGTCATAGATAGTGAACGCTTCTTCCAACTTGAGCGCGTCAGCAATGCTGATAGCCCAGTTATCCAAATCAAACGGACCTTCTGGAACTTCCCACGAATACGAATGCTTCTGCCAGTGTTCGGCCTGCATGTCAGTATCTTTGGAAATCCAGTCGAGATGTTTAAGTCCCATGTGCAGAGCGACAGCGCGTGGAATGCCGTGCTCGTTCATGTAACGCTGCAATTGATCAAGACGCATTGCATAGTTCCTTAATGGTGCGTGGGAAGACTGTCACATTAATGCGCGTGTGATCTTTGTGTTCAGGATGCGGTAGGCATTCATGAGACACAAGCCAGACGTTCGTGCATTCGAGTTTATCACGCATCACCATTAACAGGTTGGACATGACAGACACGCTATGCACAAAGTTAGAATAATCGAGAGTGAGGACCATTACTTCACTCGTCGGTTCTTCATCGCCTTGGTTCCACAGGCTAACGTTCATCGACAGGCGGGCTGCTTCACTTCTCAACATATCCATATCGAGAGTGTGCGGTAAACGCTCTTTCATTTAAACTCCTTATAGCTTCAAAAGAGACAGTCTATAAATTAGAGAGCGAGACCCTTAAGCAGTAAACGCGCACTGGTCAGGAATTGACGTTGTTTGTTTTGAGGCAGCTTGCGATAGCGCTGGAGGATATCCTCTAACGAGGCGTCTTCGCCTGTACTCAGATGGACGCTTTCAATCGTGCCGAGTTCTCCTTTCATCCAGTTGGCTTTGGTGACAGTTAACAGGAAGGTGCCGCGATACTCCTCCACGATACGACCGCCAGGCCCGCCAACAGGGTTACGAACTTTGGTGTGCTCGATGTTTGCGATACGCTGAATCGCTATGCCGTCAGGGAATTGCGCAAACACCTCAGACAGATCAATATCTGCCTTGTTGTCCGGTGCAGGAGATTTAGCAACGAATGTTACACGGAACGTTTCGCCGCCTTCAACGTCGTACTGACCATCATAGATGATCTTGTCGTTGGCGCGCAGCGTGTCAGTAATCAGTTTGAAAATCGGATCTGAGAACATGCTATTCCTCAATGTAGTTGACGAGCATACCGATATGATTTGTAATCATTGTCTTCTGCTCTGAGGTTAGCTCGCTATATGCAGGGATGTTTGGGAACTGGCCCTTCATTGCGAGATAGATTGTTTGAATATTTGGCGCTTCCTGCTCGACGCGACCGCGATGAATAATACAACCGCGATAGATGAATGCAGACGCAGGGCTGGTTGGTGTGAGATGTACAGGCTCAACATAGTCATATGCAACCAACACAATCGTATTGCCGAATACCTCTTTCAGCATGGACAGAGGCTCGTCTGGGTTATCACTTTCCAGATCATATGTCTCATATGTCGCGTCAACGATACTTGTCGCAGCACCACAAAGGTTGATGTTCAGTCTGAGATCCATCTTCGTGTGAACATCACGCATATCAGGATGCGGTGTGAGAATAAAGCCCTTCTCCTTAAGGGCTTGACGCAGCATTTGGGACACTTCGATACTGCCCGGTTTATGCTGCGGTGTGTTTTGCAACTGCATTAGAATCGCCTCATGCCTAAGTTAGAGGGCTGGCCTTTCACTTTCGCTTCCGGTTCGAAGTAGTCAGGCAACTCGCTATCAAGCGCTTCACCTCTCGACACAACTCCCATCCAATCACGCAGCTTCTTCGGTGTACGCTTCGCTTTCGCGTAACCAAACTTCCAGCACATCTTGAGAACGGAACGAGCACACTGCATAGAGCGGTCCATCTTTGGATCAATGAACATACGAATCACAGGTGTGCGCTTGTTTTCCATCGGCGTCAGAATACGACACGATTCCTGTTTCCAGTTCGGCTCGTTGTTCATCGGCATGATGTAATACAGCGTGTCCCACTTAGGAACGTTCAGGCCGCGCTGCATCAGCTTACGCATACCGACAACGCAGCGTATCTTACCTTCACGCGCTGCATCAATAATCGGCTTACGCTTCTTCGCTTCTTTCGCGCCACCAAGGAACACAGCAGCAACTTCGTCCATGTAATGCTCATTGATACGCTGCACCAAACGACGCGCCTGATCAGTGAACATGATTGGGATTGCGATACTTCGACCGGCATCGAGGTCTTTGATAATCCATTCAAAGATCTTATCGTTGCGGTCTGGATGATTCGCAAGGAACTTACAGAATCGAACCCAACCACTTTTGTTGTTGTAGTTCGCTTTCGACTGCACTCTGTTTGAGGTCTTATGCAGCGTTACTTTCGGCACAAGCTCCTCAACAAACGCCTCGGCAATCACAGGCCCGAAAATAGATTCAATCAGGTAGTGACGTCCGTCTTTACGTTTAGGCGTTGCAGTCAGACCGAAGCGATACTTCATTTTCAGAGAGGCCAGTACGCGGCTATAACAGCTTGCGTTACCAGCGTGACATTCATCGACGAACAGCGTACCGTAGTTCTCGTTCAGCAACTTGAGTCGCTTCTTCGAGTTCTTACTGTCAGAGATCAGAGACTGATAGGTCACGAGGATGATCTGGAAGTTCTTATAGTCGTCCAGAGTCTTCGGGAATCCATACAGCTTCTTACCGTGCTTCTCTTCCAGCTCAGGCAAGTTCGTCATCGCTTCGATAGTTTCTAAGAAACCATCAAGGAAGTCCTTCTGGTCAGCCATAATGACTGTACGGAATCCAGAGTGACATGCACCAGCAGTACCGATAACTGTCTTACCAGAACGAGGCGGTGCTTTGAATACACCACACAGTTCGCCGAACATCTTCTCGAACGGCTCTTCCTGATATTCACGCAGCTTGCCTGTGAACTTCACTTTGTAGTCGTAAGGCACACGCGACGTACCGTTAACGAACTTCACTTCTTTCAGGCTTAACCCTGCTGTCTTTTCGAAACGGTGCATCTCACCATAAGGAATCGACACATAACGCTTACCCTTAATGTCAGAGTATTTCGCCAGCACGGTTATATCAAGCAGACCGCCCTTTGAACACTGGCGGCATTCATCGGACGGTCGTATAGAACGAAACTCACAGTTCTTGCACACGGCATTTTCGAACTCATAGTGAGTCATCTTCTTGATGATGTTGTCTGCGTCCACAACCTTAACTGGAATGTGCAGACGGCTATCGACCAATACTTTGGCAGTCACATCTATTTCCTTGAGTTCGGCAGACCGTACTCACGCTGATTGATGATGTTCATCGTATCGACAAGTGCTCTGTATGCGAAGCCGCACTTATCAATGTCCTTGATATACAGGTCAAGCTCTTCCTTGAGCAACTCAAGCTGATCAGCGTAGCGGTAGTATTCGGCCATAATGTTTCTGACACAACGCTCGCGTTCTTTCGCAGCGCCGACGGCTTTCAGATCTTTTGCATACGTGACCGAGGCGTAATCCTGAAACCGTTCCAACATATCATTTAACAGTTTCGAGGCTGTATGGATATGCGTCATAATCTCAGTCATACGGCTTCGGTACGATTGATCTTGAATTATCGACTCGGCTACTTTGTTCAGTGCCTGCGGGTCAGAGATGTTTAACGTTCTGACCTTACGCATCTTAAACAGTTTACGCGCTTCGTCTTGCAGCTCGGCCAAAGGTTGCTGAAAAATATCGTTGGTCTTATAAATATCTCTCAGCTTCTTATAGCGCTTGTCGTTCTTGACCTTTATTCGAATGCGCTTTAGGTCGTCCATTAATCACCTTTGTCAGTTACGAGAATAGGACTCTCAGGAGTCTTGTGTGGCATAGCAAAGAAACTACCATGCTCGTCTCGATAAATTAGCAGACCCCCAGAAGGACCTTCGATAGGACAGGTGAAGTTGTATAGTTTTTCGAGCGGAGGCATGTAGCCTACAGTCACTGCGTTAAACGTACACCACTTCGCGGAGACTTCAAGCAGTGAGCCAACAACAGTGTCGGCTAGGCGCAGATACGATTGCTTGAAGTGGTAGCTATGTTCTATAGGCGCAACGCTATCAATATCCAGCGAGTCACCATACACAGCTTTATAAATCAGACAGAAACGACGACGCCCGCGCGGGGCATTAGGTATTTCATACAGAACATCATGTATGAGCGAACAAACGTCCCCAATGAGGACGTTTTTCTTAATAGCCAGTTTGGCCAGACGTGCCGTCATGCTGGCAGATACCCAAAGTACAACAGCGTGTGCGTGTCGAACTTATAGTTCAGGCTGAATGCGTTCAGGCTATTGATGTTCGCACCATGGAAGCCCATGTTGTGTCGTTCTTCACGCCCGATGTTACGCAGCAACTCACGGATGATACGCATGTCAAGCGAGGTACTAAACTCTTTCTCAACAGGCTTCGCCAGCTTCAAGCTGTCCTGCACACTACCGCTATCGTTACCAAACTTGAGTTTGAACTCTTGCTTCTTAACTAGGAGCTTCGCGTTCGTGTTACCTTTCTTCTCAATCAACGTCGAGATGTTGGCGAACGGTGCAGACAGGTCACCCTTAATCACACAACCAATCAGCGGCTTGCCGAGCTGTGCAATCATGTTGTCCATGTAACGATAGTCTTCATCGCTTGCCTGAATCGGAGGCAGTGTCAGAACAAACGACTCCGCTTCGGCTGCGAATGAACTGCTGTCTACGTGGAACGTTACCTTCTCTTCTCCGCAGAAGCGATAAATCAAATCGAACATTTCGCCAGTCAGACTGAAACGGAACGGCTTCACTTTCTTTTTCAGTGCAGCGCGATAGCGAGATGAAGTCCAGTGACCAGGACTGACGAGGCTCAGGCTCTCACCGTCACAGATAACACGACACATCACGGTCTGGCCTGTGATTGTATCTTTCAACCGAGTCAGCTTAACGCCCTGAGTCATCGCGTCGATAACTTCACGCGTCATCTCATGGCCACCTTCGATATGGTGATGCAGACCCTGTTCGACCATTGGAATCTGCTCGGCCGATACCGGACGCAGTTTCACTTCTGCTTTGTACTTGCCTTTCTGTTCGCTGATGTTCAACGTCTTACCGTCGAACTCAACGTTCAGCTCTTTACGCTTGCTGATCAGACCGGTCAACTGAATCGGGTCGATGTTCATTACCGTGTCAGCGTCGGCGGTCGCGCCGGGAACGAGATAAGCGACGAAGGTATCGGGAGTACGACCCAGAACGAACACGTCGGACTTATACGTCACCAGCAGGTGGATGTGAGTCAGCTTGTCGTCCGACTCAGAGAAACGCGTTACGCTATCAACACGTTTAAGAATATCTGACAGGAACGTACCGTTCAGCGTTAGGCTGCATTTCTTAGCGGGGTTCTTCGGCAATCGACAAGTCTTCATCTCTATCCTCTAAAACAAATTGTAGTGTGCCCTGTATATTTACAGCATTGAGGCGTTTGCCGGATGCTGCAATCAGGCCATTCAGAACGCCAACGAAGTCAGCGCTGTAACAGTCAGGTGCTATCTGGTGAACATAAATATCATCAGGCACGTCACCCGGGTTAAGCTGCCAAGCAGTACGCAAGGCAGCACCCATGAATGCCGGACGTTCTACCAGATGCTTGTTCAGGAATGAACATACATCTTCGGCCGTCATCATTTTTTCGCAATCCCCTTAAGAGCAGATTTGAGCATAGACTTACTGAGTTTGATTTTCTTCTTAGGCGCGGCTCCCTCTGTAGATGCAGCGGCTTTCTTCGCAGCTTCTTCCGCTTTGTACTTCTCGAACGTTTTAATGTTCTTCGGAAGTTCTGCCAGCCACTCCTTGATGTTCTTCTTGTCCTTGTTGGTGAGAGGATTAACTTTGTCCATGCTACGAATTTTAATATCGTTAGCCCAAAGCTGTTTCTTCATCCAATCGGACATGAGATGATACTGGTCTTCCATAATGCTGTCCAGTGTCTTCTCAACATCGAGGTCTTTCTCACCCAGCTCGTCACGCTTAATCTCAAGTCCGTCTTTAATGAGCTTCCTGAGTTGAACGTAAGAGAAGTTCCAACCCTGCACGTCTTTCTCTGACGCACCGATTTCAAAGTCAATCTCAGGTACGGACGTGAACTCAAACCCTTCGTGACGCTTCTGCACAACTTCGACCACTGCGCTGGTCATCGCACGTTCGATCATATCGAGCGCAAGGAAGATCCATTTGTAATCGCAGTCAACGGTCAAGGAGTCGTGTACAGATACGTTCATGTCAAAGTCAGGGTACTCGCCGTTCGCTTTCCAATACTCATACTTCATACGGTCCAGAATACGAATCGCGGACATCATCAGGTCAGAACCGAAGCCCTGAACTGGACTGTTTACCGCACGGCGGTCACACGCTGCATGAACCATATTGGCTTCACGATGCGACTCAGGTAACATCAGGCCCCATAGATGGCGACGACGACCAACCGGCGACTCAACAAAGAAGTTCTCATGTGCAAACTTCTTAATCTTATCGAACCATTTTAAGCCTACCGGGAATCGTGTTAAGAACTTGCCTTTGATTTCTGCAATCTCAGACACTTCACGCCCTGTTGACTTCGCAAGACCTTTATCACCCTGCTGATAGATCAGGCCGAAGATTACGGTCTTAACCGCGTTACGTACGGACTTGGTTACGTCCATTACGTTTGGAATACCGAAGAAGTAAGCGGCGTTGATTTTGTGAACGTCACCCTCAGCTTCGACGCGGTGCTCAATCCATGGGTCCGGTACTGTACGGAAACGATGACGCAGCTTACGGCCTTGCTCAAATACGTCTGCAACGCCCTGGTCACCTGAGATGATTGACCAACCACGAACTTCGTGCGCCGAGTAGTCGACCTTGATAAGCAGGCGATTCTTACGCGCAATCAGAATACGTTTGATCAACTTACCCATCTCACTACGAGACGGTACCTGTTGCAAGTTCGGGTCAGACGCTGAGGTACGACCCGTTACAACTCCAAGATAACCATACGTCGGTCTGATTGAACGGTCATGTTTGAAGTCTTCTGATTCACCCCAGAGCTTGAGCAGGCTGTTAACGTAGGCGTTCTTGAGCTTGTACGCTTTACCGAGTTTGGTGTAGAGGGACACAAGCGGTATATCAGCATACGCTGCCTGGAAGTCCTTGTCGAGCTTACCCGCCTTCTTGCCGTTCTCACGTAACTGTTCCCCTTCTTTCAGAGGCTTGAGCTTCATCACATCGAAGAACAGAATCTGTTTGTGTTCCGACTTCGACATATCGAACTTGGTCACTTCGACTTTGCCCATAAGACCCATCTTAGGAACATTGTCGTCTTTGCAAATAACCTTGTTCGCAGCCTTAACCTCAGGGCTGTTCATGAACTCACGCTCTACGTTTCGAATTTCTTCGTTGATAGGGCTGTTCGGTAGGTTGAGCTTAAACAGGTAATCAATGTCTGCGCCTGCACCTGTCGTTTCAAGAATCGAGAACGCATGAATCTGGTCGGAGATTTGCTCACTGACCATCGACTCATACTTCTTGTATTTAATATCGTTGGCTCGCTTTTGCTGTTGCTCTGCAATACGGAACGGAACGATAACGTCGAGACCCGCATACTCCTGCACCGATTCGTCGAGGTCAACGTCTGCGATTGTCGCTCGCATCTCTTTACCGAACGACACTTCGTGGTACACCTGACAACCAAACTGCATCGTCAGGTTAGCCAAGTTATAATAACCGCTACCGGTAACGTTCAACAACGACTTGGCGTTTTCATCGAACGCAAACTCACCCGCCTGAATATCCCAAACGTTTGCTGCATAACTACGAATGCCGAAGTTAGAGCGCATTACGTTCAGGTCGAACTTCGCGTTGGTGTAGATTTGATACTTGTTATCGTTGTCCTCGAAATAATCTTTGAACAACTCACTTACCCTACGCAGTTCTTTCGGACTGAATGGACTGTCACGGTGATAGATAGGAACAACATACGCCTTCTGACCGTCAGATGATAACTGCACCGTCAAGATTTTATTCTTAATACGATTCAGGTTCTCTGTTTCGGTATCGACTGCAACCTTCTTGGCGCGCTTCATACGCTTCAAGATTTTCTCAAGTTGCTTGACCTTCGTTACATACACGAGGTCCCAGTTACGCTTCTTACCACACGTAACTTCATCGATCTTATAGCGCATCCCCTTGTTAAGCCACGGCAACATCCAGCGAGCCATGTAGCCTAACGTATACGATGAACCTTTGATGTGCATCGGGTTCAACACGGTGTGATAGCTGACGTTCGGCACATGGATAAAGCTGTGCTTCTTACCGTCGTACTTCACCTTCGTTGGAATCTCAACACCGTACCAGTGCTCGTAGTGATCTTTCGAGAACTGTATTTTCTCGCTGTTCAGTGCTTTGAACGGCGCTTTGCCGAAAGTCAGAACATAGTCTGGCTTGTACTCAACAATCAAATCACGAATACGATCCGCAAACGCTTGGTCTGCGTCTTCTTTGAACTGCTCGCCCTTGTCATACGTCTTGAACATGTTGTACGAGACAACAAGGAAGTTCCAGTCGTCAAGAGTTGTCTTGGTCGGAAACGTATCTTCAAGATACTGCATCTGATTCAGGAACAACTCACCTTCCGTACTACTGAATATTTTGCCGCTACGCAAATCTTCGGTAGGCATATGGTCTAGGACGAGAAGTGCTTTACCACCTTTGGCACTTTTACTTATGTGTTTTAGTATTCGAACACCGTCATACGTCTGCTGGTCAGCAAACTGTTCAGGTGGATCGAAGTCAAGAGCTACGTGCTTGATTTTCACCATCTAGTCCTATCAGAGTGTGTAACGCAAATCGATGGCTGTTATTTACAGATTTAGAAATGAAAAAGGGCACCCGAAGGCACCCTTTTGGTTAAATATTACAGCGTAGATACGGTCGCACGAAACACCTGATACGCGCTCTGATAATCAGAGAATGTACCCAGCTGCTCAAATGCAGACTTAGGCAGATCGCTCGGTGCGCCCGCGGACGAATCATACTTGGCAACAGTGAACGTACCACGACCACGAGCCTGTTTGATAGAGCCAGTCATTGTCGCAGTCGGTCCGAACACAACACCCGTCTTGCTACCGGCACCCATCACAAGGATGCAATCTTCATCACCACCCATGTTAGCAACGGTAGCAGTCACGCTACGTTTCGGCGCAGGCAGTTGCATGGCTTTGAACATAGCTCTTACGTTCTCACCATCACCACCCTTCATCAGCGCAGCATACAGGAAGTCATAGCCGTTAGCGCTCGATGCGTTGCTGGTGCTAGGCATTCGAAGTTCAGCGGCAGTGCGCTCGCCTTTCTTAGCGGCCGCAGCAATCTCAGCGTCAGTTGCATCTTTGGTGGCCAGCAGTTTGATGACGTTTTTGATTGAACGCAGTTCGCCCAGATGAATCTGAACCTTCTTGACCTTTTTAAGATGGTCACCGACGAAGGTCATCAACCAGCCTTTCTGCTGCATGACAACAGCCACTTCCAGTTTCTTATACTGGAAAGAGAACTGCTTGCCGGAAGCATATAAGAACTTACCAGCACCCGCAACAGGCTCAACAGCGCGGATGAAGTCAGGCGCATAGTCACGCGCATCGCTTCTGATCAGACTGGAGTACGCAGGAGAGAACGTGCCTACGGTAGTTACCGGAGCCTGCGGCTTCCCAGCACGAGGCTTAGCGACGACTTTGTTCGGGTCAGTTGCTTTGATCTTGATTGCACGAAGACCGTTAATGGTAGCCACCAGCGTCTTGGCTTTATACAGGTTCTTCATCGCAGTGACAAGATTCTTGCCAGCAGCTTTCTTCGCAAGAGCGGTAGTTGCTTCTGCGTCGTTCAGCAGGTCAAGGACAGCGGACAGCTTCGCAGTGTCCAGCTCTTTGATTTTAACCAGCTCGTCAATCTTCTTAACGATAAGTTTTGCGTTCTTACCGAAAAGGATTTCAGCGTTGGCGATCTGCGTTTTGTTCGCAGCAGAGACCGACACAACAGTGCCGGACGGGAGAGTGATTTCGTGCATTGCTGTTCCTTAACGTTTCTTGTTGGTCCAGTTGTTCTGCTTAACAGGCGCAGGTGAGGTGTTCTCTTCCGTGATTTCGTCGTCGGCGTCTTCTTCCTCTTCCTCGACGTCATCTACTTCCTGCTCCGGCTCAGGTTGCGGTTCAGCCTGTTTAACAGGAGTAGTCTCCATCACAGACGCAGCGAGAGGTGCCTGAGACACAGTATTTACAGTAGCAACCGGCTCTGCCTCTACGGCCTGACGCGCTTTAGCTACTTCACCAACAGCGTGTTCGTGAATAACGTCAGTGGTAAGCAACGCACCCTTATCCTTCAGGATTGCATCTGCTTTCTCTTGATCCCATTGATCCCACAGGATATCAAGAGTCTTGTAGCCATAGTTCATGCCCTTCGGCAGCTTACCGCGACCATTGAACGGCAGCCCATTAGAAGGAGTAGCTGGCTCGAACTCGTCCATCATCTCCCACTTACGTTTAGCTTCGATACACTTCGGGCCCCAGACGCCATCGCAGGCACCGTCGTACAGACCAAGCATGGTCATGATGACCTGTAGCTTCTGATAGAATTTGTTCAGCATAACGTGTTGTCCTATTAAAGAAGGAGGGGCCGAAGCCCCTTACCTTTTAGACTGATTTGTTTTTCGACATGGTCAATTTCAACTTGTCGAGTGCGCCAGTGACCTTCTTGATGTTCGTGACGGTGTAGCCTGCTTTCACGATCTTATTGATACGTGCTTTTGCAGTAGCCGCATTCTTCACGAACCCAATCCACATACCTGGCGCCTGGTCGAACGTACCGAACTTACGAGTGTTCGGGATTTTCGTGCCGACGAAGCGTTTCATCTGCGGGTTGGTCTTCAGGTCGAACATGATACGCAGTCTGTCTTCCATGATCATCGGGTATGCCTTGACGTGTTTCTTATCGGAGGCAGACTTGTGACGAACGAGGAAGAACTTCGGCAGTTGCTCTTGACCTTTCGTTGCCAGCTTGACGTTGAAGCCCATACGCGGAGTAGACTCGTCAAAGAAGTCCAGTACGAACTCCAGACGCTTCTCCGACATACGGTCGAATTCCAGCTTCTTCTTAACTTCGATGAAGTCCAGCATCGCTTCAAAGTCAGCGTAGTACGCACAGTCGTAGTAAACGTAATCGCCGAACTCAACGAACTCGAAGTCCTTGAGTGCTTTCGCATCAGGGTCAGTCGCGTTCGCATACAGTGCCACAAATCCGTTGTACACGGTAGGAGTCAGCTCCAGTGCCATATCAGCACCAGTCGCTTCTGCAACAGCTTTCGCACCAGGCTTCATACGAGTCGTAGTGTTAGCCAAAGGAGGCAGGTCAGCAGACTTACGGCGACGAACTTTCTTGGCAGCTTCTTCAACACCTTCGTTGATTGGCTTACCAGTCTCTTTGTTCGAAGCGCGTTTGGCAGCACGGGCAGCTTTACGCGCCTGAGCTTCAACCTTCTTCTCTGTCTCTTTCGTATCAGCCGTCTGCGTTTCATCAGCAACGGTGTCTTCAACTTCAACACGGTTAGCTTCTGCGTTTGCACGTTTGCGATCTTTCTCGTTCGCCCACGGCTTACGCTGTTCAAAGAAACGTTTCAGGTCGTTCTTGTCTACCTTAGTGGCAATGTGAACTTTGGTCGCAGGAATTGCAACGGTCTCACCAGAGCCAGCCAGACGAACACGAACGGTACTGATAGGACTATCGCCACGCAGCTTGCCGTCAACCATACGCACAGTCACAGACACGACAACACCGTTACCGAACTCAGTCACGACAGGTGCACGATTCAGAGAATCTTTCAGCCCTTCGCCGCTAGTGAAGTTACGGTTACGCGCCCAATCTAACAGACGCTCAGTGCCCCAGCCATTACGATCAGGGATCTTCTGGTTAGCAACAAGCGGAGTCTGATCCATCACGCGGAAGTCAGTCAGAGCCGGAGTAGCTGGCAGAGCCTGCATTGCTGCAACCGTTGTACGGCGCATCTCCTGGAACTCTTGAGATTCGATTTCGTTCAGGTCACGCTTCGCAAGGAAGTAGTCACCGAAGTCTTCCATCGTGTTGTTGTCGATCAGCAGCTTCGCGCTCATTTTGATCGGGTCGAGCTTGTACTGATCGAGTGCTTCGTAACGCTGGTTGCCTTTCTCGTCGAAGCGAGTCTTCTCCAGAGTTTTCCACATCAGACGAGCAACCTTACCAACCTCCAAGGTCTTGTTCGTCATAACCCAGTCGATGAACACAACTTCACGAGCCATGTCACCCGGCTTACCGTTCTCGTCCAGCTTCGCAGCAGCAACGTCAGGACGGAAGATACGCGCAGTAGACTGATCGTAAGTACCCGGTGACCACGGAGTATCGCAGCGGATGATGCGGCTACCCATCTGCATGTTGTGGCCTTCGGAGATTGCCTGCTCGTTCGCAATCAGAATCTGGACGTTGTTGTCAGTTTTGAATGCGTCGAGGTTAGCGTCTTTGTTCTGACCCAGCTTACCAACTTCACCATGATACACCACAGCAACTTTCTTATAGTTGGCTGGCAGTGCGTTGTAGATGGCGTTTGCTGCACGAACGTAACGCGTAAAGACAATCAACTTGCCCTGTACTTCTGGCTTCCAGTAGTCCGGATCGTCCGGAGGCGGAACCATTGAAGGCGGCAGCGCTTGACGCTTGAACTCTTCGGACTGCTTACGTGCCAGATACTTCTGACCGTTATAGACAGCAATGTCCAGTTCACGCGGCTCTACGCCTGGCTTCCATTCGAAGATCTGTTGCTCGCCGATCATGCGGTCGCGTTCTGGCTGCACTTCGAAGTGCTTACGAATACGGTCGATGATGGTCAGCACTTTCGCAGAAACGAAGTTGGTAACGCCAGCGGCTTCAAACGTCATGCGAGCAACGTCATCACCCATCGGGTCAGTCAGCATCATTTCCATGCGCTGGAAGTACATGTTCAGGTCAGCGTTGCTTGCCAGCAGTGCGCCTAAATCATCACCCTCTTCGATCTCGTCTTCGTCAATATCGTCAGCGGCCGTGGCTTCTGCACCACCAGCTTCGTCGTCATCGTCATCGCTGCTACCGGCTTTCTTCTTCGCAGACTTGGCAGCTTCGTCCAACTTCTCCAGCACTTCTGCGTACATTGCGTTATACACTTCCTGGTGCAGCGCAGAGTTTGGAACTGACGGATCATCGATCTCAACCTGAATGAAGGTATCAATCGGGTTCGGCAGCATGAACGCCCAATGCTTACGCTTGAACGAGATGAACGCTGTATGGTTTGCCATACGTGAGTGCGCACGACGAATCATTTCAATGTCGTCTTTCGCGCCGTCATATGCAACGTCCAGTGAGTCACCGAACATAGCAGGCGTCATCAGTGCAGCCTGACCAACAATATCACGCACACGGTCAGTTACCAGCGTACCAGTAGCGATACGTGCATAGCGAACGGACGGAGCAGTGAACACCGCTTTGGTGTTGAAGTGAACCTGAGAGCCAGCCTGACCACCAGAGAAGTTCTTCACTTTATGCGACTCGTCGAGCAGCACATAGCTGAACTTGAAGCGGTTAACGAACTCTACAGCACCACGCACACGAACACGCACACCGCCAATGTCAACGTTGAACGTACCAGTTTGCAAATAGCTCAGGCCGACGATGAAGATAGTGTTACGAGGTGACTGAGAGATCACGTCGTACATACGTTCTTCGCCCCACGTGTTCACGGTATCAGCAGTAATAGGCACTGCGTTCCAGCCGTCAACGATTTTGTGTAGGTCGTCACACCAGTTCGCTACGAGGTTGGAAGGACAGATGATCAGAGGGCGAATGCCTTCTTCACCTAAGTCATCCAGCTCTTTGATTGTGGCTGCAATATCAGTCAGACCGATGATTGTCTTACCACCGCCAGGCGCGATAAAGATTGTTGCAAAGCGCGGACGACGACGCAGAGTTTTGTGCGCTTCGACCTGATGCGGCAGTAATGCTGCACCGTCTTTCAGACCTGGGATGCGAATATCATCAATGGTGATACCGCTGTCAGGTTTCAGGCGTTCGATCTCAGTCTCGGCCGATTCGAAAATCTCAAGAGACTTAGGAATCACATCGCTGTACATCGTAGCGAATGGCAGGATGATCTGTTGCAGACGACCTGAGCCTGGAGCTTGTTCGCTTTCAATCAGAGAACTAAACAATTTCTTGCGATCGGCGCGTACAAGCGACTGCGCCATTTCACGGTACACCGCACCACCGAAGTAGTTGTTAAGGCGTGCCATGTCAGACAGCTTGGACTTCTCACCCATCACAAAGTAGTGGGTGTGAGACGGCAGTGATTCGGTGGCAGCCTGAATGCTTCCCATCTCGCTCATGGAAGTTGCAATCAGGTTAGAACCACGCAGACCAGCAGCATCGTTCAGCACACGAATCATGATACGCAGCATCGTCAGAGCAGGGCGCTCGTTAGACAGGTCTGGTACCGAGAAGTCGTTAGCGATCAGATTCTCATAGAGGTCTTTGTCCATCGGGCTTTCAGACAGAGCCGCATCTTCTGCGTCCATGCCGATTGCTTTACGTGCATTCTCCACCAGCGTTTTCAGGTCAGGAACTTGTTTGTTCTTGAGCATGAACTCGTAGGTCTGGCAGGTCTGCGCGATGATGTTCAGCAGCTCAGGCAGGTTAGAACCTTCTGTGGAGTTGTATTTGATCGTGGACTCACTCACACTCTCAACCAACTTACCGCTACCGGACTCAACTTTGGCAGCTTCAATCAGCGTGTCATACGACGGACGGAACAGAGCCATACCACCAGATGCCTGATTGTGATAAATGTTACCAATCACGTTCGCAGCAGAACGGAAGTTAGGCGCTTCACCCGGCTCCGCAAAGTCGTAGCCGAGAGCATCAGCAACGTCCAGAGAGTTAGGTGACTTCATGCCGACAGTACGAGTTTCGTTAACTGCCAGCCCGCCGCCGTTCGAGGTGTTCACGATCAGAGAGAAGTCAGGGTCGATACCGATGCACACGTCACTGAAACGAGACAGTGATTTGGCTTTCGTCTGCACATCACGGTCGAAGTCCAGATTACCGTTCTGGATAGCGAACATGTTGGTACGCAGCGTGTCGTGCTCAGTAGATAGCGGCACACCTTTTTCGAACAGGTCTTCGAGGACACCGTTGAGCGTGGTTTCGTAGGTCTTAACCATCTCAATGTCAATGTCTTCACGACGAGGCAGCACAGCCATCGTACCGTTAGGCATGATAGTCATACCGTGTTCATCAGCAACCACGTCGTTAACCACGTAGCCGAATTTCTCACGCAGCTTTTTCAACTCAGGAAGAGAAGTGGCAGAAGTCACATAACGCGGAATACGAGCAGCACGGGTGATACCAGTACGAGTAGAACCAGCAACACGGAAGTAGTAGCTCGCCCAACCCTGGAACCAACGATACAGACACATGGTCTGAGTGTCAGCACCCTGAGAGATATACTCCACCAGCTCTTTTTCGAAGTTAACAATCAGGCCACCTTCGACACGAATGTCGGTTGCCAGTGCTACTTCGTTGAAATCGACAGGCGTATCGTGACTGATCTTCATCGCTTGCAGCTTGCGATCAATCATCTGTTTGCCGGGGATAGAGCGGATGCCGATTGTCATGAAATCGCCCAGGCCGTCAACTACGGATTTTTCCAAGTTGCGGAACAGGTCAATATCAATGCCGTTCATTGATGGGTGAATAGAACGCAGAGCAGCGTTATACACAGACCAGTCTTTGTCGAGCGGGATACGAATCATCTTCGTATCGAATGCGTTGGCGTTAGTGCGCTCAGTGCCAAAGATATCCTTATAGATAGTCTTCGCCACACGAATTGCAGACTGCGCAATATCGGAGCTGTAGGTACGCAGGTTGGCGCTTTCGAAGTTCGCGTCGTTATCAACACGAGGACGGTCGCTACCCTGATTGTTCAGAACGTTGAAGTTACCGTTCGAAGCCAGCGGGCTGGTGGGGCACGGAGTACCAGACATGATAATGTCTTTGCCGCCAGGGAAGCGCGTACTGTTTTCGATGATAGCGCCAGAAGATGCAGACAGATGCTCGGCCAGAGCGGTCTTGATCTCACGACTCAGCTTATCGCCGTTCAACATCATGTTGATTTTCAGCGAGGACGCTTCGACGTTGTTCTTGATGCGCTTAACGAAATCGTCAGGAGAGACTTCCAGCATATCTTCGAACTCTGCACCGTTAGTAACGATGTAGTTGATCAGGTCGAAGGCCGCGTAGATGCGAGCTACGGTAGAAGCGGTGAATACAGCCAGCGCCTCATAGTTACGACGGGACTTCCCTGTCGCGTACATCTTCGACGTCTTGGCGTCGAATTCGGGCGGCAAGGGCTTGATAGCAAGTGCCTGATTAAACGTATCGGCAATTTGCTGGGTAGCCGTTGCTGACGTACTAATCATCTGATTCATCATTCACCCAGTTTGGTATAGTTGTCAATCATAGACTGCCACACGCTCGGTACAGGCAAGCGACGGTCTGCGGCGATATCCGATAGCACAACGGCTAATGCGTAAGCACGAAGAGGACTAAGCCCTTCGAACTTGTCGCGCGTAAACACAGACGTGAGTTGTTCGTTGGTCAGTGTCTGATACTGCGCACGATACTCGGACAGATACGTGCCGTACTTACCGTCATCAACCGGCATGGTATCAGGGATGCTCTGAATAGACAACAATGCTTTCGCAAGAGCGTCCATAATCAGAAGCAGGTCAGCCTGATCATACGGTGTGATATCCGGCACGTTTGAACGACCCAGCAGTTCGATGACTGACTGCGGAAGTTGGATAGGCTCTCGCGCTTGAGAGATGGACTTCATGATTCCTTCGGCAGCACCAGCATACAGCTTACCGCTATCTGCGATGCCCTTCAAAAGAGTATGAAGCCGCGAGTTTACGTCAATCACGGTTCTTCTCCTAAATAAAAATGCTCTTGACCAAAGTGTTGAGCCTCTTCTCCACAGCATGACGTTTGTACGTGGACAGGAAGCAGGTTAGCCTGCGCGATTGCAGATGCAGCGCAATAGCGTTACCCTTAACCCGCGCACAGTCAACTCCCAAATCAATACTCCACGGATGCCAAGCACGAGGCGCAAGCATCACTTGTTGAATTGTTGGGTAAGTGTCTGGCACAACAGGCAGAGGAGACTTTGCCAGTTTCTTCGTCAAATTATCAGTTTTGAACAAGGCTTTAGGCTGTTTGTTCGAAAACCAGTAAGGAACCTGCTTGTGCAGTATCTCACCTACTTTCGGAATACCACCACGCGTTGTCTGCGGTACATACACCAGATAAATATCGATCGTGGTGTTGATGCAGTTAGCAACCCGATTGTAGTCGCTGTTGGTTCGACTATGCACCTCAGCCAGCCTGAACTTATTGCTGAACTCAATACGTTGCAGCCATCTTTTCAAGTCAGCCTGTTGGACCTTGAGAAGCGCTTTTGCCTGCTCAAGAGAGTGCTTGGTGATCGGTGGGATAGGACGTAACAGGTACGTTGTGCTGCTACGAGCCAGAGAAGAAATAAACCCTTCTACAACGCGCTGCATACCAAGAGGTTGTGGTAGCGAATGAAAGAGGTCAACCGCTGTTTGTGTTGAGATGTACGCACCCCAAGCCTCGATGTACTCAGGGCTAACGCAGTCAGGAAAGTTGCGTAAGTCCAATCCCACGTCTGAGCCATATTTCTGCAAACGACTCACCGTCTACCTCCATGCAGCAGTCTTGAACCACGTCGGTTGTTACTGCCGATCTGATTGTTATCGCAGTCATAGCAAAGCAGTTCGAGGTTATGTTTCATATTCGAACCACCCTGCGCATGACCAACTTTGTGGTTGAGAATGAGTTGTGGAGTACGAGTACCACAGCGCTCACATTGTTGTCCACGCTCGTCGATGATGCTCATTTTGAGACGTGTCCAATCACTCCTGTCCATGCGAACGTGAGTACCAGCGCGAGCACGTTCAAATCCCGTAACACCAGCAAGACGTTGAGAAGTGGACATACTTCTTCCACGACCACCCATAGTTCTTGCTGCAATACCGCCTTTTGGTCTGTATGCCATGATGATCTCCTAAATACAGTTCTATTTACAGACTTAGGCGCTCGCGCTAAATATCTGAACTGTCTTCGATAGACCCGCCTGATAGGCTTGCTCAATATCTTTCGCAGCGTTACGAATGATCGTTTGCGTCTGATTCTGCGCACCAGCAATCATTTCAACAGGCAGATTCTTTTTATTCCATGCGTTAATCTGGTGGAATACGCCAACCAGAATTGTACCAGCAGACTCAGCGAAAGGTCCCATGACTTCTTCGTTGAGAATCTCTGCCAGTTGCGACACGTCACGCAGCGCACGAAGGTCAGCGATAATCTCACGCATCTGGTTATAGAGTTGCATCAGTGCGTAAATATCACGGCTCTGCTTCTTGTCCTTATAGGCGTCTTCACAGATACGTGCCATTGACTGACACTGCTTGAACATCGTCATGTACTCGGCAATCTGGTCGTTCTCTTGTTTGATAACGTCAGGCACATCAGCCATAACCTCAAGGAACTGACCCTCAAGAGCAACCATATCGGTGCTCAAACTCCGTGACTCTTTCTTCTTCTTTTTCTTTTTGATGGTATCTACTGCATTCTCTTTCTTTTTCTTAGCTTTCTTGGGCTTTGGTTCATCCAGAGACTGCATTGCCTTTTGAGATGCTGCAATATCCGAATAGAAGTCATCGGGATCAATGTGTTTAGGCAGCACGTCTTTCGAAGGGTCGGACTTCTTTTTCTTCTTGACCTTAACGCCTTTGCTAACTGTCTTAGCTTTCTTGACGGTGGTCTTAGCTTTAACTTTCGCTTTACTCTTTTTCGCAGATGCTTTTGCAGGCTGGGCGAAAGAGCCAATGTCATCCAAGCTTATGGCCGCCATGTGAAAATCCTCAGTAGAAACGAAAAAGGGAACCCCGCGAGGCTCCCTTTAGGGTTTGTTTAGAAGCTGTGACCTTTGATGATAGCAGCAATCTTGCCGAAGTAGTCCGGGCTGTAGCGGAACATCTTGGCATAGTAGTCCAGCAGCTTGTTAACGTCAACGCCAGCAGCGGCAGACACTGAATCAACCTGCGGGAAGTGTTTCTCGTCCAACTCGTCGCCAGACAGAACAGCTACCATGCTCATGGAAGTAATCTGCTCTTCCTGACCCTGATCGTCAACAACGATGAAGCTGTTGTCGTCAGTTACGTTAGCAGCAACGAAGCCAACTTTCAACGCACCTGAGTTAGACACGAAGCTAACCATATCACCGCCAACAACGCTGGACAGTTCCAGATTGTGGCGAGCAACGGCCTGAGCCAGAGTAGGCATAGACGCCTGCAGGTTAACAGTAGCCGCGCCTGACACAGAACGAATCATGTCGATCAGTTCAGAGTTGTCGTTCGCGTTGCTTTCGCGTACCAGAACGTCTTCACCGCTTTCGCTACGGCGAACGGCCCACATGCGCTCGGACTTGTCCATGTACATGTTTTTCGACAGAGCCTGGAACTCGTCACCCATCTGCGACACAGGGATAACGTCCTGCATACGGCTGAGGATGGTACGAACGAAGCTGGTGGTTTTACCCTGCTCGATCATAGAAGACGCACCTTCAACAGGCATGTATTCACGATTGCAGGAAGCGCTTACGATGGCGCCGAAGTTGTCTGCGATATTCTCGCCGACGTTGTGAGTTACTTGCACGATGGCCACGCTCTGGTTGTCGTTGAGCTGGTCAATCTGTTTGATGAAAGCCTTCATTGTCATCTCCTGAATGTTTCGACAATATGAAATTAGTAAACTTAGGGTTTAGCCTGTCACGCGATACCGCGCATTGACCCAGATACTGCGGTTACCAACAGTAGCCCATTTGGTTGTTGGGCTGTTTGTGATGCCGAGCTTGCCAAGTGCGCGAGCACCGTCAATCGCACCAGAACCCTGAGAACCATCACCGTCGTTGATTCCGGCCTTAGACAGTTTGTTCTTCAAGTTCGTAACAGGACCTTGAATCTGCGTTTCAAGTCTGCCTAAAGCAGCCTCAATCGAAGGTGTTCGGTCCATGTTTAAGTTGACGACTTGCCCCGTAAAGTCGAATGCCATTTGCCCTTCTGCCTGTAACTGAGCAGCGAGCGCATAGTAGCAACTACAGGTAATCCAGCCATCTAAGATTGTGCCTTGCATGTTCGTGCCACTAAAGCCAGTAACACGCGGGCCAATCATATTGAACAGCGCAAGACCACGATAGAGATAACCAATCAGGTCAGCTTGCGTGTACTCCAGTTCAGGAATAACGTTATGCTGACGTGCTTTGTTGATGTGGTCTTCCACCAGCGATGCAGCAATAAGAACCTGAGGCGTCACTGCCCAGAGCTTATATGTCAGCATCTTGGTTGTCTTGCGTGTCGCAGAGGTGTAGTGCGCGATTAAACTAATCGGCTCAAGGCGACGAGTAGCAACCCACACAGGCACCTGAAACACGCAGGTCTTTGCACGGTTCACAATCATCTTCACACCCGCATCGCCGGAGTCGATATCGGATGCAACGATTTGGTTATTGAGTGCGAGCTGGAATCTCAGCTTATCGCCACGAGTATCGAAGTGGAACGGCAACGTCAGTTCAAACGTTTCGTTATCACCGAACAACGTAACGATATCCGTAACACGGTTTTCAGTCAGTGGTTCAACAATGAGTTCCTGACTGGACTGCATGATCCCTTCTTCGGAATCATAACGCCATTTGACTGTCAGACGTTTATCGTCCACCAGCCCCATGTTAGGAATCGCAACATCAGCAGTCCAATAGCCAGGAACTTCTCCCGGCGTTGCGACTACTTGAGCCAGCACCGATTTATCGTCAGGGTCAATGAGGCTTACGACAGGCCCCATATCGTCTGACTGCGGATAAACGGGCTGGTCTAGATCATCGAAGAAACTCTCCTCGAGGACCAGTACGTTACCTTCTGTTGTGCGCATATCAGTCTGCCTTAGTGAGTCCCAGATACTCAATCAGATTGCGTAGCTGGTCGTTATACCCACCTTCGATTAGCGCTCGCGCCATTGCGACGTGGTTCGAGTTAATCGTCCGCACCACTTTAGCCTGATACTCAGGAACGTTCTGCATGTTCTGACTCAGGTTGTAGAAGTAACTACGAACGAAGTTGGTTCGTTCCACGTTGCTCGCTTCCATATCGCTTGTGTCCTGCGTAGGAGTTAGCAGCAGGTAGAGCGCAGCAAGTAGTTCCGGACTCTGGTCAACTATAGGAGATACCAACGAGGCAGCAATCTTCGTCAGTCCTTTCGCAACAAAATCAACCACAGTCTTCTCGATGAACGCTGTACCAGCTTTACCTACGTTTGGCAAATACAAGCCAGGCAGGATGTAGATGCAGAAGTAAAGCGGAAAGTCTTTGCGCATCACGTCAGAGATAAGCATCTCCGAGTAGTCTTTCCAGATGTTGACGTTGAAGTGCCATTCATCGTAAGGCACGGTACGCATCAGGTTCGACACTGACAGATCTTTCACTTGGTTCGCCTGAGATGCAAGATCGCGAGCGCTTTGCGAAGGGCCAAGATTCGAACTTGATACCAGCTGGACGTAGTTGCGTGTAACAGCACCAACAGTGTTGTACACAACGTTCAGCATTTCAACACCATTACCGTTCAGTGCAAAGATAACCGAACGAGGAAGACCGATAGTGATGTACTCGTTATTATTGTCAACGCCCCACAAGCGCCAGTAACGCCCGCGACCGAGTTGAGTCATCGGCTGCGGGAGAATACGATTAGCGCGAGGTTTCAGGCAGAACGTGAAGCAGATACCGCTGTCAATCATGATCACTGAATCATCAGGACGATTCGAATAACCCATCGACATATCGTTATCCGTCGAGTACACGTTCACCAGAGTGAAGTTCAGCGACTTGGTGAAAGGCATCTGAGCTTCAATCAAATAGGCGAGGACTTGACGAATGATAGTATCAAGCACATAAGGAGAAGCGCTACGCATTTGTTGTGGCCGATACTGACCACCATACGTATTCTCCTTAAATGTGCGATCTACCTTGAAATGCGTTAACGCCATTACTTGACCGACTGTTTCAGCAGGCGTTTCTGTTGCGGGTTCAGGCCCATAACATCTGCAATCTCGTCGATCTTACGCAGAGTCAGGACGCCTTTCGCAGTACCACCAGAACCGGTCAGAGAGATCTTAATGAACTCACGACCGTTACGGCCGCTGACCATCTGATGCACAACGCTGTTCTTACCACCACGTCCTGCACGAAGCGCAGTAGAGGCCATGCCCAGGATTTCAGTAACAGCTTCTTTCTTCTCGGTCGGGCTGAGGCCAGGAACGAGACGCACATACAGGCTATCATTCTGAACACGCACGTTGTCGAAGATTTCTTTCTTACGACCGCGAATTGTGTGCTGTTGCAGACCCAGCGTAGTGGTATCACGCAGGTTCTGAGTAGAACGGTTGATTGGCTTACGCTCACTGTAGTTCAGGAAGCCGTCGAGAGCCATCAGGTGGTTGATGGTACGCTTCATTTCAGGAGCAGTAGCAATCTGACGACCCATCGGGAAGCTACCTGGAACTTTCTCGTCAACGATTGACGTCAGGAAGTTTTCGCTGATACCGTTAGCGACCGCGATTGTGGTAGACAGTACCAGAGCATAGTTCGGGTAGTGCATACCGTCAGAGTTCACGAAGTTGTCGATGAACACATAGGTCTGGAAACAGATCGGGTCAGTACCGGACGCGATGAAAGTACGAGTACGAATCTTCGAATAGTCTTCTTTATTCAGAATCTTCGACAGGTAGTTGGCGATGGTTGCAGCCAACTTGGTATGTTCTTTCGGCGCGCCGTTTTTAACGTCGATGCTCATGAGCTTAACCAGTTTGGTCTGCTGGTCTTTTGCCTGAGTAATAACGTTGAGCAGAGACTTAGCGGCTGCGTTCTGATCTTTGAATGCGCTGAAAGTCTTGCTGTTAAGAATCTGGTAGGCAACGGACAGTTCACCAATTGCCTGAGACAGTTGGCTTACCTGCTGGTTGTATTGAGCTTTGCTCTTAACGTCAGAAATATCGATCTTAGACAGGTCGATAACTTGGTTCAGGTCAATCGCTTTTGCCTGTTTGCCTTTGATTGAGCCTTCGATATCGGAAAGTTCGATGGCCTTAGCGCTGACGGACAGGAGTTTCTGCGGGATTGTAACTGACGTGGCGTTTGCGATAACTTTATCGAGTACGTTACGGAACTCTTTCGCTGTGCGGGCACCACGTAAGGCAGTCATGTTCCCAGAGCTATAGTCAACAGATGCGCTGATACTGCTAACTTCATTGTTTTTGGCAGTCTTAGCCATGATCATCCTCTACTGGGTCTAGTAATCATATCGAATAAAAATTAGCGACTCAGGCGTGTTTTGTCCGATATAGTGTTCGCACTGACTTTACAAATTTTGGTCGCTATAGACGCAAAAAGGGGCAGCCGAAGCCACCCCTTTTTGTTTCGTAGTAATGTCTTACCGACCAGGTCGATTAAACAGTTACTTTACCTTTTTTCTTGGTCTTTGCTGCTTTTTTCGCGCCGGCTTTCTGAGCTGCGGTACCTTTGTGGTGTACCTGCTTCTGGGTAGTTTCTTTACCCTTTTTCAGACGCGGCAGCGGTTTCAGCTTCGGCTTAACCAGAGTTACTGCTTTCGGAGCGACTTTCGGCGTTACCAGTTTGCCGTCTTTGATCATCGGCTTACGAGCTTTACGCGCGGCCAGACGAGCTTTCTGCTTCGCAACCAGGTTGCGGTAGCCGGCTTTCTGTTTGGCTTTCAGGTTGCTCAGAGCGATGGTCTGACGTTTCAGCAGCAGCTTACGTACCGCGCCCTGAGAGCTTGCGGTAGTTTTCAGGCCGGCCTGATATTTAGCCAGACGCTCTTTCAGACGCTGTTCGATAGACTTCGCTTTGCCTTTAGCTTTCTGCTTACGCAGGTGCGTGGCGCGCTCGTTGTCGAACTTTTTGTCCGCAGTGGTTTTCTTCGCAGCAGGCTTTTTAGCTTTAGCAGCTTTCGGAGCCTTTGCAGCTTTAGGTGCTTTCGCAGCCTTAGGCGCTTTGGTGGTTTTCGCCTTTTTGGTACCAGTAGCTTTGGTAGCTTTCGCTTTCTTAGCTTTGGAACCGCCTTTAACCGGATCGGTCGGAGATGCAAGTTTGCGTTTTACGGCCATGATTATATCCTCAAGTTACAATTGAACTTTCGTCCTGTGGACATTAAGTTTTGAAATCAGCATGTAAAAATTAGTATATTCCCTAATACTTTCGTCAGGAATTTTCCTAAATCTTTTTACATAGCAGCATACCCTATTTCAGATAACACCGCGTTAAGTTCCTTGCGAGCACGGATGCGCAAGGACTTTTTAATCCCAGAAGCCTTCAGGTAATCCTTTAGGCCATCTCGTGGGTCAATGTCCGCAAGCGCCAGCTCACTAACATCAACTGTATCTATATTATCGAGATCGACACGTTTATTCGTGGAATTTATTTGGGAAATGTTTGGGACGCGAGTACGGATATCTGCTGGGATCGACACGGTATCTTTAACAACAAGACGGTAGCGAATCGCAGGGTTTACTTCCAGACGTGACCAGTCTTTCTGATTTTCAATTGCAACTGTTTCCAATCTAAACCCAGGCTTGCTGTCAACAAACTTCTGTTGTACCACCAGCTCACCTTTCTTATAATGCACACGGATATGAATGAATCCTTTCGGCAGTGCTTCGCCAAACGTTTTCTGATACGGCGACCCGCAGTAAGTGAAACGTTTCTTTTCCAGAACCTGATGCAGGTGGATGTGTCCGCTGATTGTATAATCACGCGGGTCTACTTTGATATCCTTCTTTGTTTTAAGAGGGCGTCCGTTATCGCCAAGCGCGCCTACAGCTTCAACGTGACAGAAGTTGAGGCAAGGCTTCTTATGCTTGATGCTTTCTTTCGCAGGGTGTGGCAGGAAGTTAACAACGATGCCGTCAATCTCAACCTGCTTTGGTCGGAGATAGATATGCAACGACTTGAGGAAGTCCCATTCGCAGAATGTCTTGATCAAGTCCATGCTGGTGCTCGACATATCGGCCCAGTCGTGGTTGCCACCACAGTACCACGTTTCGATAACGCCTTCGTATTTGAGGAAGAACTGGAGCAGCTTGCGCTTTGTCTCGTCATCCATTTTAAACTTGTCGGTTATGTCACCAGGAACAAAGATGTGACGAATGCCATGCTCTACAGCGTACTGATAAATACGGTCGATCGTTTCAAGCTGACGGTCAACGTGATCAGTAGGGAAATGATTAGCAAGCCCCTCGAAGTGCCAGTCAGCGGTCACCAGAGCCTCTAACATCTCAGATACTTTTTTCTTTTTCATCAATACAATCCACGAGTTTCTTTGACTGCTATTTACAGAATCAAAATGAAAACGGGCAGCATAAGCCACCCGTTAGGTTTACTTCATTTTAGCGAGGCGTTCACGACGTGCTTTAGCTTCCTCACGCATGTAGACGGCTTCTTCTTTTGCTTCTGCAAGAGCTATTTCAAGCGCACGATCACAGATGGCTTGAATTACATGCTCCGGAGATTCACTTGGCTCAACCAGAAAATTACCGCTACGCGATAGCACCTCAGTATCAGGATAGAGTTCCTCTCTGGCCTGAGTTATACACAGCTCCTCGTCGATGCGGTAGATTAACGTGGCCAGCTCGGTCTTCTTGAACTTGTTCTCCTTACGCTCAAACAGAGGACGCAGTTTAGGGTGGAAGTCTCTGCGAGCATCAATAGCCACATACTTCCACCCATCAAATACCTTCTGCGCACATTCATAGTAGCGAGCATCTACACTGTCCTTGTATCGCTCAAGGCTTGCGCGTGTTGCAGCAGGGCAGATAGGAGACATGTTGGCGAGTGAGCCGATGGCGGGAGCAAGCACGTACTCGTCTCTATAGCTATCACCTACCACGTATTCTTCGTCTACATATTTGGTCTGCACTTCGCCTGTATTAACGCGGCACGCATTGTACCAGAATGCACTTTCAGGATTTTTGGTATACTTAACGAACGACCAAATCTGCGAGAGTGCGGCAGGATATGACCAGTTCTGGATGTTCTCTTCCCTGTTTCCGTAGAAGTCCACATCACCAAGATTCGCGTCCAAGAAGTTCTGACGTTTTGTGTGAGGCAGCTTGTCAATGAAGATTTCCATAGCTCTAGGCCTATGCGTCAGGTACTGCCACAACTTGATCACAGTCGGGTCTTCAACACCAAGTGTATCAAAAACTATATCGAGATAGTCGCCGAACTCTTGGTAGTGTTTATTCACAAGCAGCTCGGTAGCGGTGCGCACATAAAACATAGGCTGCCCCCACTTCTCACGCGCGAGCGCAAGAGCAATGCTCGGATATCGGTCCATATAACTCCGTGCAATGTCTTCTCCGTCTTTAGTGCGCTTTGCAGCAATCAAACGTTTAACAAACGTGTTGACGTCACCATGAATAAGAGGACTTTCGAGATCATAGTCAAACTCCTCCCAGCGGCGATCTGGATAGAGCTTGCTGCTTAGTTCGTATATGCCTTTACGTTCAGTTGTTGCTAGGAACGGATTGATGTGCTCGTCAAGCCACTCCTGCAGCACGTGGACGAAAGGCATCTTAGCATCAGGATAGGCAAACTCGACCAGATAAAGAGCGTTCACCTTTTCAGAGCCTACGAATCGATCGGACGCTTTAATCTTAGCCTTCTTCTCAAAGTAAGGCTTAGCTAGGCAGCGACCAATAGGCTTGTTGATGTTCTTGTCTGATGGGTCAATCAGATAGGCAACCAGAGTACCACCAGCGATATCCTGTTTGACATACTTCTTGTTCGAACCTGTCTTCACGTTCATGCAGCTAACCCAACCACGATCGGTGGACATACCTGCAATGTCGTATGGGTGCATTGAGATACAAATGAGTTGACGATTACGCGTAGCATTCACAATAGACTTACGGTTCGGGTCAGAGTCGAACATCTTTTTGAGTTCTGGATTGTTCGACAACACACGACCAATCTTAACGATTCGACCATGCTTGTCCTTTCCTGCACCTGTCAGGTAATCGACGAGAACAATATCTTTCTCTGCCAGCGCGTCTACGATCTGAATCGGCGGCTTGACGTTTTGCGCAACGTTTTTGATCACGTTGTCGCTCTTTGCGTCTATATAGATACGCATGGCCTTGTGGCCTTTCTTACCGCTAATCTTTTCGAAAAGATTGAGCAAAGTCGTATTAGGCTTCCAACCTTTTCTGTACTTGCGGTACAACGAAGGAGGGAGAGCGGACAGACTGACTTGAATTTCCATTGGGGATCTCTGTGTTCGGGTGATGATAAAAATTAGCGTAGAAACGACAAACGCCCCTTCAGGAGCGTCTATTGAATTTTAGCCAGTCTTTCCACCAATACGTAACGGGCTTGTTTTGCTTGAGCGCGTAGTCAATACAGTTCTGTGTTCCTGATGGTGCACCACAACATAATGAAATCAGACGATCTGTTTCATCAACCATGTAGTGATTGCGTTTGTTGAGTGCGAAGCCTGCTTGACCGTCCATGTGAAGCCAGTCTTCTTTTGATGTGACTATTCTTACTTCGTGGCTTTTATTAAGAAGACCGTCAAGTTCAATCACGCTACTGATTGGCCAGCGAGCATTGAACCCAGGATAAGGTAGACAGGAAACAACTTTATGTCCTTGGGATATTGCGGCAGTCGCTACAGCCATATCAAAGCCAAGAGCGCACCCGACGTAGATGATTGCATCGTCGTCCAGTGCGAGTAATCTGCGATGTGCGAAAGTATACAGGCGATCTTTTGCCTTAGGGCTGAATCCACCCAACGATTGTGGGCGATGACCAGTGAAGGATATCTTTTCCATACAGAGTATTTACAGAAGCACGTCCGTGTGCCGATACAATTAGACCGTTACTTCGAGGTCATGATCGCCTGAGTTCCATACGAGTTCGCGGATGTTACGAGGCATGATGATACAACCCGAAGAGGCAGTACCCGGAGCCTTGATGCTATCGCCGTGCATCTGAAATGCAGAGCGACCGAACATCTCGTTCTCTTTTGCAGGAGTCAGGTCCATAGCATACGGTCCTGTCTTCTGGCTGGTACGAGGTTTGTTCAGAGTGTAGCGTCCCACAGGCAAAGGGCCCATGCCAACTACGTTCTGAGACTCGTGTTTGTTTTTGTGTTCGCCTTTACCTGCATAGCCACGAGCGACCAGCTGGTGTTGAGCGTTGAACAGTTCACCTGTCGTTTGTTTATAAATCCACATACGATGCTCCTTACATTTTGATGTGGTTTTCAACTAAAGTAAAAATGGGCCAACACCTTTCGATGTAAGCCCAAGATCACGATCATTCCTTAATCATCTTGACGCGTGTGTGATCAAAGATGCCGAAGGTAGGCACATCGTTGTGCTCACCCTCATTACCTTTAATCGAGTCATACCCAGCAAGTTTGAGTATCTTGCTGATCTCGGTATACTCGTCCCACCACATATAAACCCTTTTGTGTTGCGATGAAGGGATTAGGTTGTTGAGCGCGTCTAATCGTTTGACAAGAGTTATCGCCTCATCTTTGCCTACCAAATGCAACTGGAAGGCTTCCATGATAAGTTGTTTAACCCTTCTATAAATCTCAGCGAACTTTACTTCCGTCCACAGAGAACGGAACTTCAAGGTAGCATAGTGACCAGGGTCCGCATGAAACTTGTAGAGACGCCCACCTTCTGCGTACAGTTCGGCATACGCACGATCTGGAGTTACCCAAGTCATGTGTTGCTTCTTCGCACGTTCCTCATTCCAGTCTTCTGCAAGACCTCGATAGTAGGTGGTGGGCGCACTCAGACTGACAAAGATCTGCATCTGTTACCAGTTGGTGTCTTTGATATTCGACTCGCCCAGAGCACGTTTGAAAGAGTCAGGCGTCAGGCCGTATTTAGCCATATCAGATTTCTTAACCACCAGCTTCTGACCACGCTTGTTGGTAAAGACGCCTTTGCCTTTCTCAACAGTACCAGTCCACCCAGCAGCAGAAGTGATAGGCTTACCGCCATTCAGTTCTTTCAGCATACGCTTGGACATACGCGTATCTTTATCCCACTGCTTGGACTGACCTGCCAGATGCTTGTTTGCCGCATCATCAATCTGGCCAGGAGTTCTGTGGCGAGTACCGCCGGTCAGAGCTTTTTCGCGTTGAGCTTTGATGGCTTTCTTCTTCTCAGGAGTGAACGCACCAGTAATAGCACCTTTCATTTTCTTGATAGGAGCTTTAGCCGCAGCTTTGGTTGTGGTCTTGCTGCCCAGCGCGTCGAAAGCGGCTTCTTTAACAAACTTAGGCTTGAATGCACCACGTTTGCCTGTGATACCAAACTCGGTCAGCTTAGTGCTACGAATCTGTTTAAGCGCAGCAGCAGAGCCAACACCTGTTTTAATGTCAGCAGCAGACAGAGGCAGATTCAGTCCACCAAGACCATGTTTCTTGGCGTGAGAGTTCGCTTCACGAATCAGAGCTTTCGCCTGTTTAATGTCTGCGGTAGCTTTGGTCTTCTCAGTCTTGCGAGTTTCCATCAGCGCAGTACGCTTAGGACCTTTAGCAGTCTGACGCGCTTTGGTGGAAGCAGTATTCGATTTGATGCTGGCGGTGATGCCAGAGACTGCGGCAGTTTTAGCTTTCTTCAACAGACCGAGAACAGCTTGCAGTTCTGCTTTCTTCGCGGAGTTAACAACCAGAGTCTGAACGCCACCGACTTTAGCGATCTTGTACGAAGGTTTCTTTGCGGCAGACTCGGACGCTACAGTCTGCTCAACGTTGATTTTGATAAGTGCCATTTTGGGTTCCTCAAACCAGGGCTCTGCCTGGGAGTTCGAAGTTCTTACCGGCTGAGTAATCACCCAGCGCCTGATAGAGAGAGTTGCGCAACATCTGATTGATGATGTCCGAGTTATGTGCCGAAGCGTCTTTGAAAGCCACCTCGATCGATTCGTTTCTCGGATTCAATACAGCATAACGCAGCGGGCAGATCTTTTGCGCTTCACACCACGCGTCGATTTTAATCTGCAAATCAGGCGTGATTGGAATACGAAAGTCTGACAGTTGAAACACAACGCTCTGGATAGGAGGAGGTGATGACTCTGACTTAACAGTGTCAGTGCCTAGCTTCTCCATAGCCATCGCCGCGTTATACACGGAGGAGAACTTGGTCTTCAACGTGTTTGTTTCGACGAGCTTATAGCTATTCGCCGCAAGCCCTTGACGACGCAACTTGGCAATCTTAACAACATAATCACCTGAGTCGTCAGAAGCAAATGCAACGTAAGCGTAGAACGCAAAGCCAGACGCTTCACGCAGCAACTTATGATCTAAGGCGCGGTCGCCTATGATAACATTCAGTTGTTGCAGACCCATCTGGACTTCGCGTGACAGTGAAACGTAGATTTGCATTAGCGCAGACGAGCGAGAGCCTGTTTAGCTTTTGCCAGAGTCTGTTCGTAGTTCGCTTCGTCGTCGAACTCAGGCTCCATACGAATCTCGATGCCAGAGATATTGAACCCAACATCTTCGTCTTCGTCTTTGGTCACCATGCCGAAACGTGCAACGCCGTTTTTGTAGCTGATGAAACGGAAGTCGAGAATATCTTCCGGGCCACCCAGGTCAGACGGCATGCCGTCGTCCAGCAGATCGAAGAACTCTTTCTTCGTCAGTTTGCTGAACACTGCATTGATAGCAGAGGCCGATTCTGACTTAACAGCTTCTTCGAGATTCAGTTTGATAAGGGACATGGTTAGTGTACTCCAACTTGTTTAGTGATTGTGATAACACGCTGGTACCAACCATAGATGTTATCTTCCTGAGTTTCATCTGCCTTTGCAATGTTCTTCAACTTCGCAATACGGCAGCCGTTGTAGGCATAAGCCAATACTTTAATGTCGCGTACTTTGACATAGGCAGCAAGAGCAGCCAGCGTCTTCGGACCAACATTCGCAGCGGGAGTAAAGTCAGGATAGAGTTTGCCTCGGCCGTTTAAGATGTTCAGTTGGTCTTGCAGTTCAGCGATTGCTGCTGGTGGGCCTGAATTAACAGCGTAGTCGAATACCCACAGTGCCAACTCTTGGCTGTACTTCGCAATTTCATCACACTTGCAGAAATCCCAGAAGTTAGCGCTGTAGATCTTATACGCAATCTCATAAGGCAGGTCTTGCATCGCACCCTTGTAACCATAGGCACGAGCGTTCTTTTCAGTGACGCCCCAACGAGTAGGACCGCCACGGTCAGCAGCACGGTTAGTGTACTTCGAGCCACCTTCGCGATCAATAACCTCAGCGATAGCGTTCTTTCTAAACGTCAATGCGTCCATAATAAAGCCCTCTGTTAGACAGACTAAAATTAGCGTTAGATGAACAAGTTTGTCTTCTTAAACTTCATCTTAGGGCGAGTGCCTGGGTCAGACACGATAGCCTCAAAATCGGTCGTATCGAGTTTGCAAAACGCACGGAAGTGAGGGCTGTAGAAGAACGCTTTGTCCAGCACAGGAGATTCATCAACACCTGTTTGAGTCTGAGCAAATACGCCATCATAAGACGGGAACGAAATGCCTGGCTGTCCATTAGCCCCACTTACCGTAGTAGATGTTGGGAGACCCATCAACGCATACCCGAAATTTGGTGTTTCTGCGGCTGCGTATGTTCTGAATGTACAAGCACCAGTAGACCCACCAGCTGAGGCAGTAGTGGCCGCAGTCTCACCTGTCGCCCTTACATATCTAATACCGATGAATCCTGTAGCATACTGACCGTACGGGCAGTTACCGTCATGCAAATTCATTGGAGGTAATTGAATCGGCTGCCCAGCAATCATACCGCTTGTCAAAAAGATAGTTGTTAGTCCACCTGACACAAGCAGCGAATAGGACTGAGCCGCAGCAATGCTACTGTTACCACTAAGACCCCATGCGGTGTTCTGTTGAACAATATCCGTGTCATTGGTTAGGGCGACGGATGTGGCCTGTATGTATTTCAAGCAGGTGAAGTGGTACTTGTTTGACTTGCGGCCTCGAATGGGATTGAGAAATCCATTGAAGCCTAATACAGCCCGCGCCGTTCTGGCGAGTGCGTTGGCTTTTGTCATGTCTGTAAGCGTTGAGAAGTCTGAGGGTTCTCGACTATCATACAGAAAGACGTTTGGCATAGTGGGTGAGGGCCCAGCTAAGCCAGCGAATGAAGATATGTACTGCATAGTTTCTACCTCGGGTAGGTTGTTAACAAGGTGCTACGCTCTAAGGTAAAATTAGTGCCAAGATCGACAAAAGGGGCCGAAGCCCCTTAGAATGTCCAACGTGTTAACCAAGCGATTAAACCTGAGAGAATACCAATGTGAGACAGATACGCATACTGCAACACGTAACCCTTTACGTAGTGTTTGAGTCCACCAGCATACATCCCATCATAAACGGCAGCTATTATGGTGAACGACATTACGTAGGTGAATACGTGCCACTTCGTCATCTCCATTACTTCATTGCAGAACACAATCAGAAAGAGAGCGACGGCCATGAGGTATACAGTGCGTTTGATTTCCGTCAGGTTGATACCAAGCACGACAGGACGCATCAGAAACGCAGCGAGTATCGACACCCAGATTAACGTTTCGTAATCGGTTGACATATTAGACACCCTGATTAGCAAGATAGGTATCGGTAATGTTCGAGGTCTTCTCTACGTTACCACGAATGTAACCTATCTCGAATACCTGAACGTTGTGTTTGACAACAGCTTCACCAACTGTTTCACACGCGCCGCTATTTAGATCGAGGAAGGCCTGACACAAACGCTCTGCTACAGGCTTGGCCAAGATCTTCATCAGCGTGTGCTTTTGGATTGCAGTCAGCTTGATAGGCAGTGCGTCGATCTCACGCTCGATATTCTTACGACCGCCGTGATAAATCCAACGACAGATAGTTGCAGTCAAAGGCTTTTGGTGAGTCTTCGAAGGCAACGTGTAGATGTAAGTCATCAGTCGGTAGAACAGGCTGCCGTCGATTGCGCGTTTCTTGAGGTCATCAAGATACTTACCGACAGGACTCAGCTTGCCTTTCTGTGGTTCCATCTGGTCAAGTTTGAGATCAACGTCAAGTCCATATCGACGCAGCGTTTCAGAATGGCCGAACACAAAGACAATGTGATCAGGCATATCACGAATAGCAACAGCGTTACGGCTATACTCTTTCTCGCCGACAACGAACATGTACTTACGATATTTCTTGGCAGGGTCAATGACACCACCAAGTGGAACGAAGGTCACACGATCGGCCTGACCTTTCTTTCTCAGCCAGCCCAGCACCTGCTCAGGGCTTTGCCGCGTTACTGCGATTACAGGCATCGTTACTCCACCGTGTTAAGGGCTTGTGCCGTGTACTCACGCAGAGTACGTTCGATATTCTGCGCCAGCGTCGGGTGACAGATAAGCTGGTGGTCTTTCATGTACACACGCAGCGAAGGACGCATCACCTTGCGAACCTGTGGATAGAGACCGAAGATTTTATGCAGAGGAGTCTTGTAATAAAACTCCTCCTGCTCGTCCATGCAGTTAATGTTTGCCACAACTTCGTACTTGGCAAAGATAGCTGGGTTACGATTGATGTACGCAGGTTCAATCGGCACACCGCCTTTCTCGTGATCGCTATTGAGATTACCGAAGATCATCACATTACCTTACGCGTTAACTTAGACACACCACCCTGCTTGGTGATAGTCCATTGATTGTCAGAGAAGTGCTCAACGTCCAGAGGAGTAATCCAATAAACGTTAGGAATGATTTGCTTGAGAATCGGGAGGAAATTCTTCACGATATGATCGCGTGTCGCATCACTACATGAGTTCTCAGGTTCATCGAGCACAATAAAGTTTGTACGTCGATTAGCAGGAATGAATGGCATGATCGCAACAGCAAACAACAAGCGGAAACAGTTTGTCTCTGCACCACTCATGATTGCAATGTCAGTCGTCTTCTTCGACACCAGACGAGTAACGGTTGCACCAACACCCTGCTTGGTAGTAAACAGTTCGAAGTGCATAGGCTCAGGGAACACCAGACCAGAGTATTCGTTCAGCTTCTTCTCAATCTGTTTGAGACGGCCTTCAACCGCTTTCAGTTTGAGAGCATTGTTGCTGTACGCCTTATACAGGACTTCGAATACCTTGCGCTTGTCGATCAGAGGTTGCAGGTCTGCGAGCTTGTTGCGAAGTTCACGTAACGTTTCTTCGTAGTGTTCGTGCTCCTGAATGCGCATCTGGATGTTCTGCGCCTTACGCTCTTTCTTCTCAATGTCTGCGATCAGCTTCTCAACTTCGCCGCTAACCTTTTTGTACTCACCATCAATCAGATAGAACTCACGGTCAGGCTTACCAACGCCTTTGATTGCAGCACGAAGGTCTTTCAGAATCTCAAGATCCTTGATTCGGTTCTTGATTGTCTTACGGGCTTTCTTAGGCTGCTTAACCGCTTTAGGTTTCTTGAGCGCATCACGCTTGGCCACCAGCTTCTCATACTTCTTCGCTGTCTCGAACTGTTCTTCGATTTCATCCAGCTTAGTGCCGACTGCATTGAGTTGCTTTTCAAGGTCTTTACGTTTATGCTTCGGCTTCTTGACCTTCTCTGCCTGCAATTCAGTGAGCTGGTCATTCAGCTTGTAGTAGTCGAGAGCTTCGATGCACTCGTCAATGATCGACTGAGCTTTCGTTGCAGCGCGAGCCATAGCTTTAAGGTCAACATCTTGCCCACAGGTAGGACATGAGTTGCCGTCGTGATCGTGTTCCTGAAACGCACGATACGCCTGAACTATTGCTTTGGATTCTGCGCGGGCATCTTGTGCCTCTTCCTGAGTTCGTTTAGGAGCTTTGAGCTTAGACAGCTTTTTACTGAGCTTGTCCACGGCTTCTCGCCAGTCGTCGTACTCTTCCTGTTGTTCATCGACTTTCTCCAGTAACGCTTCGAGGCTCTCTTCCTCTTTTATCAGTGCTCCGTGCTTCTTACGCAGCTTCTTGTTGTCAAGCGCCGCAACGTCACCGAGTGCTTTGATTTTCTTTTTGACTTCTGATAGCTCGGACTGATATTCGTCCAGTGCTTCCACAAAGTCATCGTAACGGTCATGCTCAATCAACAGACCACGTAAGGTATTCAGTTCACCTTTGAGATCGTCCGTCTCGATACCTAACGTGTCGAGTTCATGCTTGAGCTTCTCGTACTTCTTCGCGGTTGTGCGCTGAGTACCTAGTTCAATCAGGAGTTCCGACAGTTCGTTACGTTTGGCTTTCATCTTATCCGACTGCTTGATGATTGCAGTCAGCGTGTTCTTTTCTTCGGCGTGAATCGACAGCGCATTTTGTTTACGCTGTGTAACGTCCAGCATGTCCGCCAGACCTTTCGATTCTGTCTCGGCATCTTTAGCCAAGTCCAGTTTCTTCTTCAACGCCGCACGAATGTTATCGAACACATCCAGATTGAATAACGAGGTCAGGTATTTTAAACGATCAGCAGGTTGCGCACGTTGGAAGGGATGCGGTATCTGCGACTGAATGTAGGCATAGCTGTAGAACTCGTCTTTCGACAACGGCCAATGCTTTGAGATCCACGAACGCGCTACGTCCTGACGACCTACCTTCTGGTCTTCACCGTTGTAATAAACTTTGTAGCTCTTGGCTGTTTGCTCGATACGAACAATACCGCCCAACGGAGATTGCCATGACAGATCGATAACGCTGCCCTTACTGAGCATGTTACCCTTGTCTTTCTTTTTCAGAGCGAGAGGGTCAGCTTCGTAAAGCAGCGTAGGTATTGCACCGAACAGGAGACTTTTGCCTACGCCGTTCGTATTGTCTTTAACGTTTGGACTGTCGAGGTTTCTGCCGCAGATAGTTGCGAAGCCTTCACTGTCCAATGTGTCAATATCAAGTTCTTTGTACACACCAACATCGCGGAGATGAATCTCTTTTAATCCGATGCCGTGGTTCTGCTTTTGCTTCGCTTTGGCCATTAGATATACTCGAAGGTTTCTTCCTGAATAAGACCTTTACCGTGAATCTGCTCGAACACTTCGATCTCGTCATCGGTATACGGCTCGGCTGCTTCTGCAATCACATCGTAACTGACAGATTCGTCTTTGCGGCCTTCACCGTAGTAATGAACAGGCTTGACGATGCGCCAGACAGGGACTTGGATTAGTTCGCGCTTTAACATTAGTGGAATACCGCAGTTGGTTCAACCCACAATTCAGCAGCGTTATACTTTTTACGCAGCTCGTTCAGTACGGTATCAGACACAGGGCTGGTGGACGAGAAGATGCACTGAGGCACTTTCTCTTCCTGTCCTGTTACCGGATTAATATCGTGGTCGTGACGCATTACGTTCCAGCGTTTGCTTACGTGGATATTGATAGTGTGTTCCATAGTTGTATGCCCAGGTTTGGTATGAAAGATACTGCTTATTTACAGTTTCTAGGCGTATAGACAAAAAGAAGGGCCACCAGCAATGGCAGCCCCGTCTTTAATAGCGTCTTGGTTTCTTCGGCTTCTTAATCTTGACCGACTTCGGACGTTTGATACGCTGCAAGGCCTTACGTGCCTCAGCAATCTGACCAGACAGAGTAGCACGTTGTTTCTTCACGGCATCCGTATCTTGGTCTGTGCCTTTCAGTTTATCAAGGCGGTTCCATTCTTTGACCAAACGATCAACGACAGCAGCACGACTGACACGTTGCTGGTTGGTACGCACAATATCCTGCTGCGTCTTTACCGAGCGTTGCGCTTCTAATACTTTGGCACGTCCTGACTCAATGCCTTTCGTATCACCGTCAGACTGTTTTTCGTTGAGCGTCTTACGTGCCACGGTTGCTCTGCGTTGTGCTCCTTTCAGATCATCACGCGAGTTCTCTAAACTGACTTTCGTTTCTTCAAGTGGGCTGGTACGCGCACTCAAGCTAATGAGGATTTTCATAACGGCTCCAGAAATGAAAAAGGGCAGCCGAAGCCACCCTTTTGTAGAATGGCGCGCTATGCACCCGACTGTTAAGTCTACTACGGTTATTTTACCTCGCAGTAGTCAGCGAGGAGATTGGGATCACCTCCTCATGCTGATTGAAGATCGACAACTTCCTCGTCTTCTATATCAGCGGCAGACCACGAACGAAGCACGGACGCATTGCCGCGATTGCCCGTCAGCATAGATTTAACTGCTGGTTTGGCATCGCGCTCTGCATAGTAGTTGCTAAGAGCGTTCTCATTAGCGAACCACAAAATGGAGTGACCACCTTTAGGGCAGATCAGGAATTGTGCTGGACGCTGCGGAACGTTCAACGTCATATAAAAATCACCAGCACCAGTAGGACCCATCATAGGCATGGGTTTCATGATCTGCATAAAATCGTTGGCATCTTTAAGGCGAGTATCGCCTAACAGCCAGAGAGCACCTTCTTCACCTTCACGCACGGCAGACAATGTACCTTTGCGAGTAGTGATTGAACCGAATACATCCTGATCAAATCGAGCCAGACCAAAGATAAGCGATGCGAGTTTCTTTAAATCAGGAGTGGTGCATGGGCTATCAATTTTCGCCATGCCCTCAGACCCAATTGTAATCTTCGACAGTGATACAAAGATTTCCATTTATTGTCTTCCAGAGCTGTATGATTAATTGTAGTTAAAATTATCGTTCAGTCAGACATTTCTGAAATAAAAATGGGCAGCACTTTGGCCACCCATTTTTCACTTATTTATCACTTCTTCTTTTTCTTTTTCTTCTTAGGCTCGTCGTCTTCTTCGTCGTCGTTGCCTAAATCAACAGTCAACTTACCGCTGTAGATGTTCGCCATCACTTCGGTAATTCCAGTCTCCAGCATAATATCTGCCGGCACCGAAGTTGAGTTGAATGCCACTTCTGCATCAGCCAGAGCTTTCTGCAAATACACCAAACTGACCAGATTGACTTTGATGTTGTCTTTCTTGATCATGTTCATGAACATCTTGAGGCCCGCAGACTGCCACTTGTTCGTTTCGGCGTAATGCCCCAACACACCGTGAATAATCCAACGAGCTTTCGCTACGATTGCACGAGGGTTGTTTGCTTCCCGCAGGAACTGAATAACGCCTATCAGGTCCATACTGAGATAAGCACCGATCATCTGAACGGCTTTCGCTTCCATGTCGATTTCTGGATCAGCAGCAGCCAGTTCAGCAACGAGGTTCTTATCAAAGTCTTCACCACCACGAACAGAGGCGTAGATGTTTTGCAGCATGGTGATTGCACCACGCATTTGTCCACCAGCGTACTCTGCTACCTGATGAAGTGCCGCTTCTGCTTTATCACGCGCCTTGTCTTTCTTCGGCAGGATATCAAGCTGACCACTGATCTCAATCAGGCGTTTATGAATCACGTCAGTTGCAATCGGTCTGATCGGCAGTTGCGTCATACGACTGATCATCGTGCCTTTCATCTTCTCAGGGTTCGTTGTTACGAAGATGAAGACTACGTGCGCTGGAGGCTGTTCGGTAATCTTGAGCAGCTTGGATTCAGCAGCACTGGACATGAGGTGCGATTCATCGAAGATGAACACACGACGTTTGAACATAGGGCTTAACGGGGCCGAGTCAACAATCTTCTGTGAGCCTTCAACTTTACCTGCATCGCCGCCCATATCGAACTCTTGTTCGTCAGGATGTGCGCCACGGTCGTGCATCTCACACGAACGACACTTACCGCAGGCGGAGAACGAATCGCAGTTGATGTACTTCGCAACCAGACGTGCGAACGTTGTCTTGCCTGAACCGAGATGACCTGTGATGATCATTGTTGACGGAATCGTTTTCGACTTCTGCCAACCTTTCATGATCTTCACGATGTGGTCTTGACCAACGTAATCTTCGATACGCTTCGGTCGGAACTGATCTGCAAAGTTAACCGTGGTCAACTCAACAGACTCGGAAGAACCGCTTTTCTTTTTCGATGGCTTATCGTCACCGAACGAACGCGACTTCTTCTTTTTCTTTTCTTCTTTCGCCATTTTACTTCGCCCTTTATTTTGATGCGTTACACCAGTAATTTACAGATTTTAGACAAAAAGAAAGGACCACATCTCAAAGTGAGAGGGTCCTTATTTATAAGGTGTTGGATGATAACACATCGGCAGTGGGCGCTGACGATTAGGCAAAGCACATTTCCCAGCGTGGTACAACGCGGAAGAACTGCTTAAAGTTGGACGGCGGATTCTTCTTGATTGATTCAAGTTTCTGTTCCACTACGTCATAATCTTTTATGCCACTCTCTACGGTGTGAGTGGTGAATGTACCGTCAGCCTGAATCAAGTCGGCGACAACACGGTAGCTTGGTTTACGAAGCATCTATTCTCCTGTGTAAAAATTTTCTCGTTCTTCTGAATTATGTTTACAGTTTACTGTGAGTAGTCACACAAGGATAAAGTCAGACAAATCTTAAACTCCAATAGGCTCTCAATCAAGAACATATTGGAGTCCACCCTAGCCAGATGACGGTCTAGCCAGGGCTTTCTCCCCGTGTCTTTCAATTGCACCGACACGGTAGCGCTCGCGGTCTTACGCTCTCTGCGGCTTGCGAACATATCGGCAGGTAGCAGGGTTCGCAGCCTAGAGCAGCCGCTTTCGGCCATTAGCGATAACGCGGTGTTACGCTAGTTGGCCTGACTCTGTGGCCGAGTCTGTACAAAAAAGAGTTCGGCCTATCCCCAAATTCGGCAAAAGAAACAGGCCGAACTAAACAGTCAGCGCAAACTCCCTATGCACTGTTTTGTACTGTAACAAATTAGAAACATCCTGCAATAAATCAGACAATTCTTAGTCTAACATTGGAATAAGATTTTGCAGGAAATGCTCACGATCAAACGACGAAATTCTGTGCGGATGATCGATGTGCATGTTCCATGGTTTGTTAAACAACAGGACGCTACGAGGCAGCACCAGTTGTTCACCGACGCGAGTGAACTTGTCACGCACGGCAGTAACAGGATTATCATCGACAAGGACGTAGGTACCTTCGCCGTGTACTTCGTTCAGGTACGCAATCTTGTCAGGATGCTGGCGGCTATCCAAAACATGAATGTGATCGAACAACGACAGGTGCTTCTCCAAAGACTTGCGCGTGTTGCGCTCACCTTTATCATGATAGCCTCGATGCGTACAAATGCCTGCACTGAAACCATCACGTACCAACATCGCAACTGTCTGGATGAAGTAGTCACGCATGTTGGCTTCAAGCATAAAGCGTCCGTCTTCCAACATATCAATAAACGGCTGCTTACCATTCTCAGGCGTGATGTAGGAATCGGTGCCTGGATAGATCCCCCAGTTCATCAGATAACACAACATAAAGTTATGCGTGTCGAATGCTGTGTCGTCCATGTCGAAGAAAATCTTCTTAATCATTAGTGCCTCGTACTTTTGACAACCAAAGGAATGTCATTGATGAAAGCGAGAGTTAGCAACTCACCGTTATGGCGCAATCGCATTTCATCGGCATTCATTACGACAACAATATCGGCGAGAGGATCTACCTTGAACGTTGGGACTTCGATAAGCTGTGCTTCCACTTCGCTTTCTTCGTCGTCAACAACGTAATAGCCTCCATACATTAATACAGTGTCACCCGAATCTACAAGATGACCAACGATACACTCGTCACCATCAATAACCATATGCAGTGGTTGATCGATGTAGTAACCGTTACCGTCATCTGAGTCGAACTCAAAGTCGAAGTCCTCGTCGCCCATAGTCTATGCCCTCAAATCAACCAAGATAGATGCAGACAAATCTCGGAGCATGTCACGACCGAGAGGTGTGTACATTGTTTGGGAAACTACAATTCGTTCAAGGAAGAGGCGAGAACTGATAACGTCCTGCCCTGTGCGCTGTTGAACGAAATCAATGATGGCTGATGGTGGTTGAATGAGGAACGTTAAGATCTCAGCGTCGTGCAGGACGCTACCCATCTCTGTAACAGGACGCATCTCTGTTTCCTGATCGAGAATGTATGAGATCACACGGTCTTCATTACCAATATTGCGATGTGTTTTAAAGAACTTGCGAGCAGCACTCACGGTGCGCATAAAATCGTAGTCCGAAGAAGTCGGCATACGGAGAAAGAGTGAAGCTAAGAGCAGGTTTATTTCTAACTGCGGGCCTTGCTCGATGTTTAACATGGCATGAGAGGTCAGTACCACATCTAACGAGAAGTCACGAGTGTAGAGCGGGTGAGAGTTCGCTGTCTGATCAAAGTAGTCGAGAGCCATGTGCAGCCCTCGACGTTTTAACAGGTGCTCTGCCTTGATACGGTTCAGGCGGTGCATCACTCGGCGCCACGAATCTCTTTGAGAGAGTTCTTGATCGCTTTACGCAGCGTCTTACCAGTGTCGATGCCGTCGATGTGACGAGCGAACACATTCGCAAACAACGTGGTAGGATTCTTCATGATTGCTTTGTCGAGATCAGGACGACCCTCAGCAATCTGAATCTCACCAGGCCAGAGTTCAGCAACTGCCTGACTGTCGTTAGCGGCAATCAGCTCCAGCTCACGGACCGAGATACTGTTCTGGCGAGCAATCGTACGGAAGATCATGTCAACGAAAGGAAGCAGGTCTTCGGACACAACGTTCTTCACGTCTTTCGCATCACCAGCTCGCTGGAAATCTTCCAGCAGACCTTCGAGGTGAGTCTGCGTGATCTTCTGGACGTTACGCAGTTTCTTGAACAGCATCATCCAGCGCACTTTGCGTTTGGAACTCAGCAGGTGAGTCCACACTGATTCGCCTAAGGCAATCATCAGTTTGTTGTAGACGTCAACCGATACGCAATCACGATCAACAAAGACCGTGATCTCGTCATGCCACTCGTCCTTCTTGAACTTGGTTCGGAAGGAGTGAGTCTTCGACCCTGACTGCTGGACGAAGTTGATTTGCTTGCAGCGACGAATAGCTTCCTGAAGGCCATACTTAGCAATCACCTTCGGAAGTTTTTTCACTGCCAGACGACAGGCTTTAGCGACTTCTGCTTCGCGCCCGTAGAGAGCGAGGCGAGGCAGACCACCATAGACAGGCATTGATGCGTAAGGTCGGACAGTGACGCCACACACGGACATACCCGGCTCAGGGTCTGGACCCAAGACCGCAAGCACGTCACCTGCCTTAGGACTGAACTTGATCGTTTCTGTTTCCGGCGCACCAAGCGTGTTAGCCAGAATGCCAACAGTGTTGCCGGTTGCCAGAACAAGATGATTCTTATTACCCTGCCTTACGACAAGGTAATCATTTTCACTATGTTTCATAACGGCCTTTAAAAGATTGAGTCAGCGATATTGTAGGTGTGGACTTCCGCGGTATGCTGACGGAAGATACGACCTTCGGATTGCTCGAACGTTGCAGGACGCCAGTCTTCTTTGGCTTCAATGGAGACGATGACTTGCTCGTCCCACATATCACCATCTTCGAGAGTCCCGGCGATCATACGAAGCGCAGCAGGTCGGTCTTTGCCGAGATGCGCCAGCTCCGCAATCATGACACGCGGCTTGGTACGATCACCAAGTTCATCGAGCGCCCAGCCAAGCTCAGACAGAGAACGAATCTGGTACGCTTCGACTTGAGCGTTACCACGATACTCGTCTGGTCCGAAATAAACAATTTCAAAATCGTTGACGTCGGTTTGACTGACAAAGAAGTGAGGTGCGTCCACCATAATAGAAGGTGAGGCGCACATCTGGAGCATGCCCATATATGGATTAGGAATCTCACGGGCTTCTACCGAACAGGACTTCCCAGCAAAACTTTGGATTATGCTGTGTGCGAGATTATTCATTGTAACCTCAGTTCTCAGGAGTAGGTTTGGCAGGGCTTGGCGTATACATAAAACCATAGCCCACCATTTTGTTTTGTTGACGCTTTGCTTGCTGCTTGCGTTTGATCTCGGCGTCACGCTTGTCCAGCTCGTCAAAGATACCTACGCGGCGAGCATAACGAAACTTCGGATGTACGGAGATATGTTTGACGATAGCTGTCATGCGTTATTCCTCTATGTTGATTGCTGTTAGTTTACAGTATCAATCACTCTTGCCCATTTGGCGTTCGAGCACGTAAGCCAGATAGTCATCCCACGTAGCGAAACCATCTTTGGCCAACATACGGTCAAACTCGCGGTCAGACTTAGATCCCTTAGGAAAGCGAATCTTGTTGGACAATCGTTGCAGTCGGTCGTACATGAACCGAGACTGTTTGACAATCGGGTTCTTTTCCGGCAAGTGATTTTGCAACAGCTTGTAACTGAACACCAACGGAAAATCTTTGTTAGGTACTGTCTCTCCTAGCAAACGATGCACCGTGTTCAGGTACTGCTCGATTTGCGCGTGACATTCCTGGTGAGCGTAGTACCAGTCGTCCAGTGATGCAAGTCCATAAGTTTCCTCATAAACCATTGCGTCATACATGACCATGAGAATCGGCTTCTCTTCCTTCTTTTCTTTGTACGCCTGAAACAAAACTGGGCAAGTCCCATATTTGTTTTGCAGCATCGTTTCCAAGATTGCTGCGAAGCGTACAACTTCATATTCGGTAAGTACCTTACTCATACTTCACTCCGAGAATATCTTTTTGTCAGAAAACTTCTTGAGCACAAACTCGGCACAATCGCTCGTCACGCTGTCTCCATCAACGCAGAGTAGCGCACCGTCATGCTCAAGGGAATACACACCCTTGACGTTCGGACAATTAAGAATAGCATCGAACAAATACAAACTCTCCCAGCCAGACAGCATGTGGTTGAGAATGCGTTTGTCAATCTTCTTGCCTGTGTCGTCAGGATCAGGATCGTAGTTAGATCCTGTCGGGCACTGGAGTACCCCATACTCGGGTCTTCGTGCATTTTTATTCTTGCGGAACTTAGACCGATACACGTTAAGCAATTCTTTGATCGCAAGATACAGAGGAGTCATCCTCGTGTTCCAGTCTAAGATTTCCTCTTTCACTCTCGAAGCTGGTACGAAGCGAGCTAACTCTTTATAGACGTTGCTGTACTTCGTTGGTTCAAGTTGACCTGCCGAAAAAATTGTACCATACAAACAAACCTTGGCTGCGCGTCTGTCAAGTTTCATAATGCGGCTAATGTCGTCAACAGAACTAATCTGGTCGAACATCGCACACGCAATACCGTAAGCGTCAAACTCCCTACGCAACACGTTGAACTGGCTGGACTTCATATCCCAGTTAGTGCCAATCGTGTAGCACTGCTCCTTCAAGTCCGAAGGTAAGTTCTGGAACCCACCACCGACCTCGAACAATCGCCCGCCAATCTGAGACAGCCTATACTTCGGCCAGTAGCGAACGACAAGAGGTTTCTCGCTAACGATCTGAACAGGACCCGACACTATGGTATCGAGTAACGTTTTCACCTGCAGGTATTGCTTCTTCGCCTTGTGATTAGCAATCAACGATTTGTCTTCTAAATAAGCAAGTATAGGGTCGATGTTCACTTCATTAGGCATCAGCTTATCAAGTACCTGTCGATAAAGAGCACGGCCACTAAGCACCTTAGAGTTTCCTCTGTCTCGGTTGCGATCAAGCGAACTAAGATCGTGCGTAGGGCGTTTGAAAGGCAGCTTAGAATTTTTCTGAATCTGTGACCACACTGTCACACCATAATCCTCTCTTAAAATTTTAAGAGGACTATAGAAACGAATGCGGTACAAAATATCGTAATGCGACTGCGGCTTAAAATGCCCGTACATCCCGTCTAAGATTTCAGGACGCATCCTAAACTCCCGACTAAGGCCCTTTTCTTTGTTGTAAGGCTTCGTTTCAAATACGTTAGCCATCAACCACTCAAGGGACCTACCGTACGTGCCTTTTTTAGACTTGGCATATCGCCCGACAGCAACATTATCGCCACCTCGCTTGTGTCCGAAGACCATCGGTAGCTTTTCTTTTCCTAATGAGCTTGGAAACGGCACCCAGACCCGTCCAAACTTCTTTTTCTTGTGTTTACGTGCAGGATAAAGACTGCATTGAAGAATGTGCCAGAAGAATAAGTTCAATTGAGCACGAAACTCAGATCGCTCGCTCTCGGGGCCGTCGTAGGGACAGGCATCAAGAACATGTTTTCGCACCCACAAAACAACTTCCTTCTCCTGGTAAGAGGGGTTCGTGATTAATACTGGCCCCTGACCGGAAACGATTCGTTTTTTCATGTTCACATCATGATTACCTGATTTTTCTATCGTTTCTTTACAGTTTCAGACAACTCTTAACCCGAAAGCTACTACAGCGCTAATGCTAGGAAGGCTAAGGCTACAGCAGGCTTGCTACAACGCTCATGGCATGCTTCAACAATAGTTCTACAGGTACATCTTTAGGCGGCACGTTTCAGAGACATAGAAAATAAAGAAACCATGTCCTCAGCAGCCCGAACTATAGTCCATACGCACTATAGGCAGCGATCTAGCGGAAATCCCTAGGTCGTCTAAACCGTGTAAATTTTCCGTCAAAAACAGTCCGTTTTTTAACCAAACGCCCTTTTTGACTCTGAAAATGAGGAAAATCCGAGAAAAATCAAGGACTTTCCCCTCTTTTGAAACGAAAAATCAGATCACTTTTTCTGTGAGACGCGTTTTCCGAGCTTAATCCCGATTTGAGTCAGAATTTTCTTAACTGTTTCACCGTCATGCTCTTCCATAGCAGTGGCTAGGCGTTCGCCCTGTTCGCGCGATAGCTCAGGCATAACCATTTTAAGCATCTGCGAACGCAGTTTTGCGCTCTTTGATTTGCCTTTCGAGACAGACACGCCTTCATTCGCCTTAAGCGCACTGCTAATCGCTTTCTGCACACGACGATCACCAAAAATGTCGCCGAATATGTCACCGAACAGGTCCTTGAACGACAATCCGCCGCCCATAATGTCGTCTTTCGTGAAACGAACAGGCACACCCAGCGCATTCACTTTATTGCAATGCACCGATTCAACCTGATTCGTTGTACGTCCACCGGCAAGGAAGTTCTCGTCAGGGCGTGACGCTTTGCCCTCAGCGCCCGGCTTACTATTGCCGTTGCGTAAATCCGGGTCGCCTTCAACCTGTTTGTTTTGATCAAACATATCGTCGGCTGTTTCGCTTTGATTTGGGTCGAACGGGATCTTGCCTGTCAGCTTGTTTGCGTCAGGCCAGCTATCAGGAATATCAGAAGCAGGCTGTGCCTTGTTCGTCATATCACCGTTCGCTTCACCACTCAAACTGATCTTAATACGAGCCATGCTAATCTCCTATCGAATTTTATAGCCTTTGAAAATGTTATACGCAATCTCTTTGCGCTGTACGGGACGAGTGACGCACACCCATTCCCACTGATCGTTTTTCGCTGTGCGTTTCTTCGGTGCTTCCATAACTTTCAGCACGTAGTTTTTGAAAGGCAGAACGAGAATGTCTTCCGGCTCAATCGCGCCGCTGCGAGCAGGCAGAACTACCGTGATGTTGCCGACAGTCAGTTCCTGATCGTAGTTGAGCACGTTTGCTTCTTCGCTGATGTTGCCTTTAACAGGCGGAACACCTAAGTCAAAGATCATGGTGCAGTGCGTGAATGCCTCAATGCCTTTGACGCGAATCGTTACATGCTTGCCGCGCCAGCGTTCCAGATTCTCTGCTGTCAGATCGACTTCAACGCCGTTCACTAGCAGCATAGGACGTGGGAAAGCAGGAAGCAGAGTTTCATTCAGACGTACCGAATAAGTCGCCTGCGTAAAGTATTTTGGAATAAGCTGATCAAAATCAGCGTAGCCGTCTTTACGTACCTGCCTGAATGTTGCGGGGCTGGTGGACTGATCAAGAGTATAGCCAGTCAGCTCTTTAATGTGATGATGCGTAGCGATGTTGTAGACAAAGCCAGTGCTGATAAAGCCGGGCACAACACCCTGACGGAAACAGATACCGCAGTTCGCAACGTTGCCGCCGTCCCATTTAACGTCGAACTCCTCACCTGAGTCTACGCCCATGATATCGGCTGCGTCCATAACGGCGTTCATGCCATCATCAATATCGTCGAGGGTTACTGCTTGACGTCCACCGCCAAACATGCCCTTGCCTACGGTATCGATCTTAACGCCGCCTGACATTGAATCAGATTCTCGGCCAAGGCTTTTCATGCCTGCCGGAATATTGTCCATAATGTCGTTCTCAACCTTGTTGCAACTACAGGTGAGACCCATCTTCGCTTTCTTGAAGATGACAATATCGGTGGCGTCAACCGCAAGCGCCTGTTCGACTTTGGATTGCACGACCTTCTGAATACTGTCGAGGCGTTGCTGGACACGTTCAGTTTCGTAGGTCTTGTGCCTGTCATAGGTATTTCGTGGTCTCCCACGTTCAATCCAGCTCATAAAAGTTCTCCTCTGTGTGCTTGAAATTAGTGACTAAGAATTTAGGACCTTCTGCCTAGCAAATACTTATTTATAGCATGTTAAATCACGGAGCCTAACATGCGTATTCTTTCAGGCGACCCGGGAAAGGTTAACTTCGCGTTGTCTGTTCAGGAGTTTAAGGACAATCGCATTAACATACTCGGCACCCGGATGTTTCAGCATCCTATTCAAAACCTGCATTACGATATGCGCCAGCCGGTCAAAGAGTTCATGAAGGAACTCGAAGACATATGGAAGCGCTATGGACCGTTTGATGCGATGTGCTTTGAACGATTCCAGTCGCGCGGATTGGGCGGCAACACCATTGAAGCAATCAGTCTTATGCTTGGTGTGCTGTCAATGTTCGCGCTGAAAAAGAATTGCCCGATCGATTTGATCACGGCCAGTCAGTGGAAGAACGCGTTTAACCGCACTATGGACCTAAAGGGCTATTACGCGGAATACAATCTGACTTCGAAAAAGAGCCGCAAAGCGATTCACGAATTTGACGCAAGCCTTATTGGCATGTATACCTTCTACCGACAGACGAATCGGAAACCTTTTGTGGGCTTCAACAGAATCGTTGACGTTTACGTTCCGAAGTTCTTGGCAGCACCTGTACTGTGAGGCAAACATGAAACACGAACAACTGCTCGCTCTCGTTAAAGATGTAGTGTCTGAATTTGGCACTCCTGTATACCTCGATCGTGGTCAGGTTGGCGAGAACAGCCGCACGTATGCCACTATCGAAACTCTGATCAACGTTCAGTCCGACGCACAAGGCACGACGCTGCTGCAAGATCTGAAAGCGAAGATCGCAGAGTATGTTGAACTGCTGCGTACCGAAGGCACGACGCGCTCTATTGACGGAGCCGTTCAGCGCCTGGAACCTGTTACTCAGGGTCAGAAGTTTACCTACCGCGACCCGATGGTAAACGAAATTCCCAACGGTGTGCTGTACTCTGTCTCCATTGGTTTTCCCATGTTTGTGGCCAATTAATCTGTAAATATCCTTACTTGGTTAACATGGCTCGTGGGATATAGAAATGGCGAAGTTGAAGAAAGAACAAAAGACAGTTGTGGCTAAAAAACCTGCGAAGGTCAAGCAGTCCAAAGCCGTCAAAACAAATAAAGGAAAAGCAGTAGCTATTCATGTTGTTCAGGACACGCGTCCGATTGTGCATTGCCCTGAAATGGAAGACAAGCCTCAACCGTTTCGTTTTCGTGGCCAGTGCCCGATCACAACATGTCAGTATTGCACCCGCGAAACGCCCAACGGCTGCATGGCGCTTGACCGCAAAGAAGCTGCCGACCGTTCAATCTCTAATAGGGAGATCGCTTATTACAAACGTGGCCTCTTCCCAGAACTCAAAGAGATGGATCAAAAGCAGTTGGACAATACGATTCGACGCGCACAAAATCGTACCCGTACTGCTATCTGTCTTACTATGTTTATTGCCGGGATTGATGATAGTGATTGCGATAGGTCTTTTCAGTATGTAGAAGGCCGCAGTCGCATTGTCGATCAGGTTCATAACTATCTGGTGCAAACGTTCAATGACTACCGTCCGTGGATGCTGGCGTATCTCGACGACGAAGAACGTTTCTCTCAGATGGTAGGCAAGATAACCAATTCTGACTTTAATTTAGGTATGGCACTGCGGTTAACGCCTCGTAAGTATCAGACGTTCTGCCAGTCGCTGCAAAACCTTAAACAATCTGGAGACTCAAATGAGTGAAATTTTCTCTCTCGATCAGTATCGCGCTATGATTAAGCGCAACATCCTGAGCGAGCCTCAGATGCTGGTGAAGAACCAAACCCAACCGCTGGGCCAAATCTCTTTCCAGTGCCCTGGTGACAACTTCAAAATGAAGGACGTCATCATCCCAGCAACTCGTAACGCCGTTGACCTGACTCAACAGGCACCGTTGGAAAATCTGCTGGCGTGTAGCCAACTGAAATCTCTGATTCAGTTGCAGCGCATCGCGCTGCTTAACCCTGAAGAGATGCCGCAGCCGGGTGAAGGTATCTCTCAGCCTTCTCTGTCTCAGCCGCCTGTCGCTGGCGCGCTGTCTGTTGACGGCACAACTATCCCGAACGCTGTTGTGATTGTTGAGCAGAACGGTAACGTTTGGACCAGCACTTCTAACGGCAGCGGTGTCTTCACTGTTGACGTGTCTGGTCTGGAAGAAGGCCCGTTCTCTATCACTGTAACTGCGACCGGTTATACTCCTGCGCGTTTCGACTACGAAGCAGGTCCGCAACCACGGCAGCCAATGCCTGAACCGACTGTACATGCTGTCTTTAAAGAGACGACTGTTTCGGGAACGACTGTTGCGAATGCTAATATCGTTGTATCTGTGGCGAGCAAACAGTTCACGGGTCAGGCTGACGATGCTGGTGCGTTCTCTGTGAACGTTGACCCGCTGCCGTTTGGCACTATCTACCTGACGCTCACTGCTGATGGATATCTGGACAAGCAGGTTGATGTTGTTGTCGATAGTGTTGCCGGACTGGCTCAGATTGATGCAACCGCATTCCTGGCTACTGACCTGTCTGGTAAAGCAAACCCTAACGGTGAAGTCGAAATCATGATCGACGGCCAGTCCAATCAGTTCGCTACTGCTGATGCACAGGGCAACTGGACTGCAACTGTCGGCGCGATTAAAGGCGCTGTGTCTATTCGTGCTCTGGAAATTGATGGGTACGATGAAGCGACTGCAACCATGCAACCGACCAAGCGTCAGTTTGGTGCAATCGTTGTTGATGACGCTGATGCGTTCGGCGAGACCCGTACCGAAGTCACAGGTAGTATTGCTGGTCTGAATGCCGAAGCGAATGACATTGCTGTTACCGTAACAGTTCAGGCTGGCGTGTACGAAGGTACTGTCAATCTGGCTTCTGGCACTTTCAACATCTCTGGTGTTGATGCAAAAGCTGGTGTGGGTTCTACTGGTGTGGTCAACGTTACCTCTGCGTTCTACGAAGATGGTTCAACGTCGTTCACTATTCTGGAAGAGTTCTCTCCGCCTACGTTGCAGCAAGCACAGGATGGCCAGACTGTGGTAGTCGGCGATACAGCCGCTTCTACTCAGGTTAAAATCACGATGAACGGCGAAACCAAAACTGCGTCTTCAAATGCGCAGGGTGCGTTCAGCGTTGGCGGCTTCACTAACGTTGTCCCAGGTCCGGTCACCATCGAACTGTCTCGCGCTCAATATCTGACTGCAGCCTTCCAGGTCACTCAGGTAGTTCAAGCGCTGGCGCAACTCGACGCTGATCTGAAAGCTGGTGAAGAGACTGTTGCAGGTCAAGCAACTCCTGGCTCCAATGTTACCTTGACGCAGGGTAGCGTTACTGGTGACGCAGTAGCAGATGCAAGCACTGGTGAGTTCATTATTACGCTGTCCGGCCCTCTGGTTGAAGGTCAGGCTCAGCTTGTGGCGCAACATGCTGGTTATGTTGACTACACCGACACCTTAGCTGTCGCGGCAGCTTAATCCTTTTACAGGGGCTTCGGCCCCTAATAGAAATGAAATTCGGAGATTTACAATGAGCAAGCAAAAGACTACCGTACAGCCGATTACTCTCGCAACCTATAACGAGCGCTACGGCAAAGACACAGTTGCACCGATGTATGTCGCTAACCGTACCGAGCCGCGTGGCAACGTAATGTTCAGCGCGAAAGACGATCTCGGCCAGCCAGTGCCTGTACTCGTACCTGCAACTTTCATCCCGATCGATCTGACCCAGCAGGCTACTAAAGACAGCCTGTTGCAGTCTACTCACCTGCGTCGCGCCCTGACTATGGGCCAGCTGGTTATCATCGACACCAAGAGCGCCGAAGAGTATCTGCGTAACAGCAAGATCGCTCAGACCGAGATGCGTAATCTGAATAAGATGAACGCGTCTATCGCTGCTGACCTGGGCGAAGAAACTGGCGAACTGGCTGCAATCGATCTGGGCGGCGGTAGCAAGAAGAAAGAGATCCTGTTCGAAGACGGTGATCAGTATTCTTCTAACCAGTTCGTTAACGCATTCATCATGCGAGCGCAAGAAGACAGCGGCGAGTCCGACGACAATCTGGAACGTGAATTCCTGTCTCGCGGTCTCGGCCTGCCTGTGTCTGAGCTGAACATTCTGCGCGAGCATATCACTCGTCCGGCAATCGTTGAGCTGATCGTTCAGGCGCTTGACGACGCGTAATCCAAAGCTACAAACAAAAAAAATGGGAGGCCCCGAAAGGAGTCTCCCATTTTTATTACTGCTGCTGTTCTCTCATGCGATCAAGAAACGCTTTACCTGCGCCTGGCACAAGCACTCGCGGCTCGAAAGGAATCTTATTGATTCTGCGCTGCATGTTACGGCGAAAGCGTTCACGTAGTGCCTGAACGGTGTGTTGCTTAAACTGTGATCTGAATTTCAAAGCCATTCTACTTTCCTTTCTTCTCTATTGCCTTTGGTCTATTCCACCCAAGTTCTTTCGCAGGCATGATGCACTTCTTACCGTGAATATCACGCAGCGTCATACGAACTTCTTTGATCAACTTGAATGGTGCGTTGTCGGGGTCGAGCTTAATCAGCTTGCCGTCTTCATCAAACTCACGAGGTAGTTTAAAGTGCTTGACCGGTACTGGTGAGTTACGTTCAAATTCATCTTTGATCTTTGTGCGCAACAACTTCCCACCACCATCGTTATCTGTCATCGTATAGACAACACTCACGCCAAGCATTTCAATCGTTCTGCGTTTCGTTTCACCAAACTGCTCTGCACCGAGAACAGCCAGCGCTGGTATTCCGTATGACAGGAGAGCCAGAGCATCTCGCGGACCTTCGACAAGAACGATGTAGCGCAACTTGTACTTCTTCAAACACTCTTTGACCAGAGGCAGTGGGAACAGGCCTTTGTCTTTTGCCCAATCGCCTTGCGAGTTCACATAGCTGGTGCCGTTCATTTGCTTACGCAGATAAGCTGCAATCCCACCTATGTATTTCGTTCCATGCTTACACGGAAAGAAACAAACGTTTGTGCCTGTATGCTGCGCATTAAGCAGACCACCAGCAGCACGAACAAGCGCACCCGGATATCCACGCCACTCAACATCAAGCGGCCACTCCATGTATGACTTACGTCCGAGTGCTTTCATCAATAGACCGACAGACGGATAGGTACCAATCTTCGAGCCAATCTGATCATACGTTTTAAGCAAGGCACTGAGCGAGTTCGTTCCTGCGTCTTTTAACGCCCAGCCTTTGATCTCTTGCAGTCGAGCGTGAGCCGCTAATTTATTCCAGCCGCCTTTCTCGCCACAGCCGAAGCAGTGAAAGAATCCGAGTGGTATCTCCATGCCTACAGAAGTGTAAATACCACAACTAGGAGTCTTATCACTGTGGAACGGACAGCACACCATAACAGTGTCGCCGTTATATTTCTTCTCGCCCGGCAGTTTACCTATTTCGTCAAGAATTATCTGATGAACGTCTTCTGCCATACCATCCTCTGTCTATTTCGTAATTTACGCATATAAGCATATTTACAGATATAGGGATAACTAGAATGGGTAACCAGCATCGTTATGTAGCTTCGGTAGAACGTCGCTTTTATGGACCTCAATGGTTGGCGCTATGCGACCTGATTAAGGTAGAGCCTCAGACGTGTGGTGCGTTCGCAAAGAACGGCCATATGATGGGACTGACTCTGCCTAAAGAGTTTGATGTTGAAGCTGCAACAAAGAGCCTGCGCCTTGTCTACGCAGTCAAGGAAGAAGACGTGGCCGTGCGCTGTTACCTGTTCGGTACTCGCTACTACAAGTTCGTTTTCTTTGAACAAACAATTGCCGTAAGCGAGGATGATTATGAGAACGTTCGCAAACGTACCAGCGCGAGTCAATGATACCCGCGCTCTGTCTCGCATAGGCAAGATGATCGATGCGGCACTCGACGTAAAAAATCAAGAGAAGCGCTGGCCAAAGAAACGCGTCAGCCCTTCAATGTTTCCTATCTGCGCGATTCAAGAAACTGCCAAACTGATTTACCAGAAGCACAACAAGTGCATGACAGGTGAGTCTGGTACGTTGCTGAACATCTTTGCGAAAGCAGGGACAGGGATGCACGAATCGTTACAGAACGCACTGGGTCATAGTGGTCAGATGGTTGGCCACTGGAAATGTACGAACGAAAAATGCCCTGAATACCCAAAGACCAAAGGTAAAATGGTTGACGGTAAATATAAGAAGGGCAAGTACACGCGAACTCGAAGCACGAACAATCGCTGTCCGACGTGTGATAAACCCATGGCTTATGCAGAACTAAAAGTCCTGTATAAGTCACTCAAGGGTTACGTCGATGGACTGATTGATAATCTTGATGGCACGTATAGCCTGATCGATTTGAAATCGACTATGGTGACCAAAGCTGCTGACGGATCTTTCTTCGTTAAGTATCACCGCTTCCAGATCGCAACATACGCATACCTGCTGAAAAAACGTTACGGCTACAACATCGTGGACTATACCCTGGTTTACGTGCCACGCGACAACCCGAAGAAGTTTGTCGAAAAGACCTTTGTGTTTGACGAGGCAGAGTCGAAACGTGCCAAAGACTTTATGATGGAACAAATACGCGCATGGGATGCTGCGGTAAAATCGGCGCGCACTGGTGATCTGCTGCCAGCTATTAAACGAAAGCCGTGCAAGAGCGCTGAGTATTATTGGGACGAGTTCCACGGATATGACACATGCCCTTTTGTTGACTATTGCTTTATTCAATCACACATGATTGACTTCATGAAGAAGTTAGAGCAGCGAATCATGGCCAACCCCGACCTAACTTATATGGAAATTGTAAGCACTGGTCGGAAAACTCAACAACAAGGTCTGCTGCCGGACAAGCCGAAGAAGTCGCAACGTCCGAAGCATATCGTAAAAACATTTGAGCTATGAGCATACAAAAAGATTATGAACGATCACTGCGCCGACTTAAGGAGTCTGTCTATCGCACTGAACAGTTAGGTTATGTTGTGCCTCGCTGTGTTGATATTGTTCTCTCAAAGTTGAAGCCGCCTGAGACTGTATCGTCTAGGAAGTATCTGGTCATGTTGCTGCTGTTTAGTCAGACCTGTGACAACCTACGATCTGCTTTGACAATGAGAGAGCAACTGGTAGTCAAGATGGCCATACTCAGTCGCAAACACCCAACGCCAGAGATTCAACGTCGCATCAGACGTCTTGAAGAACTGGTCAATAATCAGGATAGGAATATCGAAAGTCAGAGGCTGCTGCTTGATTACAGAGCAAACGTCCTGCTGGATATCCTTGACGGGAAAGAACCCAACTCACGATACACTTGAGGTACTCATGGAAATTTATGTAAGCCTGAGTCAGGACTCTACAGACAAGAACCGCAACAAGGTATCGAGTCCGGAGTCCAACACCGGCCGCGTTGACGTGTCTGAATATGCGTCACTGGAAAAGAAACTGCGTCTACGTGAAGAAGCTGTCGATAAAGAGAAACTCGCTCAGAAGGCTGGTGGCGGGGATTCTGTAAAGGGTAAGAAAGGCGCCAAGAAGAAAGGCGATGACAAACCCGAAGAAGACGATACTGACATTGATACCGACACTGATACAGATGGAGGCGATGATGATACAGATGACTCTTCCGATGACAGTGGAGACGACTCCGATGGAGACGCTAAAGCTAAGAAAGGTGGAAAGAAATCTAACAAGTCTGGAGATGCGGACGACGAAGACGCAGAAGACCCTGACGCAGACGAACCCGAAAGTGATGACGGGGATGCAGATGCTGAAAGCATTGATGACGAGGACCTCGAATAGCGATCCCGTCGATGTGCCGAAGACGCATGATGCGATGATCGAAGTTCTGATCGCTATTCGCTACATGTGCACCAAGCGGATGATCTATCCTGTAGTTGCTGCTACCATAGAACAGCGTAACGACTTTCTGGTGATGAACAAGCTGACTTTCCAGATGAAGCCGAGCATGTTCTACAGCGCTATTCAGGATAGCAACTGCAAAGTGAATGTGTGTTGGCTTATGCGAGCCTTCACACGCACTGCACTGCATTTTGGTCTGATGCCAATCATCGCGGACAGAAGCGGTGACTTCCAGCCTCTGGTGAGTCGCTTCTTCACTCAGGACGATCCTGATTTTGCGTATCGACGTTTCTATGACGTGCGTAAGCTGCCGTCAGTAACAGACATTCGTAAGCCCCGCCTGTATACGCTTAACGGAGTTAACTATGGCGTACAAGTCACAAGCCAAGAAACCGAAGAAGTCAAAAGCTGCGAAAGAAGCAGATACTCGGAATAAGGCACACAAGCAAGCGAAGCGCGGTAAGCTCGCTCAGGCAGTGAAGACTCTCAGTGCTGCATCTGCCAAATCGCGCCGCATGACTAAAGGTGAGAAACGTGCAATTCAGTTGCAGCCGTTCAAACCTCAGATTGTGCCTCAGCCTCCGAAAACTCCTCTGATGGAAAAAGGTCTGTCGCTTACTGCGCTTATGCGCTCGACACCTCGCCTGATGAAAGAGAACGCGATGGAGTGTTACGTTAACACTGTGAAACGCGGTAAGACTAACAAAGGTCTGCCGATGATCATGGCTAACGTTCGACACAAAGATCCACTGCGCCCTAATAAAACAGTGCGCATTCACAAGCCGATGATTATCGGTCTGGATGACCCGTACAAGCCTATCTCAAAACAAAAGCGTGTGCTGGTCAGTTGTCCTTGTGAGAACTTTGTTTTCATGTGGGAGTATGCGAACGCCGAACACGGCTGTGCGCGAATCATTTACGGTAATGGCGAACCGCCGGACTTCACTAACCCCGGTCATGCGCCCGGTCTGTGCAAACATCTGATGGCTTTGGCCGATCAAGTCAAACGCAATGGAGATTAGTTTTGAATATCTTCACATCTGATACGCACTACGGAGCCGAACGCACTCTTCAATTTAGTCGCCGCCCATTTGGCAGTGTTCTTGAGATGGATAAAACCATGCTCGACCGCTGCAATGAGATAGCTACTGAAAAAGATACACTGTACCACGTAGGTGACTTTGGTTCCTATGAGATGGTGCAACATATCTGTGCGCCTGTCATTTTGATTTGCGGTAACTACGAGATCAATGACATGCACAAACAGTTTGCTTCGGACTTCGATGCTTTCCGTGCGCACCTGATGCGTTTGGGTTTTGTTGACGTTGTTCGAGACAGTCTGGAAGTGGATGGAATGTATCTCAACCACTACCCAACTAAGCGCCGCGTTGACCAGTTCAGCCTGTTCGGTCATATTCACGGATTACAGATGGTCAAACGCAATGCGTTAAACGTTGGCGTTGACTGTCATCATTACGCGCCTGTTGATGCAGAGCGCCTACAGTTCTTCCGTAATGCAATCGAAAATCATTACGACGAAGACGTGTTTGGTTCATAAGGAGATTGCATGTTCTTTAAAAATCCTGCCATGGGCGTTGTGCCCAATCAGCCGATCATTCACTCTATTACGGAGATGCACCGTCGTGTTGCAGAACTGAACGGTGAGCTGATTGCTGCTGGCTGTACTGTGGTCGAGAACTGCGGTGAGATGTTGATTGAAGTACCTGCTGGAGCATCCGCCACTGTTGACGGAATTATGCAGCGTCACATCGACATGTTCAAAGGCCCGATTATCAGCCGCCCTGCGCGTTTGCAAATCGGAGGTGAAGATGCAGAAGCGTAAGTTCGATCCGAACGAACCTTACTCAGTATCTCTGTCGTTTGGTCCGCATATCGTTCACGGCCATGCGCAAGACAGCGCGTTTGGTCAGGTGATGCAGAACATGTTGCTGCGCGAGATCAACAAATCATGCGAAGCGATGTTCAAGACTCTGGCTGATGTTCCTGTCGCTGCTGCTCCTACGTTTGATTGTGCCGAAGTAGAGGCAAGCAACATTCTTGCGGCTGTTCAACGTTGGCACGAAATGATTGCCAATGAGCCACTCGTGAAAGAGTTCGAACCGTGCTTTGTGCCAGACTGGATGCGTCCTGGTCTTCGTGCTAAAGGCATGACTGATGAACAGATTGATAAGATCGTTATCACTGGCATCGAGCCTTCGTTTGAAGATCGCCCAGGCATCGTATTCAAAACGGTGAGTGCCTAATGGCCTGCGCCGGTTGTGGCCGTCGTAGCTCTCGCATTAGCTATCACGGCGCCTCTGCTCCTCAAGTTGAAATCGAAGAGGACGATACGTTAAGCGCTGCGCGTTTAACTCCAATGGGTTGGGTACGCACCTGCGTTAAATGCGGGAAAGTATCTGAGCCTTCACCCTTTGCAGAAAACATCAATAAGCCATGTGACTGCACTTTAGACGAGTGATCATGATGAACAATCTCGTTGGAACAGCGTGTGCCTTAGACTCCTGCCGCTTCTATGCAGAGAATATGGTGCACATACAATTCGGCAGTTCTCTTTGTCCTGTGTCGCCTCAACCGCCATACAATCAACCTGTCAATAATCGCAATCTGCATTCGTGGATTGAAAGTATTGAACTGGCGTTTGACAATGCAATCAGTCGTACCGATCTGCAATTCCAGTACGCAGGCATTCTCTATCGTTTCCGTTCTATCTACGGGAACTATGTGGCCCAATACCGCGATGACATTTCGGCTGGTCGTCAGTATCGTGCGAAAGTAGGAACTCCGTTGGATGCGGTGCCGGAGCGGATTGAGGGCGAACATGCGAAAGAGTTTGCTTCTCGCTTCTTCAACTACACGGCAGGCCAAGTGACCGCGTTCTTATACATGGTCTGTCTCGATCAGTATGCTCGTGAACAAACAGACTGCTATCTACCTGACCCACCACGAGCATTCGATTTGCCTCAGAACATCTTCAACGAAAGCCCTACCGCTTTCACGAAGACACACGACGTTCTGGTTAATCATCTGATGGAAGCGATGTTGCAGACGCATAGCGATACGCTGGACATTCATGTGTCGTTGCGTGATTACGGTCTGTCTGTTATCTTCCCGCTGGTGGCTGAGTGTCGCAATGTGATTTACGCCACCTGGCCAATCCCTAATGCCAAAGGACAAAAAGCAAATGTCTGATGTTATTCTGTTTGACAATCAGAAAGACTGGGAAGACTTCGGTAGCGCGGTCTACGAAGAATTTCGTCTGAACGTGATGACAGGCAGTAGCAGCGCCAGTCAGATTCCTACAGTCGCACCGTTCGAAGACGTGAAACACCAACTCAGTTATTCGAACATTCTGCCTGAGGGTGAGCAATCGCCTATCGTTGTGCTGGACATCCTGATCATGGAAGTTGAACTGGCCGAAGGTGAATCGCGCAACTATAATGCAGACAGTCTGGACGAAGCTGTGCGCAAAGTTGTATCACTGTATCAGGCTCGCGCTCGTGATCTAGACTGCCACCTGACTGGTAACTTCATTACTGCCGATCATAAAGTTAATGGTGCGCTGTTGCGTATCTACCGTAATCAGGACTTCGTGTGCAAAGGCCATCCTGAACTTCTGCACGGACGTCCTCTGGGCATGTTCCATTGTGACAAGTGCGGTGAGATGCAAATGGCCGGAGCATTCCACTTGCCTAAAGAGGAAACTCAAAATGGTTAAAGGCGGACTGTGGCGCGTCTTCCCTGATTACGACTCAGAGGAGATGCTGCTCAAACTCGGTGCTGCTATCGGTATCGACCGTGACAGTGATGACGTGCCTGATGAATTGCACGTTACTCTGGCTTACGATGAATCGAACCCTGACGTTGAAGCAGAGCAAAACGATGCGGGCCAGTTCTTTGGCACCGTTGCCTCTGCTGAATTGTTCGGCGAAGGTCAAGATAAGATTCTGGTGCTCGTACTCGAATCGCCTGACCTGCAACAGGAACACGCTCGTATTCATGCGTGTGGTGCTGCCAAGTTTGCGCACACTCCATACCGCCCGCATGTGACGTTACTCAAACATGCAAAAGACAGCCAAGCTGAATATCTCAACCAGATCATTCAGCATCCGGGCCGTCCTCCAATCACTCTGCGCTTCATCGAAGAAGATCGCAAGGTGCTGGAGAAGCGTAGCTAAAACCTAGCGGTGGCCTTGGGCTGCCGCTTTTGTCATTCTGGAGAAATTTCTATGAAAATCTATGTAAGCCTTTCCCATGAGATTCGCGTTGGTCGTCAAGACTCTGATCAAGTTGATGTGCTTGAAACAACTGATGGCCAGAGACGTGCTGTTGAGCAACAAGAGAAAGAGCGCATTGTTGAAGAATATGGCATCGACACCCCTAAGGAGGAGATTGACGAAAAAGAGAAGGAACGCATTGAGCGCGAAGAGGAAAAGCGCGACGAAAACAAGACCAAAGCACCGGAAGATTTGGGTCAGCGTAAGCCGGAATCTGAACTCACTGGTTCTGAGATTCAAGACCAGCATGATAACCTGACAAAGATCTAGGAATCTGTAAATAAGAGTCAAAGCAACTAACAGGTGTATTTGACCATGAACAATAAGTCGAATCTCACAGGCGGTCAGATAGAAAGCGTCATGGACACAATGCTTCATGACTGCCTGCGTGAGATTGTTGAGAACACGGACATATTCGATGTGCAACTGACCTATCTGTTGAACATGATTACGTCGAATAAAAAGCGAAAGCCGTACAACGCTGAGACGCGGGACCGTGCTATCAGCCTTCTGATTAAGGCGCTGTCTGTGCCTCGCGATCAGAAAATGATTTATATCCAGGAGCTTAAAATGGAGCGTAACTTCATTTACGTCTTCCTGGAAAATGTAATTAAGCGATACTACACAACGTATGTAGATCTCTATCGGGGTTTCATTTCGACGCAAGATGCTGTTAAGCGCGAAGCGTATTCGAAACGCCTGAATGCCTACGTGAAGATGTTTGGGGCAGAGTCTCGCTCCAAACTCTTTATCGCGTTGTGTCGTTTGAACGATCTTCTGCCGCAGTTCATGGAATACTTCCACTCGGTAGTTGCTGACTTCTATAGACTATGCAGCAAGCAAACAAAATTTTATGTTGATACGAACCGCGGTAAGCTGTATGACAGCAAAGACGTGCGCCAGAACTTCCTGCGCAACGTTATCGTGGCTATCAACAAGTATGACTCCTCTCGCGGTGCGATTGTGAGTTATACGAAGTGGTGGATCTTGAACGCCCAAACCTGTAGTAGCAGCGAGCATGAATACGGCATCGCTTATACTATTCCCCAGACTCAACGTAAGAAACTGGCGACAGGTGAAGATACCACTTCTCTGAATTTCTCGGTAAGTCTCGATACTCCTGCGAACGAATCTGATGAAGGTGCGGACGCGTCCCTACATCAAAAAGTGAGTGACCATCATCACTTAGAAGATCACGTAGATAGTGAAAGACGTACTGAAAAACTGAGGCTGCTTATTAAGCGCGTAGACCCACTCGGCGTTGCACGATTGACGATGGATGTGGGTGAGGAGTTCGATAAGTTCGAACTTGATATGATGCGCAAACATATGCAGGCTCAAGGGCTAGCCTAAAACTGTAAACAGTGATCACATAAGCACAACTCAATATTGAGGAACAACAATGGCACGTGGATTTGGTGACATTCAAGATAACAGCAAACGCGATAGTTTGCGTGAATCAGAAATCTTTGAAATCTTCCCGCTGGCGAAGAAAGCAAACGGCAACTGGGTTTCAATTCGTCTGTTAGATCTCGACCTGCTTCCGATTAAGAAGCACTGGATCAAGATCATGGGCGGGAAAGACAAAGACAAAGAGATCAAAATCCCGCGCATGTGCGTTAGCTTCGACCCGGACAATCAGAACAAACCTCTGAACGGTATGAAGTGTCCGTACTGCGGCATCGCTCACGGCAACGACGAATCTGGTGCACCGGCGCAGTACGACTATAAGTGGTACGCACAGGCAATCATTCGTGACGAGCAGGCTGCTGCGCCGCGTAAAATGCCGAAGATGACCAAGAAAGAAGAGAAGTCCGGCAAGAAAGAAATGGGCAGCGAGTCTTGGACTCCTGTGCAGTGTATTCCTCTGTCTAACTCTCTGGCTGGTAAAATCCGCGAGCTGGGTGAACGTAATATTCACACGGTCAAAGACAAAAAGTCTGGCAAGAAGTCTAAGCAGGCGTTTCAGGTTAACCATCCGAAGTATGGCTGCGATATTGAAATCAAATACAACGCCAAAAAATCTCCGGCAGAGCGTTACACCATCGAACGTGGCGATCATACTCCACTGACGAAAGAAGAACAGGCGTACCTGACCTGGGACTTCGACAACTGGAACGAAATCTACGACATGCTGGGCCGTCTGAACGAAGAAGCTGCTATGGCTGACTTCAAGAAGATGGACGTTATCGGCGTTAACACCAACGATTCTGACGATGGTGATGACGATGACGATGACGACGATGCTATGGCGCTGGGCCGCAAAAAGAAAGGCGGCAAAGCGGACAAGAAAAAACGTCGCAGCGATGATGACGATGACGACGAAGATGACGACGATGATGAAGATGATCGTCCTTCCAAGAAGTCTAAAAAGGCGACCAAGTCTCGTAAGATGTTAGACGATGACGAGGACGATGACGACGAAGACGACGAAGATGATCGTCCGTCGAAGAAAAAGAAATCTTCGAAAGACAAAAAGTCCTCGAAGGTTAAGTCTAAGAAGTCTAAGAAGTCAGATGATGACGACGAAGACGACGAAGACGAAAAGCCTAAGAAGAAGAAAAAGTCTTCTGACAAGGTGAAGTCTTCCGTTAAGAAGAAAAAGAAATCTTCTGACGACGATGACGACGACGCGCCGAAGAAAAAGAAGAAAAAGAAAAAGTAATGTGAAACAGGGTGGCTAACGCCGCCCTTTCTTTTCTCTAATCTGGACCACCCAACAATGGCGAAAACGAACAACAAGGCTGAGAAGAAAGCTGAGAAGAAAGCTAAAGTCAAAGCCGGTAAGACAAAAGGCAAAGCAGTCGCCTCTGATGATATTGGCGGCGTAGAAGTAGCAGGCTTTGACCTTGGTAGTCTGATGGACGATGTGCTCGACGGCATCGAGAAGAAAACGAAAGTAAGCTCACAGGACGCAGCGCGACACGCACCTCGTATCTCTACTGGTGTGCTTGCGCTTGATATGTACCTTGACGGCGGCATCGTACCTGGCGGCTGGTATACTTTCAGCGGCGGTGAGCAGTCCTGTAAGTCAACAATGACCATGAGTATCATGGCGAGCCTGATTCGTCTGAAATACTCTGGCATTAGCGTAGTGTTCGACTACGAAGGTTCTACTGATGCTGACTACGTTGCTGGCCAGCTCAAAACGTTTGGCGTTACTGTTGACGCGAAGACCATCTTTGGTGTGCGTGACGGTGACGACGGCAACTGGATTATCAAACCGCGTATTCGCTACTACGCGCCGGACAACGGTGAGCGCTTCTTCGATTATATGTCGATGTTGCGTCGTCGTCTGCCTGATAAGATCGTCGATAAAGACGGTAGCTCGTACTACATCTTTGAGAACAACAAAGAGAACGCCAAGAAGGTTGCTGGCAAGTACGATAAGAAGTGGTTCAGCCGTAACAACCAGTTCAAAGTTCCTGCGTCTGACGGTCACATGCAGGCTATGGTTATCGTTGACTCCTATCCTGCGATGATGCCGGATCAGGTCGATGATGACGATGGCTCAAAAGCAATGGCACTGCAAGCGCGTATGTTCTCTGACGGCATCAAACGTTTCCGTGGCGGTATGCGTCGTAAGATGATGACTATCGTTGGCGTTAACCAGTTGCGTCAGAAACCTGCTGTGATGTTCGGTAGCCCTGAGTATGAGCCAGGCGGTGATGCGTTGAAGTTCTATTGCTTCGACCGTGACACTCTGATTCGTACCAACCACGGCGTGATGACTGCCCCTGATATTGCGCAACTGCTGAAAGACGGCGTTAAAGTTTGCGTTGAATCGTTCGATGGTTATCAGCAAATCAATGGCGCATGGAAAGTTGAAGACGCCCCGTTCCCAATCGAACTGTCTGCTGGCGGCCATAGTTACATCGGTAGTGCGGAGCACCGTCAGTTTGTTCTGGTACCTGGCGTAACTGCTGATGGCACGAATGTGTTCTATCCTGAGTGGCGTACTCTGAACGAGATGGCTACTGGTGGGCACGAAGGCGTATACGCTGGTCTGCGTGTCCCGCCTGTCAAAGAACTGAAACAGAACGTACCTGATGCGTTCGATGAAGCAAGCCAGCTTGTAAGCAGTCTGCTTGCTAACTGCGATCCGGTAAGCGTTCAACTGCCTCTGGCTGCGCACGGTGATACTACCTATGCAGCGAACGTGCTGACCATTGACGTAGTTGGTGAGAGCACTGATTCTTCCGACTTCTCGTTCTGGGCTAAGAAGCTGCTGGACATTGGCGTATTCGCTTACGCTGATGAACGTGGTATTCACATGCCTGGTCTGAACAAGCATGAGCTGGAAGAAGCTGTTGCGCAGGATGCTGACGGTGCGTTCCGTGGTCTGTCTTATGCCGCCACCTGTCGTCAACGTCAAACGCAGATGCTGATTGCTATTGCTGATCGCTTCCCGGAACTGACTCGCTATGTTCTGGACTATCAGTTGCAGGTAGGCGAAGCTAAAATCTATCTGGCTCCAGAGAACGACTTTGCCGAAGCGCTTGACCTGATTCTGCATCGTGAGATTGACGGGTACGATGACCTGTACGATCTGCTGATGCAGCAACTGGCTTACGTTGAAGACTGGTACAACTTCGATAGCTCTATCTTGCCTGTGCCGTTCTCGCTGAAAGTGCTGAACAAAGAAGTTGAGTTCTGGGATGTTAACGTTGCCGAGACTTCTGTGGTTATCACCAACGGCTTCGTATCGCATAATAGTGATGTGCGCGTTCGTCTGGCTTCTCGTGCAGTACCTGATGCAGGCTGGACAAAACTCAAAGACGCACCTGGTGTTGTCGGTGAGAAGTCTGTCACTATTGAGGGCGGTACTGACCGCTATCGTTTCATTGCTGCTAAGACCATCAAGAACAAGATGGGTGGCATCCCGAACCAGCAGACTTGGTTGCGTCTGTGGGAAGCTGACGGTAATGGTGAAGCGCGCGGCTTCGACCCTGTGTTCGATACGTGGCACTATCTGAAAGTTCTCGGCCTGATCAACGGCACACGTAAGAGCTTTAAGATCAAAGCGCCTTGCCCTCTGGCTTCCGAAGTCAAGATGGACTGGGATGACTTCCGCACTCTTATCAACGGCACCAAGACACAAGTTGTCGATGTGTGTAAGAAGCTGAAAGTCAAACCTGCCGGCCTGCGTCTGTGGTGCTTCAAGTTCGTGCAATCTGCGAAAGGCAAAGAAATGTTGAAAGCGTCTATCAGTAAGTCTGCGAAGACTTCTGGTGATGAAGACGACGAGTAATAAACGCGGGAGGGCTTCGGCTCTCCCTTTATTCGTGTAAGGAGAACCAATGCGTACTCAAATCTTTACCGCTGATATTGTTAACCTGCAAACGACCACAACCAACGAAGAAACAGGCGAAGAGATTGTCACACAAACAATCGTGCCTAACGTCGAAGGTGAACTGACAATCAGTGTTGGTGAACTGTCTCGTCTGTCTGAAAGTCTGAGCGAGCCTACCGACGCTGACTGCCGCCTGATTGTTATCGTGTCTCCTGATGCGACACCTGTGTTCTACGACGAAGCGCTGTCCAGTTACTTCGACCCAATCGAGCGCGTCGCTGATATTCAGGCAGGCAACATCGGCACCATCAACGGTCTGCAAGTCATCCGCGGCCTGCAGGGCGATCACCCTTACGTTGCAGTTGTCGAAGTACGTGACGCTGATACCGTAGAGATCGTTCGCTACAACGCGTCTGTAGTAAAACTGTAAATACTAAGTGGGAGTCATACTCCCACGTTCTCTGGCTTGATAGGCAATGCGCCACAAGCAAAACAAACTAACTCGATAGGCAATGCGCCAGGAGTGATTTATGAAAAAGATTCAGACTAACATTTTACCCACCGAAGCCCTGCACGGACTAATCCACGGGTACGCGCGTCACGCCAAACAGCCTGACGCTGCGAACAAGACGTTGTTCTATGTTGACGTCACTGAACGCAGTGCTAACGATGCACTGTACTCTATTCTTCGCCGCGATATTCCTTCAAACATCATCGGTACTGCCTACGATTGTCTTGTTGGTTTCCGTGGACATACAGCTCCTGCTCAACTTCCCATCGTGCTGTCGGAGAGTTTATATCACATAGGTTTGGATAGACTCGCTAGTTCCCTGGCTGGAATTTTTGACGCTCTCGGCCGTACCGTGCATACTAACGACACGCAGATCACTATTTACGGTGAACCTGCAATTGAGAAACTTCTGTCTATTGTTCGAGATACGCAGTTTAAGAGTTTCTTGGAAGTGTGCAACCCTGAACTTGCTTGTGGTGACTTCGACCTACAGTCCAATATCACTGTAGACAACTTTGTGTCTATGGCAATCGACCCGGACTTTGAAAAGCGTATTCCTGATAGCCCCGGGACCACCTATACATTTGGTCGTGACTTCATGTTTATGCACTATGAAGACCTGCATAAAGTTATTCAGATGCTGCGTAAATATAAAAAGAATTGCACCCTGCATCCTGATTTGATGCGCTACTATTTCATGAACGTAATCTGTAAATACTGATCAACAACCGAACACAATTGCTGTGTGTAGTCTCGCCCGACTTGGGCAGGGGAGAGCCGGATGGCCTCCCCATTTTTTTTT